CCTAGGTAACTTAAGTAACGGTAATAGTATGTTCTATAGTTGTTCCTCCTTACAGTCCCTAGATACAAGTAAGTGGAACCTAGAGAAAGTTACTGATTTAGGAAGTACTTTTGATGGTTGTAGAGGATTAACTGAATTGAATTCTTCAAGTTGGAATCTTATCAGATGTTCTTATTATAGAAAAACTTTTAATAGATGTAATACCCTTGTTAAAATTGACCTAACCTACAGCAAGACTCCGATTTCTATAGTTAATAATCAAGATGATGTATTAAACGATTGCCTTAATCTAGAATCTATTGTTGGTGATCATAACGAGACTGATGATGTTAGTGTATTTAATGGGTACAACTCTGGCGAATTTAACTGTATGTATTATAGAAAAAACCTAAACCTTGCATCTATTCTTGCAGCGATTAGGGGGGTAGGAACTAACAATAATAAGAGAAAGTTTATACTACCTATTGGTTTTGATAAATCTAGGATACCTCAGGAATATAAGACAATGTTAGAAAATAAAAATTGGGAACTAGCGTAATTATGATAAAGAAATTAGTATCAGGTCTTGCATCTATACCGGTTGATAAATGGATGCATGCAGTAGTTAGTATGTTAATTGCTGTATTCTTGTATAAACTATTTGCACTTACCGGCATGCCACTTATGATGACTCTTATTGTTTCATCAGTCTTAACAGTTGGTATTGGTATTGTGAAGGAAGTCTGGGATAAAAAAAATAATGGATCACCAGAAGCACGTGACATAGTAGCGGATATTATCGGAGTAGTAGTAGGAATCTTACTGGTGCTCTGGATCTTGCTTTAATAAACTAGTTTTACTCATACTTAGGAGGAATCTTAGGTATGAGTATTTTCTTTTCCCCATGAACAAAAAAAAAGAATAGAAGCCAACACACTGACCTCTATTCTCTACACTTACTTACTCAGTTTATTTCTCTTCTCCTGAATAAGTTTTTCAAGATCTTCTGCTGACATGCTCTTAATATCAGCTCTCTTCTTTTCAGCCAGTATATCTTCCAGCTCTTGAATCTCCTTACTTGTCTGGTAGTTCTCCTTTGCTTGCTTACTGTCATCTACCCTTGTCAAGTAAACATCCTTAAGCACTTCAAAACGGAGCACTGCCTGTTCAATTTCTGGATCTTGTGGCTTTGTCTCTAAGAAACTAAGCTCACCCTGACCGCCTGCACCTTGGAGTCTTTCTTTCTCCTTGTATGCGTCTTCTACTGCACTCTGGAGATCTGACATCTTAAGGCTCCAAAGTTCTTCTGTTGTCACTTGTCCAATCTTAGTAGTATATCTAAGATGGAGTTTCATTGCTTTTTTGTACATACTTTTTTAGAATTTAATTCGTACTACTCTCTTATGTGATCCACTTAATCTCACCACTACCTCATCACGGACTGTCGCATTAAAGCCAAGTCCACTAAGCTGCCCAGGTACTGACTTACACCTACACTTATGACCCAGTACTTCCATTACTTTTCTATGTTGTAATAGTTCTGGTGTCAAGAATTCATTATGGAAGGCTCTAATATCCTCTGGTGAAACTGCCCCTTCTAACATAAAGAAGTAGTGTTTATTACCAATACCGTTCTCTTGCCAGTAATTTGGACTAAGACAGAGAAGATTAACCTTGTGAAATTCTAGTGTATCCAAGCCAAACACTGTCACCTGCTTAGTATCACTACTTACTAGGTATGGTGTATTCTCGATCTTCTCAAGCTTACCATTCTTAATATAGATGTCTGCTATCTGTGCATCTTTCTTTACTTCCTGGCCTACCTCAAAGTTAAATGTTTGATCACCTACCACTACCTCTGCTTTGACGCCACTATTCTTACCGCCATCGAAGTTATGTATGTAGAGGTGATATAGGCCGTCTCTTACTGTACTCATGTCGGGGTAGAAGATATTTTCAACTCCCACTCCTCTTGGCCTAATCATGTCAATATCAATAACACCACCACAACTACTCTTTTGTCTTGGTATAGCGTCCATCATCTTATTGATATTATGTGAGCCGTAGTAGATATGATCATTCCCCGGCTCTACAAGGTGTGCATCAAAGTCAACAATACTTCGTCCATCTTCGTTCCAGAGTATTGAAAATCTGAAAGGTGCATCAACAAAACCACCTGCTGACTTCACTGCTTTCTTGATCATGCTTTTTCCTGCCAAGTTTCCGGTGTATGTCCAAGAGAAGTTATTTTGCCACTTGAATATCCTTTTACTATCTTTGTTTGTTGATGTAATGAGTGATACAAAATTCTCTGCGTGGCGATTCTCAAGATATACTTCCACACCGGTACATCCTGGCAGAATATCTTGCATGAACTTCTCAATTCCTACTTCCTCGACATTATCAAAGACTGCCTTCTTATGTTGTGAGTGCGTAGGTTGGAGTCCATCAAATACACTCACCACTGACTTAGCTTTTGCAAGATCTGAGTTAATATGAAGTATATTAGGGAGGTCGATATCATCAATCACTGCACACCTCCTATTGAATGAATCTTCGTATCCATTCTCCTTCACAAACTTCTCAGCCTCTTCGATCTGTCTCTTTGTGATAGGTGCACTAGCCTTCATATAGTTGGCTGGATCTACCTTGTAATTGAATGACTTGCAGGCCTCATTGATTTCCATACCTTGTGACAGGTCAGACATAAGAGTACCAATTGCAGTATTCAAGAACTTAGACTTACCACCAGCTCTACTAGATACTGACCAAGCCCATCTATCTCTCTTACCCTGTTCTACTTGATTGTATTCTTTCTTACAATCAATCGCAAAATTCAAAGTCCCCATATAAGAATCGCCGTTAAGTAATGATCCTTGTAATGTTAAGTCCTTGATGAGCTCCAATGTATCCAAGCTAACTTCTTCCATTGCCCTCACTAGTACATCATGATTAGACTTAGCGAGACCAATCAAACTTTCCGTACTATCACCAGTCTTATTGATAAACTCGGATGGTATCTCAACGTAGAAGTGATTGAAAGTAATGGTCTGATTCTCCACAATCCCTGAATCCGGCCACCTCTGTACATCTTCTAGTAAGTAGCGCTTTGTATTGCGCCGAACACCTAGGAGATAAGTTGGTTGATTGTCTGTTGGATTTGGTTCATATGGAGTTCTTGGATTCTTTAAGTACGATAATGACTCAACAAATACTCCTCCTACCTCGGCGTTCTTAATAAGCGCAGACATAGCACGAACTGACTTACCATATTCTTTCTCAACTTCCTTGTCCAGTATATCCAAGTCAAACAGGGTCATGATATTGAGGTCAGAGTCAAGTGCAATAATATTACCATACCTCCTAATAAAAGCGTGGCAGTAGTTGCAGTTATGGACACTACTATCAATGTCCCTGAAAGTTGGGTCTGGCTTCATTTCCTCTAAGTAGGTAGTCCAAAGCTGTTCTGAATCTACACTACTCCTAAATAATTTTCCAGTCTTACACATCTTCTCAAACTGGACTCTCATCAGTTCTGTTAATCTTTCCATAAATTTTTGTTATAATTAATACTTTCATCACGTCCATAAAGTTTAAAGTACCTGTTGTCCTCTGAATAATTACATGAACAACAAAGTACTGCATTTCTTTTGTTAATCATAATAGATGTTTTACTGTTATTATTTTATTCACACAAGTAAGGAATTAAGGGGAAACAAAAAAAAAGAGAGCCGAGAAATACATCCCAGCTCTCCCACACATTATCAACTATTTATATGAGCTTCTTCTATTTCACACGTAGAATCTCCTCGTCAATAATGTGTATTCTATATTATCATTAATAAGGAATTGAAGGCTTCCCAGATGCAGTGCCATAATACAGAGACCGGTTGAAAAGAAAAAGAGAAGATTTTTATTTCTTCTCTTTCTTATTGATCCCCTTAATAGCTTTATCCATTAGGTAACCAATCAAGTAAGCGGAATGTTCTCCACCTAATACTACCTTTCTGTCGGTTAGTATGTTCTCTGTTGCATGGAATAACTCATGCACTAAGACTGACTCTATACTTGCAGTCTTTAAGTTATCAGTCTCAATGCCTACTATATAAGCACCAATACTATTAATCTGTTTTGTTGCGAATCCTCTCAGACTCCTCTTTTTTAACTGCTCAACTACTTTTACTAATTGAACATCTTTCTTCTTACTGAGCTGTTCTATTATTTCAGCTCTAGTTCCTACCAAGACGATTACCTTTGTATAGTAAACGTCAATGTTAATATTTATTTTCTTCATAATTTTATAGTGTTAAAAAATAATTTATCCCAAGACCTTTGATTTTCTTGAGATAACTTTCATTACATTAATAAGGGATCTAGAGGATTTTAGAAGGATAAAAACACCTAACCTATCTATCACAGACAAGTTAGGTAGAATACATTTATGGTAGAAAATCAATATAGTCTTTATAATCTGATGAAGACTTAGAGAGCGAGCGGGCCATCACAGTCTGCAATAACTAATCTATTACTTTCCCCTATTAGTTTCATAAAGGGCCCGCAGATTGTATCAAAGCCATCCTTAATCTCAACACCGTCAATTGGTAGGTCTGGAAAGTATGCATAAATCGTAGTGTAATCTATTCTTCCTTGTGGTGGTAGTATTTTAACTGTTAAACCATCCACTACATTACTTAGACCTACTACAAAATGCATAGCGACTGGACTAACATATAGATAACCAGGTGGAATTTCTATGCTTGTGTCTTCGTCGTGGTAAGGAAATTCAAACCTAACCTCCTTACTTACCTCACCTTCATACTTATTAATGATGTCAAACACTAATAGGTCTAGCCAATAGATACAGTGCGTAATATTTCCCCATGAGTGCGAATTATACTCAACTGGCGGAATATCTACACCAATTCTTAAAGTACAATCCTGATCTTTGCTGAATACTATCGTCAGGTGCTCTACTGATAATTCCAACCTATCAAGACCTATTATTCCACTAATACAAACTGGTCCCATCGTATTATAATATACATACTTAGGGGCCTTTTCTTTTATGTATTCTTTAATTTCTTCAAACTTCATATCTTCCTAATATTGAATTGCATACTTGATATTCTCCTTAAACTCTTTCCAGGTTGTTGAGTTAGTCATCATGAACGAATAGTATGCGCAGTTCTTAAATTCATCTATCCATTCATCGAGTGTTAATTCGAGGCTAACACTTTCCCAGCCTGAGTCCGATAATACTACCTTACTACCCACTGATTTTTCCCAGTCCTCAACACTCTTAAAACCAGCCCTCTCAGCTCTTACCTTAGGAGTTGTATTTCCCCAATAATACCTACTGAACTGATTTGACTTTATCTTATACTGATCCATATCCGGCGGTAGTGTAGATTTATCAATTGGTGTGAGCTCTGTTTGACTACTTTTCATCAAGATTTCACCCTCTGCCTCAAGTACCCTAGCAAAGTCTCTCCCAATCATTACATAATCAGCACCCAAGGCAAGACATTTAACAGCATGCAGGTATGAATCAACACCACCATCAGCTATTATCTTAACAGGGCGGAGATTTTTATTAACCGACTTACTTTTCTCAGCCTTTATATCATTGAGTAAGCTAGCAAGTGGATAATGAAAACCATACTTGCACTTATCTACCAATGAACCCCCTGATATACCAACTCTCATGTAATCAAATCCTGCCTTGCTGTAATATTCGTAGGTGTTCGGATTTGCTACATTTCCGCCCATGAGTAAGATTTGACCACCATACATCTTCTTAAGTTCATTGCAAAGAGACATAATACCTGCATCATGACCATTACCAGCATCGATACAGATATGAAATTGATTGTTACTCTCTCGTCTCGTACTCAAAAAGTTCCTCCTTACCTCAACCACAGTAAATGCACAGAATACCCAAGCACAATAATTAAGTCTTAGGTCGATATTCTCAGTGCTAGGTATGATCGGCCGTATTCCCGCTGCATCATAAATCTTGGCACTCTCACTACCTACTATTGATGGCATTGGAGAAGTAAATATTGGAAGTGTATCTGTATTACTTCCCGTTACATCTAATTCATCACTTACCAAGAAATCAACATCAGCGGATAGGTGGCCGTTATTAATAGCACTTGGTAATAATGTAATGTCTTCTAGCTCATACAAATTTATCATCTTCTTCTTAATTTTGTTATTACTTCTTTCACAACAATAAGGAATTAAGGGGAATGAAAAAAAAACGACAGAGAGTTAGCTACTCATAAATAGCTATCCTTTCGACTCTCTATCTCTACCAGTACCGTAGTTCAACTTGGGTATATGATGCATCCTCTTGGCCTCCCATGGAACCTCCTGCGTACATAGCTTCCTTTACCGCTACATCGGGTAGCCTAGCGAATTTAGCTTAGCAAACAAACTTGCTAATAGATCTATAAAACTAGACAAAATTCGATCTAGTATCAAAGTATATCTCAACCTCAATACCCCTATTACACATATAAGGATTTCAGGGTATTACAGAAACAAAAAAAATAAAAAACGACAGAGAGTTAATTGTCAAAGCGTTCTCCTAGGTCTTACGCATCTGCCTGGCACCAAAACAATTTCCTTTCGACTCTCTATCTCTACCAGTACCGTAGGTTCAACTCGGGTATATGATATATCTTCTTGGCCTCCCACGGAACCCTCCTGCGTACATAGCTCTCCTTTACCGCTACAAGGGTAGTCTAGCGTCTTTAGCTTAGTACTAATAGGTCTATAAAACTAGACGAAATTCAACCTAGTATCAAAGCATGTTTTCACCTCAATACTCCTATTACACTATTAAGGATTTAAGGGCGTCACAATTACATCAATGTTATAAGCGTATTTGAAATATCCCTGTAATATATCCTTACACTCTTCACAAGAATTCAAAAGATCTAGCTCTGAGAAACTAAAAACATTATTACCAAGCAACTGCACACCACCTGGGACGTTATTACAAATTATATATTTTTCTAATCTATCAATAGCCTCTAATGTAGTGGTGCCGAGGACCTTGGTGATTGAATAATCGATCAAGTCTGAGTAACCTAACTTAATAGTCTTATCTGGCTTATTCGCTAATACTATATCTAATTGATTTAAAAACACATCCATTGAATCTGGATCGCTACCAAATTCAAAGAACCTTAGAATCTTAAATCCCCAAGTACTTTTTATATAATCGTCTCTAGCTTTATCATAGTCGTAGTCATGTAAGTTAGAGTCTATTTCCACAATCAGGTTATAATCCGGAAATACATAATCCGCTAGGAAATAATTTCTACCTCGTTGTTCTCCATCTGATATTCTATACCTATCACAACAAGATTCCCATTTAGAAATATCCTCTATTACCAACGGTACTTCTTTATAAACCCTATGATCTGAATAAGCCCTTTTCATCATTAGGTCGAAATACTTAGACCACTCACTTGAATTCTCAATCAACGCTTTGTTCCTATTAGCTTTTAAACTAATAGTACACCATTTTCTGGTTTTATAATAGGTAGGTATCAAGTATCTTCCGATACTAAACAAACACCTACCATCTTTCTTTAAAAACTTTAATAATCTTTTATTCTTCATACATATAAGGGTTCTAGGGCAAGGAAGTAAAAAAAGAAAGAGAACTAAGTCTCTTTCTTCTCATAGGATCTTTCTATTACTTTATCTAGTAATTGAATTGGGAATGTTTCATAGCGTTCAAACTTAAATGTCAACTCAACTGCTCCATTATCTGCACGCTCTGCTTTATTCATTAGTGCACTTCTGAGTACTAGCACATTCTGGCAGCTACAGATAAAGAAGTCATCTGTGTAATCAACCTTCTTCCAGTATTCACGTGTACTAGTCTTCTTGAAACTATGAAAATACTTTGCCGGCACTTGAAATCTAATACCTCTCAGTTCAGACCCATCACACCGAAAAGTTGCTCCTATTATTGGGTCAACTTCGTAAGGCATATGTTTAGTAGTGTCTTCAAGCTTCAGCACTTCAGAGATCTCATCACTAACCTTCGGCATAGCAAATAACCTCATATTACTACTAACACTAGGTATATACTCACATTCATAGTAAATCAGCTCAACCTCACTAATCTCGTCGACTTGAAACCTCTTATTACCTACTATCAGCTTTAACTTCATAGCTCCACAAAATCTAAGAACAGTATATCACCGCTTACCTCTCCTCTGATCTTCTTATTCCACAGCCTAGCAAATAACCAAGGGAATAGGTCGTCAATAAATCCAACCCATCTTCTCCATCCACTAGTCTCTAATGGTTTTCCCGTGAATATAGACGTGGTGCTACTATACCTATCTATCAGAATTGGTTCATCATTAATTCTGTCATCAAGTATTGTTTTCCACGTTTTTTTCTCACGGAACCCAAAGAACTTAACCTGCCTGAATGTATTGATCAAGGTAGTGCAGAATGTAAGAAAATAAAACTTCTTCTCTGTCATTACTGCTAGTGGATCAGGCGTAAACAAAAAGGGCGGAGTTTCTAGGATCAATCTCACACTAGCATCACCTTTCTCATTTAACCAGCCTAATATACCACTCAGCTTTTCAACACTACACTTAAAAGTCATCCACCCATGTCTTACTAGGGGCTTACCATTCTTATCAAACCACAACCTAATATCAAAAACCCTTACACCTAGCCTATATTGCGCCCTAATATCCACGCCTTGACATCTAGCAGTGAAATGAAAGGGCCACAACAGGATAGAACTAGGTCTTAAGTAGGAAAGTGAATTATGACTTCCTAGAATTCTCATCTTCTATCATTCTTTCTAAGGTAGTAACACTTTCCTCATAGAACTGATCTCTTCCAATCTCAGTTACCCCTAAGTTAATTAAGGCCTGGTGAAATCTTGTGTCTGGATACTTTGTTAGGTACATGACGAGCTTATTGATTATCTCAAAATTGCTCACCTGTCTCTTCTTGATCATCTCTTTCAATTCCATCGTCTTCTAGTATTTTTGTTAAACTATCTCTTAATAACTTAGCCTGTGTAGTTGATATCATCTCCGTACCAAGCGTCCTACCGTACATAGAGAAGGTAAGTAAGACTCCATTCTCCTGCTTCTCTGTACTAACAATTACATCCTCTATTTCGTACATAGTCTAATAATATCTGGAAATTCTTGAAGTGCCTGTCTAAGTGTTCCCTCAAAGAGCCAACTACCTAATAATCTGCCCTCCTTATGATCTAAGTAGGTTCTTGTCTCTTGGTACTCTTTCATTAGTTCCTTTCTGATTGCTGGTTTATCCTTAGCATCTCTTAATTTCTTACTAATCAAGTCAAGGTCCTGTTGTAATGCCTCAACTGATTTTCTACAAGGACAAGGAATACGGAAAGATATAATAGAGTCAAGACCATTATGTACCACTGTCTCTGTATTGTATATCATGATCTTAAGCTTATTCTCTTCTTTCTCTCGCTCCTCTGAATTTCTATAGAGGTTAGATAGTAGGTGAAACTTATAGAGGCTTATTTCAAATTTCCTGAGCCACACCAGTTTCTTTGGCTTACCCTTCCAATATTCAAACTTAATACCCCACCTTACATCATTATCCTTCTTACAGCTAATATTGCCACAAAAATTTCTCCTTAGTAAGTTAAAATTAAATGTCTTGTACATAATCTATAATACCTTGTTAAGTTTAAATCCATCATATAAGTACATAGTCGTACCAACCTTATAGTAACACCCTGCACTTAAGTTAATTCTCTTCCCAGTCTTAGCATCCTGATAGGTACAGTAATTTCCCTTATCAGTCACTAAGATTCTGGTACAAAGTAATTCCTCAAGTCTTGCCTCCTCTGTACCAAGTTCTAGCATCCTATTCCTTACCTTACTGAGCTTCTCCTTAATATCAATAATCCTCTTCTCAACCTCTTCCAATGCATCCTCGACAGTACTGAATAAGTTAAAATCATAGTACCTCCTGAATCTGCCGGGTAAGTTTCCAGGGTTAATAGAACAAAGCGGAAAATCTGAAGTACTATATTCACCGCTACCATCTTTATCTTGGAACTTAATCTTTCCAACCAATCCTCCTTTCTCATCTAGTACTTGAAGCTTGAGAGTACGTTTTACTGCATCTTCCTCTAATGTATCGCCTATCACCACATTAACAATACGAGGACTAAATTCATCAAACTGGCCACCCTCAACCATGTACCACTTACTACCTTTTTTAAATTCACTTAATAACCTGTCTTCCCACATTACTTTTATGTTTTTTATTCATTTACACATATAAGGTATTGACGCCACTAGTCTGTAAAAATAACTAGGTACCAGAGCATATCTTACCCTAGTACCCAGTCTGTTAATTACTTCTTGTGGAATCTAACCTTTATCTTGCTTAAATCTTTTGACATATTGCAACCACCTTCGATAATGAATCTTTGGTATGGACTGCTTACTAACTTCTGAGCCCCTACTATATCATCTCTGCTGGTATCACACTCAACATCTAAGGGACAATTCATAATCTTGTCATATAGTTTTAAGATAGACTTTGCACTTCCCTTAAACTCAATCGTATTCTCATCAATTGTCTTAAGTTCGTTCGCCTCCTCATAACTATAACCAACAAGCAAGTCAAAAAGTAATCTAATCTTTGGACCTATCGTTGCACAGAAATCCGTATAGTTCTTATCGTAAAATCTTCTAATCTCAAATACCTTTTCAACTGGTATATAGTTAGTATTAGAATCCGTAATGTTCACCTAGGTTCACTACACCTAAGCCGAGAGATCTTTACATCCCTCTGCTAACCCTTCCGAGCTAGACCAGACTATATCATCAGTTCTTACACTGCCTACCGTTTCGAATATCAATCGTTTATATTCTACTCTACTCAAAGCAATCAATGCCCCTTTCGATAGTCGTTGAATGAGCTACTAATATAACTCACTGCTGATTATCTCTATCTGTTAGATTATTACTATGTCAAGTACTAACAGCTTAACAAGACGTCCCAGCAATTTAGTAGGTTTAACGTGCACCGTTCTGTCAATGCACTACGATAATTGGTTGAAGTGGCTGTCTCCAACCCTCTTCAAGTGATTTCCTGATGTTATTATAGAAACCACAAGCCATAATAGAACTTGTACCTCCCTGAATTGGCAAGTTGGTACCTAGTCTCTCTATTCTTGCAATAATATTTCCTCTCTCACGATCTGTTGTTGCCTTTGGTAGGTAATCAGTATACTCAATCAGTCTTAGTTTATCTCCTAAGAATGTATTGATATAACCATCATGAGTCATTGGATAAGAACCTTGCTTTGCTACATACTCTCTAAGCTTTGGGAATGAATTGTAAAGACCTTGTATAATATCATCAGCCTCATTTAAGCTACATTCAAGTCGCTCCGCTAATGAATTCTTACCTAGGCCGTACAAGACACCAAGGAAGATAGTCTTAAAACGCTTCCTCCATTTCTTCTTCATCTTATCGCTTAAGTTATCCCACTCACTCTCACCTAAGTAGAGCTTCGCAGAATATATGTAGATATCTGATCCTTCCTCAAATTTTGCTATCAACTTAGGGTCACCACTGGCATACCCCGCTGATTTCACCTCCGCACTACTACAATATGTTCAAGAGCTACGCAACCTGCTCCCAGTTCTCATTATTGAACTTCTAAGTATTTCTACCTAGTTCAGACTATATCACATTCTCTCTACTAACCCAAAGAGAACCCTACCTTTTCCACTCTGCGATTTCAAGTGTACTCCCCACTACAGGGATAGTCGTTGAGGGTTATTTAATGAATTTATGTAATTTAGAACTTTATCTTTTATTGAGTTTGGAAAAATCTCCGTGCTCTTATACGAATCATAATAAGATCTACTAAAAAATTTCTCTTTAACCATCTTCTCTACGTCTACTATAAATTTTGGATTACCTCTCATAATTTCCTTCAGATTACTAATAGTAGTTGTTCTACTATCTTTCTCTCTTATCTTAAGGTCGTAAGTCCATCCAATTTTAAAAGTATCCTCGAATTCAGTTTCCCCAATATATAGTACAAGCTCTGAAACTTTTCTACTATCTATAGAACTCAGTGATCTAGAGTACTCATTATTTATGAAATTTTTCGGATCTTGCCATGCATGCCTATGTTCTTGTGCCTCGAGTATTCTTGCTTTCTTAATACCTTCAGCCTTTCTTTTCAGTGCATCTTCGCTCATATTTCCAGATAAAAATGGATGAGTTCCATTAAGTACCTTAGACTTAGCCAGGCTAGATCTATCTAGATTATAGAAATTATGACTACCATCTTTCATCTTCGATAAATTTCTAAAACTTGTTGCACAACTCTTAGAGCAGAATACACTTGTCTTGTGGCAAGGTAAAAATTCCTTTCCACACTGCTTACATAACTTAATTTCTTTCATAAATATATTTAATTAATTCAAAAAATCTTCCCTGCTAATTATCTTCAGCATATCTTCTGTTAAGACTTTTCAGCAATAGATAGGTTATTTGTTCTTGAGATCGCTCCCAAGTGACACTAGTTTTTTGTATAATGTCAAAGTACGTTAGTATTTGAGAAGAACCACCATATATAATATTACCATTAGAGTCCCATGCTGGAGGTGGACATAATACATCCTTACAATCTCCATGGGAAATAATTGTGTGGAAAGGACTTGACCACCTCTTACTACTCTTACTCAGTACTTCATATCTTGTAAATACTTTCCAGACAGCACCAGGTTCATTCTCGTCCGCTTCTCTAATTGGTATATGATCTTGACCCTCTATTACCCACTTACCAGTCTTATGAAACATACCATCTGAGCCTACATATGTCGAATCTAGTTTTGAATACTTCTTGAATATTAAGTAGTTCAATACCATTTTCCGCATGAAGTAGAAATCATCATCCATGTCAGTAGGTTCAAAATGCTCTTCATAACCAGTATATTGTTCGTTGAGGGCCGGGAAATATGTTGTCTGCGCTTGAAATCCTCTCAAGTTTGTCCATATCTCCTTAACACCGTCAGTCATATTATCAAGTTTCTTAGTAACCTGCCAAGATGTAAGCGCGATGTTAAATACCTTATCCGGATACTTAAAACTTACACTCGGATCTTTCTCAACAAATGACCGCCACTGTTCAAAAAATTCCTGATACCCAACGTTAATGTCAGTAATGCCTCGATCACTGTAAAACTTATCTGTTCCCTCTAGTTGTTGGGTACTTTCTATCATAGCCGCTAAGTAACATGTCTGAGGTCGATACAAGGTAGCTAGTTCAAATGCAATCTGATCATTTTCAATAGGCGATTTACACTTGAAATAATTGTCGCTAACATACCCCGCATACTCTACCAACGGACGCTTCTCACCAAATGCATAGATCACATCCGGCACATTATGAATATCACTTAACTGCTTCTTCACCTTCTCTAATTCTGCATACGCCTTCTTATAGTACAAATATTTCTCCAGCTCTACATGCTTCCTGAATTTCGTTGGGTGTTTCGCGGGGTCTAATTCAAGCGACCTAATACCAACAAGATCACTAAACTTATCGGCAATGAGAGAGATTAATTTTTTCTTTCTCTTAACTGTCTCATCTATCTTTGTCGCCATCTTTACCTCAGACATCGCACCCCTGACAATATCTAAGAAACCATTTGCAAACTTAGGACCATACTTAATCAAAATACCACCCTCGTTTAGGCCAGTACTATAAGAATCCATACTGTCTAAGTTTTCAAGTAGCAGGTCCTTTACTATCTCTACCGTATCTCCATTATGAAACTTACCCTGTTCTAGTAGTTTAACCGCCACAGGATGATAACGCTTTAATGATGCCGCCTGTTTTGAATGAGCCTGCATCTTAATATAACACCTAGCCTGAGCACAATATGTAATACTCCAGGCCATTTGCTCATGACAGTACTTTTCATAGGACTGTCTGAATGGCTCATCAATATAAAGACCACTACCCATTAACCTAGCACCAAGTCTAATGTTGTCTAAGTTTACCTTCCAACAATCCTCTGAATAAGTATCAAACCTAGACATTGCAATAAGGAGTGTATAGAATGAGTCAAGACAACAATAATGACCAAGAATTTCACTAGGTACACACATGAACGGATAACCCCAATACTCTAACATAAGACTATTGAACTCCCCTATGTAGTCTGGATATCTCTTACTCAGCTCATTCCACTCAGGCGTATTGTAAAAACTTGATTGGTCTACCTTGAATACCTTACGTTGATCCTTCTTAAGCTTACCAACAATTTCATATAAGCCTGAATCAATGAGCTCACTAATTCTGTCAAACTCACTATCCCATACATTCACGCCTAGGACTCTCTGAGCTGTCCACTTAAGAGAAAATTTCTTAAGGTGAAACCCATCCATTACATTGACAGCACTAGCATCACAAAGATTATATAAGTCAACACCAAGTACCCTATGACTTACCTGCCACTCATACTGCATATTGTAAGTCCAGATATGATTCATCCTCTTCTTGAAAAATTCACCCAATAACTTCAAAAGATTACTATACTCTGGTGAACCCTCTGGATAAGAATGGCGAATATCAGTAAGACTAATAAAACCACCAAACCTCTCCGTACATATCGCAACACCACTTAACCAGAACTCCTTATCTAACGGCATACCACTCGCCTCATAGTCCATTCCATAGTGCTGCTCGAGAGGAAGACTATCTAAGTACTCAAGAAACCTAAGTGCACCCTGATAATCGTGAATAATCTTGTGCTGGAAACCTGAAAAACTAACAGGCCTCACAAACTCAGGACTCAAGAAATAATCAATGTCCTCTTGGCTTGGATACTCTACTACTACCTTTGAAAATGCACCGCCCTCCATACTAAGACGAGGTAACATAGCACAATCAGTATAAGTCTCATTTCTTACACCAAAATGATAGTAAGACTTCAAATACTTAAAAGGCTTACCACCAACAATTAGTACACCATCAGACTCACCTAATGATAACTTAGTAAGACGCTCAGCCTCACTCATACCATCTAAGCCCTGAAGTGTGTAAACCTCCGAAAAACCTGAGCCATAATAACGCGCATAGGTCGGAGTCTCTTCTTGATCTACTAATACAATTCTTCTGTTCATTAGATCTTAAAAATAAAAAAGTTTATATTATTATACATCCCTGGAGCTTGTTTAACAGAGACCCCCAGGCATCTCTATCACACATATAAGGAAACTAAAGGAAAAACTAGCCAAGCTTACCATAATAGTAAACCTGACTAGATGAAATTAATTATTACTTTTACAACCATCAATTCTTGTACAACACCTTAAGAGCCTACTGATATGGTAAATTTCAATATGTCTCTCTTCTAAGTGACTATTAGAATCCTCTATCTGTAAAAATCTCCTAACAAACTCTCTATCTACTTTAGGTGAAACCTTTGGTAGATCAACAAGTTTAATTCCATAAGTATCTAACATATACTTAGATAAGTCTGTCTGATTGGTAGCCAACATTTCCTTAATCAAATCTCTTCCGCTCTTGTGATATACTGTTTGAATTAGGTCCCAGTTATGATCTAATAGCTCTACATGATTTATATAAAACATATTAAGCCCATGTAAATACTGCTTATAAGATTTAACTATATCTTGAACAGCTAGAAATCCTACAACATCCGTTAGGTTAGTAATATCACTAATAGTATTAATGTTATCGATAATGCTCTTAGTAATACTATTTATCTTAATATAGTTAGATCTATAGCTAAAATTACTACCTTTAAAAACTTCTAGTGTACTAAGAAGGTAGTCCTTAACTTTCTCATTAAAACCCCTCCCTTTTAGTAACTTAACTACACTGTAAATAGAACTATTTTCGAGGTAAGATGATCTTCTCTTAGTATATTTAATCCCGTAAACACGAATGAAGTTATCACCTAAGTCGTCTAATATTGATGCTTCTAGAATATAAATCATACAGTATCTTTCTTTCTACTTAATATTTTGAAACCACTAACCCTTTTGCTATCCACTGTCACTAAACAAGTTTTTACTTCAAAGTATTCTTCTAGGTCACTAGCCTTTGCAGTAGCCTTATAGCCTAAATCTTTATAAAGCACTGAAAGATCTTCTTTTATACTAGATTTACTGTAAGACTTTCCAACTTCAAATAGTTCGAACACCTTATTCCTAATATCATTCTTGTTAAAACTCCTGATATCAAGTTTCTTGTTTAGTTCCTCTATTTTATAACCAACCGACTTACAAACATCTACACCAAGAACATTTATATACTCCTTGAATCTCTTTGTAGATATATTACTAAGTATTACATCAAATTCTGGCAATTGATTTTGTTCACAAAGATATCTAAGTTTGTCCTTATTTGATCTCATACTGTCGTAGTTATTGAAAAATTCACAAACAACCTCATTATCTACGTCTACAGTACCTATTTTCTTGAGCTCACTGAATACCGTAAACCTGCTTGCATAATCGGTCTGTTGCATTTCATAAGCCCTCAATTCAGATACCTTGACTAAGTTATTAAAGACGGGTACCAACTTGACAACGCCACCTACGAAGATCTTATTAACTGCTACGTAATCCTTCTTATAATGTAAAAACTTGGCATAATCTAGTAAAACCTCTGACATTGAACTTTGTTCACCGCTAGTGCCCTTACTATATATCGATAATATGTCCTCGGATTTCTTATCTTTCTCCTCTATCTTCTTGTTAAATACTTCCTCAGACTTCTTATTAGCACCTTTGATAGACTTAAAGAATAGAGTTGCTTCATTTCTCCAAGGGTTTTCTTTTAATCTCTGACGCCCTAGGATTTGTGGGAGATCAAGAGTAATATCAACCGCAAGGGTATCAATATTCGCATCACTAACCACAAAACTCCGGGCGTTGTCACTATAAAAGTCTGCCCCAAGATAAACCGTTCTAGTGCAGAAAGTAAACATCTTCCTAGGCTCATTTCTAAGAGGGACTGTACCAATATTAAACCCCCTACCAATTCTCTTATGTATCTTCTTCACATTGTCAGGAGTATTAGCAACAAGTATATTTACCTGTTCTGGAGCTAGGCCTGCCCTTTTAACAATACTAGTAATGTTATTAACGGAATTGACATAGAAAACAGCCTCCCTTGATACTATCTTCTCTACACTACCATCCTCTTTTTTTACATACCTGCACTCAAACTTCCCCTCAAGGTAAGACTTAATAATTGGCTTAACCTCAGTATAAACTGATACTAAGTTCTTAACATACAGGGTCGGCTTACTAACTCGCCCAGGTTCAAGAGATTCCCAGTCCAACTCATAATAAGGTAAGTTTTTGAATTCCTCCAGCATTTCTAAGTACTTTATCATCATTGGCGTAGCACTAACATAACATACCTTCTGAATCCCTTGCACTGACTTGACAAATTGAAGCTCTGTATCCGACTTAAACTTACTATCTGTGAAAATGCTTTGAAACTCATCGATAACAACTCTATAATCCAGGTCATTAAAGTTGTGCTGTATGATATCCTTTACTATCCTGAAAGAATCATAAGTAACCAAAATCTTCACTGGCTTATCATTGAATCTACAGTCTGTTATGTAACCGGTTATCTCCTTTGTTAAGCGCTTGAAGAAATCCTCCTTGTCCTTTTTCTCTTTCTTAACTTTTTCAGGATCAACCACTTTGTACGGATCATACTTAGACTTCTCTTGCTTTGTGAGATCCTTGTCTGTACTTGGGTCACTTTCATAATCATTAACCACTAAGTACGTTGTGTCTGGATGTTGACCATGCTTGTTTTGTAGCAAGATCTTCCTAGGACTACATAAGACAACATTCTCACTGTTCTTAAGAGGATCAATACAGTACTCCGTAAATCCGCAACCAGGGATTTGTTTATTCAAGATGTGCGGAAAATCGTAAATCTTGAATCCCTCAATTTCTGAAACATACCTACATCCAGCAGGTACGTCAAGTTTGATTACATTCATCTTTTTTAATTTTTATGGTTTATGTTATACTCTCTTCTAACTTGGGCTTTCACCCCAAGCTAAGCTTCGCACACATGAGACTCCATACTGTCGTCCCCATTGTGCTCGAAGCTATGTTCTCAATAATAAGTCTTCTATCTCTTTAAAAGTACAAAATTGTGAGATTTATCGGGGATAGATCATATAATTTACTTAAAAGTCATTTCTTCTAAAAAATATATCACTTTAAATTCTACCCTCATTCCCTCGATTTTCGCTCCGCTCCAATCTCGGAATTCGGCCAGTCGTAAAAATCATAATCTCTACTTCAGTCCCTCTAAGGCGAAGCCGCATAGTGAAATGATCAGTGATGCCGAAGGAGTGGAACGACCTGAGGTATCTCTTTTACTGATCATTTTGCTAACCCTCTTTACATGGAACTTCTTCTGTTTCCTCATTCCATTCCCGTTCCGCTTGCGCTCCACTTCATGTCATTCGTCAATTCAGAAGTAACATACTTACCTCAAGTTTGCCCTCCGCTTCGCTCCAGAGGCTTAGCTTTATGTTTTTTTCGCAACATAAAGAAAAAGTTACAGTGGCGCGAAAAAAAAATTACCCCGAGGATTTTCTCCCCAGGGTTTTTCTGCTTTAATTCACCACCACATTATTGCCATCATAGTCTACATTAAATTTCGTAGCATCTATGTTTTCTATCATATACTGGCTTACTTGTGTGATGAGATTCTTTTCCAGTAATCGTCTCAATTCTCTAGCGCCATACTTCGGATCACAAGATTTTACAATATGATCCTTAAATTTCGCGCTAACCTTCAGAGACAGCTTAGTTTTTGTGAACTGCTTTTTGATCTTACCCAGTTCCAGTTCAAGTATCTTCTTAAGTTCTGTGTCACCTAATTCATTAAAGATAACAATACTACTAAGTCGACCTATGAATTCTGGCCTAAACGTCCTCTTAATGGCTGCTTGTACGATAGCTTCATTTCTCTTTTTCTTTTCTTCTTTGTTTGGTGTATTAAATCCAATGTTAACATCTCCTGCTAGTTCTTTCGTACCAATATTACCAGTGAAGATGATAACGCATGATGAGAAGTCCACCTCTGTTGTTGCGTCAGCCAATTTGATCTTACCTTCATCCAAGATTGTCAAGAAGATATCAAAGATCTTAGGGCTCATTTTTTCTACTTCATCGATTAGTAGGACGCTGTTAGGTTTTCTCTTGACCTGTAATAATTGAGGTTCGCTATCAAAACCTACGTATCCAGCACCTACGCCAATGAGTGAATTAACAGAGGTATCATCTTTCAGTGTATTACCATCAATTCTAATCAGGCTATCATCGGAACCATAGAATGTAGTGGCTAGTTCTTTACAAATGAGTGACTTACCAACACCACTAGGACCTACCATTAAGAAACTACCAAGTGGGCGTTTATGATCAGCTCTAAGTCCCAGTACATTTTGATTGATGACGTTAGTGACTGTATCGATTGCCTCTTGTTGTCCGATCACTCTTGTTTCCAGGGTGTTCTTCATTTCTTTCAGCTTCTCTCGATCCGTCTTTCTAATTGCATCAACTGGCACCTTACTGATTTTTCCAACTGCCTCTGCTACATCTTCGACTGTAATAGTAGGCCAATTCTTTTTGTCGCCCAGTTCCTTGTTGATTCTCTCTACTTCCTTGCTTAGATCATCCTTAGCACTAGACTCCTCAACCTGTATTTTCTCAGCTTCATCAAAGTTAGTATTCATTGCTTCTTTGATTTTCGCGTCGGTAATTGAGGTGAGTTTCTCTTCTAGTTCTTTCTGCTTAGTTCTATCGACGGTCTGTTTCAGTTTTACGATTGCCCCAGCCATGTCCATAACTTCTACGGCTTTATCTGGTTGGTTCTTATCTTTTACATACCTCTGAGACCATTCGACGCAAGTATCAATGACATCCTTACCAATCTTAACGTGGTGGAATTCTTCATATTTCTTGCTGATACCCTTCAAGATCTTAACAGTTTCTTGCGCGCTTGGTTCTTTTACTGATACCTGTGTGAATCTTCTGTTAAGTGCTGCATCTTTTTCAATGAACTTTCTATATTCTTCATCGGTTGTAGATCCAATACACTGAAATTCTCCGCGCGCAAGGTATGGTTTGAGAATATTAGCGGCATCACCATTTCCCGAGTTACTACCATTACCTACTAAGTTATGGAGTTCGTCGATATAGATAATCACTGACTTATCGTTGCAGACTTCTTTGATAATATTCTTGAGCCTCTCTTCGTACTCTCCTCTATACTTTGTACCTGCTACTAAGTCATTGAGGTTAAGACTGCATATTCTTTTATCTTGCAGCGCCTCAGGTACATCACCACTAGCAATTCTCTGTGCAAGTCTTTCAACAATTGCACTCTTACCAATACCTGCTTTTCCTGTGATACTGACGTTTGGTTTTCTACGCTTGCTAAGGATTTCAATAATTGCATCTACGATATCCTCTCTACCAATAACAGGATCGTAGTTATCCCCCTTAGCTTCCTTTGTCATATCTCGGCTAAAGGAATCAAGTGTAGGGGTAGTGCTATCTTCGCTGACATCACTAACATTAATACCTTCACTCTGTCCCCAAGCTTCAAATTCATCATCCTCTTTGTTCAGACTATTCATTGTAGTGCTGCTTGATGATGTCCCGCTTGATGAATCTACTACCCCTGATTGATTGTCGTCGTAGTCAATTCTCTTTTCCTTGAACATACCTTGTAGAGAATCAAAGAGCTCATTAATAGAGTCTTTGTTCATGTAGTGATGTTCCATGTTGACAAGTTCCACAAGCTTATCTGCCTTTTCCTTGTCAAGCACTTCAAAATCAACCACTGCTTTTACTGCCGTCTCTTCCTTGATCCAATCCATCATACTTCTCAGGACTGCATCAACTCGGAGTATTCCATCAGTTCTTCCTTGATCTTTTGTTAGGTCTACTGATTCATCCAAGATAGTCTGTAGGTCCTCATGCATTACGATATTCTCAGGAAGCCATGATGACTCTTCCTCTTGACTAACCTTACATCTTTCGGCTGCTAGATTCTTCAGCTTTTCTAGGAGATCCATTTTACTTGCGGCTGGGATCTTTTTGAATTCTTGATCAATCATCCTATCTAGATCCTCTTTTTCACCAAATTCAAAGTAGAAATTGAAAATATTATATAATAAGTTGTCGACTGTTACTGTCTTAAGCTTATTTTCTACTGCAAAGTTATAACACATTGCAAAAATAACTTTCAAATCTCTTGATAATTCTGTTTCTCTCATAATTTTAATTAATAATATATTTTATTTCTCTACTAATAAGACTTTTAGGCTAACTTAGTAGTACGAAATTATCTTCTTGTTCAGTAGGGCGGTCTAGGATCAGGCTACACTCACTGTTATCTAGTAGGCCTATTATGTCAACATCAGTACTAATAAAATCTTTAGGTACCTCAGAGACAACTAAGAAACAATCTTTACTATTAGACAGGGCCTTACATATTTCCTTCTTCACTAGTAATAGGTCATCTACGCTGTCTGTATCAACTTTGAAGAACTTTTCACTGATCCTACTTAGAATTCCTTTCCTAATCTCCTCTTTCTTGTTAATCTCTACCCTTTTTATATTCACCATACCATCAAATACTTTAGGCATGATCCTTGGAATTACTAGGTCAAGATCTGTATTAACCAAGTCATACAGGTCATCAGTCAGAAAGTCTATTACTATATCAGGATTTTCTGTTAGTAGCTTCAGTCCGTCCTCCTTATTATAAGATAGTACTTCCTCATCTTCTTCTATGCCTTCTCGATAAGTTAGTGTCTCTACTATTGCTCCACCTTTACTATACGAAACTTCATACCGAAACTCTATAAAAAAGTCTATCGGTAGGTTAATACTAAATCCTAGTCGTGGAAGTTTGTGGAGGTATAGTCTCTTCTTTCCACTGTATGCTGAGTAGACCGTCTCTATTATTTCAGAGAGATATCCAGTACTGTCAGGCAATAGTTTATAATCACGTAACCTGAAAGCTCTATAATCACCAGGATTTTCATCTGTTCCTGTATAAGCTGTAACATGACTAATCATAATAAGTACTTATATTTATTGTTCAACATATTAATTCCATGATAACCCGCCGCATAGAACCCAAGCATATTAATAACGCCAGATCTTCCCAAGTAAAATCTATTCCTCAGCGGTTCACCCTCTACTAAAGACTCTTTCCACATTCTATCAATTAATTTCTTCTGCGGTATTTTATAGTCTTCTAGGTTTCGTTTAAATGCCTTAGCTATTACTGTATCTGACACTTCATCTCTCCCGTAACTAACCCTAATATGTCTTGCTGGGAGTCTTTGTTCTAGTCTAAAAGTCAGGTTACCGTCATCCTCTATACACATCTCCCTAATTAATGATTTCTTAGTGGGCATTTTTCCAGAGTTGAGGATATAATACCCCGGCCATACTTTTACTAGGTGCTTATCAACGTAACCTATGAAATCTAGGATCTTATCAACTTCCTTTTTTCTTCCCCACCTAAAATCATTCAAGAGGTCATAAAACTGTTTCTCGCTTAAGTAATCTAGAAAGTAACCAGCACCATATATCTTAATAGGAACCTCTGGAAAAATATAGATTCCCAGTTTTACAGTATCAACGTACATAAATTGTCTAACTATCATATACGAACAAATAAAGGTCAGGTCTAAGTATTCCTCCTAGACCCAACCTGATTTTATAATTCTTGCAATATTTTTCGTTTGACACCACTTAATTCTTTCTTGAGGAGTCTATTTTCTCTCCTAAGTGAATCTATTATGTCATCTGTTTTCTTGGCTTTCTTGTTTAGTTTTTCTGTCCTCCTTAGCAATTCTTTCATCTTACTTTCCAGGCCAACTAATTTTTTAGCCACTGTGTCATCGCTCATAGTATTAGTATTAAAGTTTATATTCTAACGTTCAGCACATAATAGTAGCTGTGTTCGTAGTAGTTCTCTTGTCTTTCTTCCTCTCTTAGTTCAACCTTGTACCCTAAGTCAGTTAGTCGATTTTTAACAAGAGATAGCTTTATAATTCCCACTTCGCTATTATATTCTTCAGTTAGTGAGTTTTTACCGGCTATTAGCGCATTTAGTAGTGATTCAATTAACCTACTACACTCGTCTTCTACCTGAGGTTCTAAGTTCTTTACTCTCTTTAGTACCTCGTCCTTTAATTCGCTAGCTGTTAATAAATTTTCCATTACTTCTTAACCCTAATTACCATCTTAGTTGTTCCACTCTTTATTGTGATCACTGTATCTTTCTTAGTGTCCTTGATTGCGTCTAATGCAGAGTCCACTTTTTGTTGAAACTCTGACCTAGTGCCTCTTGTCAAGTTCATTACTGTAAATATAACGATCAATATAATACTAATGGTCGATATCATGATCAAAAACTCTTTCACATCCTTACTGATCATAGTTCAATCTCCTCTTTATTTATTAGGTTCTTATACAATAGGTCACCATAATTCTTAGAGTAATTATCATCTACCTTACCACCGCTTATCCAGTACTTAGCCTGTATGTTTTCAAATGCTGTGGTTATATATTTCCTCAACCCCAGTCTTTCATTCCAGGTATCGTAGTCTTCATCCACGTCCCTTATAATCGGCGGTTCAAAACAGAGCGGCATTAAGTCAGAAATTATCAAGTCTACCCTTATTGGAAAACTTGTCTTGCTCTGATCAATTCCGCCGGAGTGTAGGACGTAAACTTTCATACCACCTAGCTCTATTACTTCTTGGCATGGTAGTAGTTCATCATTATACATTACTCCTTCCTTACATAATAACACAGTATCGTCAACTATGTCTTCTTTCTCTGTTACTACTTTTATTTTCATACTCACTTATAAGGTTTCTAGATCTTCCAGCACGTGAATTCCTTATATATAGAGATGAGAAAATTAAGAACAAGAAAATTAGCGATTGAACAAATAAGTAATAAGTTAAAGGACCATATGATAAGTAGTAGGACCTTAGATGAGCTAGCAGAAAAAGATACTGTGCGTGATCTCTTTATAACTAATAATGCGACTTCATGTAGGTCATTATTTAGTTCATTCTTAGATTATATTAATCTAAGAACCAGGTCTATAATAGGTAGTGCTAAGAATGGAGAACTGATAATCTCACCTAGGGAACTTAAGAAAATTATCCTACTGTATAATGTCTCAAATATACTGTTATTCAATTGGGACCCTATGGCAGTACGTGTGAATCAGAGTAATTATGACAGGTTTGTTAAGCCTGATGAGAGAACATCAGATGCATATATGGCGGAAATAGACTTGAGATGTCGTAAAGCTATGAACCTACTACGTCTATTATTTGAACGTGGGCTAAGTAAGTGGTATCTAGGCGTATGAGTGGAAAGTTAGTAAGTGTTAATGTATTCTTAGACAAATTGAGGGAGTACATTGTAGATCATGAAATAACAAAAGATGAACTAGGCAGGTGTTTGATAAATAAAACCTTTGATGCAATGTTTCATGATAGCATCACAAGAGAATTCAACTCTCTTGTTTACGTCATATATAGTAAGGCAGATCGTATGTTATTTAGCTTGAAACTTCGTAGGCTAGAGGGTTACTATGATAGAGCGTATATGTGGTTAAAGAAATTGAAGGATATATCAGGATTATACCTAGGTGATGTAGACCAATCCAAGTATATGAAGGTAAATATCAGAAATGCAGGGAGGTTTTTAGGTAAGTTCGGCCTAGATGACTTAAAAACCCATCCTTCAGAGACGAGAGAGTTCTTATATAGACAAAAACTATGGTGTTTAATCTGGGAAATTTGTAAGATATCAGAAAATTTTAGTATTTAGTAATTATAATAAAAGAACAAATGAAAAGTATTTTTAGTAGACTGAGAGGTAGACAAGTAAGTAGTGGTATTAGAAATGAGAGACTACAGATTATGGCATCATCTATTAGAGGTGGTGGAATTAACATAGATACACCGAAAGATTATGTATCTCCTTATATTATCAAGGAGAGTGAGAACATAAGAACAGTACAGGTTGATGTATTTTCTGAACTCCTCAAGAATCGTACATTGTTCTTTGATGCTGATGTTAATAGAGACTCAGTGGTAACGGCAATGTGTCAGCTCTTGTATATGGTAGCAGTCAGTAAGGAGCCAATTACTATGTATATTGCAACTCCTGGCGGTGATGTATACTATGGCCTTGCACTTTATGACTTGATGGAAATGATTAAGGCAGAAGGTGTAGTGATCAATGTGTACTGTATTGGCTTGGCGGCTAGTATGGGAAGTATTCTAATGTGTGGTGGTACAAGAGGTCATAGATACGCACTTAAGCATTCTAGAATTATGATCCACCAGCCATTATCAGGTACAGGTGCAGGTCATCATCAAGAAACTGACATCAGAATTCTTAGTGAGGAGACTAGTGTATTGCGAAAGGAGCTTCAGATGATTCTTGCAGAGGCTAGTGGAAAGTCTTATGAGGAGGTAAATGCTGACTGTGAGAGAGATAACTGGTTGATGGCTAGTCAGTGTCTTCCAGGTGTCTATGGTGAGTTTGGCTTGATTGATGAGATTAAGACCAAGTTCTAGTAATATCAGAGTAAGGTTATCTAAGTTAGGTAGCCTTACCTTTATTAAACCAGTATATGAAATTAGTAGCGGCATATAATCCAGGTAATCGTTTGAAGATATGTGTGGAGCTAGTAGTGAAAGTTCCTAGATTTACAGATAGTACCTACCAACTTAGTAAGTACTTGAGGATTCATAAAGCTAATCCATCAAATATGATAGAGGAGGTACTTGGAAATAGTGGCAGTGAGAAAGAACAAGAGGAGTACTTAATGAATACTCTGTACAACTCTCTTTTTTACATAGACTATTTTAGAGTTGGCCAAGCTGTTATGTTGTTTGAACCATTGAAACTGTACCTAGTATTATGTGAGTATCGTAATGTAAGTAAGTATCTAACTTCTAAGCAGGTAGTAGATATGTGTAAGGAGTCTATAACCAATAATTTTGCGGTAGGTGCATTCTATGGCCCATACTATGCTAACTATTATAATTTTACAAGCCTTAAGGTAGATAGAATAGAAACAAATAAGATAGGAATGCTGGATGTAAAATCTATATTCTGGAAGAGAAATCCAGAAGTTATTAATCTATTAGATACTACTTACATATGAAACTAGATGTATTATTTACAGCAGAGTCTTTAGAATATACTTACATTGATATAGTAAGGTCTAATGCAATCTTCCCCATTAAAGTTAGACTCCCTGATAATTTTGTGATGGAACTAGAACTATGTGCCGAAGACTTTAGACCTGTTACGGTTTGTCATAGTAATATAGATTTCTTTGAACAGGAGTGGAGGTGTTTTTGTGTTAGTAGGTTTGGTGCTAGTAGTTCACTCTCTGACGGTTATGTTGACTTAGACTTATATGTTAGATTGGACCTTATGAACCCAAGTCTTAAATACCCTAGCAAGAAATTCTTAGAGGCTTTAATAGATGAATCACTGAAAGATCCCATCTATAGTCTAGAGTTTTTCAATCCTAGTTTTATAGAGTCTGGCAAGTATATAAAGTCAGTAGGTAAGAGGTTGAAAGGAAAGATGAAATTTAATGATGTAGAGTTGAACTTAGGAGACTTGAGTTCTTGGGATCTAAACAAAAACGCAGGTCTGTTTCTAAGATACATAGTAGATGGAGAAGATTAACCTAAAGATAATAAGGGATAAGGATAGAGGATATGAATTACTACTATTCCCTATCCAACTATGCCTTACGAAAGATGTAGCTGATACGTTGGATGATGGGTCTAAGGTGTTGGTGAATTGTTTTAGTAGTTACACTAATGCTAAAATAAGAGCAGAGGAGTTAATAGGTGATCCATCAAGACAATTAGAAGATTATTATATAATATTTGACAGAGGTTTTGAGATCTTAGAGTACCAAAAACCACGAGAATTTAAATTAATTACTGGAAAGAATGCCAAAGAGATTCTGATGTATGAAGAGTTCTATCAAAATATTATTTATCGTAACCAGAGTGATGATAGACTGATAAAAACATTGATAGGTGGATATGACCAGTACAGAGTATCAATAGAGGACTTAACACTAGAATATGACCCAAGGGAAATATTTTGTAAGAACTTGTACTCATACAGTCAGGCGTACGAAGTCTTTGTAATCACCCAATATAACCTACTATTAGATGAAAAGAAAGATAGAAGTGGGAATAACTAGGGAGTATGACTATTACAGAGTTGTTCTCCCAGTTAAACTCAAGTATCCTAAAGATTATAAGGAGTATATTTTCAAGAGTGATTATTACTTTAATAATGGACTAGCTAAGGTAGAAATTGAACAGCTATTGGAATTATACAATAAGTGTGAGCTTACAGAAGTTAATATACTGTTGACTCTATTCAATCATAACTACCAAGCAATACCTGAATCTATAAACGCTAAGTGGATGACTGATAAATTACTAAGATATGCACTCTCTTGGTGGACCCCTACTATTGCAACTACTTCACCTTGGTTTGACCTAGATTATGGTGGCGGGTTAGTTAGTATAGAAGGTGTTGGTTTCGGAGGTACGACCTGTGAACGAAGAGAGATTATAATAGAAGATACAGAAATTCTAAAAATAGACAATAGATTAAAAGTTGAATACCTAATAGCTGGCTTGTATCAGAAGTCAGTAAGAGAGTAGTACATTAGACTTGTACTATTCTTTTTTTTGTTCCTCATAATTCCTTATATGTAGAAATGAAGAAAGAAATAGTTATAAAGAGAGTATGTTATTTAGCAAGTAATATAGATTATGTTTTTATACCAGTTAATATACCTTGCTGGATCCTAGATAATTGGTTTACGGAGTATAATGATGGATATTGTTGCTCCCCCATTTCAGATAAAAGTAAGGGTCTAATATTAGAAAAACTAGGTAGTAATAGTTATAGCTCAATAGAAAAGTTATACTTAATAAAGACTGTTAGGGCTTTTAATAATAAAACAATAACACTAAAAATGGCTAGGGACTTGATAGAGTGTTCAAGATCATTAACTAGTCTTAAGTATGCACCTATACTAGTCAAAAATACAAATTACATAAACGGATCTAAGACCTTTAAGATGATACTAGGAACCAATCTAGTTATTAAAGGAATAGACCCAGTTATTGATGAGATACTTACAAAACTTATACAGGATGAAGAAAAACTATAAAATAAAAATCTGCGTTGACTGTTATAATCATGTAGCATACATAGTTCCAATCAAAGTACCTAGAGTTGTGTTGAGTACTTATTTTTCTGAGGTTAGTAATCTTCCTAAACACAAGACTACTATTTATAGGCTGGACAGAGGACCTACTGATAAAGCGATAGGTAATGATGTACTGGCTGGGGTTAGGGAGTTATTAAGTAAAGATCAGCTAGGTGACCTGGTAAGTGTAGAGGTATATGTAGATGATGTAATTGCCCGTTTCCATGATAGGACTGACATTTTTAAAGCAGGAAAGATAGTAGAGCGTTTGAAGAGTCAGGATTGGATGGTAAGTGAAAGGATGTACTCTGATTTTGCATACTTTACTAGACCAGGGAAGCTGTTTGGTAATTACAAGTATGAGATACACGATAAAATAGTAAGCACTGAACCTCCATTACTAGGTGTGAGGCCTATTTGGACGGAGGAAGTGTTGTCTATACTGATTGAGTGGTGGTATGGTAAAGAAAAAGAAGACAAAGGTATATCTGATATTTAGAAACGGAATAGCATACAGTCTATTCTTTTCCGCGCGAGTACCAATGAATGATGATATTATGAAGTTTATTGAAAATCCTCGTCTCTTACCATTAAACTACTCTATCTACTTCGAAGGTGTTAAGTCTCGCGCGGATGTATTTATTATGTTAGACTTCCCGCCTACACCACGTCCAGTAAAAAAGTACCCAACAAAGAAAAATATTATTAGGTACTTGGAGAACTTAGGACTTACATACTCTGAAAAAGATGCTATAATTCTTGAAGGCGAGATGGATAGGGTGTTAGGTTCAATATTAAGAAATTCTCAATATACTAAGTGGACTGTATTTGATTATGAGGTAGATGTGGACCAATCAATGATACTAAGAAAAGCAGGTAGAGTTGAGCGTGGACAGTACCATGAATTTGTTAGGAGACTTTTTCATGAAGGTAAAGACTAAGTTAGTAATAGTGTGCCCTTATGGTCCAATTACACAATTTAAATCGGTTGGGCACTATATTAGGATAAAAGCACTGTGGTCTGATAGAATACGGATGCTATTTGGTAGTGGGATGTTTGAAAATCTAGGTATGTGTACTAGGATGGGAAATGACCAGAAAGAACAGTACATATATCTCGGAGTTAGCCCAGAGAGTAACGTAAAAAGTAAGAAGGCACCTACTTCAAAATATCTGAAATCCTTGGAAAGGAATATATCACTAATTCCATACTGTACCAGTATAATGGAGGAAGAGGATCTTAATGATCTAAGTGAAGACTATATAATAAGGTTATATGATATTACTGTTGACCTAGAAATCTTAATAGACAACAGTAAGGGTGTACTTGAAAAAGGCCTTTGCATTGCACTAGAGGAGATATTGTGGAAATGGAAAAATTGATAAGATGTAGCTTAGTAGTGACATGGTATTTTGGATATATAACCGACGTAGTGAGTTACTTAAGATTGACTGTTATGGCAAATGAGGAAATTTCATCCCTGATTAATGACGATATGCTTTGGTCAAGGAATTTTGATGGAAGTTATAGCGGTTTCTCTAATCTAAGCCCTCGTGAATTCTACTTCTCTATCACAAACGTAGACTTTTTTGTAGGGGAGCATAAGATTCCCACTAAGAAGATGGTAGATGAACTATTAAAGACGGCTAAACTTGGACTTATTATATTAGACCAAGATAGATTTATAAGACTAATTGCAGAGAGGGGTGATTATAAGATAGAAGAGATAAGTACAGTAATAGACCTAGACTTGTTTCTCGGTAAGTGTGATCCGGGAAATAAGAGGCTTAAATTTTTACATGACCTAATAAGAAGTGCTGAAGATATTAATAAGAAGATCTAATCATACAAGCTCAATTGGAATCTATGCAGAGGTGAAAATATTAGGGTCTAGAGAATTAACGGATTACTTTAATAATCTGTACAACTCTCTTATAGGTATTAGTTGGAAAGCTAATGAACCAACATACTCGATAGATCACTTTAAAAACTTAGTACCAACTGTTTATTATTTCTACTTGGGCGACATACTACCTGAGAGAAGAAATAATATGAAGGTATTTACCAAGAAACAGTTAAGAAGATTCCTAGAGACTGCAGAGGTAATAGGAATAGTGTGGCCTTGGAGAAAGATAAATGCCTGGAGAGTTAATTATTTTTTCGAAGAGGTAATAGTTGACGTGAACCCTTCCGATATTGATAAGAGAAGTCTACCTAGTCTATCACCAGCACTAAGATTCATTATAAACCTACTACATAATGGAGAGAGCACGATTACTAGCGGTTAGGGATTGTTGTAATGGACATATTAGTACCTACATAGGATTATCTTGTTGGGGTTCAAAAAATCTCCTGGATTATTTGAGACACTTATATTTCAGCATGAACTTCTATCCTGCAGAAGTAGATTTTCCAAGAGAGACACCTGAGATTAAGAAGCTATCAGAATTTACAGACCTAGAACCTATGGGACTGTATTTTAGGGTTATTAGTCCCTCCGATAATCTAACGGCCGGCAAATACATAACACATAAACAAATACAATTGATACTTAAGGACCATGTAATAACCGATGAAGTGGAAAGTTTTAGTTTCTATGATGGGACTATATTAGGCAGGGAAGTTTATGACATTATGATAGACAGAGATGAACTAACGAGTAAGAGTTATGGTTCTGATAAGTTAATGTTCATACGAGACCTAATGAGACTACGTAGTAATTTTGCATGGTAGTCAGTCTTAGGTTCCTTAATGGTGTGATAATAATAAAAGAAAGTTTATGTTAGACAAGAGTGAAATTTATTATTCGTATGATGATGTATTTATCTTACCAGCTACGACAAGTTTTATAAGTAGTAGGTCAGAGTGTAATGCAAGGAGAGAAGATGATAATATGTACCCTATCTTCACAGCTCCAATGAATTCTGTTGTGGGCCTTGAGAATGAAGATTACTATAGGGAGCTTGGTATTCACCCTATCTTACCTAGAACGATTGAGCTGACTACTAGACTAGAGCATGCATTATCTGGTAAGTGGGCAGCATTTAGTCTTAGTGAATTTAGTAGTCATTTTTCAGAAGGCTCCAGTACTGTAATTGGAACGGCTAGGGCACTGATTGATGTTGCTAACGGTCACATGGAGAAAGTACAAGACCTAGTGAGACGCGCCAAGAATCATTATGGTAGTAGTCTTGAGGTGATGGTAGGAAATATAGCTAATCCTGAATCAATCATACCTCTATCTAAGTGTGGCGCGGATTATGTAAGAGTTGGTATTGGTGGTGGACTTGGATGTATCACTTCAACTCAGACTGGTATACATTGTCCCCCTGCTACACTACTAGATAAGATGGCGCAACTAAAAGATGACATGAGATGCGACGGGGAACATACTGCTAAGATAATCGCTGATGGTGGTATTAGATCTTATGCTGATGTGGTGAAGGCATTATCACTAGGGGCTGATTATGTTATGATAGGAGGATTATTCAGCTCACTCATAGGCAGCAGTGGAGAATACGTCGCGATAAGTAGTCATGATAATAGCGCCAAAGATAGTATAGTGCCAAAGAATAGAGAAGATTTTGAAGTAATCAGTAAGTGGCTTGAGGATGGACTGACCGTGAAGAAAGTATTTTATGGTATGGCTAGTGCAGAAGGTCAGGTCGCTATGAATGGTACTAAGACAAAAACATCTGAAGGTACTAGTAAGATTCTAACTGTTACCGATGACTTGCCAGGGTGGATTGATAACCTTGATTCATACCTTAGAAGTGCAATGTCTTATGTAGGGGTCAAGAAAGTAGAAGACATGTATAAAAGATCTACATGTATTATCACAAGCAAGAGTGGTAAGAATAGAATAAATAGTTAGAGTACATAGGCTGGGGAGGTTAAATTCCTGGCCTTTATTTTTATTTCCTCTTAATACCTTACTTGTGTGAAAATAGAAAAAACATGTCGAAGAAGAATCAAAAAGAAGTAATTGCATTTAAGACATTAGATGAGTTTGGAATTGATAGGCGTGGTAAGAAATTTGAAATTGGAGAGTCATATACTACAGACCCAAGTGATATGTTTGAGGGTGATACTTTTCCGGTTCGACTTTTTAGCTTTCACCCAATGTTAAGATCGACACTTGTAAAGTGTGTACTGTCTGGAAAAGTAAGTAAAGAAAATAGCGGAACTAAGTATGAAGCAACAAAACTTAAAGTGATTGAGGAGGTAGACTTAACATACATGGCCACTGTTAGCATTGGACAACTTAAAGTGGACAGTAAGATGCCTGTTAGAGTTGAATATAATGATGTAAGGTATGAATTTATAAGACTAAACTCTAATAGTAGTCTCAGTAAAGACTTGTGCTCTGGCTATGATGGTTCCTTAATATCGACAAATAGTTATTGTGCAAGGGTAAGAGTAAGCGGGGTTGAAACAAAAGTTAGTTCAACAGGAGATGAATCTAATATATTTGTTGGTGGTGAGCGTAATACAATAAGCGCTACAGGTACTCGTAGTATTGTAGTTGCTTGGGGAAGTGATCATTGTATTTCTGTTAGTGGCTATCGTAGTACTATATGCGCTGATGGTGAAGATATAACAATAAGTAGCTCAGACGATTTTGCAAACATTATAGCACTTGGAGTTTGCAATAAAATAAGTACAACAGGGGACGAGACTGAGATTTATAGTTGCGGTGACAGAACTTTCATTAGTGCAGTTGGTGAGGGGTCTATTATAAAAAGCACTGGTAAGAATTGTACTATATATGCAGGTAGTAATTCAATCGTTAGTGCAGGTCTTGGTAGTTGGATTACACTTACTAAGACTAAAGAGGACGACCAAGGAAATTTAGTGCCAGTGGAGGTAGTATCTTGGCGTGTAGATGGAGACTGTATCATGCCAGGCGTATACTACAAACTAAGTGATGATGATTTTGAACCTGTCAAGTGGTCAAGTAGTAAGAAAGAGAATATCAAGTAAGGTATTCTCTCTATTTTTTTTTGTTTTCCTCTAAATCCCTTATTAGTATGAATAAAAACGCATTACTTAAATATTTAGAAGGTAGTAGGGACTATACCTTCAGAATAGAGGATTATATAGTCCCGAAGTTTATAGAAAATATCAATGGGTATCCGATAGATATCCAGGATAATAGAAATAATGCACTAAGACAAGGAAGTGCTTGGTCTCCTAAATTCAGAAGCATGTTACAGAACACGTACCCAGATTTGAGGTTTGTTCGAGAATTTCCCTTTGTTATTGATGATAGGAAATATTGGGAAAGTTTATGCGATGAATTTGACTTAACAGATGAGGAGCGAAGGAGGTATTATTTTATTGTTGATTATTTATTTCCAGACTATAATTTTATTGTGGAGATAGATAGCGACCTTCATAAGACTGATTATGATAAGGCAAGAGATAACTACATACTATTTTCTTATCAAATACCAACCCTTAGACTATTTGAGTTTGGCAAAGATGATAACTCAGACCTATACCTAACAGATGAATTCCACATAGAACTATTGAATATGAGGAAATCAGGTTGTAAGTTTAGACCTGATTTTTCTGTATACTTAATAAAAAGATTCTATAGGAAAAATAAAGAAATCATTCCAGTACTTGATCTTATAGAAAGTGCAATATTAGGTGGAAGGATAAGAAATAATACTTTTACTATTAGGAAGAGAGATAGGTTGGTGAAGAATAGGTTGGAACTTTATAGGATTCAAGATATAATAATGGGGGCTTATGGAGTACTCGTTGATTATATAGCAGTGTAATTCAGAAGCCGTCAATTCCTTAATAGTGAAGATAAGAACAGTAATGTTTTTATAAATTTGGAATCCGTAAGCCCTGGAGTAGATGTTCTGCCAATAGTCGCCGGCAGAGGAAAGAGGTATCCGGATTGATGAATTTTGCTCAATTTTATAATCACTAGTCTAAAATTGAGATACCCTTGTAGCGGTAGAGGTGAGCTATGTACGCAGGAGCTGCATTCTTGGGTCCGTGACACATGTGCAGTACGGTACTGGTAGAGGTAGGGAGTCGAAAGGAAATCGTTTATGAACGGTTAACTCCCAGCCGTTTTATTTTTTTTCTTCCTCTAAATCCCTTATATGTATGAATAGAAAGTTATTGAATAAATTTTTAAGAAGTAGTGATAGATTTTCGTTTTACCTAGGTGAGTATTGTTTTCCAAAATTTATACAGTCTGGGCCAAACAAGTATTTTAGTCTAGAAGATAATAGAAAACAAAACTTAGAGCAGGCAGACAGCGCTTGGTCAAGATATTTCAAATCAATCTTACAGTGCTATAGTGGCCTTTATTATATTCGGGAGTTTCCACTAATAATAGAAAGAAGGAATAGGTGGGAAAACTATTGTTTAGCTAACATGGCTTTAGATAACGAATCTCTCAATAGAAAGTATTTCTTAGCAGACTATTTCTTCCCTGACTACAATTTATTAGTAGAGATAGACTCAGACCTACACATTCAAGAATATGATAAGGCAAGGGATGAGTATATACAGGAAATCTGGGGATTAAAAACTCTTAGGTTCAATGAATTTGGTTGTAGTCCTGAAAATCAATCTTATTATATAAGAGAGTTTAATAAGGTAATAGAGTGTGGAAAAACGAACAGGATCAGTATGGTCTATAATAGTCTACTAGTAGATTACTTTAATTATAAATTAGGATCTATTAAACAGAATATTGATGCAGTAGAGAGGATAATTAATACAAATAGATTAACAGAAAGAGTATTAGATCTAACAAGCTATGGTAAGGTCTTTGGGAATTTTATGGATTTTAAAGACCTACAGTATGTGATCCTAGGTATGTATGATATTCTTGTAATTTCAAAGGCCTACAATCCTTAATAATGAAGGTGCATAGTAATTTAAGTGACAATCTATCTGGAAAGATGATAGAGGGCTTTTACCTGCTATGTTGGTCTTGGTTTAGTCTAGTTTTGAGAGACCGTACTACTAACACTAGAATACCCTTGCAGCGATATAGGTTAGCTGTGTACGACAGGAGGCCCGGAGAGTCTAGAGTGCACTGGATTTCTTTTGGGATTACGGTACTGGTAGAGATAGGAAGTCGAAAGGATAGTAGTGTAGTCGCCAGCAATGACAATAAGACTGGGGAGAAACGGAGACATTACTAGCTTCCTGTCGTTATTTTTTTTTGCTTGCCCTAGATCCCTTATAGGTATGAACAGCAATAATTTAATGAATTTTTTACTAAACAGTAGTGATTACTGCTTTAGAGTCGGGCCCTACGTAGTACCTAAGTTTATTGTAGGCTCTAAAGGGTCCCTTGTAGATTTGAAAGGGAACTGGGAAAAAGGTCTTATTGATAATGAGAGTACGTGGTCCAGGTATTTTGAAACTATTCTTAACTGCTGCTATAAAAGGGTTCTTTATCAAAAAGAAGTCCCTTTGATTATAGAAAAGAGTAAGATTATGAAGTGGAAGAACTTATGCGGTTGTAACAAAGTAACAGACTTTGACTCTATCATGAGAAGCTACTTTTTAGCTGACTTTGTTTTTCCTGAATACAACCTTATTGTAGAAATAGATTCTGAGCTGCATACCCAAAAATATGATGAGGCGAGAGATGAGTTTATTAAAGAGGAGTGGGGATTTGAAATACTAAGATTCTTCGATTTTGGTTCAAGTCCCGAAAATGTTGGATACTATCTTAGACAATTTAATAAACAGACAAGTATTCCGTCAAAGAATTACATTAACTTACACTATGGTAGTGCAGCGATTGATTATTTTAATCGAATAAACTCTGATATTATGCACGTACTGAATACAATAGAAAATAAGATACTTAGTGACAGTGTGAACGGGGATACAGTCTTCGTCAAAGAGTCAAGTATAGGATCAGAAGAGAAATTGGAGAGGATCAAGTCTATAATTTTTAATATGTATGGACTAAAGGTCGGTATCTTAGTGGGCAGATAAAAATGTTGCACCTAGGATGCCTTCGATTCCTTAAATATGATAGAAAATGGAGTTATGTAAATCCTGGAGTAAGACCGATAGACAGAATGGGACGAAAGAGGTAACCATGCTGATGAATTTTGCTCAGTTTTATAGTCACTAGTCTAATACTGAGATACCCTAGAGCGAAACAGGTGAGCTATGTATTGCGAGTCAGGCGGGAGGCCAAGAGGATATATCAATACCCGTTATTGGCTGTAATACTGGTAGAGATAGGATGTTGGGATTGAGGTTGTTCACGTCAAAAAATGACCGAAGAAAGCTTCTCAACATCCAGTCGTTTTATTTTTTTTGCAGGTTAATAAAAAGAGAGAAAGGTAGTTTTATAATACCAATCTCTCCTTCTTTTTTAGTCAATCATAATTTGTTTTCCAGTCAGTTCTTTTTTCTTTTGCAAGTTGATCAAGAGTACACCATTCTTCAGGCTTGCACTAATATTATTCATATCAATTTCCCTCCCTACATAGAATGACTCTTTGAAATCTGGTAGTACCTTAGTTTCACTGTTTTCTTTATTCACACCACTTACTACCAGTTTTTCATCTTCTGTTGTAATCTTCAGGTCATCTTTATCTAGTCCTGGCACTACTAAAATTATTTTTGCACCGGACTCTGTATTCTCAACCTTACTAACTACCCTCTTGCATGTATCATCAAAAAGTGACATCGCTGTATCAACGTAGTTCTTTATAAATCTATCCATCATAATTTTCAATTTTCTTTGTTAAACTTGTACTGCTAATAATACAAATGAAATACCAAAATAATTTCTCTGCCTTTTTGTCATCCTGCCCTGCCAAGTTGACATTTTCGTAGGTGAGGTAGACATGGAACCTTATTAATAGAAAACAGATAATAATAAAAACATGGAAGATTACTCAGACATACCAAAAATGTTCGTGGTGAAAAATGAACCACAGGAAGTAACACAGATTAGGGCTCACATACTTAGATCATTCAAAGACCTACTATTTTTTGAAGAGCCACATATTTATTCACTTCATGGTAAGCAGTTGACCTCTGTTACTACTATGTTGGGTAAGTATATGGCTCCTTTTGATACAGAACAGACAGCTACTAATTATGCTAAGAAAAATGGTGAGACTCCTGAATATTGGAAGGATAAGTGGTTGTGGAAAAATAAGATGTCTACAATTACCGGATCACTTGTGCATGAATTTGGAGAGTCTTATTCTTACTTAATAAATGGTCACCCTGAGAGAATAACTGAGTCTTGTAAGTGTAAGTATGTGGAGGATAAAAACTGGCTTATTCCAACAAGAGGTAAGGAAGAGGCTGTTATCAATTATTGGTCTAGTCTTCCACCTTGTCTTCACTTTGTTTATGCAGAGGCTATGTTATATACAAACAGCAATCCAGATCCTACTACTCACCTCAAGACACAACTAGCAGGGACGGCAGATATCTTATTATACTATAAAGATACTGTTAACCCAGAGAATAGTGGTCTTGTGATAGCGGATTATAAGACAAATGCTGATATTAGGAATAAATTTGCAAGATCGACAGGTAAGAAGATGAAAAGTCCATTTAGTGATTTCTTGTCTGAGCCGCTTAGTGAATATTATGCTCAATTCAGTACATATCAAATCCCACTAGAAGACATAGGACTTAAAGTTATTGCGAGGAGACTTGTATGGCTTAAGGATGATGGTAATTTTGAAGTCCTAGCAACACCTGACCTATCACAATTAATTAGAGAAAACTTATGATTATTGGAATTACTTACTATAAAAATAAAGCTACCGGCCTTAAGTGTGTCGATGTAGTAGTACCTATTATAAAATCTAGTGCAGATACCTCTATATTAATATTTACTAGACCTACTGATAAATATATAAAAAGGAGAACTGCCCTAAAAATTATAGAAGAACAGTTAATAGGTGGAAAAGAAGTATGGAGTAGATGTTTAGATCTAGGTGATAGGAATGCATTTACAAAATACAAGAAGTTGAACTACGAGATTATTATAGGTACAGATGTTGTAGATCTAGAAGATAATTGGATAGTTAATTTGATAGATACATTCAAGAAGAGTGGTTAGTAATACTCTTCTTATTTCGTCTTAGTTTCCTTAATAGTGTAGAATGAATAGAATATGAAAGCAAAAGTTGTTTACTATAAAAATAGATTTAGTGACTATATATTTACTAGAATTATGGTACCTGTGGCGTTCAGTAGGAATTTAATCGTAAGAGGTTCTGGAAAGCTGTATAAGGGAGACGTTGACCTGCGCACCACTAGATCTTGTATATTGAGTTTTATAAGGTTAACTAGTAAATTCATAGACAGTGCCACTATTTTAAATATAATAGAAGAGCAATTAAAGAATGGATCAAAACCAGGAATAAATCGTCTCGAGATTAGAAGCAGTGTCGTACAATCAGAATACGAGAGATTAAATACATTCCAGGTTAGTGCAAAAGATATAGACCTAGATGATAGTAGAGTATCTAAGTTAATAGAAAAATATGTTAAGATAATGTAGTACTACCTTTTTATTTTGCCTTAGTTTCCTTATTAGTGTAACAGTTAAAAAAATTATTTATATGAATAGAACTAGAGATTATTCAGTAAGTATTAAGAAGAACATTATTGAAAAACTATCAGACTACCTTGAGAAGAACAAGATCAAAACTATGGTACTTGGTGTGAGTGGTGGTATTGATAGTACATTAAGCGCCGCATTATGTTATGAAGTTGCTAAGAGGACAGGTGTTAAGTTGCTTGGTTACTCTTTGATGTGTAAGACTAATGCAGAGGGTGAGGTTAGTTCTGCGGTTAATGCGGGACTAGCGTTTTGTAATGAATTTAAGGAGGTAAACATTGAGAATTGGTATCTTCAATCTAGCACCTTTGTATCAATTGGAACTAGCTCAACTGATGATCCCGCCAATCTTTCGGCCATTGCATTAGGTAATATTAAGGCAAGACTTCGTATGATTTTCTTGTACTGTAAGGCCGGGGAAACTGGCGGAATTGTAGTTGATACAGATAACATGACAGAGCACAATACTGGGTTCTGGACGATTCATGGTGACGAGGGCGATGTAAATCCAATAGGTAATCTTTGGAAGTCAGATATCTATGAGGTTACTGACTACTTGCTCACAGAATATCTTGAATATCGTGAGACCCTAGTAGAAGGTGTGGATGACGAAGAGATCAAGAGAACTGGTTATGCTGTGGCTGCCTTGGAAGATGCACTTAAGATAGTACCAACAGACGGAAATGGAACATCTGCTAGTGACCTTGACCAGATTGCACCAGGTTGTACATATGAGCAGGTCGATGAAGTACTCAAGACTTGGCTATCTATGAATAATGACGAGAAAGAACTATGGAACAGAGGCTTACAATCAAAACTATACAAGATGATAGATGAGATTGGCGTCGACATGGTTAACAGAATCTTAGATCGTCACAAGAGAACAGAGTATAAACGAATGCATAGACCAATTAAGCTATGAAAAGATACAAGATTACGTATCCAGGTGGTGTGAGTCAAGAGAAAAATCTAGTAGAGAGAAGCATGTATGATGAGGTGATCAAACCAATAGATCAAACTCTCTACAAAGTTGAATCAATGTTAGCAGAAACAAATGCCAAGAAGAAGAAAGAACTTGTTGAGGACTTAAGGCAGACTAGAAAGAGAATTAAGTCTGTCCTGTCTAGTTTTGGTGAGTATTTTGTAAGTGATTCTCCGTTAGGTCAGGCAATGGTGAATGGTGGAAAACTAATACTACCAGAATATCAAGGAGGTATAACTAGTCCAGTAATTTTTGAAGAGATTAAGTAATGGTAATTGAAGTATTAAAGAATAAGTACAAGTGTGGATGTAATAAGGGGATTGCAAAATTAGATCAACCAGACATCCTAGAAAAATTAAATTCTATCATTGAGTGGGATATCTGTAAGTTTCCTGAGAGATCAATCATAGAAACAGAGAATGACGAATGGAACAAGTACTTTGGACCTGACTGTGAAGAGATTGAATATAAAGAGGTACAGGACGAGAACGGCGTTAAGTGTAGAACATTCGAAGATAGGAATTTCTTAGGCGCCTTATCAGAATTAAAGCCAGGTAATTGTTTCCTATTTAATGGTCAGTTTATTGCAGTTGACAGTGCAGATAGATTAGTTCTCATGTTTAGCGGGTCAGGTTATAAGGCGCTAGATAGACTCTGGGAAGAAGAGATTTGTCCAGAGCTTAGGATATTCTACGGCGACAACAATGTAAACAATGTAGAGTATAAAGGGCTTGACAAGGAACCTGATTATAAGAATGAGTTTAACTTAGAGGTCAGAATTCCTTACCTAGATTATAACAAGTGGAAAACCTACTTCTTAGACGGTAATGATAAGATACCAACATTAGAAGGGGGTAAGCATGCAGTACTTTGTAAGCTTGATTCAGATGATCTTCCTTTTGAGTTTGAGTTTATTATGACCGACCATTGTGCATTCTTTAGGGGTGATGAGATTGATGAGGAGGATAAAGACATTGCAGAGATGGCAGTGATGCAGACTATTTCTTGGTTCTATGAAAATACAAAGCGGAGCATTAATCCACTTGATATAGAATCTAAGAAACAGCAGGAAATTGCAGACTATCAACAGAAGAAGCAGTTTGAAGAAATGATGAAGACCTTAGGTGGTGGTGAATAAAAAAAAAATAAAGTAGTAGATTTAATTTCTACTACTTTTTCTTTCGTTCCTCTTTATGGTCTCTCCTGGTTCTTGATAAAATCTTTCACTGCGTCACTTCCATTGTTGTCTATTAGCACCGAACAACTGGCCATAAAATATTTAGTGTTAGTTACTTTTGTGCAGTATCTTGTATAGACCGACATTACTAAGTTAAACACTACTACAATGGCCCATACTATCGGTGCGTGATGAACAATGTCTATCACAGTGCAGGTACCCATCAGAAGTGCATAAAGTAAGACTGATGAATTATCTAGTAACTCTGCATACCTCTTACTGTTTGCACCATAGAAATAACTTCTCCCTACTAGCGGACACATAAGACTTAAGAATCCCATAAGTTCAGGGTTTCTTAATTTTCTATTTGCAATCATAAACTTGAGATCTGGTTCTGTTAGCTTTTCGAGATTGTCCTTCTCTACCTCCAGAATATTAAGCAGGTCAGGCCTAGATATATACCTACCAATCTCTGAATTCTCTACTACTCTGCAGATTTCTTCTTTCTCCATTTTTCTATATTTTTTGTTTTTACTAAGAATATTATTGTTGTTGTATCTCTGTATTGGTTGGTAATTCTGTGACAGTAACCGATTCCTGATATCATGACTGGCTCAAACATCCTAAGTGCACCTGGTAAGGTTCCTCGATTACTGTACATAGAAGACAGTCCAATTGCATAGACTGGTAATTTCTCAGGCACAATAAGCCCGTCCATGAAAGTCTGAACATAATATTTATCTTTCAGTCTAATCCAACTTTGCTGTTTATAGATTGGTCGTGCACTATATACCTCAACTGGATCATAAGACTCTATATTTTCTAGGGTCTCTGATCTTTTTCTATTACTAGGTCTCCTATTGATTGAATAATACATGCTATATCTAAGTATACCATGATCATCTAAGTAAAACCCGTAATGACTCTTTGATGGTTTTCTATACCTAAATACACTACTAAGTACTACATCATTTTTCTGTACCGTCCTGAGTAAGTCCCTTCTGAATACATAGTTCTTCACTGTTTTCTTACCTAGCCTCTTAATAATCTCTGAGTAAGTATCATTATAGTCCTTACCTATCCTAGAATACAGGAACTTAATTGTCTCTCCGTACTCAGGCTTACAGTATGAACTGAAGTGATATTTATCTCTGTACCACATCGAGTAAGTTCTCATGGGTAACCTACGTATATCATCGCTTACTAATTTTCTACCAAACTTCTTTCTACATTTAGGTCTTCTTTCTCTATTATACCTATCTGATCTAACCGTTCTAAACTCAATCATATTCATAATTAAGGAATCTAGGGTAAGGAATTGAAAAAAAAATGGGCTTACCGATCCTTCACGAACCAGTAAGCCACAGTCATGGACGACAACAAAAAGTTTATAACTTTTCTATTTCATAGATAATACGATCATTCTTAAGTCTTGCATCAGACTCATCCAGACCAATCCATCTATTAGTTCTAGGGTTAAATACCCTTTTTGTTCTCGTTTCCAACATCTTTCGCTCTGCGGCTAGTTTTTCTTCTACATTGTCTAGCTGTATTGCGAAATCCTCTTTGCGGAATTTGAATGACAGTAGTGCAAGTTTCTGTAAATCCTCTACACTTTTTGTCAGCCTAATTACCACAATGTTCGCCTCAGGTCTTATTTTATAGGACTCTGGGAAATACTCCTGAATCTCTTCAAGACTTAATCCGCTTCCTATATGCCATGCGAACTCTACTTTGTCATTAACTGGGCTGAACTTATTCTTCAGTTCTTCCCAGATCTCGGATGAATTCTTAATAGAACTAAATCCGATACAGTTCTTATTCCCAATGCTTCTCGCGAAGTATTCAGGATAAGTTTTTACTACCTCAAAGATACTCTCACGAGTTTCTTTAAGTCCTCGATAGCTATTATTACCTAAGATAGATATAATAGCATCAACGTCTACGGCTCTATTCTCAAGTACAAGAATACCGCCAATGTAAAACATAAGCTCCTTAACATGATCTGTTATGAACTCTGCCTTACCAACTGTTTTCTCTGATACCTTAATTAATCTTCTACCATCGTTCATAGACGGTTTCTTTATGTTGGTATCTATCTTTACACCAAATAAGTCCTTTGCCATCTCAGCAAGTGACTTTAGTGTTCCGATTGGGTCATTAGATAGTGTTAGTACCTTTGACCTTCCATCGATTGTAATGGTGTAGAAAAAGTTTACACCATACGCCTTTAAGGATGATTTAATAGTTTCTAACTGTTTCTCATCCAAATAGCTAACACCCCACAATTCTCTCAACTGTGTGAATGTAATTGTTCTGTTTGTGCATTTATTTATCACAAACCTCAGAAGCTGTTCTAACCTCTCGGCCTGCTTCTTTGTAACGGTGGAGATCTTCTTTGCCTCCGCCTTGCTATATCCGTTCTTCTCTAGACTTACTCTAGCATCACGGATTTTCTTGTTTTTATTAGTGAGCGATATTACTTCGCCACTAGTTTTCTTAGTAAGACCCTCTAAATATTCGAGTGCCTTGCCATACTGAATGAGGTAGACTTCTTGTTTTCTACGTCCTACCTCTTTCTCTATGTTTCCCTCAGTCTTCTCAGATACTAAGAGATTTTTACTCTTTAACTCACTGATCAATAACTCAGCAAGTCTATATTTACCGGAACTATCCATTCCGAACTGGTTTAAAGCTTTTCCAGCTGCTTCTAAAATTAACTTACGGTCAGCTACATTTTCATTGCTTTCCGATTTAACAGTCTCTACAACTGCTTTGTACAAAATTTCCTTGTTCTCCATTTTCTTTGATTGATTTAATTTGTTAATAACTTGACTATATTAGATCGGTGTTCGTGAATTCTTTCCAGCATTGAAGATCATTCTCTCTGTTACTCTTTTGTAACCTTTGATCTCATCATTCTGGTTCTCTATTATTCCACGAAGACGACCATTCTCTTTCATAGTCCTCTTACTCTCTAGATACAGGTACACAATACCCGCAGTTAACAAGATATTTGCCTTGTTATTTTTAAGGAATTTTTTAATACTCATACAATAATAAGGGATTTAGGACAAAATAGACGGAAAAAAGTAGTAGCCTAGTCTCCCGACCGAACTACTACATAATCAAGTTATAAATGTTTATTGAGATAACAAATATGCTCAACTATAAGGAATCTAGGCTTGTCCATCTGCAAGCTTAAATTTGATATTGAAGTCTTCCTCTGCTCTTACGTAAACTGTTTCATGTCCCACTGCCTTGTATAGTACTGCGTTGATCCAGTTATGTTGAGAATCCTTCATCTGTCCAAAACCTACAATCTCATAAACACCGTTGTGACTTAATCCTGTACTTCCTGGATTCTTATCAATAAATTCAACTCTCTCGCTAACTTTAAATTTTCTCATCTCTTATTTTTCTTTTGATTACATTATTAAGGTATTCAGATCCTCTCACATGACGCCCTAGTCCCCTTATAGTTGAAAATTAATACAGAGTTCAGTTTAATTAATTATATTTATGAGAATTTCAAAAACAATTTTAATTAGTATTGGTGCAGCTATATTTTGCACAGTTATTATCTTGCTCATTATGAAAGTAAGCTATAAGAATGAGCAGACAAGGTTAGTAAATCAGTATGACATGCAATTATCTAAGATTGAAGGTGTCCATGATAATATGTGGAAAGTACTAGAATCTAAGGCGGGCGTAACGAAAGAGTATGCAAGCCAGTTTGATTCTATCTATAACCATATCATGAGCAAAAGATACGATCAAAATGATAAGGTCTTGTTTAACTGGATAAAAGAACAAAATCCAGAATTCAGTAATGAACTATACAAGGATCTTAGTGTTACGATCGAAGTGCAGAGGAGACAGTTCTTGAATGCACAACTTGAAATCATTGATATTGTGAGAGTCCATAATAACCTAGTACAGACATTCCCATCTAGCCTTTTTGTAGAGGATAAGATGCTGAAATATGAAATGATCAGCAGCACCTACACTAAAGGCATTATGGAGAATAAGGTAGAAGATGGCAAAGTTGATCTATTTAAGAAATGAAAATACTAGGAACATACTACCTTACGGAAACTATACCACACTATCCATATAAAGTGAATTTAGATTTTCTGATAGACCTAGACTTCCAGCTTAACTTTGGAATAATTAAAGGTAGGGCTGTTCTTGAAGGTCACTCCCCTGAAATGTTTAAAGGAAAACCCGTATACTCTAGGTATAAAGTTACTATTAAATTCAATAACAAAAAACATCCAACAGAAAAGAGTGTGTATTGTGCGTTGGAGAAAACACTTAGTGGTACAGGATCCGGTTTTTGTATAGGGCCTTACAATTGGAGAGGGAACAGTGACGTCTACAATAAGTGCTATAAGATGAGATTAGATAGTGATAGAATAATTAGTATAATAAAAAATAATCTAAAGAAATGATTTACTTACTAATACTATTACCAATTATTGCAGCTAATGTTGTATATTGGTATTTCAGAAAGAATAAGAAGTTAGATCTAAGTGATGAGAGAAGGGGTATAACATATCTATTGCTCTTAACGGTTCCTACTATACTAACTGTGATCACGATATTTACAATGGATCACACAATTAGGTACAGTAAGATATCTGATACGGAGTATTGGTCTTTCTATTATTCTAAGATCAGACACTTAGATAGGTGGAACGAATATATACACAGAACTTGTACTAGAATGATCAGAGATTCTAGGGGAAATACTAGGACAGAAACTTATGATTGTTCCTACGTTGAGTATCACCCAGAGAGATGGATACTGGTTGATAATGGCGGTAATGAGATCTATACAAGCAAGGAGTATTTTGACAGCATTAAGACATTGTGGAATACGAAGCCCATTTTTGTAGATATGCACAGAAACTATTATACAGTGGATGGAGATGCGCAGGAATATTACTGGGATCAACTAGGACAACACCTAATTACCTACTCCTTAGAAATGCCATATATAAAGGAACACAGACGGCATTTAGACTAAGAGATGTAAGTAAGGAGGAGGCAAAATTACTTGGCTTATTCGATTATCCAAGTATCAGTGGCCCTAATATGTATGAACAAGAACAAAATCCGATCTTAGGCTTTAATCCAGGAAAAGATATTATTAAGAAATTTACAAACTTCAATGCTAGGGAGGGAAGCAGAAAGAAGATAAGAGTTTTTGTGCTAGTATTTAAGGAAGGTCAAGGTCCAGAGATAGCGGAGGAACAAAAGAACTACTGGCAAGGTGGTAATAAGAATGAGCTTGTTATCTGTGTAGGGATTGATAAGTCTACGCATGAAGTTAAGTGGGCTGATTGTTTCTCTTGGCAGGATGATATAACACTTGACACTAGATGTAAATTATTCTTACAGAGTCAGAAGAAGCTTGATTTAGATAGACTTCATTGGTTCCTTAGAGAGAATATTGGACTATGGAAAAAGAAGGATTTTAGAGACTTTGACTACCTTGAGCCAGAATTGGATTCAGATGATGATAATACAATAATCATGGTAGTACTATGTATCCTACTAGTATCTACATGTGCTCAGGTTGGTACATTCTGGTATTATACTAAGAAGGATGAAAAGAATTAAAATCAAAGTAGCCTATAAACTAGTTAAGTACCCAGGTATATCAGTAGAGGAGATATTAGCAGCAGTAGAAATTCCAGTCACTGACAGTATATATAAACTTACATGTGTGACGGGATTATTTTCAGGTATCAGAAAATCTGTGTGTAATGGTGATAAGACAGTCAATAACTACATAAGATTTTGTATACCCACAAAGAAAGTACTAACTAGCAAAACAGTAATGAAGGAATTAGAAAACTTAATGCCAGATACAGCTAGTATACTTAAAATGCGTTACGCCCTCAAGATAAGTGAGGAAGAAAAGCTTGATAGATACCCTGATAATCCATATGTAATACTAGGGCGAGAATATTTACTAGTAAAAGAGGTAGATATTTATGATATAGTCGGGAAAATAAAATTAGGATAGTAGGTAAAACTACTATCCTTTCTTTTCCTTATTATTGAATGTATTATATAGAATTATAATTAAAGTAGGAATAGTTTATTGGGGAGTAAAGCCATCGTGAAAGTGACAATACTTTACTATCTAAACAATGAAAGTGACAATCTTTCGGCTAAGATTATTATTCCTGTTAGGTCTCAGTATAATATATCTGATCATGTATTTGGATATATAATCAAAGGTCGTAAGTTGCGCGTACCTAAGGATTACTACATATCAATAGATGTCCTCACATCTAAATATCTAAGAAAGGAAGGTATTATTGATATTTATCTAGATTACATGAAGAATGGTGTTTATTCAGATAGGTTACTATATACAGAGTTGACAGAAGATCCACCTGAATATCCAGAACTACCTAAGGAAAAAATACTTAATACAGATACAGTAGAGATAGAAGATAGCCTGATAAATGATACATTAAGGGCTAATAGTATGACAGAAAAAGAATTAGATAAAAAATTGAGTAGACTATGACAGAACTTAGTTATTGGGATATTAATAGAAGGGGAGTTATTGTCCCACACCTAGGAATCATTATGAACATATCATTTATGTCAAAATACAAACTAGAAATGGGACTTGGAATAACGTACTTGGGTAAGCTAAAAAAACCTGTTAAATACAATATCGAACTAGTAATATCGGACAAGAGCTTTAAATATATAACAAAGAAAAGGGTCTTGTCTGAACTAGAAAAATTAATACAAGAAAATAAATTTCTGGCATGGCATCTAACAACAGGCGATCCGGATAAAGATGAGTCTATAATATACCAACTTTTTGATTACCCGGAGAAAATAAAAACAGATACATTAAATATTAAAGACAGTACAATAAATGAGTTAATAAATAAAAAATTTAAGAAGAGTCAGTTTTACTAACTCTTCTTTTTTTATCCGCCCTACACTACCTGATTATCTAGTAGTCTTAGGAACTGATCTCTCGTCATTGTACCACCCGCTGCACACTTATGACCTCCACCATTATAGTTTTGTTTCATATAATCAGCAAGGTTTAATCCAGTTTCGGTTTCACTGTACATTGATATTGAATAGTACAGCCCGCCGTTTTCATCATGCCTTAAGTTTACGCACACTGTAATATCATAATCTCCATATACTGACTCGAACTGCTGGCTTCCAAATTCCTGAGTCAACATACAAATTCCCTTATACTTACCACCTACTACTACTGAAAATGCATGAGACTTAACGGCGGCTTTATGACGTTTCTGATTGTATACTGTTATCTGCTTACCTGTCTCTAGTATTTCTGCAGTGAGTGGGGAATTATCTATCCTCAGTTTATCAAATACTTGGTTAATGGAATTCAAGACCATACCATACTTAGTACGAAGGCCAAGTTGGAATGCTAGTGTCTCTTTGTCCCATGAAAATCGACTCTTATCCCAAACATCATATGCAGATACTAGCCTCACAGCTTTCGGAACAATACTATCAACACCATACATAAATTTCCAACATAGTTCACACGCACCAAGACCTATCATTCTAAGACCATCCATGTCATCGTAAGAATGTTCCTTAGCTGTATCAATCGCCCCAATGTGATGATCAATCCAGATAGCCCTATAACCACCTGATAACTCCTTAAGCCTTTTCATATCCTCTGGTGGAAATGAAATGTCAACTAGAAAAACATGACATAGCTCATCCTTACCAATCTTAGGTAGTTCTGGAATGCTGTCTCCATAATTCCAACCCTTTGTCAATACTTTCTCATACCCAAGCTCTCTTTCTAGGTAGTCTTGGATAATCGCAGCTGAAAATAATCCATCATAATCAACTCTATGATATACGATAAATCCTACAGTTTTCTTCATCTTAAAAGTCCTTATCTCTTATTAATTCACGTACTCTATCTTCTAATAAGGATTCTGCGATTGATTCTAGCTGAAAATTACCACTACAGTACACATAATAGACGTTACGTACTGTATCCCAATTCTTAGCTGTAAAATCTTCAATCAGGGCTACATTTTTTATTGCTGCTCTTAAGCTCATCAATTCTAGCTCATCTTTGTAGGCAACTCTAACTTTACCAGCATAAGATATAACAGCTGACTTTCCGGGCTCACTTTTAAATTTAATTTCTTCTACTAAGTCTTTAATAGTCTTAATAGAATAACCACAACTGCGAATTATATCTTCGCAGTCTTTTTTCTTTAATCGTATTCTTACCGTCATAACTTGAAATTTATATTAATACTCTTCTACAAATAAGGAAATAATACCAAGAGAATAACAAAAATGTAGCCTAACCTCACGGCTAAGCTACAAATAATGGCTTTATTAGAAAAAAATCCCCTGATAAGAGTATTTCTCATTAATAAGAAATCTAGGGGATCTCAGGGTGCAAAAAAAAACATAGTCGACCCATCACAGGCCAACTATGTAATCTAACAACAAACTTCTGAGTACAAATCATTTATCACTAATAAGGAATCTACCCTGTCCTGTAATACCTTTTTTCCAGTACCTACCTTTTCTCTTTTCAAATATTTCAGGTGGCACCGTTACAAATCCAGTACTACTTGCTTTTAAGTAATCAGGTTTCTCGCCCGGCTTGATATTAAAAGATGTATTAATCGACACACTAATTAGGTCTTCTAGTTTAATTCCATCTAGTGCAAGCGGACAAATACCTAAACCTTTCCAAGTAAAATCCAAGATCAGATATATACTCCCATTCTGGTCTAGTAGTTCAACATCATTCCTCTTAATTGAACCGGGGAAAGACTCTCTAACTACTGACCAACTGAGATATGTACCCCTCGATAGTTCATTATACTTATCTAGATCTGTACTAATTATATCTTTCTTCAGACTAACCTCAAGCTGTGTAAGTAGTAATTCTAAGTCTAAGTATAATATCGGTCTACCTGTCCAATCCAAGCAGACTGTATCAGAATCTACATACCTAAATCCAGGGAGTTCTACAATCATATATCTAATACTACCTGTCTTCCCTGGTACTATAGACTTATCATACGTACTTAAGTTAAACGGGTCAAAATCATCACATTCCAGACTAGTACTAATCCAACCTAAGCCAGCTGAGAATACGGCAAGATAGTTTTGATATACAATACCTAACTCCTTGCACTGTTCTCTATTCATCAACCTAAACTTACTAGGCTCATCAGATAGCACTTGCATTACTACAATTGACTTGTCGGGGAAGTGTTTTATCAGCCTAAATATCAAATCCGAGCCTGACATCCTTAGCTTATATAATTCACCTTCCTTCAGAACTACGCCCTTACTGTTCGGTGCTTCTATACCTTCTAGTTCATACTCTATATTCGGTAAGCTAGACTTGATAGATACCGCTTTGATTCCTTCTAGGTACCTTCTCTTAGTGCTAGTATAAAGTATTTCGCCGGTTTTCTCATTGTACTTGTATGTAACGTCTCTTATCTTATCTTCTCTGTACATTACTTAAGCGCATCTGGTACAAATTCAGTATTACTAAGCAAGAGGTTTTCCGATCTCTTACTAAGTTCTAACATCTTTGCTGACATTTCCTTATTAGCCTTCACAATCTCAGCACGGTCATTATCCCTCTGCTCTTTGATGTGTGCTAGCTTTTCAGTTGTGTCAGAGAGGGCAGTAAATACATCATTCATTGCCTTCTTGTAAGTCTCGACATCAATAATACTTCTACTTCCCTCCACTAAGATCTTACTTGTTGTTTCTTTCATCATCTTAGCGTTATTCAAGGTAAGTTCATTGTTGACATCCTTGATCGCCTTCTGAGTTTCAAGCACTGCCCTCTGTTTCTGATTCATAATGGCAATAGCGATCGATGTCTCCCAATTTGGTATGATTGTCCTATAGATCTCTTCATTATTCTCACGCAGTCTCTCATTATTCTGCCTCATCATTCTAATCTGAGGTAGGTCTAGATTGTGTGTTTTCTGTCCGGCCATAAATAAGTCGAATGAATGTCTGTCTATTTTCTCGACGAACTCACGCTGCTTATCTAATTCTGACTGACTATGAGATGAAGGATCTTGTTCAAATTCTTTCAACATCTTCTGCAGCTTTTCTGTCTCGTCGTTATATAAGACAGCTAGTGCGACTACATGAACGCCGTAATATTCACACAACTCCTCAGCCCTTTGTTCCATTAAGACTAGAGAATTCATGTCACTATCCAAGTCTACCTCCATCTCTTTGACTTTGGCGATGATCTTGTTAACGTCATCCTTACTTGATTCGTACCTAGCCATGATCTTATCTGCCGACAATACTGCAGGGGTACCAAATACTGGAATCATAGCAACAAACTTTCTCCAACCCTTCATAGTACTTGGATCTTTCAGCTCGTTCTTTCTGATTGTACTGATAAGCTCTTTTACATACCTACCAGCTTCACCAGCCTTATCCAGTTTATTGAGTTCCAGCAAAGTACTAACACAATCGCTGCCTGTACTTACTATATCTGAACCAAATTTCTTAAGGCTGTCAGAATCAGTTATACCCTTTGTGATATCCCTGCACCTCTTAATAGTTTGGTCATCAAGTCTTGTTACATCTACTTTGCCCTTATCATCAACTGTTCTACCTGCTTTGATAAGTGCTTCTTCTTTTTTCTTAATACTTAGGTTTCCCATAATCTCATTTAATAATTGATTTAATATATTTTGTTAATTCTTCCTTCGATAGTTCATTGAGATCTACCCGATGATAATTCTGTAAGTTGCTCTCCTTTGCATCCAACACTATGAATCTACCAGTTATTGGATGAACACCAAAACCAATGAACGGAGTATTTCCATTTAGTCTAGCAAAGATATAGTCAAGGCAAGAGTTTTTAACACGCACCTTTGGAACAACTCCTAAGTCAATTCTAGAATTACTAAATTGTCTATTCCTATAAATCCTATACCCATTTTCTTTCAGCATCGGATAAATAGTACTCTCTATCATAATAGATAATTCAAATCTTAGTTCTAGTAATCTTTGTTCATACTCAAAGAACTTAGTACTATTATAGATTATACTCAGTATCTTACTTAACTGATCCGTATCTTCTGGACCTAGTAAGACTTTTGCATCTAGCCCCATATAGAAGTTAGTTGCATCATAATAGTACTTAGTGAAGTTGTAAGTCATTATATTATTATTAACTACTACCAACTCTAAGTTTTTCTTTTTCTCGTCAGTATAGATTTCAACCACTATTCTCGAATCTAGAATACTCATACCTTTCTCTCGTAGTACTGTTAACAATAAGTCCCCTTTGTGAGTGGATAGTTCAGTACATTGAAAGCCTGTTCTTAGTAAAGTATTAACTACATCACTTATTGGATCTCTTCTTCCAATATGTTTTATTCTTAATTCTTCTGTTAAATTTCTCATACTACTAATAAGGAAACAAGAGGGAGAGAATATTACTACCCTCTCCCAAAAAACATACCTATACTAACTCCTTAAAATAATACTCTGGATCTCTCTCACCATAGACCTCTTTCATCTTGTCTAGTGTTAGTTTATTACCATACTGCCTTATAAAATCTGAGAACTCCTGACCACTCATACTGCCTTGCTCACCTAACTTGATTGCTGCTTTCTTGATCAGTTCTTTTTCATCACTTAGCACAGACCATACATAATCCATACCTTCCTTGATGAGCTCTAAGATTCTACCATCACCTGTTGACTTATTTGTTACCATTACATCTTTACAGTCAAGACCATTACTTATACTACCATTCTGTTCGACATCTCTATGCGACAATGGTAGTGGTAAGTCAAATCCACAATCCATAACAGCACTACTAAGCTCTTTCCACAAGCTCCGTATATCACTACTGCTACCAAGTAACCACATATCAGGGTTATTATAGATTACCCTTTCTGCTTGATATCCACCTAGTGAAATTCTGACCTCATCTAAGACATCCCTTCTACAGTCTATTTCTCCTGCAAAACGTCTATCATAAGTACTACAAAATCCACCATGATCAGTAGAAACACTAACTATACTATCTGGTACTTCTCCCTTACACCAAGAGTACATAATCGCATGGCCAATTTCATGAACCGCACAAATAAATCTTTTCTTTCTATTCTCTGGGCATCTTTCCTTACCAAGTTCTAGTTTCTGTTCTACTATCACTTCCTCTGCCTTATCGAACTTGAGTCTAATATCGACGCGAGGTAATCTAAAATCTCTTATATCACCGACTACACTAATACTAACAGACTTACTACGACCTTTATGTTCCACTACCTTAGATAGATACGGTGTAATAAGAGTGTCAATACTACTGAGAACCGGCCTTACACCTTGCGTCGGATATACAGACTCGGAATACAGGAGGTCTTTCATACTCTGCTCGAATACTACTTTTATCTTATCTACCTCTGAAAATCTGTCTAATATCCTTCCTATCTCTAAGTCAATAATCTTCTTAAAACTATCCTTACTCAATGTTGGGTACTTGATTATATTATTACCAAGTCTTCCAATCTGTTCAGGCCTATATCTCTCCTTAAGTGCTTCTTTGATATCAGTTGTTGTCACCCTACTAGTAATATCATAGAATAAGTCTGCATCAATATCTGGGCTTATATCAGAACTGTCCTTGTATGCCTCATCTAAGTTACCCAAGATAAATACAAGCGACTTACTACAATCAAGTTTACGAGAAGAGGCTGCAAGTTTCTTAATATCCTCAAGTCTCTCCGCTAGTTGACCTATTGTATACTCACCTGATAATAATTCCTTCGCAACCCTACTACCCAATGCATCACTCTTATTATTGAGCCTCCTAATAATTGTCCTAAGATATCTACTAGTCAATACTTCAAGTGGCTTATTCTGATCTTCTGTATTGTCCGTCTTAATAGAAGGTCCCCTATCATAGTGAAAGAACATAATATTTAGAAATGCAGATACATCATCAGGAGATTCAATATGATTATCCTTGATTATAATATGTGGTAATGACTTAGATGTATCAACTAGTTCATCTATAAAATCACATAGGTTACTGAAATCATAGTTATAATCATTGATATCTATAATACCACTATCCAAGATTGACCAGATAGGGCGAAGACTTGGTGCTACTTCTTCTTCACCAGACTCATTAATAGTTCTTGCATACTGAAATTCATCAAACATAAATACAAGACTATTACTGCCGGAAAATCTATCACCACTATCAGACTCTTCAGACTTACCAAAAGTATCCATAATGTCCGTGCTGATAGATTTATTATTATCTCTACACTCACCACAATCAAATGAAATTCTTACGTCATCTAGGTATAACAAGCTAATCAATCTCTTAACTACACTTGTCTTACCAGTACCTGTCATACCCCAAATAGATACAATGGTCGGTCTAGTAATAATCTCTGGCGTCACATACCAAGCATACACACTAGCACCAAGTTGATCAATTATATCATCAAGACCTACAAATTCACGCTTAAGTTGTACAAGTGCTGAATCTAGGAGTTTAATTCTATCCTTTCTCTTACTCGGTACTTTATTAATATTCAATTTCTCCATCGTCTATACTATTATCTATTAAACTTGAACCACCAAAATTATTATAAAGATATGTTTTCCAATCCCTAGCACTAAACTTACTAGACTCAACTATATAGGACCTACTAAGCTCCGCCAGTTCTTTTGCAAACCTATCAGCACCCACCTTATCTTCTGCCTCTGCCATAAGACTCACCTCACCGACTAATGTATGAAGTGTTATTGTAGCAGTGTAGATTGCATATTCTTCACTACTAACAGACTTACTAGATAGCTCACAGAAATACATGCCGCCACTCTCTAAGAAAGATTCACTATCTAAGATATTGGTAGTCTGATAATATTCATAACCTTTATCACCAGTCGACCAGTAAATAGTTCCACTCAAGTCAGCTAAGTATGTCTGATTATCTTCTACCAGATCGCTAAAAGTATTCGATCCGGTTTCTTTTAATAATTCTTTTAGATACCTGAAATAATTATCCATGTTTTTATTATTTAATCTTCACTAGTAAGGTATTGAAGTGACCTAGACCCCTTAATTGTAAGTATGTGGATAAAAGCAAAAATAGAAAAAGAAAATGATGATTACTATTTGAGACGTTATTGTATTAGTAATAGTGATTTGGTAAGAGTAGTAGTACACACAAAGACTAGGAAATTTTTAGAGCCCGGTATTATTATCCTATCAGTTGACCTAAAGGATGGTAAGGTAAGACCAATCAGGAGGACAGCACAGAAAGGAGTTACTAAGGATTTCTTCACAAGTCTTATGATAGAATTTCAAGAAGTACAAGGTAGAACTGTATTGATGTATAAGACAGGTAATTACTTTGATAGTAAACTTGAACTTGTTTGGGGTTGTAGTAAGATAAAGAATAGTAAGACACCTAAAGACTTAGAGGCTTACTATCATAAGCTATATAAGACTATTTTCAAAGATGGACAAGAAGAAGATAATGTTTGAGCTTACAAGAGTGGGCAACGATAAATTCTTCCTTACAAAACTTCCAACAAGGTTACCTAATACTGGAGGTAGGTATGTTTTTATAGACACTAACGGGAAATTTTGTGAGCCTGGATATATAACGGCCTACTTTGAAGATTCTGATAGAGGTGCGATGTATATAGGCAATAAACTTAGATATGAAAAAGTAGTAATGGCTAGATTATATTCTACTATTGACAGCTCACCTATAAAAAGTACTTGGTATCTATTATACTACGACTTCAAAATTGGTGGTCCAGATACAGTTACCTTAGATGTTATATGGTGTTTTAGTAAGTACCGTGAGAAAGGAGTTGGTGAAAATATCTACAAAAATATACTAGATGGCCTGTGGGATAATATACGACAAGCAGTAAAAAACTATAAAGCAAGAAAATATAATGCTAGTAGAATTTGATATAACGAAAGAAATAGGAGGTAAGTTCTATCTCGAAAAGAATAGAGTAATAGGAGACAGTGAACACTATAGGCCAGGCATGGTTTATACAAGGCTAGGTGACAAAGATTATATGTCTGGATACCTAGTAGTCACAGAAAATAGAACACGTTATCTATTTGGTGGTAGAATAGAAGACCTAGATTATTTCTTCTACGAAAATCTTAAGGCTAATATTATAAAAATAGCCAGAGGTAGTACTAGATATAGCCTCTACTTGCTCTACTATAAATTCAACAGACAAGATTACGTAAATAATAGACCAACAGAACTAAGAGTGGTCTGGAGTTTTAGTAAGTATGAAGAAACAGGTAGGGGTAAACTAAAGGAAGAGATTGACGAACTGTTAAAAACTGCAACAAGGATAGTGGAAGATGAGAAACATAGTTCTTAAGATAACAAGAAACAGTGAATCTAGTTTTTCAGTATGTCGGAAAGCTGGGGAAGGTGCCAATCTAGACTTCTTATCTAGTTGGAATACAGTTAATGCAGAGAGAATAGATGGAGGAAAGTCGGTTAAGTCAGGCTATCTATATATTATCGCAAGACCTGATAAGTGGGTATGTACTAGTGATTGTATATTTGGCCTGAATGATAGTAATGTCTTCTTATCGGTAAACTGTGAATATGTTAACCATGAATATCCAACTATCTACTTGCTACATTATGAGTTTGATTGGAGAAAATTACAGGAACAGACAGAGCTTGATGTAGTATGGTGTTCTAGTAGTTACCTGATAGATTATACTAGTGGTTATGAGAAGTATAAAAGTAGGTTAATTAATGATATAGTAAAAACAATTTGTAAGTATGAAGAAAAAAGAAAAAATAGAACTTAGTGAGCAATGAGCAGTATAGTTCTTAAGATAACAAGAGACGGTGAATCTAGTTTTTCAGCCTGTAGATTAGTAGGTGATAATGCAGATCCAAACCTCTCAGCCTGGTATACGGTTAGGGCAGAAATTATTAACGGCAAAAAAGCAGTAAAATCAGGCTACTTACACATTATTGCAGGGCCCGAAGAGTGGGTATGTACTAGTGGTTGTATTTTTAACCTGAACGATAACGATTTCTTATTCTCAGTACAAGATGAATCAGCTAATACAGACTACCCGACCGCCTATCTACTACATTACGAGTTTGACTGGGAAGAACTAACAGAACAGAAACAGACTAAGCTCGATATAGTATGGTGTTCTAGTAATTACATAATCGACTATACAGGCGGATATCAAGCGTATAGAGCTAATGTTAGAAAAAATATAATAGAAGCAATTTGTAAGTATGAACGAAAAAGAAAAAATAGAGCTAGTCAGAGACATAACTAGTAGATTGTGTTTTGGGCTTAAAGTAGAAGTTAGTGGATTTAGATATACATTAAATAGAGTCTATGTACAACCGATCTATAATCACACAAATCAAGCAAAAGATGTTCTAGCGATGTGTGAGTTTCTTGGTGATGATGAGTATGTAAGTATTGAAAATGTACGACCTATTCTCAAAAAGCTGGAAGACATAGAAGAACGAGACTTGATTGATTATAGGGAGTATAGTGGTGACAAGACAGCAACAAGGGATGACATACTACAAATGGACAGTCAGGAAAAACGAGATTGGCTATGTAGTAGATTCTTTGATACACGAGGACTAATCGATAAGGGACTGGCAATTGATGAAAGTACCTTAGGAAGTCGTGAGTATGGATATGATCATGAAATTTAAAAACGAAATTAATATATGAGAACTTTACTGATCTTAAGAGGTTGTATGGGTAGTGGAAAATCTACCTTCATCAAAAACAATAACTTAACAGACTACACACTTTCTGCAGACGAGATTAGGTTGATGTTCCATTCACCTAGCATGACGGAAGATGGTAGTATGTCGATAAGTGCAAGGTCTGATAGGGAAGTCTGGAACACACTGCACAGGATGTTAGAGGTTCGTATGGGGAGTGGTGACTTTACAGTAATTGATGCAACCCACAAAACAAGTAAGGCAGTTTCTAAATATTTGGAGTTAGCAGATAAGTATAGATATAACTGCTACCAACTCAACATAGAGGCAACATTAGAAGAGTGCCTAGAGAGAAACAACCTGCGTGACCTAATAAGACGAGTACCGGAATCTGAAATAACCAGAGCCTATGAGATATTACAGGCCAATAAACTATCAAACCGGTTTAAACAGATTAGTAGTATCGATGAAATAATAAACTACTATGTCACGGATGTATCAGACTATAAAGAAGTCAAGATAATCGGAGATGTTCATGGCTGCTATACTTGTCTAAAAGAGGCAGTGGGTGAAACATTGAATCCTGATGTCTTATATGTATTTGTTGGAGACTATTTTGATCGAGGTATTGAGAATAAGGAGATGTATGATTTTCTAGTACAGCACCATAAAGATAGAAATGTAATACTATTGGAAGGTAATCATGAAAAGCATATATGGAAACTTATTAACGGACTAGATATAACCTCTAGTGATTTTAAAGCAACACTAGAAGAAATAGAGAAGTCATACCCAAGAGATCAGGTAGTGAAGAATCTAAAAGAAATATACAACAAGCTACGTCAATGTTTCGCTTTTGTACATAAGGGGCAGAAATACCTAGTTACACATGGAGGTCTTACTGCAGTTCCTAGCTTAACCACTATACCTACAATTAATATGATAAAAGGAGTAGGTGGATATGACATGGAGGTTGATAAGATCTATGAAGAAAATTACTTACTAGGGAGATGTCAAGACTTTATACAAGTACATGGACATAGAAATACGGACCCAACAGAACACTCTATTTGTCTAGAGGATAGTGTTGAATTTGGAGGAAATCTAAAAGTGTTGTCTATAACTGAGGGAGACCGAGAATTACTATCGTTTGAAAATAAAGTATTCAGCGAAGAGAGGCTAAATAATTTTCAACAGGCAGTATATAAGGTAGATGATCCAGAGGTTTGTAAGATGATGAATAGTAGACTTGTTAATGTCAAAGGCTGTAAGCATAATATGTACTCACTGAACTTTACTAGGAATGCATTTATTGGCAAGAAGTGGAATCTAGCAACAATCAAGGCAAGGGGACTTTTTGTAGATAAGAAGACTGGTGAAGTTAGGATGAGATCTTATGACAAATTCTTTAACCTAGGCGAACAGAAAGAAACTAGGGTGGAGAATCTTGAAAAATCCCTAGTGTTCCCTGTTAAAGTAGCTGTCAAGGAAAATGGATACTTAGGAATTATGTCTGTGGTAGATGGACAGGTAGTATTTGCATCTAAGACAACAGATAGTGGACCTTTTGCTGAGAGATTTGAAAGAATATTTAATGATACAGTAAGTAAACATGATTCCGACTTTCTTAAGAGTTTACTAAAGAAGGAGAATGCATCGGCCGTATTTGAAGTAATTAGCCCTACTGAAGATCCTCATATCATTAAGTACGAAAAAGAAGAGGTAGTACTTCTGGATATACTACACAACAGATTAAACCTGGAGCCGGACTATCAAGCAATTTCAGATAGGTTCAAAGAGGTAGTTAAGAAAAATACATCTATCAGAACACCGAATGAATTTACTATCCACGATGATGATACACTGTGGGATACTATCGCATTGTATAGTGTGGATAATTGTGACATCGAGGGATTTGTAGTGACGGATGCAAGAGGATTTAAGTTCAAAGTTAAGTTTGATTACTATAACTTCGTTAAATCACTCAGGAGAATAATGCAAGTCTATAGGAAATGTAAGAGAGATGGATTAGAATTTAACGACAGGATATGTAAGAACGATGTGCAGAGGATGTTTGTTAAGTACCTGGAAAAGTATGATGATGGCAACAAATCTATTATCAACCTGTATGATGAATTTGAGAAACTAGGAGATGATGAGCAGTGAATATATAATTAGTGCAGCGGTCTATAGAAAAGAACCCAACATGCCAGAGGAATCCAGAGTAATGTACAAAGACCAGAGCAAGTGGGAAGAATTTGGCAAGGTTGATGATATATACTTTATCGAGACCGCTAGGAGGCACCCGGAAATTCTCCATAGGTGGCGCGAGGAATTGTGCAGAGATAGACAGGGATTCTATACATCGCATGGTAGGTTCGTAGATAGAAAAACTGCACTTCAAATCGCGCTAGACTCAGGACAGGTAGAGCCGGGTAAGATTAGCGGTGAGTTATTGTTTTCTGAAGATTTGTGGTAATGAAAAAAAAAAGAATAGTATAGTTTTACACTATACTATTCTAAAATTTTTACTACTTCTTTGTAAAAGTAACCTTCATATTATTTACGTCTACTGTAATCCTGTAGAAACCGGGCTCTGTAATCTTCCACTGGTTATCATTACCTCCATCTACTCCTACCTTCATACTCATAGAAGTACCACTTGTAATTGGGGCAGGGTGTACATAAAAAACACCAACTGAGACTGGAGTTGTAGTGTCACTATCTACTGGCATCAAATAACTAGATTGATGAAAATCATAATCACCGAAGATATATGGAAATTTGACATAACCTGCTTTCAAATATCCTTCCCATATAAAGTTACTCTTATCTACGGCAGCATTATAATTAAAAGCTAGAGGTCTAGTAGCAATATAACCAACATCATCCGGAGTTGCTGAACCAAACATCCACAGTTTATTGATGGTTACTTTAGCACCATCTTGTTTTGTAATCTTCAGTTCAGGCAGTGGTGCACCTGTGTAAGGCTCTACTGTCACCTTATTAGTACGCACATTAACCGTAATCTTGTGAACCTTAGCTTCCGTTACTTTCCACTTAGGGTCAATAAAACGTTTTACATTATCATGGGTAGAATAGTATGAAGTAGTCTCTCTATCGGTATCATTACCATCCTTACGCAGAAGACCTGCACACTCATAAAGACCATTGTTGAAGAAGTAGAACTTAAATGTTCCACTGCCACTACTTATATCTCGATGTACTGCATCTGAAGTGTTGTGGTACATCTGTGTTGGCACATTAGATCCTAAAGCTGGACCAATATATGTAAACACACCATTTCCCTCATTCTTCATCTTCTGAGTAAAAGGCCAAATACGTGTACTATTATCGGTCCTTGATGTAGACTGTGCCCAACCAAAAGGCGTTGCATCGCCTGTAATGTATAGATGGTCTGCATCCTTAGGCCACTTAGCCATATCACCAAGATTATAATAGTTGTTCTGCGTAGTTGCATCAAAATTCTTCTTTGTGTAGATGCTGCTTACTGTAGTCTCATCACCCTCTATGTTCTTGTTCTTGCCAATAAGAGAGATAGTTACTTTGTCATATTTCGTTTCAACTAAAGGCATATAAATAACTCCCTTGCCGAAACTCTCTGGATTTCTATTTGACAGAGTAAGCCACGTATTTCGCATCATGCCCGGAATGTACTTCTTAGTAGTAAGATTGTATACTGCGCCATCATAATAGCCATCTACTGAGCCTTTCTTTACACTCTGTGTTAATGAAACACTCTGATAATCATGCATCATATCCCGGAAGTACATTGTCATAGATGGCGTAACATCAAGTGTACATTCCATCCTTACTGGGGAACCATTACTAGAAAGTTCCGGGCACTTTTCTATCACGCCTACACCTGTAAAGTTTGTATTTGTAAGCACTGCTGAATTCTTATCTGCATCGCCCCATGCAAAGCCTGCATTATCTGGATTAACGTAACCGAAACTTACCTCATTATGGTTGGTTACTGTAGGCTCATCTTTTGATGCAAAAAGATAGATTTTACTACCTGTAGTCCACTTAGCATTTGTAGAAGCAAATGTGGCTCCTGCATCGCCATCAACTGACTTACATATAAAGGTGCTCACAAAATCGTTGGCTGGGTCGTACGTATAAAGCTTGTCTCCTACTGACCAAATGTATTTGTAGTTTGTAATCTTACCTGATGTAGGATACGTGCTGTTTACTACATTTGGTACATCATAAGCACCAACTACTGTTGCACGTGTCTCTGGCTTCTGTGGATTACTTATAAAAATAGTTACTACATTACTGTTCTGTTCCGTAGTCTGAGCACCTTCAATAATATCATCTGAACTACATGCTGTTCCCATTGATACTACTGCAAGAGCCATCAACAATTTTACTGTTAGCTTTTTCATTTTTCTTGATTTCATTTTATTAATACTGTTCATTATTAATTTCTCCTATACAAAATACATTAATTCCAACCTATTTCATCCCAATCACTATTATCAGGGTCATCAGAAGGCATTACACCATTCTCATCCTTATTCTCTCCACCATTTTCCACTTCATGGAATTTTACGGTAGAAAGTCCCATAATAGGTTGTTCTACATTTGTTTTGTAAATGTTTGTTTGTGGTTTAAAATAACTCTTTTTCATTTCTTTGATTTTTAAATAATTAATTACTATCTATAAAATAAACTCTAATTTCTCTACTTATAAGGGATTTAGAGCATAATTTATGACAGGAAGTCTCAGTTTTCTTGTGGTAGGGATGAAAAAAAATAAAAGAGTAGTAAGTATTTTAACATACCTACTATTCTTTTTTGTCCCCCTCTCCCATTATTTAGGGGGAAGAGGACATACATTAGCCTCATCAGATCCTGCAAGGTCCTCTAAGGTAGGTTTTTTACATCCAGGACCAACTACATTATCATTGCTCCAACTACTACCTTCCTTGCTGCTTGATAAAACTGACTTCTCCATTTCTACTCCATATACCTTAATACTTGGAGCAATGTAAAATTTCTTCATGTCTTATTGTCTTTAATTTAAATGTGCGTGCCTAAGACAAGACTCGAACTTGCACAGCCATTATCTGCCAAGGGATCCTAAGTCCCTCGTGTCTACCAATTCCACCACTTAGGCATAATATAAGCAGGGTTTTTATTTGTGAGAGGTTGTTTCATATTTTATCACTACTTCAAAAGATCAGCCCTGAAGTACTGAGGTTATCAGCTGCTTAACCTATGATTTATACCCTGCTATGCCCTCTCATACAATACATTTCTATATTAACCTTTGAGGGAATCAGAGACTTCACTAAGGTAAGTCATCAAAGTCGGTTAGGCCTTGATTCACCAGACTCACCCTAGCTTATCTCCTTTCACTGCCGACCAAAGCAGCTAATCTTAATTTCCGAAAGCACTATTACCCCGAAATCCCTCACATATAAGATTTCTAAAGGGTCTCACACGCAAAAACTACACACTTAGAATCCTTATTAGTAAGAAATAAAAATTAAAAGATATGATATGAAAACATTTGCAAAAGTAATTAGAGAAGGACAAAATTTTTATATTCAACACACTCCAAGTAGAGGGGAATATGATAGTATGGAGTCCATTATTGGAGATGAAGAGATAGTCGTTAAGATGCAAAACAACAGGAAGGAGTATGAATCTGGGTACCTATATATTACCAAGAACCTGTCAGATGAAAGTATGTGCGTCTCCAACTTTATACTACAGAATAGATTACTAGGGTTAACTAGAGCTGGTATATATAATCACTTAAAAGAGGTTAAAAGTGGTTGCGAGGTATATATAATGTCCTATAACGCAAAACTATATACGGGTAAACCAGTTCAGTTAGACTTGATATGGGCGTCGTGCATAATAGACCAAGACCTAGATAATGATAGTAGAATAAAACTGTCAAGGGATATCGCAAGATTAGTTCCAAAGTATAGAGAATAAATAAAAAAGATAGAGCAGTATTTTAAGCTGCCCTATCTAATTTTTTCTTATCACTCCTCTTTTTCTTTTAGTATTTTGAAACCACCTGATCTCTTAGCACCATTATTTACAAGACACTCTTTCATCTCATAATATTCACTAAGATCGGTTGCTTTTGGTGATGCCTTGTAACCTAACTTCTTATAGATTTCAGACAGTTTCTCTTTGATATCTGCCTTAGTGTAAGATTTTCCGACCTCAAACACGTTACTAAGTTCTTCTCGTATCTTGGTTATATCAAAACTTAGAATACTTAGTTTTTTATCTAAGTCTGATATCTTATACCACAGAGATCTACATACATCGAGACCTAAGAGATTTATATACTCGCAAAATCTTTTCTCCTCGATATGCTGTAGGATTGATAAGTTCCCTACCTTTTCACAATATTCGCATAAGTACTTGAGCTTGTATTGTCTATGGCCCTGTTTCTTATACTCCTTGAAAAATTTCTCAAGCTCTTCTATGTCATCAACTCCACCTACCTTACCTAGCTCATTGAAAACTGTAAATCTGTCGGAATAATCAACTTGCTGTATCTCATAGGCCCTCATTTCCGATACCTTAACTAGATTATTGAAGACTGGCGTAAGTATTTTAGTATCACCAATCTTTTTCTCATTAACCGCTACAAAGTCATCCTTATAGTTGAACGTCTTTGCTAGTTTCAGGTATGCTACTGATAAGTCTCCTTTCTCATCTTGATTACCCTTCTGAAAGACTGACAATAAATTCTCCGACGTTTTCTCCTTCTTTGCTAGCTTCTCATCAAATATCTCCTTCGCTTGTTTATTATTCGTTGCGATAGACTTGAAGAATAGGATAGCTTCATCTTTCCAAGGATTCTCCCGTAATCTCTGGCGCCCTAATATCTGTGGAAGATCGAGGGTAATGTCAACAGCGAGAGTATCTATGTTTGCGTCGCTGATAATAAAACTCCTCGCATTATCACTGTAGAAATCCGCGCCAAGATATACGGTCCTGGTACAGAAAGTAAACATCTTCCTAGGCTCATCTCTCAATGGAACTGTACCAATTTTATATTTAGCACCTAGGTTTTTCTTTATCCTCGTTACATTCTCTGGCGTATTAGCAACAAGGATATTAACTTGTTCCGGTGTTAATCCTGCTCGTTTGATAATACTGGTGATGTTATTGACTGAATTTACATAGAATACTGCTTCCTTTGACTCTATTTTCTTAACGTCTTTCTCATTATCACTCTCCGGGTCCCTTACATATCTATATTCAAACTTCCCTTCCAAGTAGTCCTTAATGATAGGCCCTGCTTCCATATAGACACTCTTAAGATTCCTAGTGATAATCTTCGGCTTACTAACACGACATGGATCTTTCGCTTCCCAGTCAAGTTCATAGTATGGAAGATTTTTAAAGTCATCTAACATGTCAAGGTACTTCTCTATCATTGGCGTTGCACTAACATAACATACTTTCTGAATTCCCTGCAAGTTATCGACAAACTGCATTTCTGTATCGGACTTAAACTTACTGTCTGTGAAAATACTCTGAAATTCGTCCACTACTATCTGAAAATTCTCTAACCTATCCTGATGCCTGATGATATCCTTAACAATCCTGAAAGAATCATAGGTAACCAAGATCTTAACAGGCCTATTGTTCTGTCTGCAGCCCTTGATGTAAAGGCTGATCTTGTAAGTTAGCTCCTTGAAAAAATCCTCCTTCTGTTTCGCTTCTCTCTTGATCTTCTCTAAGTTAGGTTTCCTGTACCCAAACGTTCTTCGAACCCTTGGATACTTCGTTAGGTCCTTGTCAGTCCCTACCTCAGATTCATAGGTATTTACAACTAGGAATGTGGTGTCTGGATGTTGTTCGTACTTATTCTGTAGTAGGATCTTTCTGGGACTACAGAGAATAGTATCATCACTGTTTCTAATGCAGTACTCAGTATAACCACAACCTGGGATCTGCTTGTTGAGGATATGAGGAAAACTGTGAATCCTATAATCCTCCCATTCACTCATGTACCTGATTCCACTAGGTACTTCTAATTTTTGTCTTTGCATAAATAAATGTTTTTATAATTTATATACTCTGGTCTGAGGTGATACATTTAGCTGAAGCTAAGTATCACACTCGCTTGATTTCATCAATCACCTTTCAATGATAAGGATTTTATATTGCGCTATATGTAAAAATGTAATGTTTATTTCACCCATGATCGGAAGATATCTTAGAAAGAAAATTAGCTTCATAAAAATATTACACTTGAAATCCTCGGGGATAATATTCCTATCAACACCAATATGGTCTCCGCTGGCGCTCCGCCCCATAAAAATCCGATAGTGTATTCATCCCCCTTACTTCAAGTTCCTAGGCGAAGCCCTCAATACCAAACCGACGACTTTAGGAGGAGTGTGAAGGTTTGAGCAAAGAGCGAGAGGCTAGGGTGACAATATTGGGGAGCGAAGCGAGACGATATTGGTGGCATAGACTTTTGGGCAGGCGCAGCCTCTCGCGAATTGGCAAGTGCGGAGCTTAGCTTGGTAAAAATAGTACACCAGGCCCCTAGTTTCTTTATATATGAGGGACTAGGTATTTTGTTTTGTGTTACCTAGCGATCCTCCAAGTTTAATAATATAAAATTAAAGTTATGAAAGTAAAACAGGTTAAGCAAGAAATCCTGGACAAAGTATTAGTGCCGGGTAATCGTGTTTTTGAGGAGTGTGTTGCCTTTAATCCTATCATTGACGGTTCTGGAAATACGAGGGATGGTATTTATTTTCCTCGTAGTATCTATGGTAATCCTACAAAGGGCAGTACTAAGAGGAAGAGTATTAAAATTATTGCCAGACGTGAGGAGGGTGAAAACTCATTCTTAAGCAATTCATTCACAAGTAGCACTTATATGAGAATGGTACTTGATGATCTCGCTGTCCTAAGTGCGGCAGATAGTACGGGGGCGGGTATTTTTGATTTTATCCCCGAGTATATTGTGCCGCTAAACAAACAGCGATGGATTGAGTGTTGTGATAAGTGTGATGTGCGTGATCCTATTGAGCGTGGTAAGTCTTATATATCACTTGACCTCTACAGTACTACCTTGAAGATGTATATTGAGGTAGATGGTAGGTGTCATGATATATTAGAGCAGGGTAAGTCAGATCAAGCCAGGAAGATGTATATGGAGGAGGAGCATAGTATTAGTGAGCTTCGTCTTAAATATTATGCAAGTGGTAAGGCGATGCATCATAGGAAGGAGGTAGTAGGTGAGAAGAGGGATTCAGCTAGGGAAGATCTCAGGCGAATACTTAGTAGACGTTGGGAGATTGGAAAAGAATACCTAGACAAGATACCTGATCCTCACAAGAACTATGGCCATTACATGTTAGATAGTTTTGTGATAGGTGCTCTTGAGTTTGGTGAGGCTGCATTGAAAGGTTATGAGTTTTACACAGAATCACCTAAGAGAACCGTTAATCAGGCAGTTAGTATGGTAGTAGAGTATCTTGGCAGAAAAAAGATGATGGCTGAGAAGTGCAGAAAGAGACTTGCGCAGGAGATTCGATTTATTAACAGACTGATAAAGGGAAAGAGATGAGCAAGAAGGAAACATACAAGAACATACTCCTAGGAAGCCTTAAATTCCTTAATGGTGTATATAAGATAATTACAGCAACTCTTATCTTATATAATACCTGCCAGTGTAATAGGGGAACTGGAAATCAGGATAATCAGAAGCAGTAGTATGTGGTTAGGTAAAAGCTGTATGAACTTAACTACGTAAGGTGTTTCTATTGTGGAGGTTATTCAGTGGGGTCTCAGTAATATTATTTTACTCATGAGGCCCTTAATATTTTTTTGCTCGCCCTAGTTCCCTTATAGGTATGAGAAAAGATAATATATTAAAATTTGTAATGAAGAATAGCAATTACGTTATTCACTCTGATCTATTTGTAATTCCTAAGTATATAGATCACTATAAAAATACTCATCTGAGATTTAACATGGAAATAAAAAGAGAGATATACCTAAATCAAGGAAGTAAGTGGTCTCCTCTTTTTAGGGCTATATTAAAACATTTTTACCCTAACATTAAATTTGATAGGGAAATTCCATTAGTTATCGAGGATAGGGGGCTATGGGAATCTCTTTGTATTAAATATAATGTAGACCAGGATAAAACAAAAAGAACATTTTTTGTGGTAGATTATATCTTTCCATATCAAAATCTAATAGTAGAGATAGATTCTATTCTACATGATATGGACTATGATAAAGCAAGAGATGATTATATAAAGACTATTTGGGGATTTGATATTTTACGCCTATATGAATTTGGTAAGGCAGAGTTTAGTACCATTAATTGTATAGAAAACTTTGAAAGGTGTATAAGCAATGGGAGTATTAATAATAATATTGACTACACCGGCTTGTTAGTAAAAAGGTTTTGTAAGGATTATAGTAACCTTATTCCTATTCTAACTTGGTTTGAAAAGTATATAGAAAACAATAATATAAAGGAAAATTTCTATATTAGTGTGAATCAATTAGGCAAAGATAATAGATTATATGTACTAGACCATGATTACTTATTCTCAATAAATGAGATACTAATAGCTATCTATGGAATTAGTGCATCTGTAAAGCCTTAGAATCCTTAACAATGAGGCATAGAGACTCGTACATGTTATGATATCTTTATGTGACTGAATTCTTGTATGATTCTTATAAGTCTATTACTTAAGAACGTAATACCCTTGTAGCGAAATAGGTAAGCTAAGTATGACGGGACCACTTAATAGGTATACATTAATTGTGGTTACGGTACAGGTAGAGATAGGGGTAGTATACAGTTAATTATATACTATCCCAGTCGTTTAATTTTTTTTTATTTCCTCTACAATCCTTAATAGTGAAGGTGCATTGTGTGATTAACCTGAATCTACCTGCAAAGATGGTAGAGCAATAGTCGACAATGTTGGCTCTAATTTTAACCCAATTTTATAGAGTCTTTATACTAATATTGGGGAACCCTTGTAGCGATATAGGTTAGCTATGTACGTCAGGAGGCTCATGGTGAGAGTATACGATATATCATTGAGTTACGGTACTGGTAGAGATAGAGAGTCGAAAGGATAGTTATGTCATTTAGGATTACTTGGTATAGCTAGCTCTCTGTCGTTTATTTTTTTTTCATTCCCCTCAAATCCTTATATGTGATTAAAAAAGGATTCCGTAAGTCCTGGAGTAGATGTCCTATCAACAGCCGATAGGGGAAAGAGGTAAATCGGATGAATGAATTTTGCCTAGTTTTATAGTTCAATTTATCTAATACTAGGATACCCTTGTAGCGAAACAGGTAAGCTATGTACGTCAGGCACCGCATTCTTGGGTCTTTGAGCACATGTGCGGCACGGTACTGGTAGAGATAGGGAGTCGCATAGGAAATCATTTTTGAATGATTAACTCCCTGTCGTTTATTTTTTTTATTTCCCCTAGATTCCTTACTAGTATGAAGAGAAAGAAAGTATATAAAGTTTATCTAGGTTGGGATAAGCAAGTATTAGATCGGACATTTGCTAGTGAGACAGATGCAATTAATTATGCGAATGAACTAGCAGTTGATACATTGGTTGTGTCTACTGTACAATAAGAATTAGTGGTAGAATAGTAGTGATATTATTCTACTCTTTTTTATTGCCCTAGAATCCTTATATGTGACAATATGTAATTAGTGTATTACAATGTTACAATTCATGGTATAGGTAGTTCCTGGCTAGTCTGAGATAGATTGGCCAGGTTTTTATTTTCCCCTAGATTCCTTATAGGTGTGTAGGTAGTATAAAACCTAACTATTATAACCTAAAACAGTTTCAACCAAGCTTGTCCGTGAGGGATAGGCTTGGATTTTTATTTTTTTCCTTCTGATTTGTCCTAGATCCCTTATTAATGAAAAGGAAATGTTGTTCAGAAAAAAATTTAATGTTTTTGTTTCTGGTCAAGCGAGGCCGAAATAATCTAGCTTGTTCGTGGTGAATAGGCTAGCTTATTTTTTTTTTCACTCGCCCTAAATCCCTTATAAGTATAGAATAATATTAACATTAACAATTATAAGATTATGAGAAAATTAATTATTATGTTCTTGGCAGTTATTTTGTCAAGTATTAGTGTGTATGGTCAGAATGTAGTTGACCCAATTAGTATACTCTGTAATCCAAAGAGTACTGATTTTTATGTTTTAAAGACGGGTAAGTATCCGACAAATTTTAGGACTGCTCTTAGATTTAGGAAGTTGAGCAGTGATAGTTGTGCCGTAGATTTTATATTTGCGGAGCTTAATGGCAGTGACTATTCAGAGTTTGATTATACAGATAGAAAAGCTAATATTAACTCTGTTTTTGCTTACGCTATTGTTGACAGTAATGGTGAGCTTGCAATGATGGGAAAAGCATATAATCCAACCTATATAACGATAGGTGAATATAGGTATAAATTGATAACCTTTAATATAGGTATAGAGAGTGCAAGGGGTTTTTGTGAAGATAGATCTATTCTTAGGGTACTTAGGTTATACTTTAGGGACTCATTTGGTAGCTTTGACCCTGAAAATGACACTGGCAAAGATATAGCTGATATTATAATTAACCCAGATGAAATAGGGTTGTTGGAATTATATGGACAACTAAGAAAGATCCTAAATAATTAGCAGGGATGGAGAGAGGAATTACGTTATGTAGTTTCTCTCCTTTTTTGTTCCCCCTTGATTCCTTAATAGTGAGAATTGTTTTATCGATTAGTAGTATCTTTCTGAAGGCCGAGCGAGGTCTTAGTTAGTTAACACTCTAACCTGTCTGTGATGGATAGGTTAGTTTTTTATTTTTCTTCCTCTTAATACCTTATTGTTAGAAGAATGAAAAAGAAAGTTAATATTATAGAAGTAACGTTTGGAGGTTACACAAGATTTTATCTAACAATAGATGCTTTGTATCCAGAGGGTATCTATAAGACTGTATTTGAAAAAGTAGATCAATCTTTTAGTATCAGATTATCTCCTCCTAATAGTGAAGTATTGGATGTTGGGTTGGATACTCTGAAAGCTTTGTACTTTTTCGAACACTTAATCACTAAGAAAAAGTTTGTATATCGGAAGCAGTGTATATGTTTTATAGTGGATAGTAATAAGAAATTTATAACAGACAAGGAACTTAGATCTATTCTGTATGATGGTAGTAGTATGTCTGACGTTATAATATTCAACCCAACAGTAGATAAGATAAACGAATGGTTTCCTTGGGATGTTCGATCGGTTAGTAGAGAACTGGTAATTGATACTAGTAGAGTATTAACTGGAGACTTAGAAGAACCATATCAACAGTTTATGTCTCAGATCTACCATAAGACACAGACTGATTGGATATATGAAATGCAAGGTAAGCGTTTTGGTTAGGATGATAAGAAAATTAGAACTTAAGGTAGTAGAAAACTTAGTTGAACATAGTTTTTTCATAGTTCTTCCTGTTGAGCTGACTGTGCCTAAGAGTAAGTTGTCAGACCTATTCATACATTATTCGAGGTTTGGACTGAGTTATGGTTTCTTCGGTTCAAAACTCTTAAGGAATAATATAGAAGAAGAATTAAGCAAGGGTGATAGTGTCCGGATCAGTGTTGGAATTCAAATACAACATGCAGACTATACAATAAGCCCTGGAAAAATAATCACAACTAAGAAAATAATGAGTTGTCTCAGGGAGGGTGAAGTTTGTTATGAGTATAGTAATATGAGTAGGTATAATAGTGATAACATAGTTAGATGTTTATTGAGTGATGAAGAGTGGAGGTTTGAGAAGAGATTTGTTAGGATAGATACAAGTACAATCCTCTCCAAATCAGAAACACCATTCACTAAGCTGATTAGACATTTATGGTTAGATTATGAAGGAAAAGATAACACTTAAAGTAGTAAGAGAATTAACAAAAGAATATTGTCACCTAGTAGTACCAGTAAGGCTTTTAATACCTGAAGAAATATTATACGATGTAGTACGAGTCTATGAGTGTGGTATTATGACGTTTAATACTTCTAATGTTTATGAGGATGAAGTTGTAGATAAGCTATTAGAGAAGTCGGCTAGGGATTGGTCAAATAGTAGGAAAGAAGAGCTAGTGAGGTGTTTGGTTGTTTCCTATAAGTACATGCAAGATCCGTGTCCAGGCAAGATAATACTGGGGAAAGATGTAATAAGGCTTCTACAGCACGGAAGGTTATTATGCAATAGAATATTTAATCTTTCTGAATATGAGAGTGATGATATATTTGCTTTTATTCATAGTAATAATACAAGGATTGAAAAAGTAAGCGTCCTGGTAGATACAGGTAAGATTTTTACAGACCCTAATGATTCACTCACTAGACTAATCAGGGGCCTATATCATCTTACTAAGTGGAACAAACTTGAATGAGTACCTGGAAAAATAAAACCAGGTATTTTATTTTTTTTTCTTGCCGTTATTTTCACGTTGATGCCTTAATAGTAGAAATGAAAACAAAAAAATATATGTTAGAAAGATTTGTAAGAGAAAATTTTAAAAACATTAGCCTGTATTATACTGGAACTATTCTAGATAATACAGAAGAAAATCGAGACTACCTACATGGGCTATTAGTAAGTGAAGTAGTGCTGAGATTGAAAATTACATGTACTGTGGTTATTACTGTGGTGATCTTATTTATGATATACTACTTTTTTATATTGGAGGTTATAAGATGCCAGGGAAATTAACAAAAGAGGAGTTCATTCAAAGAGCAAGAGAGGTACATGGCGATAAATATGATTACAGTAGGGTAGACTATAAGGGTGCTACTACAAAAGTCTGTATTATTTGTAAAAAAGAAGGACATGGGGAATTTTACCAAAAACCTAGTGGTCATCTTAGTGGAAAGGGGTGTATTAAATGTAGTAATACCTATAAGTTAACAAATGAAGAGTTTATTAGTAAGGCTATTAAAAAACACGGTGATCTGTATGATTATAGTAAAGTAGTATATAAAAATAATTCTACTAAAGTTTGTATTATATGTAAGGTTGGGGAACATGGAGAATTCTATCAAAACCCTAAAGAACATCTCAGAGGGAAAGGATGTCCTAGGTGTAGCGGAACTCTCAAACTAACAAAGGGAGAATTCATAAAAAGGGCTAAAGAAATTCATGGTGACAAGTATGATTATAGTAAAGTAGTATATAAAAATAATTCTACAAAAGTTATTATAAATTGTCCTATACATAGAGAATTTGAACAAACACCTAATGTTCACCTCCAAGGTTCTGGTTGTCCTAAATGTAGTAGTACCTATAAACTAACTACAGAGGATTTCGTTAAAAAAGCTAATAAGATACATGATGGTACTTATGATTATAGTAAAGTAGATTATAAGAATAATAAAACGCCTGTCGAAATTTTCTGTAAAACCCATGGCTACTTTAGTCAAATACCTTCACTACATCTTCTAGGATCAGGTTGTCCTAAATGTGCAATTGAATTTAGGGCAGATAAACTTCGATTAACGGCAGTAGAGTTTATTAAGAGAGCTAAGGAAATTCATGGCAATAAGTACGATTATGGTAAAATAGATTATAAAAACGCCTTCACTGAAGTTATAATAGGGTGCCCTATACACGGTGACTTTGAACAACAGCCTAGTAATCACATTAAGGGCTCTGGTTGTCCTAAATGTAATCGTGGTTTCCCGGTTGACTCTAAGCTATCCCTGCTAAGTGATTCTGATGTTGAGCACTTATCGGTCCATCAGCTTATTGAATTAATTGGTCAAAACTTACTTCCGGCCGATTTTAAAGTTCTGACTAAATCTGCGGCTAGTAGTAGTGAGAGAAAAGATGATATTAATAAGCTCAGGGAATCAATCGGTAGTGGTTCAGAAGAGAGTGAAACGGCCGATGAAGTAGGAGAGCAGGTATTACAGGAGGAGCAGGTTGAATTTGAAGACGCACAAACAATCGCCGCAGATGATCAAAGTGAGAATCTACTAAATGTTCTCCCTGACTTAGTAACAAAAGAATTAAAGACCTATGATAAGTACTTTGTGAGTAGCGGCGAAAAGGGTGCGTATTTATTAAAGGAGTCAGTTAATAAGATATGGAACTGTGTATTATCTAGCGAGTCATACTTAGAGACTGTTAAGGAAATGCGAGAGTCTAGTGGTCCATGGTTAACTTATGTGCTGGATACTTTTATGATGGAGTATAAGAGTGTCCAGAATGAGAAGGTTGGTCCAGATTATAAGTTCGAATATCCACCTAGTCTCATGCAGAAGTTAATGTCATACAGAATTGCCACTAATCCTTACTATGGAAATTGGTGTGGTACTGGTGCGGGGAAGACTAATGCGTTTCTCATTGCCTCTCGTAGAATTGATGCAAGGGTTACTGTATGTGTATGTCCTAATGCGGTGGTTGAAACAATAAGAAAATCAATCCTCCGTGTTTATCCTGAGAGTACTATCATTATCCCAAAGTCCCTAGATGATATAGTAAGTTATGATAGGTCTAAGTATAATTATGTCATCCTTAATTATGAAAAGTTCTGTCAGTCATATTCTCCTGCCCTTGTTGATAAATTGGTAGGACTTAACCAGATTGACTTCCTATGTTTCGATGAGGTACATAGAGCTAAAAATGACATGTCTAGTATCAATCAGAACTTGACTAATCTTCGTGTCCTGGGTGGTGAGAAGAATCCAGGCATGAGAGTCCTAGGTATGACAGCAACTCCACTCATTAATAATCTTAGTGAGGTTAGAAACTTGCTGGAACTTATAACAGGTACCTCATTTGAAGATATCATGCCAACAAACTTAGTAACCATCAACAATATTCACAATGCGTATAAGTATTTGATGTTATATGGATTTAGATATGTACCAGACTATAAGATTAATTGTATCGAAGAGAAGGTAGACATTGATGGTACTAAGGAACTTGCAGAGAAGTTAGTAGGTTTTGAGAATAGTGAAGTAGGTGATATTGAAGGTCATATGATACAGGTTAAATATGAAGGTATTAGGTCTCATATCAAGAAGTACAGAACTATTATCTATACTCAGTTCATTAAAAATATTCTCCCTCGTATTAAAGAAGAGCTTAGGAAGGATGGTATTACGTTCAGGGAGTATACAGGAGAGATTGATTCAGTGGAGAGAGATTCCATTGTTTCAGATTTCGCCCAGCATAAGTTTGACGTTATCTTAGCATCTTCACCGATTACTACTGGTGTTGACGGCCTGCAGAAGATTTGTGACACTGTTATTATCTTGTCACTTCCTTGGACTAATGCAGAGTATGTACAGTTGGTTGGTAGAATTAATCGCCAAGGTTCAGAATTTGGAAGCGTTAAGATAGTAGTTCCGCAGGTTAAGATCAAGATGAATAACGGTAAGGAATGGTCTTGGGATGATAAGAGATTTAGAATTATCAAAACTAAGCGTACACTCTCTGATGCAGTAGTTGATGGTAGGTTTGCAAGTATATTTAGCCTCAATAGATCAAAACTACTAAGAGATGCGGTTGAGTCACTTAGAGAGGGCATTCAAGATTTTACCATCACTAGAAAGAAACTTGAAGTGGAAGCGGTTGAGACTAAGACAAGAGAGTATAGTAGTGAATCAATCATAACCAGCACTCATCAAAAAGCTAGTACATCCACCTCTACTAGAATGCATGAGTGGTTTAGTGAAGATAAGTCAAGATGGAAAGATTATCACAAAGTCAGAGAAGAAAATATAAAAGACTGGGTAGAAAATCCTATTACTGTTATTGCGGAGAGACTAAATGAAAATCCAGGACAGACAATAGCAGATCTTGGTTGTGGTATGAATAGGCTGAAGGACCTAGTGAAGAATTATAAGGCCTGGTACTCATTTGATCATTGTGCAGTAGATCCTAGTGTAGTGGAGGCAGATTGTTCAGACCTACATGAATACTTAGGGGACGAAAGTGTAGATAGTGCTGTTTTCTGTATGTCATTATGGGGAACAAACTACCTAGACTCAATAAAAGAAGCACACCGGTATTTAAAGACGGGTGGTACTCTTTATGTAGTGGAGCCTAAGGATAAAGTAGATCAATCAGTTCTATTAGGTGGAGTAGTACAACTTGGATTTAACCTAACAAACCTAGTACTAGAAAGAAATGGAAAGACTTATTTTGAGTATAAGAAAGTAAGGTAGACTTGATAATAGAGATTAGTAAGAAAAATACTAGTCTCTATTTTTATTCGCCCTAGAATCCTTACTAGTGAGTGAGGTGTATGAGATTGTATACGTAGGAGATACAATACATGCATGGACTTTGATTTTGTCTAGTTTTGCAAGTCCTACAGGGAATGTACTTAACACTAGACTACCCTTGTAGCGGTAAAGGAAAGCTAAGTGTGCAGGAGATCTGTTAGTAAGAACGCGTATGTACTTTCAGATTACGACACAGGTAGAGATAGAGAGTCGAAAGGAGAGGTGTCTGTTACAAGCCCCGCTCTCTGTCGTTTTATTTTTTTTTGTTCCAATCAATTCCTTATTAGTGTATGGAGAAGTCAAGAGTATATGTATTAAGAGATAGACATAAAAGAGTTGATAGATTATATTTTTCAACCACACTCCTATATAATAAAGAACTGTTAGACCTATTCTATGAAGGGGTTAGTGGGTATTATCCAGATAATGTGAGTGGTTATATTAGAAATCAGAAGGAACTAGTACGGGGAGAGTTTTTTATATGTCTTGATCTAGCTGACTTCGTAATTAGTACTAACAAAATTACTACTAAGAAGGTGGTTAGATATTACCTAGAAAATGGCAGACTTCCACCTAGGTTTAATAGTCACATAAAAAATCCACAGCGTTTAGAGTCAATCGTTAAGACCTATGTTCCATATGAAAGGGTAGAGCAGTTTGACATCGACCTAGAAAGAGACCGAATATTAAATCAACCCGACTTAGGACGTAGGTACTTTAACTTTGTGAGGCAGATATTTCATTTCAGCGACCCCAATAACAGAGAGTAAGATAGGATAAGTCTTCTCTCTTTCTTTTTTCGCTAATTTTTATTTTCCTCTAAATCCCTTATATATGTTGAAAGGAGGGGTATTTACTACCTCTTCTTATTGTAAAATCTTAAATTAATAGAATATGAATGATAAAAGGCTACTTAGATTTTTAGAGAGAAGTAGTGATTATTGTTTTAGTTTGAAGGGTTATAAGGTACCTAAAAAATTAGAAACCAATAATGATTATGATATTGACCTAAAAGATAATAGGTTAGATGAACTAGGTCAAGGTAGTGCGTGGTCTCCTAAATTTAGAAAAGTTCTAAAGGAGGAGTTTCCTTTGCTACAAAGAATTAGAGAGTTTCCATTTATTATACGGAGTGCGAAAACTTGGAAGAATCTTTGCTGGAGTCATGGGGTTTCGAGGGATGATTTTTTAGGAAGAAATTATTTCTTTGCTGATTACTTTTTCCCGGACTATAATTTAATAGTAGAGATAGATTCCAACTATCATGACCAAAATTACGACAGGGCAAGAGATGAGTACTTGAATATTATGTTTGGTATTCACACACTTAGGTTATTTGAGTTTGGAGTTACGCCAGGATGTCAAACATTACAAGTGAATGATTTCATGCTGACCTTGACCAAATTAAGATGTGTAACACCAGTAAAAATAGATTACAGTGAACTCATCTTGTATATGTTCTATAAGGAAAATGATGATATTATGGAAATCCTAAATATTATAGAGGCAAACCTAAAGTGCTCTGTGGATGGTATTTTTGACGCAAGTGGTTATCAAGGATACATAGGTAACTTAGAAACACTAAAAAGGGTTAGCGACATAATAGAGGGAACCTATGGAATAAAGGTAGTTATGAAGGCTTGGGGAAATTATTGCATCTGAAAAGCCATCGATTCCTTATAAGTGTATATACAGGGAAATACGAAATTCCTGGAGTAGAAGGCCCGGTTTTAAAGGCAATTGGGGGAAAGAGGTAATCGTATTTGATGAATTTTGATTGTTTTATAGTCACAGTGTCTAAAACAATACACCCTGGTAGCGATGTAGGTAAGCTAATCACTTAGGACAATGTATACTTTAACAGGTACCGGTATACATAGTTACGGTGTGGTAGAGATAGAGGGTTGACCATATTTGAGTCTAACTATACCCTCTGTCGTTTTTTTTATTTTTCTAGTATATATGGAGGGTGTATCTGAGAAGCCTTGTATTCCTTATATATGTACAAGTGGAGCACGAAATTCCTGGAGTAGAAGGCCCAGCTTTAAAGGCAGCAGGGGGAAAGAGGTAATCGTGTTGATGAATTTTGATCGTTTTATCGTCACTGCAGTCTATAAACGATATACCCTGGTAGCGAGATAGGTAAGCTAATCACTTAGGGCTGTACGCTTGGTAAGGTTTTTATCGGTGTAATACAGTTCCGGTGTGGTAGAGATAGGGAGTCGCAAGGAGAAGGTGTCTGTTACAAGCCCCACTCCCTGTCGTTTTTTTTCGTTCCCTAGCCTTCAGTTTCCTTATAAAGTAGAGAGAAAATTTTATAATAGTATGGCAAAAAGTAAGAAGAAAAAGGAGAACATTGTAAAGAGAATAACATTGCAGCTTGATAGGGTTAAGTTCGATAAGAAGACAACGTTAACTTGTGCATATATACCTATTACCTTAAGACTACCTAACATAGATATCATCAATTCCTATGTAGTGAGTCACGGTACTATTGGTGTTAGGGCGTACAGGAAAACATCCCAGCTAATAGAGAGCGGTAAGTTTAGTATTACTGAGATTCGGGATTTTTCAAAGCTAGACAAGGAAGACTTAACTGACTATAATCTTTATCTCTGTCTAGTATTGAGTGATGCAAGTAGGTATTCACAGAGAGCTAAGAAAATATCTCTCCTACAAAACAAGATAGATCCTATATTTGTTGCGGAGTCTGAACTTGAGAGTAGTAGGGGTAGAATTTATTATAGTGTATATCCTGTTAAACTATCAAGAAAGGTAGACATCGACTTTGACTACACTGCATATGTAAAAGCGGTTAAGGATAAGTTTGGATATGGGTATGTACTGTATAAAATATTAAAGCACTTAGCATGGTAGTAAAACCCTTATATATGTAGAAAATTCAAGTTATGCATATTTCTTAATTAGTTTGTATCTGATTGGTCTGTGATAGATCGATCAGATTTTTTTTGCACCTTGAGATCCTCTAATTACCTTAACTATGTAATAAAGAAAATGTTGTATTATATTTGATTGATTTACTATTGACTAGCTTGTTCGTGAGAATGGGCTAGTCATCTATTTTCCCCTTGATTCCTTATTAGTGAAGATAATAAAGCTGTATTTAATATTTTTAACTTCATTATTTTAATAAACCTAACTGGTCTGTGATAGATCGGTTAGGTATTTTATTTCCCTCTCAATTCCTTATATGTGTTGATGATATAATATAAGTTTTGTGCGTGCTAGCTTGTCTGTGATAGATAGGCTAGCAATTTTTCAAAACCCCTAGAATCCTTATTGGTGAGAAATAAGTTTTAAGTTATTAGATGGTTTGTGCCTAACTTGTCCGTGATGGATAGGTTAGGTCTTTTATTCTGCCCTAGATTCCTTATAGTTGAGAAAATGTTTAAGTTAATATTTAAGTTACCTAGCTAGTCTGTGAAGATTGGTTAGGTATTTTATTTTGCCCTAGATTCCTTAATAATGTTAAGTATTTATTTAGTTATCGCATTGTATTTGATCTAACTTGTCCGTGATGGATAGGTTAGATTTTTTTACTCCTCGATTCCCCTGATTACCTTATATGTGGAAAAGTATTTTATAACTCTGTTTATATTTATTTAAGTTTTATTATACCTAACTTGTCTGTGAAGATGGGTTAGGTTTTTATTTTCCCCTTAATTCCTTAATAGTGTAATAGATTATTTATAGCTCTTTTTTAAATATATTAGAACTCTGGCCTAGCTTGTTCGTGAGAATGAGTTAGGCATTTTTTCGCCCCTCATGCCCTAGTTCTCTTATAATTGATACAATTGTTTTTTTTCTGTCAAATTTTACCTAACTTGTCTGTGATAGATAGGTTAGGTTTTTTGTTCGCCCTAGAATCCTTATATGTGATAATAAATCAACAATGTCAAATTGGGAGGAGTTGTGGTTGTATTTTTGTGTTACATGCCACCTCTTCCCTTTTTATTTTTTAATTATTATGATAAATTGGAAAAAAGTAAAGCTTAAATTTTTGTATTGGCTCTATTATAAGATGGGCCTAAAAAATCCAAGTAGTGCAATAGAGCTCTTACAATCAGACTTAGATGTAGCAGCTCAATATTCAAGACTTGTGCAGACTTTTAAATTAACCGGACTCTGTAACAATTATTTTAAGTCTGTCTCTGAATCTTATCTCATTGCTGTTATTGTTAGGTCAGCAGAATTAATACTAGGTAAGACGTTAAGAATTGTAGACTTAAGCAGGGAAGACTTGAAACAGATCATTGAATTAGTTGTGGGTCCTGTGTCGATCTATAATAATGCCGTATATGTTCGAAGTAAGGATGAAATAATAGACTTCGATGAGGACGGCGCAGATAAGATCGAAGACTATACCCACATGTTATTTTCAATGGCAAAGCTTATGGTCTGTGAGTTATTGTTTACTAAGAGGAATGACTTGTAGTGGTAATAATTGTAGCTAGTCCTATCTATTATCCTTATTGTTGTATGAATATTAATTTTAAAAATAATATGGCAACGTACAAGATTTCAATTAAACAAAGTAGTAAGTTTAATGAGGAGTATTTCATGGACAACTTACAGGAACTTTGCACAAGATTTGGAGACAGTGATGCAGTAATTGAGAAGATGAAAGAGGAGGGCCAGAAATGAAACAATACTTAGAGTTAATCGATCGTGTTGTCAAGTATGGTAATCTTGAGGAGCATGACAGAACTGGTGTAGGTACTTTAAATTTATTCAGTGAGAAGATGGTATTTGACCTATCGACAGGCAAGTTTCCTCTCCTCACCACTAAGAAGGTATTTTTCAGAGGAGTGATAGAGGAGTTATTATTCTTCCTTCACACAGACGGTTATAGCATTGATTATTTAGTGGACAGAAACATTCATATCTGGGATGCATGGCCGCCTAGTAGAGAATCAGGTAAGTTTATTCCCTATGCTAGATTTTGGAGACACTACCCTAAGTTCAACAGCAAGAATGAGTACGTAGGAGAAGTTGATCAGATTGGGGAGATGATAAGACTTATTAAGGAGGATCCAAGTAGTAGACGTATTATAGTTGACTCTTGGAATGCAGGTCTTAATCATGATGCCGTCCTAACTGCCTGTCATAATTTCTTTCAGATCTATGTGAGGGGTGAGTACTTGGATATGAACTTGAGTGTAAGGTCTAATGATTTATTCTTAGGCTGTCCATTCAATATTGCATCTTACTCTCTTCTACTTATGATGATTGCACAGGTAACGGGAAAGAAACCAGGCAAGCTCTACTATAATATTGGTATTGCGCATGTCTACCTGAATCATACAGAGCAGATAAATGAGCAACTAAGAAGAGAGCCTAGAGAATTGCCAGTGGTGAAAATTAATCCAGGGGTGACTAAGATTGATGATTTTAAGATAGATGATTTTGAATTAGTTGGTTATAATCCATGGCCAGCAATAAAAGGTGAAGTAGCAGTATGATTGGAAACAGTTTAATTCACATTATCGTAGCAATTGATGATAATGGTGGTATTGGAAAAGATGGTGGTCTCTTGTTTCATAATAAAGAAGACATGAAACAGTTTAAGGAGAAAACAATGGGCCACGCAGTAGTAATGGGAAGGAAGACATTTGATTCTTTGCCAGGTGGTCTATTAGAGGGAAGAACAAATATAGTACTAACAGAGACTGATATACCGGGTTGTGTATGTGTTAAGAACTTGAAAGACCTGATTGAGTATATTAAGTCTTGTAATGAAGCTAATGTCTTTATAATAGGTGGTGCAAGTGTATATAAGCAACTCCTAGAATATACAGACATTATTCACCTCACTAGATTTCATACCACAAAGGAAGCTGACACATACCTTCACTATTCAAAACTTGTAGAGGGCTTTGACATGTTTTATAAGTCAGGTTTCTACAAGGACGACGAAGGTATTAAGTATGAATTTGAAACTTACATAAATAGATGCTCAAATGTCCGATCTGCAGTCATGAATTTACTGACAAAGGTGAAATAGAAGATCACCTCAAGAATACTCACTTCTTAGATATGGCGGTCTACTATGAAATGGACCTCCGTGAGAATGAGTACTGCTATAGATGTGGTAATTCAAGACATCCACTAACATACTTAGATCCCACTGGTTTTAAAGTACCTTGTTGGGATTGCTTGAAGGATGATAGATATGAAAAGCCACAAGCAATAGAAACAATTAGAAGAGCAATTGTAGATCATTATGTAACTGTTAAGGATGACAGGTACCTACAAATGTTCTTAGTTGACAAGATCTTTTTCAATAATACACTACCTCATACCTACGAAGAATTCAAGGCAGTACTGAAGAGGTTACAGAAGGTTTATAGTATTGATAGAAATAAGATCTGGTTTCCTGATTTTATTCCTGGCTACCCTAAGATATTTAGTAGAGATAACATAGGTGGTCTTAAGATAGTACCAGTCAATGATCTTTATGTAATTGATAGTGGTAAGTCAGAGATAAAAATAAATGATAAGTACATTATTAAGTATGCAGATATTATACCCTACGATCAAAGACATCATAGTAGGTATAACTTGTTTAACTTAAAGACTGAGACTAGAAATACTAAGAGACTAAGGCTAAAAGAGTCAAGTCCCGATAAGTGTATTAAGTTTTATAATAGACTTAATGAACAGTATAATTCAATCTTCGAGCTAACTGACATAGAGGGTAATCCAATTCTCTTTAGTGGGCTGTCTGAACTTGATAAGGTGGTAATAAAACTAGTCTTACTGAGGAATAAATCTTTCTTCAGGCTACTTATCGACTTAATAGATGAGGTCTTAAGAAATGTAGGTGTCCTTAGTGATCCTGTGTTCTTAAGAAATACTGTAACAGTTAATCCTGGGTGTGACTTAAGGCTTCACTTGTCTTGGTTACCTGAGGAGACGAGGGAAAACTATATTAACATTTCAATATTATGACAAAGTTTAAAATAGAGGGAACCTGTATTGATACCTCTACAATGAAGGGGTATGTACCAGCAGCGATTCTAGGGAGTAGTTTTGATTATATCTTAACATCTATACCTGCTAATAATGACGTCTTAATAAAAGATTACGTAGAGTCATTCAAGCTAACTGGTACTAAGCTGGTTGTTCATGCTAGTCACTTAGATGGTCTTTGTGATGCCGTTAAGAGTCACCTTGATTTAATAGGGAGAGATTATGTTGATATCTTGCTGATCGATTCAAAGGCAGATTGGAAGTTGGCTGGGTCTGAGGTAGTAGGTCTTGGTGATCGTTGTAAGGCTTGGGGAATTATGGAGCCTGAGTCAGTGGAAGAGGTTAAGAAGATAATTGAGACCTTAGGCAGTGATAGTATCGTGAAGTATATTGCGCTGACTATTAACCCGCTTGAATTTAACTTAGACCTTATTAATTACTGTACTGATAATGGCATCTTAATAATAGGTCTTAATCCGCTTGGCGGGTATTTATCAGCGCCTAGAAATATCACGGCATTCACTGTACCTTATCTTCTTGGTTTCTCTGCGTTCTACTCTGATATTACTGTGATTAGTGGTAGAAACTTAGATACTGCCGACAATGATTCACTTTACTTGAGCGGATTGAAAGGTAAGGATGCAGGAAATAACTACGTCCTCAAGAAATCAACAAATAAACCGGTTAAGGGTGTTAGTCAGGCGGTATTTACATCATTCAAGCTAAAGGATGAGATTATACCATACGATGATCCTACTATGTGTTTATATGCAGATCAGATGGTACTCGAAGTTGGTAAGCCTAGTAAGAAACTTAAGAAGACAGAACCAGTACAGAGACCACCTAAGGATACAGATGATGTAGTACTGCCAGGTGAAACTGATAGCTCTGATAGTAGTAAGTTTGTCGAACAGGCTAATCACTTACTGAATATCTTACACTTACCATCAGACGGAGACGAGAGTAGTAAGTTTGCAGTGGCCAAGTATAAACTACTAGATCTGATTAAGTGCGATTTCAGTAGTGCAGTTTGGTCCTATGATTTTTCTATGGTAGGTAAGTCTGTTATGATGGTCTTACTCACTAGAAAGCCTGTAAAGAAGGGTATGTTGTGGTGGAAGAAAGAAATACCAGGTGACATAAGGACATTCTATCTACTGCAGAAAGAAGGTAAGTTTGTGTTCCGTGAGATTTTTGATGATCCAGAACCTGAACCTAACGAAACTGCATCTACAACAGATTAGATTCCTTATATGTGAGTAATTCCTATTTTGTGTTAGGAACTTACTCAATGAGAGAAATATATGTTATTAATTATAAAATTATTTAGTAAACATGAGAATTTATAACGGAAAGAACTCACAGGTAGAATTACCACTTGCAACACAGAGGATTACGATTGGTCCTAATTCAGTGTCAAAAGACATTATGCCAAATGTAGAAATGTTACAACTTATTTCTACTAGTTTTGTTGATACTGAGATCGCATTGATTGTATCAGGTCCATCAGAACTTAATCTTTGTGCAGGTGTTCCAGCATGTACACCTCTTGTAGTACAGAGCTTAGATGAGGCTGTTATTCGCTTCAAAGGTACAGCACCAGAGAAGAAGGAAGAGAAGCCAGTCGTTGAAGAGCCTAAGAAAGAAGAGGTAGTAGTGGAAGAGGTACCTGAAAAGAAGGTAGATGAGAAGAAGCAAGAAGAAGAGGTAAAGCCAGAACCAACAAAGAAGGCTGCACCAAAGAAGAATGCTAAGAAGTAAGACTACCTAAAGTTAACGAAGTCTTTGGGGGAATAATTAAGTTCTCTCAAAGATTTCAAATTTTTTCAAACAAATGGACGAGTTCGAATATAAAGAAGTAAAAAGAAGGGACGGAACTACACTTATATTCTGTAATTTTGAAGAACTCCTAACTAAGTATTATGGAGTTAAGTCAATGGCAGAGGTAGAGACTCATGCAAGGGATAATGGTGAATATATTATGCATTGTCCGTTCTGTAAAAAAGAAGGGCATACTAAGCATAAACTCTACATAAAATCTGACATGACGGTGGGACACTGTTTTGTATGTGGTAGAAACTATATACATGTGTCCGATAAGCTTGAGTTCCGCGTTAATGTGCCAGAGTCAATACTAAAGTTTGGATTTGGTGCAGAACCGTTCAATGTAGTCAAACTAACGGATCCTGATTGGTCGTTAGATAGATTACAGTATGAATTCGATGACTTTGATCAGGCCGGTTATGATTACTTGTGCAGTAGACATAAGTACATGAAAGACTTGTATCAACAGCTCGGATTTAAATTCTGGTATGGTAATATAGTAATGCCGTTCTTCTATCACGGGGAACCAATATACTACCAGATCAGATTCAGTAATGTGGGTCATGATGATAAAGGCATTAGATATTATTTCCCACAGATTTCAAAAAAGCCTGTCTACATAATTGATCATGGACAGGGAATTAGAAAACTGATCTTATGTGAGGGTATATTCGATGCAGTATCCCTCCTAATACAAGCCCCAGATTACATACCAATTGCACTCATGGGAAGTAGCTTGAATGACTATCAGATCGGTTTCATTAAAGAATATATGCCAGAGAAAATACTGATCTATATGGACGAAACAAGTATATCAAAGAGAGTAATGAATAAACTAAAAACACAGATTGATTACTGCCCGATTGATATAATTCGTTCTGATGGTGAAGATCCAGAGGAGAGAATGAATAGGATGATTTCTATTTGTCCAGGTAGTGAAGTTGGCTGGATATCTAGGAAGTTTAATAATAAGAAGTTTAACATAGGTAGAGTAGTTAAGCCAGAATTTATATGTTAAAGGTATTTTTTGATCAAGACTTAAATAAACTAGTTCTCATAACAGATGATCCAACATTTCATTATTTCTTAGAGACAAAGACAAGTAATTATGAATATATCCCATGGCAGAAGAAATGGGGTTATGTTGAGAAAGTAGAAAAAATATATGAGACTGGGAGAAAAATAAAACATGCACAACCCGACGGAACATTTAAGTATATAGTAGGTCTTGGATGGTCTGGATTCTTACTGGGGGCACTAAAGGATAAACTTAGTGTAGATGATTATAATGGTATTGCAAGTAATATCATAATGGCAGATACATATAGGACAGTACCTTTTAGTGAACTGAGAGATTACCAGAATGATGACGTACTATTCTTACTTAGGCACAGAAGAGGATTAATGCAAGTACAAACGGGATATGGTAAAGGAGAAATTTGCCAGACTATGTAGTGATACATAGTTAGGAAGCGGGTAAAAACGGTGAAGGCTGAAATTGCTAATACCGTGCTAACTAAGATAATTGCGTGTAGGTATCTTAGTAGTGTAGAGCATAGAGGGTGAATAAATATAATCCCTCCACGAGTATCCGCCAACTTATATTCATGTAAGTTGAAAATATATGCCGAACTTAAGTGAACAACAAACTTAAGAACCACAGGATAAAAAGCTTGTGGGATAACAAAATTGAAAACCCAAGTAATTGCAACCTTAGCGAATTATGCACATGAAACGCTAGGTAAAAAACTCTTGATTGTCTGCCCGTCAAATAAGGCTAGAGATGAACTTGTTAAGAGGTGCAAGAATGTATTTGGCTTGTCCGTTTCTAATTGTGACAAGAAACTAAATGGGCACCTGGATTGTGTTATTACTAGTGGCCTGATGAATTCGGGCAAGGTAAAAAAGAGTGACTCTAGCGAATATCAAACCTTTCATCAATACCTGTCTGAATATGAATGGGTACTGGTTGATGAGGTTGAATATACAATTAATGATGCGGGGGAATACTTGTATGATAGTTGTATATCCGCTGAGAGATTTTATGCGTTTAGTGGTACAGCTGATAAAGTAGGTGGACAAGCAATTAGTTTTAGAGAAGGCTTGAGTGAAGTAGTGGTGAGAAATAAAAACCTCATTAAATATTTCGGCCCTAGTATTATCTTCAGAATGCCACTCAACAATAGCGTCACAAATATCAGCATTAAAACAGCATCCCTTGACAACTTAGTACTAGATGATGAACAGGTTGACTTGGCAGGAAATAGATATGCTGAGATTATGAATCAGATCTGGATGGATAAGGATATTTGTAGAACAGTGACTAGGGTAATTAAGAAGTTCCCTAAGTGCTTTATACCAATGAATAACCTTAATACGATACTCTATGATTGGATTAATAATTACTGGCTCGGTGTTCTTAGGGTCCTGCTAGTGTGCGGCGAGGGTTATATATATTATGACCTGGATGGAAATAAGACTAAACTAACACTTGATGAATCTTGTGAGTATATCAAGAAAGGCTTAGTTGATGTCATCCCAAGTACTAGTTCAGGATATAGAGCACTTGATTTCCCAGGTCTTGAAAATATATGTTTATTCGCCGGGAAAATAGCAGGTGTCACTCTTCAATGTGTAGGACGAGTAGCAAGAGGTAAACATATGAACATTATTACCTTGCGACCATACGGAAATAAAAAAATACCTGTCTATACAAAGAGCGCACAGGAAAGAAAAGAAATGATTGACAACTATTATCAGTACTGCGAGATTGAGGATATAGAAATGGAGGAGTCTGATCTTTGAAACTAACAATTTTGCAATCACGAAGTTGGCAGTCTCTTATTGGTGAGAATAAAGTTAAGAGGAATGGAAAATGAATAACAACGACAATTACCTAGAGCTAGTATTATCAATGTTTAATCAGTTCTTATATCAGGACTGTAAAACAAATATACAAGATATCTCTATTTTCTTTAAGACTAATCCATCAACGTCTGGAAATCCGCTCATTGAAGAATTAATAGGCGCCATTAAAGATTATCCACTGGAAAGTATTGGATTACCTCTGTTCCAAAGTATCCTAGCTAAGACAGGAAAAAATCAAACAGAGAGCCAGGAAATACTAAACAAGATAATCCAGTATAAGAAATATAATAAGGACCAGATTGAACCAGCGAGAAAGTATATCAGAGACATTGTTGCAACGGTCTATGTACAAAGAGCAAATAGACTTTATAGTGACAGCCCCTCTGAATACTTAGAATATCTTAAGAAGCTAGAATTTAAGACAGGTAGCACTGATTACTTAAGCACTACTAGTTTTAATAACCTAGATATTAATACAATCGTTGCGGAATCTGGACAGGAGGGAAAACTAACATCATCACTGAGCTTTGTTAATGAATCTTTCTCAGAGGGTGCATTTAAACCTGGTGATATAGTAGTAATTAGTGCTCCGCCATCAGTAGGTAAATCACTTATCGCAGAGGCAGAGGCACTACATATGTCAATGGTACATAAGGTTCCTACTTGTATGCTTATTATGGGTGACCTTGATTGGGAAAGCTTATTTATTAGACTCGCTGCGATTTATACCGGCTTGTCTTTTCGTGATGTGAGAGAAAACTTGGCGGGGATCTATAAGGAAATGAGCCAGCAAATAGGAGATAAATTAGACATCATCATTGCTCCTGCCGGTACTATTAACGCAGCGGAATTTGTCCAGTTTGTAATAGATAGTCCCAAGAAGTATAAGGCAGTTTTTGTTGATTATGATGAAAACTTTAAGATGGGAGGTGATGGTAAAAATGGCGGCAGTGATTCAATGTATGCTGAGTTTGGTGATCTCTATAATGAATTTACAAAACTTAAGTATGCAGGAATTAATAGCTGGATCCTATGTCAACCAAAACAATTTACATGGAGCGACGGAAACCCAATCGAACTACAGAACTTAGGAACGTCAAGTAGGAAGGGACATATTGCTGATGTATGTATAACCAGAACAAAAGAACCACAAAACCTTAATGGACTTGGTGTGTTCTATATATGTAAAAATAGACATGGTGAAAACTCTATCGCATATTCAATAAGACTCGGTAATGGTAGGTTTAAAATAATACCAAAATCCGTATACCAAGATCTGAAAAATATACAGGAAAAACGATACTTCTCAGAACAGGAAATTGATATGATGATTAGCAACTATAATGCGGCGAGATCACAAGTCAATAACCAAATAGATAATAGTATGGGAAGAATGAAAAGAGTTGATTCACCGTTTAGATAAATTAACCAAAAGAAACCTAGAGATATATTCTGGGTTTCTTAGTTTTTGATAAGATGAAAAAAGAAATAAACTTAGTAATTACACTGGATGACGTAAAACTCATCTCCGTTAATAATATGTATAGGGCTGGACTATTATACAAGGGAGGAAAACCAGTACCCTATATCTATAAAAATGCTGAGGCTAAGAAGATGGAAACTATTATAGACAGACAATTAGAGTCCATTGATTTTACACAGCACCTTGATTGGCTCAGAACAACAAAACAATTTACAGTCACTGAACAATTTATCTTGAAGTCGGGTATTAAACAGAGAGATTGTGCTAACTTCGAAAAACTCGCGTCAGATTCCATTGTGAGATTCTTCAGGGGAACACTAGGACTCACAGATTTTGATGACGCACAATTTAGCGATGTTCACCTGTATAAAAGCATTCTCCCCGGGTCACAAAGAGAATACCTGTGCTTTAAGATTACACCCTCAACTTTTAATACTAGGTTCGATGAAATACAAAGACCACAACAAGTATTATTCCATCACACAGGAGAAGCAGTGTTTGATAGTAAAGAATTTAGAAGAACCATAAAGAAAGAACTAGGACTGAAATACCAACTTAGTAGTACCGATAAGAAACTGAAAGAACATGATACTGACGTCTTCTTAATTGATACAACCGATGGTAACCTGTTTGATATACACTTTGGAATACTTGACTATATCTATACACACAGAGACTTAGGAAATTTTATCTACTATGTCCTCTATAATGAAGCAGACCGAGAACTAGTGGAGAAGATTAGCAAGATGGGATATAGTAATGTAAAAGCTGGGATCATAGAAAAAGGGAAAGAAGCAGAATTAATCAAGAACTTCATAGAGGAATAAAAAAAGAGAGTAGGATAGAACTTAATCGTCTAACCTATTCTCTAATGTTTTTTATTTCTTGCTTATGATTACAGCACCATGAACCCACTTATCAGTTTCATCTTTTATTTTTCCTGGTTTAGTATCAAAGTACTCTCCTAAGTCACTTGCTTTTGGTGTAGCTCTAAAGTTATTCTTACTATAGATTTCACCAAGCTTTAATTTTGCATATGTATTTGGATAAGTTTGCCCTACCTTAAATTCATTATAGATATCACCCTTTAATTTTTCTTTATCAAAACTTAAGATATCAAGTTTCTTATTTAGAAAAGCTGTGTTATAAGATTGCGCCTTACATTCCTCAAGACCAAGCACTTCTACGTATTCCTGAAAATGAGTTTCTGTTAGGTTGTCGAGTATATATCTCCTCTCACTATTATCAAAATTCTCAAAACTCTCACATAAGAACTTCAATTTTTTCTGCCTTGTTTCAACAGCCTCATACTCCTCAAAGAATAACTCGACTTTATCACTCATATCCTCAATCGTAGATACCTTACCAACCTCATTAAAGACTGTAAATCTATCTGCATATTCTGTTTGTTGCATATCAAAAGCTCGCCTCTCTGATACCAATACTAGGTTATTTACAACTGGTATAAGTTTAGGTCCGCCTGTCTCTGGATCCTCTTCGATATTTACTGCCACATAATCGTCTCGATAATTATAAGCTTTCGCTATTTTCCAGTAACAGTCAGAAATGCGATATCTAGAATCATCTGTTTTTAATTCGTCATAGGCTACTAAAAGACCATTAGTATTTCCCATTTTTTCATTTATCTTATTATCAAACTCTACCTTATTTACTTTACTCTTATCTAGTAGGTATCTAAAATAAACAGTAGCTTCATCTTTCCAAGGATTTTCTATTAGTCTCTGTCTACCTAAGATTTGGGGAAGATCTAAAGAAATATCAACAGCCAATGTCTCTATATTCGCATCACTTAGTACTACCGTCTGAGCATTATCACTATAGAAATCAGCTCCCAGGTAAACAGTTCTAGTACAGAAGGTAAACATCTTTCTTGGCTCATCCCTTAATGGAACTGTGCCAATGTTAAACTTTCTACCTAGTCTCTTATGTATCTTCTTTGTATTATCTGGAGTATTGGCTACTAGAATATTAACTTGATCGGGTTTTAATTTTGCCCTTTTGATCAGGTTTGTAATATTGGCAACTGAGTTAACATAGAATACAACTTCTTTTGACTCTATCTTTACTACTTCACCTTCACTAGTTCCTTTTACAAATCTATAGTCAAACTTACCATCTAAGTATTTTTGTATAATTGGACCAACTACTGTATACATGGCCTTCATACTTTTAAGAGTAAGTTTAGGCTTTCTTACTCTATCCGGGTCAAGTACTTCCCAGTCTAATTCATAGTATGGTAAGTCCTTAAATTCCTCAAGCTGGCTCAAATACTTTTTCATCATTGGAGTTGCACTAACATAACAGAGCTTCTTCACCTCTTGTAGGTTCTTAACGAACACCATTTCTGTATCTGGTTTAAATCTACTGTCTGTGAATATACTCTGAAACTCATCTACAATCACTCTAAAATCATCAAGTTCATCAATGCTCTTAATAATGTCTTTTACAATCCTGAATGAGTCGTAGGTAACTAAGATCTTCACCGGCTTTTTGAGGAACCTGCATCCAATTATATACTTCTTCAAGTCTTCCCTTAAGCCATTGAAGAAACCTGCCTTCTCTTTCTCTGCCTGTTCAATCTCTTCCTTTGTCGGTGCTTTTTCCTCAGTAAAGATACTTCCTCCTTTCTCTTTCTCTATCTTTGTGAGGTCCTTGTCTGTTCTAGATTCCACTTCATACTTATTTTCAACTAAGAAAACATCATTCTTGTGTTGATCATATTTATTCTGCAGTAGGATCTTTCTAGGGCTGCAAAGTATTATATCTTCACTATTTTTAGCTGGGTCAATACAATACTCTGTAAATCCACATCCCGGGATCTGTTTATTCAGGATGTGAGGGAAATCATTAATCTTAAAGTCTGGAATTTCCGAGATGTACCTATATCCTTTAGGCACTTCTACTACGATAGCTCCTTCTTCTGTCATAAAATTTATTTTTAATTAGTTAATGAATTTGGTTCCGGGCTTAAGCGGCCTTTTTTGGCAGCGGCCCGCTTAATGCCCCTATCTATTACATAGATAAGTCTTTTAGAGCACTATTACCACTACTTTTCCAACTTCATTATATTGTGAGACGGAGTCTACTTATATATCCTGGTTTAAAAAAATTGGAAACCCCTATATTCATCTGTAAAGTTCATACAAAATCCCTTCGCTGGCGCTCGGTATTTTCTTGTATCCTAACCACAGATGTACTTCAGGGGTCTGATCAAGTTTACCCTTAAGACCGTCGAGCCGTGCTCTGCCGGCGACGCCACATAAGGTGAATACCTTCCCCGGGTTCAATAGGGTTCTCCTGAGTGGTAACGAGGGAGGTTCGTATTGTGGCAACGGGAAGGCGGGGAGGGGAGCTGCAGGCTTACCCGATCCCTGTTACTACTTATTCATGAACTCTGTGATAACTTCATAAGTCTCTTGTACTGCTTTTTCCAGGCCATCATTTATAATTATCTTATCAAAATTGCCGGAGAATGTAAGTTCATATTCCGCTTTTGATAGCCTAGTATTGATCGACTCCATACTATCAGTTTTTCTATCAATAAGTCTTCTCCTAAGCTCTTCTATTGAGGGTGGTTGAATAAAGATACTTAGTGCACGATCACCATAGAACTTCTTGATGTTGCAGCCACCCTTCACATCAACATCGAAGATAATATTATGCTTATCTTCTATTAGTTTTTCTACTTGTGACCTATGCGTACCGTAAAATTGGCCATCATACACTTCTTCATATTCTAGAAACTGTCCTGACCTTATATCTTCTTTGAACTGTTCTTGTGTAGTGAAGAGATATTCAATACCATCTTTTTCTGTTCCCCTAGGTGATCTTGTTGTGTGACTAATCGAGAATACCAAGTTTAATTCTGGATGTTCCCTTACTAATCTCTGAACAATAGTACTTTTACCTGTACCAGAGGGTGCTGAAATAACTATTAGCTTACCTGTTTTCATATTAATATTAATTTTATTTTCATTTCTACTAATAAGGAATTTAAACTATCGGCCTTACGTACTCAATCTATTTTTATTATATCTAACCTGGGAATACGTCGGCCTGCATGTCAAAATTAGAAAAATAGGAAAATAGGAAAAATAATAATCCTACTAAAGCTGTTATTTTTACTACCCCCTTGCCCATTGTTCCTTATTAGTGTGAGAATTAATTACATTATATATTGCGATGAAAGTAAATCAGTTTAGAGTTATTATTGCAGGTAGTAGGAGTTATACGGATTATGCTCGGTTAAAGAAGAAGTGTCTGTACTACCTAGGGAAAAAGATGTCCGACTTATCATTAGAGGTTGTTGTCATATCTGGTCATGCTGAAGGTGCTGATAAATTAGGTGAAAAATTTGCCGGTGAGTATGGTCTTAGGTGTGAGGTATTTCCGGCGGATTGGAAGAAGCATGGTAAGAAGGCGGGTTATCTCAGGAACTTACAGATGGCAGAAACGGCTAACGCAGTGATTGCCTTTAAGAGTGCGTATGCTGAGAATAAGGGAACTGAGATGATGATTGATATAGCTAGAAAAAAGAATATACCAGTTAGAGTAGTAGAAGATGAAGAAGAATAATATTAGTTTTGCGGCGATATCAGACTTACATGGAGATCTTGAGGTGAGTCTAGATAAGGAGGTTGATTATCTTATTATTGCGGGTGATTTAGTGCCTCTTAATATTCAACAGGACGACAGGAAGGTTGAGAAGTGGTTGAAGAAGGATTATCAGGAGTGGGTAGATAGCTTGCCTGTGAAGAAAAAGGTCCTACTAGTGGCGGGAAATCATGACTTTTATATGTACAATAAGAGTCTGGATAAAATTGTAGGTGCTTTAGGTCCTCGTACTACTTATCTATGCAATTCCAGTACTCTCTTACTTGACGATGACCTACCAAACCATCTTGTGTATGTGTATGGCTCTCCTATGTGTAAGATCTTTGGTGATTGGGCTTTTATGTATCCGCCAGAGTATCAGAGGGAGGAGTTTGACAAGGTAAGAGGTAAATCAAAGTCTGCACTAGAGAAGGAGTTTGACGGTTACACAGTTAAGTCTCTTGTTATTACTCATGATGCTCCTTATGGTTGTAGTGATATTGTCCTTCAGCCTGATGTTTATTGGGGTGGTAGTTCAGTTGGTAATAAAGAGATCAGAACATTACTAGAAGATATGAAACCGGACCTTAATATTCACGGACACTTACACACATCGAATCATGACGCAGAGTATATAGGTCCTACGGAGGTTAGATGCGTCAGTCTCCTCGATGAAAATTATGTCCGTGCGTTTAGTCCGTATTATTTTGCCTTATGATAGAGAGAAAGTATAAGTGTCCTGTTTGTGGTAGTCAGTTAAAGGTTGCCAGTGTTGAGATTCCGGAATTTGCTTGTATGTGGGATGTAATACCTGCCCACCTAAGATATACGGTACTGTGTGATTCTTGTAGGTACTGTAAGACTGCCGATGATGAGAGTGAGCTAGATAATCTAAGTGTTGATCTTGATGAGGCAGTAGTTAGGTTATTCAAGACAAGATTATGTGTAGATAATAAGGATGAGATAATTAAGTGGTTACGTGAGAATATTAAGTAAGCTAGGGGTAATACCTTAGCTTATTTTTTTTGTCGTAGTCCTTAAGAAATAAGGGCGTTTGAGATCCCTTTGATTTCTTATTAGTGTAGGAAGTATGAAGGCCTCGAAAATTAATGCAGTTTGAAAAGGCCTCGATTTCTTATATATGTAGGAGACATGAATAAACAGGTCATGAGGTAGTAAGTTTCGTGGATGTTTAGTTTCGTGAGGAAATCTACTGAGTGACAACTAGATTAGTATTATGGAATGTAATGCGGTTCTGGTGTTTGCATGATTCCTACGTAAAGAACCTGAAATTTATATTATTAAGACACAAGAAATTAATGCTTGAGGTGGGGCGATGCTCTGCTGAAAAACTGGGGACCTATAAGGACTACTAGTGGCATTAATGTGTAACAAGAAATTTTAAACCATATTATAAGACACAAAACCTTCTTAATTTTATATTGTTAACGTTATGTTAGGTTGTGGTAGTAGTTCATAGTTTAACTAAAACCAGTATGCGGCTGAATAGTCAATTACTGATGTGGAGCCTAAGAACTTCACTGAACAATCACGACCTTACTAGTTAATTAGTATAAGGTTGAGAATAATCGATAGAGTCAGATAGAGGTATACAATGACTATAGCTTATATGGGACTAAAGCGCTGTAACAATTAAGTTGCAGGTAGAACTTGGTTTGAATCCAAGTAGTTATGGTGTCTACTTGATAATATCGACCATAGAAAATACTTTTATGGAAATAAATTAACACACGTAGAAACACACGGGTAATTATAGGAGCCACCCTTTTCAAATGATTTTTATAATGCGCCGTGTTTCTAGGGGCAGTACTTGAGATATAGTACTGCTCATTTTTTCCACTCCCCCGTCTTGTATTCCTTAACAGTGTAATTAAAACAAAGTATTATTATGAAAGATGAATTTAAAGTAGGAGACTATGTAGCTATTTCACCAGACCTAACATTTAAGTATGATTGGGTATCTGGTAAGGTAACTGGTATTGAAGAGCATGAGGATAGAGGAACTGTTATTGTTGCAGAACTTCCAGAATCCGGTGAAATCTTTTTTGGTAGTAAGTTTAATTTTGTTAACTTAGGTGACTTAGACGAAGAAGAAGAGAACGAAGATGAGGACGAAGAGGAGGACAGCGAATGATGGATATTCTATTAATCTGCCTGGCGGGTATTTTTGTCAGTGCAGTAGTTGTAGTTTCACTTGTCTTACAATTTTCTAAGGAGGATGACAAGAATAGTGAGCTTGCATGTCCAGACTGTAAGAAACCGAGTCGAGATATTAGGCTTGTCAGTGAGGTAGTATCAGGCAATGAGATTAAGTCAACGTATAAGTGTAGTAATTGTAAAAGACTAATAAGAAAAAGTAAGAAACGATGAAGATTTGTATTGATTTTGACGGTACTGTTGTTAGCCATGAATTTCCAGAGATTGGTAAAGACATTGGTGCAGTACCGGTTCTTAAGAGGTTAGTTGAGGCAGGACATGAGCTTATTCTCTATACAATGAGAGGTGAGCCAACAAGTCCAGGTGATCCAAACTACTTAGAGGAAGCTGTAGATTGGTTTGCGCAGAGAGGTATTCCATTGGTAGGTATTAATGAGAACTTGACACAGAACAGATGGACAAGTAGTAGGAAGATTTTTGCACATCTCTATATTGACGATGCTGCCTTAGGTGCTCCATTGAAAACCGATCTCTCTATTAGCGTTCGTCCTTTTATTGATTGGACAGAGGTTGAGAGATTGTTAGTAGAAAAAGGTATTATTTAACTATAAAAAAGATTATGGAAGATAAGAAGAAAGAAAAGAAAGACTACTTGAAGTTAATGACTGAGAGATATGGTTTTAATTCAGGTAGTCTCAAGTGGGTTCCAGGGGGCTCAGAGATTTTACAGCTCATTGGTCAGTATGCAATTTATGTAGACTACCAGAAAAAGAGCAGTGGTGATGGTTATGATACTAAGTGTGAGAGGGTAAAGATAAACAAGATTAGTGGATATGACCCTCTTACAATGACATATCAGATTGAGTACTATTTCCCAGAGCGCGCAAAGAGTACAGCTGAGGATCATAGGGTTTACACAGAGAAGATAATTCCAGAGGGTTTTAGCTTCGACATCATGGGTCAAGGTCTTCAGTCTAGTATGAATCGTTTTATGCCACTTAGTCTTCACTGTAAGATGATGGAGGAGTCATTTTTATTTGATAGGATGTCTCGTCTTTATGCAGAGAGAGATACCTTACCATTTACTGCTCTTGCCGATATTAGTGAAACAAAGAAGCAGGGTGAATTACTAGGTTACTCAAGAAATATTCAGGCAACAATCAAGAAAGTGGATGGTGAGTTCTTAGTAGGTAGGGTTAGTAGTCTTAAGCTTCATCATGTAAAAGGTGATGAGTGGAGAGTTATATTTAAGCTGGACAAAGATGATACAGTAAATTATAATATTGTATTTGATAAGTCTGACAAAGAATATAAGCTCACTGTATTTGGTGATTACATAGGGACGATTAAGTTTTTGGATGTAATGGACGTATGAAATTGGCGGTAGATACTTACTATTATTCAGACAACCTCGCATTAACTGTTGGTGTCTTGTTTAATAGGTGGACAGATGATGAACCCGCCGAAATAATAAGTAGTATCTGCACTAGTTTTTCGTCCTATATACCAGGGGAGTTCTACAAGAGAGAGCTTCCCTGTGTTCTTGGCCTGTTAGTAGAGAAAGTAAGTCTAGACAAGGTAGAGACGATAATAGTGGATGGATTTCTTAGGCTTAGGTTCAATGATGGTACGGAGAAAGATGGCCTAGGGAAGAAACTATTTGATGAACTGAACATGCCGGGTCTAAAAATAATAGGCCTAGCAAAGTCTGAATTTTGTAGGACGGATGAGATTAGTGCGTCCATACTTAGGGGATCGGCGGAAAAACCATTATGGGTACAGGGTATAGGTCTTCCAGATAATGTAGCAGCTGGAAATATTAAGATGATGTCAGGGGAGTTTAGGATACCAAAGCTCTTAAAAATACTTGACAAGGAAACAAAGAAATATAGGTAGGGATAGTTTAATGTCCTTACCTTTTTTATTCTCCCTTACAATCCTTAATAGTAGATGAATAAATTTAATTATTATAAATTATGGGAAAAATTAAGAAAGTAGAAAGATTTAACCTCCCAGAAACAAACAGTAGCTCATCTCACTCTGTTGTAATTAATAGAGCGAGTATTGAGTTATCTAGTGACATAGACCTAGATGAAGACGGTGATATTGTCTTAGAGTCTGGTAGATGTTTCGGATGGGAGTGGAAAGCAATGAATTCAATTAAGGACAAACTACTCTATGTCTGTGGTATCTATTATCATAGCACTAAGTGGAACGAGAAGTCATATGCACAAAAATATATGGATGTTCACAAAAAGTTATCAACGCTCAGTAACTTAGTTTGCAAGTTTACTGGTGCTAATGGTATTAAATTTACTTGGGTCAATAGTAAGACCGATGATGGAGGATATCCAGAAATTGACCATGAATCTACTTGCATCTTTGATCATATCGTTGACAATAAGGACAGCTTAAAGAACTTCCTATTTAACAGTAAGTCGTGGTTATTTACAGGCAACGATAATAGTGATGAAACGGATGAGTTCTATAATCCTGCATTTGATAATAGTAATATAGTAGGTGCAGAGGTAACTTTGGATTACGGCGGAGAGGTTGGTAAGGTTCAGTTTAATGTCCCTGAGTATCCTATAGACCTACTAGAGTGTTTCTATGCAGACTATAACTACTTATCCAGCTCTCAGTTATCTTGTGAGATAGCTAATAGTATTGTTTTTGAGAACGGTACTGCTAGATCAATGACACCGGAAGACAAGGAGATATTAACAGGGTCAGCTAAGAATGATAGTATATACTTCCTGATCAACTTAAGGGACGATCTAGGGGTGTTTCCTGTTAATAGTGAGTGGCATCGTTTGGCAAAAGGACACGATGATTACCCATGCCTATACTATGCAACTAAAGATTTTGCGAGTAAGCTAATGACCTTTGGGAAGGAGGATGAAAATCATGTATTTGGTGATCCATTATTTGGTCAAGATGCTGCTGAATTTATCGAGAGTAATTATGATGGATTAATTAGAGTAAAATTAAACGTTAAGGTCAATGAGTAAAGAATTAGTAAACACATTCTTTTATAGCTGTTCAAAGTATATTAATGATAATAAGAGCTATCGGTATATAAACGGAAACTATTTCGTAATGAGTCGTCGAGATGGTTCTAAGGTGAAGAGAGCACTTAGATTCGACGAGGACTTGTGTGCAGATTTTCCCGACAGTATTGACCTTAAGATAACCAATGCATGTAGCATAGGTTGTAAGTATTGTCATGAATCTAGTGTGGCTGGTGCAAAGAAGTTTAACCTAGAGAAGACAATTGAGGTCCTAGATAAGCTCCCGAAGTGTGGAATTGAAGTTGCAGTAGGTGGCGGTGATATTTTTGATGAGGATTGTATTAGTGATGCAGAGAAGCTAGTAGGGTGGCTGAGGGCAAACAATTTCCAACCAAGAATAACAGTCAACTATAAGACACTTCAGAGAGAATTTGACGGTGACCCAATCAGCAGCTATAGTATAGTAGCCAATTGTTATGAGGCAGTTGGCGTTAGCATTGAAAAGATCCCAGTTGTTGGTGAACTATTTAAGAGCGTTTGTAGGTTGGAAAGGTCTGTATTTCATATTATCGCTGGTATATTTCCGGTTGATGATATTATGAAGCTCTATGAGATTGTCAATGAAAGTGCTTACCTAGATAGACCTGTTAGAATTTTAATACTAGGCTATAAGCAGTTTGGTAGAGCAGCAGGAACAAGTGTAGACTTAGAAACCTGGAAGAAGGGTATTAAGAAATTAATATTCGAGATCAGAACAGGTAAGACGTCTGTACCTAACCCAAATATTGTGATAGGTTTTGATAACTTAGCAATAGAGCAGCTTGATATCGAATCATCACTACTACCTGATGAGTGGAATAATCTCTTTTGTGGTTGTGACTTTTCTTCTAGTATGTATGTAGATGCAGTAGAAGAAACATTTGGCCCAACTAGTAGAAGTCCAAAGGAGGAAAGGGTTAGTTGGGATAGTACAAGTATTGTTGAATATTTTAAGAAGAATCACCTATGATACCAGTATTTCTAGAGCAACTCAAGGAACTTCGCCCTACTTTTAATAAGGAGAAGGCGATTAAGTTCAGGTATAGACTTAACCTTCCAGAACATTTAAGGTGGACAGACTTTAAATTGAATAGTGGCAAGATTATTTGGTATGATTGGTTTGTAGGATCTGTTACTGTCCTCAACCCAGCCGACACCGATACTGAAGATACGTTAAGAGAGGAGCTTAGTAAGGAGGATTCAATCGACTTACCTGGCTTTACCTTGACAAGACTTAGTGATACTACTAGTTATACTGATAATGAGTTCTTAAGGACTAGTGAGGTTCGTCTAGTAGCGGAGGTCGATTCTGGATATAGTTACCTTGATATCGGGAGTTATAGAATAGATTATAAGCAAGATGAGTTTTTTAAGTTTGAGACTATATATTATATGTTCGATTTTGGAAACTGTCTCTGTTATGATCTGAAGTATAGGTGTGGTGCATCTAGAAGGTACTTGGAAAATCTTGATGGCCTATTATCATATTTAATTAAGAACAATGAAGGAAGCAGCCGTTACTTTAAAGAAGTTAGTTATTAATGTAAATAGAACCCTGATCTGGTATAAGAAGAATGGGTGGATAGATTGCCGTAGAACACCTAGCAGCGGTCAAGAGATTATTGCAGAGATGAGTGATTTCTTGGATGCTAGACTAAATAGGGAAGCTTGGAATATTCCTGAGTTTAGAGAGGCAGAAGAGTTACTAGGTGGACATCTATTCAAGTTCGAGTCTATTACAGGCATTGATGAAGTTAGGAAGAAGTATAAGCAAGCAGTTTTTACTCTAACAACGCCAGAAAAGGTAATAGAGCCAGATGAAAACCTTATTAATGTATTAAAGTCGGTAGAGAAATTTATTGGCGGTACAACTATTAAATTTAATGGCGTTAAAGTAAAAGTTAAAGTAATAATAGAAAATTAAGGTATGAAGTGGAGATTAGTAACAGAGCTTAGTGCATTAGTAAGTAACCAAGAAAATAAGGTCTGGCTCTACATGGACGGAAAGAAAGTATATAAGTCCAATGTAAGAAAGCAGGTTAACAGTGACTATAGAGCGAGTAACCTTGTACTTGATGATGTGCTCTTGGATAATAATGAGTTCCAAGTGAAATTAGGTAGAGAATTTAGAGTATTTGTTAAATCTAAAGAACTACCTAAGAAAGATGAATGGTACGAGCTATGTAATTTCGCAAAGGATAGAAGGTACCTAGGTAATATCTTGGAAGGTTGTAGTATTGACAAGGGAATCGTTAATGATGGTTCTGTGTTTGAGGCTGCATTTTCAGAGGATTATCCAGGCGAGGTAGTACTTGCTTGTAAGACTATGAAAGAGTACGATGAATACTTTGACGAGATGACCAGGGTTGTTAATTGTAGTATATTCAAGAAAACTGGATGTGCTAAGTGGAAGCCTGGTTATAGATATGATACAGAAACACAGACTTACTACTATTTAGGTGAGGTACTAGTCAGGAGAAGAGATAACTTAGACTCTGAACTACTAGTAGACCCACAGGATTATATTAAAGGTTATCTAGTAGTAGGTAAGATCAATAAAGACACTGAGAAATCTGTAGAGGATGTACTTAAGAACCATGTATTAGGTCAAGGTACTAATGATGATAATAAGCTACAAGTCCTATTTTCACCTAAGCCTATGGTAGAGAGCGGTAAAGCACTTGAACCAATAGACGGATTTGATATTACTAACTATTGGGGATTGATGATTGACAGTGCAGTAAGTAAGTGCACAGTCCCTTATGGTGGTGACAGGTGGAGAGATTATACAGATCTTTTCAGTATATTTGAACCTCTTAGTCTAATGTCGGATAAAGTAAAAGACTATAGAAACATTAATGCACCGATAAAGGAACAGCTAGAGGTTGTCTTAAGTACTACAATCTTAAATACTATCATCTCAACTAACTCTATTCAAAAAGGAGTGACGATGTTTAGTATCACAACGAATAGTACTAGTCAGGACACGGAATTGATCAATGATGTAGTTGAGTCTTATTTTATCAACACAATGAATGATAATAATGTCAGTAGGGTGTCATACTATACGAGCCTTTTCAATGAGCTAGGTATCAGTGTGAAGGATATTACTGCTGGCATCGTAGACTCTTATTCAGACGAGGGGACTATATTCAAAGACCTCAACAGTATGTATAGTTATATCGAGCTGTACAGAAAAAATCATTGGGCATACGAATCTGAGATATTTGATCAACTAGATAATTCAGTTAAGTTTGGAACACCTAAACCAATACCTCTTACTAGTAAACTTAGTAGGGTAGTGGCTGACGTAATAGTAGAGCTAGTTGATAAAGCAAGGGAGAGTTACGGTACTTGTATCTGTGAGTATAAGGTAGAGAATAATGGGACAACTAGAACCCCACTTGAATACGAATACTTTAAGATAACACTAACAGATATCGTAAACTACTATAATGGGGTCTCAAATGTACCTCAATCCCTTAGTAATGAGTTAGTAGCTTGTAGATTTCGAGAAGTCATATTAAGGACTGACAGAAACTCCAAAGTAATAATTTAATAAGAAGTATTATATGAAACAAGATAATATTAAAGTAGAGGGCAAGGTGTCTCAGGAGTTGGGTAATTCAATGTTTAGAGTTACCCTAGATTCCGGACATGAGATACTTTGCACTATTTCTGGTAAGATCAGGAAGAATTTTATCAGAATCATGGCAGGTGACGGTGTAGTAGTAGAAATGAGCCCTTATGACTTAACAAAGGGTAGAATTATTACTAGACTTCCACCTAACAATAAAAAGAATTAACGAGAGTAATTAATATAATTGTTTAACCCAGATTAAATTTATTAAAAAATGGGACGTACTAGATTACACAACACAATGATTGGAAGAGTATATCCATTCTTCCTTAACAACACAAATCTTCAGAGTTATTATCTATACCAGGTTAACACACCAGGTATTAGTTCTAATGAGGTACCACTCTTGTCACTTACTAAGATCAGTGAGAAGACAATGAATAAGGGTGAGTACTGCATGAGAGAGGGTGACACTAAGAAATATGATCTTGATGTCATTTCTACTATCATCCACAATAGAACAAACTCATTTAAGAAGATTTCTGATTTCATGTATAGGAATATCTTAGACAGAGCAGAGGGTGTTTATGGGAAGGCTGACTTATACTATGATCTTGGTAATTTCAAATTTCCAATGTGGGAGGTTGAGAATAATAATAACGTAACAAGAGCAATCATTGTGGGTGTCAGAGATCAACTTAGGTGGTCAAAGTATAGATTCCAGGAGGGTTGCTATGTTGATGTACTTGTAACCCCTACTAAGTATGCTGTATTTAAGCTAGTAGGTGATAACAGTGATCAATTATGGTTGGAGCCTGTTGGAGTTTATAATAATTACGATGTTGATCAGAAGAATAACCTAACCGGTTCTCTTAGTAAACTGAACTATCCAAAAACAAAGTGGTCAGGAGAAAGGAGAGCATCTGATATTAACAGAGTAATTCGAATGATGGAGCAGAAGTCGTTTGAGGCTGCCGAAATCTAAGAAGTACTAAATCGGGTTGAGTATACATTGTTATACTTGACCCTCTTTTAATTTTTATAACACATGGAAACAGATAATATTAATAAAGTAATCACCGCACTAGTTGGATTATGTAATAAGCTTGACAGGAAGATTAACAATATATTCTTAGTCCTATCTGGTATCTCCTGTATGGCTATGATTGGATTGGTAACCTACAGTGCCATACAAGAACAATACTGGACGGCTGGAATATCGGGACTTGGTTTAATTATCTTAGTATTAGTGTTGTGGTTAGTTAGTCTCAGTTTTTCTAGGAGAACGATTGGCGGAAGACTTGAGTGCTTAATAACTTCCTCTAATATTGACGCAGTAAATATTCAAAAAGACTGCGTATACTTGAGGAGAATTGAAAGCACTAGAACAGACCCGCCAAAGGAAGAGCAAGAATTTATTAGAGGCTTATTTGATAGTATACAGACAGTCGAAATAAAGATAATCGCCGCAAGAACAATGATTAGTAAGGGAATTTACTTGGACAATAATATTGAAGAATCTATTAAGAAGAAACCTTTAGAGACACATGAATATGATGACTTAGATTAATAGATTATGGAAGAATTAGAAATGTATGAGACTCTTGAATATATAAAAGATAGATTCGAAGGGGAGAATGAGGGGCTTAAGTTTTCATACCTAGGCGTTGATGAAAAAAGAAAAGATACCCTCTACGAATGCATGGAACTAGAAAAGAGTGATGGAAAGAGATTATTAGTATCTACAAGTATCGGAAACTGTTGGCGACTTCCTAGGTGTAGTGGAGTTAGATTCTTTGACGTTAAACACTATAATAGCAGCTTTAATAGGTTTCCCGAGGACAGCTGTAGGTTTATTGATGTAACTGGAGAAGAGAGTATAATTTGGGATTGGTTCAAAAGACACTACTCTGACATTAGTGATGAGGGATTTGAATTAGATCTCGCCACTAAAAGAATAGGTAAGTATCTTAAGTCAAGCTCTAACTATTTCAAAAAGCTGAGTAGGCTAGTTAAGTATGTGACGAGAAGATGGCCCAACAGATACTTAGAGAGGGAGTATAAGATTAAGTATATTCCAACTTACTATGAATACTTTGACGGAGATGAACATTTTGAGTCTAAAGTAGTGGAGGTAAGAATTCCAACATTAGTAAGTAGGAAGGAGAGGGATATCTCAGTTCTATTACAAGTTAGGAAAAATCTGGGAACTGATGGAGTAGAATTAAGATGTGCAACTAGAACATTAAAACTTGGTGGTGAGTATCCAGAGCTAGAAAGTATTAATAATGAAGTCTGTGTAAGTATTGGGGATCTTGATATGACAGGTGGTAGTATGGAGCTGAAAGATTATGTAGAAGACCTAGTAGTAAGGGAGATTTCTAACTACTTATCAACTACAGACGACTTGGACACTAAAGAATTGGAAGATATAGCAGATCTTTAATCATAAGAGAGGTAGGTATTAAGTACTTACCTTTTCTTTTTCCTCTAAATTCCTTATTAGTAGATTATTAACAAAAAATATGAGAAAATGAATTACGAAGCAGAGACGAAGAAAACGTCAAATGGAAAATTAAGATCGAGTTTTTATTGGATCTTTTATAACAGTAACCATGAAGCTAGGGAAACTGTTAGGACAATTTGTATAATGTCTACCGTACTTGCTGCTATAATGGTGGCACAGTTTCTGATGTTCGGGACAGCTAAGGAACAGATAAGCGAGTGGGAGACTAGTACAATCTCAAAGTGGCGTGTTGTTGGTAAGTTTGTAGATGACACCTTTAGAGATAATACTTACTACCTAGTGCTTCAAGATAGTAAGTACAAGTGGGCAAAGAAAGTTAGTAATGTTGGATATAATATTACTAATGTCGGAAGTACGATCTCAATAGAATATACTAAGAGTGACTTATTTCCTGAGAACAAGCCTGAATATCTTGCGATAATTGGATTTGTATCTCTTGCAATTCAGACACTATTGCTTATTGCAGTATTTTGCAATGTAGCTGATTTTTTTGAGAAGGGATATACAGACTATTCTAGGTTCAGGAGCTGGATTATGTCAGAGAATAATAGAGTAGGGGTAGATGATCCTAGAATACAAAAACAATTCGACCTGTACGTAACCAGATATAACCTAATAAAAGGTATAGTGGTTACTCTAATGATAGGTTACTCTACTTGGTGTGTATACTACTTAATATTAACTTGTAAGCTAGCATAAAATAATGAACTACGAATCAGAAGCAAAAAAGTCTGGACAGAGAAAATTAGTATCTCGTTTCAGTTAGATCCTAGAGAATAGGAGAGAGTTCTTAAAAACAGTGAGAGTAGTTGGTGCAGTACTTGTAATTGCTGCTGTATCTGTAGTAACCCAACTAATTTTTATGGACACTGTCAAAGAGTTTAGGAGTGTAGCTGACCTTAACAAAAACATAGAGTGGAAGATTATTGGTAAGTACGTAGACAAAGGTACGGACAGGACAGACTACTATGTTAAAGTTGAGAAGGGTAAGTACTATACAAACAAGAGACTAGACAAGGTTGACTATGATAGCTTTAATGTAGGCGACACACTGACAACGGAGGCAACAGATCATGAGCTTCAGTCAATTGGTGGATATAAAGTCACTTGTTTTATGCTGCTATTTACAATGTGTATTATGGCACTACCTGTTTTTATCATACCTGGCCTCTTAGATTGGAATATTGAAACTTCCACTTACCTGTTCTTACGGAGGGTAGAAGAACATAATCTAATGTTTGATAAAGAGGTTGATAAACTTTGGATAACAGATAAGTTTGTTAAGTATGAGGATTACTTACAGCTTGGAATACTGGGAGTTGTTCTGTGTGTTTCTGCCTTTGAAATCTGGTGTGTATACTACCTAACATTATGTCTATGAACTACGAGGCAAAGTCTAAGAAAGGTAACCAGCCATTGAAGACTAGTATTTGGTGGGCTACTGTAGGTGAAAATGCGTGGTCTGAGGTAGGAATAACGAGCACTCTAATTATTATATCACTGTTCGTATTATCACTACAATGGATTTTTCGTAGTGACATGAAAGACTATGCAAGAGAGTACCACACAAGGGTAGAAAGCGAGTGGAAGATAGTCAATAAGCTAGCAGAAAACGAAGAGAAATCAAGTACTTACTATCTGTACCTGAAAAATAGTAAGTATAATTGGGTAAAAGAGGTAGATGCACAGACTTATCTAACACATGATATTGGTAGTACTATTAAAATTGAGTACGACAAGGAAGAACTACTTGGAGGATCGGGCGTAAGTTGGCATGTAAATCTAATTGTTCTTTTTACAATCCTAAGTATGATAATTTACTTAGCGGCTACATTATTTGTCGTTAGTACTGTAATGTTGATTGACACAGTAAACATAGATGACTTTACATTTAATGTATGTAGGATCAATAATAGGGGATTGGATGACCTAGATCGTCACAACATAAAGAAGACTTATGATAAGTATATTAAGATATTGAAAGCTGTGAATGTCTTTATTATTATATACTTCATTGGTTACACAGCATTTATGATAAAACAATTTACATTTTACATGGGATGGTAAGATATTGGAGTTCAGAAAAAGACTACACAAGGTTTCAATCAGTCAAGAGAAAGATGTTCTGGTTGAATTGTATTAACCTACTTATGGTAGTACTAATAGCTATAATCAGATTACTAGTGGGACATATTCACTTAGTATCAGCTTGCTCTACTGTGTTTGTGTTTATTACTACTTTCTATTATGTTAAGCTACTAGAAAGGTATGACACAGTTAAGTATTGTTTCTTAAAGAGTCATGGTGGAAAGTACTATATAAATAAAGTAGTCCTACCAGAGCTTGCGTTTAGCTTGTGTTATATATTGACCGGAGCAGTAATAGTATATCAATTAATTTTTGACCTGCTTAGTAGAATATGATTGATTATAGTTTTATAGTAAATATAGAAGACGATGAAGATTTTATATTAGACCCAGGAAATATTAATATCGCTGACCTGTATCTTCATGTTGCTGATATAATAGATGAATCTAGCTTTGATACTGTCATTTGTACTAACATAACGGAAGATCACAGGAGCTTATTTATAAATGACTTATTGTATAGTAATCGTAAGGTCATTAGCTTTGAAGATCTCCCACAGTACTTAAAAGATGAGGTTAGTAGTAGCCTACTAGATAGGAATGGTAAGTTAAAGTTACCTTACCTAGAGTCGGTAGGAAATTATGCAGTAGAACTTGCACGTATGGATGCAAAGTCTAGTCTAGATTTCTTTAAAAGTAGCGATAATACATTTAAAAAGTATTATAAGTACCCAAGCTATGAGAAGGAATTGCATGAGTTAGAGGAATTAGTAAGGAACCCAGAAAAATTAATTAAGTGGAGATGAAGATAGGAATATTACTTGGTAGTTTTGACCCAATTCACATAGGTCACATTGCAATAGTTAGTAAGGTCTTGAATGATGGACTAGTTGATAAGGTATTGTTCTTACCAGCAGTGCAAAATCCTTGGAAACATAGGAAGGCAGTGAGTGTTGATCTAAGGGCTGATATGATAAGAGGAGCGATGTATGAATCTGGCTTTAGTAAGGATCAGTTTGGCATTGAGATAGTAAGTAAGCAGAACGAAGATGGAAATTACTATACCTACGATCAACTAGAGGCACTGAAGAATTTGTATACAGGGGATATTGAGTTTGTAATACTTGGCGGGACTGACACTGTGAATGATATGTCGAAGTGGTATAGAGGTGAAAAACTATTAAAAAACTGGAAGACTGTTGAGATAAGTAGACCAGGTTTTAGTAGTGAGATTTCCGACATGAGTATTACAGTGAGTTCTTCCGCCATTAGAAACTTACTGAGAAATAATAAAATCCCTCTCCCATGGATAACTAAGGGTACATGGGAAATAATAAAAGCGAATAGGTTATACAGAGATTGAAAAAAATTAAGTAGTAGATTTAATTTCTACTACTTTTCTTTTCGCTTCTCCTAACACATAGATAATACAAGCCATAGATCATCCACATTACCATAGAATCTTTTAAATGCCTCATAATCATATTCCCAGTTCTCCCCAATTGTTAATCCTACTAACCTATTATAAAGTAGGTCAATATTATCACTACTATACTTTTCTAATATCTCATCAACCTTCATACATAGTTAAGGAATCAAGGGGATCGGAGAGAAAAATAATTAGGGCAATTACTTACCCTAACTACAAAATATATAACCTCTGGAAGCTTTAGTTCCTATTAATATTTTTACTGCGTTTCGACAAAACATGTCTCATCAGATCAAGTATTTATATTCTTGATTACGCAAAAATATAACCAGAAACACATGTTCAACTGCGTCTCCGGTTATATATATTTTCTATTTATCCAGTGTCTCCCACCAGATCTTTGTTCCGTAGTATCCATATACTACTACCATAACTACCAGGTATATATCACATACCAAGTTAACTGTGTCGTTTCCAAGTTTAAAGTGCAGAACGACTACACACAAAAAATACAATACAAATGAAAGTATTGATAATCCACTCATTATAGTTTTCATAATCTTTATTTTTTATTGTTAATATGTCTAAGTGCTTACTAATCTTCAGCACTCGTTTGGTTTTTCTTCTTAGAGAATTTTTCAATATCCTCTAATAAATCTTTTTCGAAGCTGTCATAAAATTTCTTGACAACCACTGCCGCAACCGCCATAACAGTCACGTATCCGATTGCAATTGTATTATTTTTCATTGCTATCTTCCTCCAATTTTTCTAGTTTGGAATACAATTTTCTAACTCTCTTTGCTCTGTATAAGTCATATAACTTCAGAGCTGTAGTTGATAAAACTACTATACCAATAGTAGAAATATCTGATAATTCTTTCTTCATAATCTTTGTTTAAATTGTTAATATGTCTAGGGCCTACTGCTAGACCCCGTTTATTAGTTTTACTTATCGACCTTATCTAGAACCTTATTGCTAACGTTCCAGATGAAACCCACTATCAATACTATTATTGCAGTAAGGATAGTAATTCTCTCTCCTCTAAGATCTTTATCCATAATATAAGTTTTTAAATTGTTAATATGTCTAGGTACTTACTATCCTTCAGTACCTTAGGTTTTTACTTGTGAGCCGGTTGGTCGAGTTCTTCTTCCTCTTCTTTCCAGTACTTCTCACTTTTCTTTAGTTCACGTCTCATGCAGTACTCAGATACTGCAGTGGTTATTACGAATATCGTAACACCCAACATAACGGTTGTCTTATTTGTCATGATTTTTCTTTTCTTGTCTTACCTTTAAATAATTGAAAAATCTCTCCTTCATGAGGTTCTCATAGTGTTTACCTCTGATGTGAATTACCGCAATACATACGGCACCTGTTCCAATAATCCAGGCTAAACTAGCCTTTGTGCTTAAATCATTCTCCATATCTTTAATTTTAATGTTAATATGTACTGAAGGTGCTATTTAGCAGCACCCTCTAAAGGTTCACCAGATTGTTTAACTTCTGGCTCTGTTTTTACTTCCTCTTTGCTACCTGCGCCGAGGATTGTGTTAATTACTGTAAGTGCGCCATAAATAACGAACGCACATGCACCGATCTTCACTGAGCATACAGCTCCATTCTTAATTTCTTTACCAAAATTGTTCATAATCTTTTATTTTAATTGTTAATAATGTCATAAAGTTTAATAACTTGCTAGATACTTCTCTTATCTAGACTTCCTACTACTAATTAGGTGGAGCAATAGTACTTCTTCAATACTATACCAAGGTCCTATATCAACCGATATAATCCTCACCTAATAATTAAGTTGTATTACTTAATCCCTAGTAGTCCACCCCGATACTTTAATAGCTTGTCAATACATACATTCTATTATTTCTCAGTTCGTCATAATATTCTGACTACTGTGTTTTGATATTGCTGCTGATCATTCCTCATGTTCAGTCCATACATATCCAACTATAACTCTTCGCTATAGTTTAATCTTTATTTTGTTACACAAACAGTCCCACTAAATGTAGGTCTGTCATAATGTGTCCTTAAAACCTTTATACGCGCTCGGCCTATATATTTCACGGGTATAACAAACTCCCACTTCAAATCAATCACTGATTAATAGTGAAATACGTCTACTATTTTTACTTCGCCAAGCCGAAGTTAATGTCACCTCATTAAACTATTCGTACTATAATCTCCCGTAGACCACCTTCAGGCTCATTATAATACTAGTACTATTCGTTTCAAGTACATGAAAATATAATTGGATACTAGAATCTAGTTCTAATATCCTTCAGGTAATGCTTTATTATCATTACACTAATAAGGATTTTGAGGCATCCTAGACGTCATTTTTTGAAGGCCTTGAAGCGGACTCTGTATTACCCTAGATACCTTAATATTGTAATGAATAAAAACATAGAAAAACAAATGAAAGAAAATCAAAAGTTTTTAGAAGAATTATTGGAGGCACCATCTCCAACAGGTTATGAGAATGCAGCGGTTGACGTATTTAACAATCACATGTCAGAATTTAGCCGACATGCATTCACCGACAAATTTCAGAACTCAGTATTTACAAAAGGTGCAATCAATGGTACCCCTATCTTACTATCAGGCCACTATGATGAACTTGGTTTCTTAGTGAGTGAGGTAACTGAATCTGGTATGTGTAAGATAGTTAGAATTAGTGGTGAAGATCGTCGTGTCTTGCCTGGTTCTAGACTTTCTGCGCTCACTAAAGATGGAATGGTAGACGGTATTATTCAGTACAAGGCGATACATGTTCAGACAGGTATTGAGTATGATAGTATTGCTAAGATGGAGGACTTATGCCTTGACTTTGGATGCGCTGATAAAAAGGAGCTTGAGGGTCTTGGTATCGGTGTAGGTACTCTCTTAGTCTATCCAAAGTACGAACAGAATATTAACTTTGGTCCCTCAGGTAAGTTCATCGTTGGTAATAGTCTCGATGATAAACTCGGGGTGTATATTGTGGCTGAGATCTTGCGCAGGGTAGATGAAGACTTGCTCGTGAAAAAGAACATCACATTATTCGGTGCAGGTGTAGCAGGTGAAGAATCTGGACTTAGAGGCGCAAAAGTACTAGCCAGAAGAGTTGACCCCGAAATAAGCATCGATTTTGACGTTTGCCCAAGTACTGAAAAAGATCTTGGTATCAATTCAGCAATGTACGGTGATATTAGTTTGGGCAAGGGTGTAGTAATAGAATATGGTCCAGCTAAGTCAAGAAGAATTGGTGACACCATGAAATACTTGGCAGGGAAGAATAACATTCCTTATCAGATTGGTGTTGGTAGAGCTGGAGGTACTAATACAAGTGCAATACAAGAACATGCAACAAACTGTGAAACCATGTTATTGAGCTTACCAAACAGGAACATGCACCAACCATACGAACAATGTCACTGGGATGATGTAGAATCTTGTATCAATCTCGTTCTGAAATGGATTGAGGAATTGTAAAAAAAATAAGTAGTAGAATTTAACTTTCTACTACTTTCTTTTCGTTCTTTAGATTATTTCAAATACTGGTATGTACTTGTTATCTATGTCAACCTTACTGCCAATATAATCACCCTTTTTCTCTTGATCCATTACTACCTTACTAAGACGATTCCATCTAGTCTTAATTTTACTAGCAAGTCTCTTTGGGTAGACATCATCCAGTATATCCGAAATCATTAGGCTTGATTTATCTAGGCCTAAGTGACAAGTATCTGAATGTTTGTCGGCATATTTTAAGATTGCATTAAACACATACATCCATAATGTTATCTTTGCATAATTAAATGTTGGTCTAAGTAATCTAAATTCGATTGTCTTGTTAACCTTATAGCACATTGCATTTATAAAGTTAACCCAATAATATCTGTGCGGGATTCTCCACTTAGCACATCTCTTTGGATCATTTGGATGTGGTTGAGATAAGTCACCAAAGAATCTTCTCCCTACAAAAGTTTCATATAGTTCGTTAAAGCTATCAAAGTCTGGTAGGAATTTGCAATAATCCTTCCCAGAACTCTTATACCTACTACTATAAAATGTAAACTTAGGTACATATCCTTTAAGGTTGTTCTGAATTCTATAGCACACTGAATAAAGCGCCCATAGTTTATCAGCCTGTAATGGATAACCGCCGAAGTGAATATGTAAGGAGCAGTCTTTGTCAAACCTCGTATATTCCTGTAAGGTACCTATCTGTTGTTTTAGCATAGATAGTCCAGAATTTCCTTGTAACACTAAAGTACTATACTCAAGCCCACTAATAGATCCATCTCTAAGCGGTATAAGTCCATCTCTGAAACAAATATCCTCTGGTATATAGCCCTTACATGTCTCAAACTCTAAGCCGAATGTATAGTTCATCTGTTTAGCGAGGGGGTGTTTGAATTCAGTATCAATCAGCTTATCCTTGTCTTGGAAAATCTGAAAGTTGTCAACTGCTTCGTACATCCTTTCAAAGCTATACGGAAAACTACCTTTACCTAGAATTTTAGACTCTCTCTGTATATCTGCTTGAGAGAGGCCTATCTTAGTCCTATACAAACCATAATACCTACTGAAGAATAGCTCATCTTCAGGGAATTTAGTAGTAAGTACATACATAATCGCACCTCTGGAACCTACTAGTACTCTCTTAGTTAGGTTTAAATGTTTTGAATCTATATAACCATAAATAAGAGTCTCATCTTCTTTATTCAGCCCAACGATTACCTTGATGGCTGAAAACGCATCTATTTTATTACCGCTGACTTCATCAATAACTTGCATATCTTATAGAAACTTTTGATATTGAACTTATCTTTCTCATCTCTAAATACGAAAGGTCTATCAAATCCAGAGTAACAGTCACCAGTATACCTTCCAACTAAGTACTGTTTATTACTAGATTGACCTAACATCTGAAAGCCACCTGTAAACTTCTGGAAATCATCTGTACTAATTGCCTTGACTATATACTCTTCACCATCTATCTCCTTCCAGTACAGGCCATCCACACTGATTGACCTCACTAAGTTTTGATATCTCTCTGTGAACTTGTTGATATCCAGTTTTGTTTTCTTGTTAAAATACTCAAGAAACTTAAACTCCTCCTTTCCTTTCAGCGCAATACCATTAAAGAACCAAACATTAAATACTTCTGAATCTTTACTACCAGGGCTCACGAATTTCCCATATCTTGTCATATGATACTCTCCATGTAGTTTACCCTTTTTGTTTGAATAGGTATTACTGAGATAGTCAACCTTCACATAGGATGATTCTGTATACCCACTACAACTGTATTTACTGTTACTATAACCGCCCCACTTAGTAGGAGTTTCACTAGCAAAAGTATACTTGTTCGTGTATTCCTTTGTCTGTTGTTGCTTAGACCTGTCAACGTTCTTAATAATCGTCATCTTACAGGTCTCGTTGTTGTAGTCTATCAGTTGGTTAGCTTTGATAGTATATACCTCTCCTTCTGGCCTAAGTGCTTTAAGGTATGTACTGATGGAGCTGAATACTAACCCTTGCTTTGGATCAATTGAGAAGTAGAACGGTCTTTCATCCATCTCTTTGCCTGTGTTGTACTTCTTAGATGCGCCCTTGAAAAATAGTATCTTAGGTTTTGGCTGTCTATAATCAACGACTACAAAAACGGCACCTCCATTATACTCTTCTAGTACATCATATCCCTTGTAGTAAAAGATCCTTGCCATAACTTGTGAATCTGTTAGGACGTCGATCTTAACACCTGGGATATACTTCTTAGCCAGGTCAAGATAGTTGTAGATAGTTCCATTATGAATCACTACAAATTCTACCTCGCCTTTTTTGTTTTTGAGGACTATTGGCTGTGCGGTAGTTTTATCAATCTTACCAACACTTGCCTTCCTATCATGACCGATTGCAATAGTACACTTAGTGGTAGTCTTTAAGATCTTACTTGTCTCAAAAAACTCTTCATAGTAACTCTTATCGTCTACACCATACTCATAGCGACCATCAATAAAAACACCACAAGAATCGCCTCCTCTAGTGTCATTATTAATACCTAAGACATTAAAGGTTGTCTTATCAAAATCGCTTTTCTTTTTATTAATTATTCCAAATATTCCGCACATAACTTTATACTAAGTCATATTGTTCAACTATTTTCTTAGCCATCTCAACTGAACTGTTATCAATCGCTTTTCTTACTGCACTAGATGATGGAAGTTCTCTCTCATTATTGAATGCATCTATAGCTGATACAATTCTATACCAAACTTTCTTGAGGGTCTTTTTATCCTTCATCATAGCGCTAGATAATGACCTATACTCAACTCCGTAAGGTGTAAGTCTGAATGAACCTGCCTTACCATAAAGTGATCTTCTCTTCTTGTCGGGATCATCAATTACTGCTGGAACCCCTAAGTAGAGATCCAAGTACTTAACAAGCTGGACTGAAGTATCTATGTCATTGTTTTCATATCCAATGTGAATATGAAAACCCGCTGACCTAAGATTTGTTGATTCACCATCAGGCTTCTCATTCTCCATCTCAGTATAAGCATTGAAATCAGGACTACAACCAAAGAGCTTAGCTTCATCTGACTGTAATTGATCTTCATCCACTTCTCTTGATGCAATACACTGAATTCCTAAGTCTGGGTTCTTCTCCTTAACAAACCTATCAATATAATCTTTCATATATTCGATATTGTTAATGAATTCCTCCTTAGTCTTACAAGGTGGAATATTGAACTCGCCTAGGATATTATCTACCTCAATGCCAAATCCCTCTGGCATATCATCAGACTTCCATGCATTACCCTTTTCACCTGGGATAATACCAATTGATGATACTACTTTTCCAGTCTTTTCGTTTACTATAAAAAGCTCTGGATCTGCACCTACTGTAATGTTTCTCAGTCTCATACTTTCTTAACCTCCTTACTATATTTTTCAACCAACTCACTAATCATCTCTGCAACTGGTGATGTAGGGATCATTTCTGGATGTCCCTGTACTGCAAGAGATACTGGATTTCCCTCTACCTTATACAGTACAATCTCAGGCTCTCCAAGTTTCTCTATCTTGTCACTATTTATTTCATCGTCTCCCTCATAATAGTTTGACCTATTTTCTAGTGACTTGTAGAGAACATCATACTCTGAATCCCCCAGGTTATATGGATACTGCATTTGGTGATGGGTTGATGTTATATCGTACACAGACTTTCCATCAGTTATCTCATGTGTACCACCTATTGCATGATTGTTACAGTCTTGCACCAATTTTCCGCCGTTAACTGCACATAAGAACTGAGAGCCTCTACAAATACCAAATGCAAGCTGATCATTACGAATCTTCTTGAACACTTCGATTTCTTCCTCATCTCTCAGTATATTTGAATATGTGCGAGGATGTCGGCGGTGTCCATAGGTGCTTGGATCAACATCTTCACCACCTGTAAACAAAACCACATCAGCATCTTCTTGTTTCTCTACTAGTTCTACATTTTTCAAAAACTTAGCATAATAAACTGCTGGTCCTACTACAAATACTTTCATCTTTTTCTAGTATAATGTTTTAAATTCTTACTGTACACTTCAAACCTATCTTTTCTTTGTGGACAGTCATCTTCTGGTTCTGTCCAAAATTCCAGAGACTTAAGTTTATCTAGATCAGAACAAGCAGTTCCGATTGGTCCCTCAATTTCAATACTGTTAGCAATATCACGGATTGTATCAGACACGTAGAGTTCTCTGTCATTGTTAAACGCTCTCTGGTATTCATCCAATGTCCCAAGACTATTATAGCGATACTTAAACATTGAATGACAATTCTCGTTAAGACAATTAGACATATAAACAAGTCTGTGTATGTTGAGAGCACCAATATAACTATACCTGTGATCTTTTCTGAATAACTCAGCATCTTTCACAAGTACATTAAATGGGAACTCGTATAAGTTTCTAATCCAAAATAGAACTGCCCTATGTGTTGTATGATAACCCTCCTGGATATCCGCTTTGACAGTAAAATAGTCTTTATTGTCTTTCAAGAATCTCCACCTGAATTTAACCACTTTCTTGAGAATATTTATATAATCTCTGATCTCTTTCTTACTAAGTAGGCAGAAATTGCTTTTACTCTTACTAATTTGATACTGTGTTCTATAGATCTTGATTTTGTAAGACCCGCTAAATTTTTCACTCGTTTCAAAATTAGATCTCATTTTTTGAAGGGCCTCAGCAAAACAAGCTGTATTACCAGCTTTCTTATAATACTTCATTCCTTGAATCTTATACTCATAATCAGTATAATAACCTAAGAATCTAAAAATTGCATTACTCATATTACTCTAGTTCTAAAAAGAAATAGGTACTTCCCACAGAAAAGTACCTATCTCAATAATCCTACTTACTCAGCAGCGCCTTCCCCTTCAGGTTTTACTTCTGCTGCTGGTTTTGCTGGACCCTGCTGCATACCACCGAAGCCCTGGAACATATTGAATCCATTGCCACCTGTCATTGCAGACATGAGTAGAAGATCTTTGAGTGATGACTTATCATCGCCTCCACCCATGAGCATCATCATCATTGGATTGATGCCAAGGTTTCCACCATTCTGGTTCATAGACATCATAGCAAGCAAGGCAGTAGTATCAAGACCCTTACCAGAGCCTGACTCCTTGTCCATAAGTGCCATCATCATCATTGGGTTCATCTGACCACCAATGTTTCCAACCATTGATACAACAACGCGAACTGTTGTCTGGTTGAACAAGATATCCTTGATTGTGTGAACAACCTTACCTGTACCAGTAAAGCTGATTGCTGTCAACTTCTCACCCTCGATCTTTGTGATCTTAGCATAGCTCTTAGGACACTTGATGATATCACCAACTGCCAACTGATCAATTGACTTGCAAATTGTGAACACTGGAAGATCAACTGTGAACTCCTCTGGGTAAGATGCCAACTTATTATTGGCGTCGATTGTTACATAACCCTCGCTAGTTTCAACACAGATGTTACCATCCATTGATACGCGAACACCTTCTGCCTTTGCAGGCATGAACTTTGCAAACATTGACTTGCTGAGATTGCTAATACTTCCCATTGTTTTTTCTTTTGTTGTTTTGTTAATAATTGCTCTTCCTTGCTTACACCAGGTCTCAAACTTAACCACCTGTGCAATACTTGTAATATTACACCTCTTAAGTCCATACTGGCGTGAAAGTTCTTCTACATACTCCCTAGTCTCATCTGACCAGTCATCTACTGACTCGGAGATTGCTCTAATCACATAGATAGAGTTTCCTTTCTTAGTGATAATATTATCACCTTCTCGGACATCTCCTAGTACGTCACTGAGCTCTACACTTGCTAGGTAGAACTTTGGAGTCTGCTGAGCAAACTTAATAACATCTCGCATGCTTCTTGGATTTCTATCCAAGTTACTTGTGTAGATTAAAAATTTGTTCATCTTAATTGATTTATAAAATTAACGTTAATTATTAATGAACTATCTGTGGAATAGCTCATAGTGCCTCTGAACGGATTCGAACCGTTACTTGTCACCGATGAACAAAGGCAATCTACTAAAATTTTTCTTAACATATTACACATATTAACATAAGATAAAATTTTAATTCTCATTACACTATTAAGGTTTTCAAGGCTTTCTAGTTTCACGGCCCTAGAACCCTTACCTGTGTAAAATAATACAGAGTCCGCTTTAGTGAGAACAATGAAAAGAAGTGATGAAATGTTATTAGATAGTTATACAATAAAAACAAGATTAATGAGTAGACTAGTAGGTAGTAAATACAAAGTCTACGATTTTACTAGTGCTGTTCCTTGTGAAACCCTTATTGTAAAGTTAGAAGGAAATTCAGAGGAACTTACAATCACTATTAATGAGCCTGATGGAAAATTAGAGGTTAAGTCGATAATAGTTAACAGTAATGGGAGCCTAACTACTAATAAACTTTGGGAAGATCAGCTTAGTGAGAAATCATTAGTCAGAAGTTGTGAACTAGTAAAAGATTATATAGAAGAAGTAATGGATGTGGGATATGATAATGTTAACTTATACAGTCCCTCAATATACACGTATTATGAAAAGTAAGATAGAAAAAGAACTTAGAGATTGGTTTAAGTACTTAGTAGGCCGTTATAGGTGGTTAAGTATTAAGTTTGAATATAATGAGAAAAGATCTGTATTTCTTGTATCCTACTCACCCACGGATAAGATAAGCGAGTGTGAACCATTTATTAAAGAGTCTGCAGAATTTGAAGACCTTATGAACGCTAGGTTTGGTGATAATTCTCCGCTATTTTGTGATGACGAGAAGTATTTCAAACTATCACCCGATGCAGAAGTAGTAACATTTGAAACGATAAAAATGGAAGAAAAATTAACACCAGAGTACCTATGTAGTAAGATCAATGAATTATCTACGTATGGTGCTAAGTTAGAGGAGCTTAAGGAGAATAAAAACGAGTATGTAATATGTCTAGATTTCCTTGAAGAAAGTAAAGGTTATACATCTTTGACTCTTGATTTTAATGATCAAGGGGGAGGTGTACAGCTGATGAGATTCTATATGGTTAACTCAGAAATATGCCTTCCGACAATCCTTATTGAATTTAAGGCTGGAGATGATGTTGATAAATTCAGCTTGCAGGTAGTTGAAGAAATTAGAAAGTTTCTTGCCAGGGATTTCGGTTTTCGTAGAAGTGATAGGAGTAGTTTTAAGTATTGGTTTGCACATTGGTCTGCTTTCCAAATGACTGCGCTAAATCATAAAGTCTGGAGATGGAAATACCTACTCCATGATATAGAAAAGCCCTGGTTAAAATTATTCTGTAAATATTCTACTGTTAAAGAATTTCACAGAACGCACGCAGACCATCACCTAGACTATGGTAAATTACATGGTTGGTGTAAGGTGGACTGGACAGCTGCTGTAATTGATTGGGAATGTAGCAGGTTTACTAAGATGGATGCGCAGCTGAATGCAAGAGAAACACTAGAACTTCAGATGAAAAAAGATAAGTGGAGTGATAGTGATAAGGTACTCATAAAGCATAACATAGAAATGGTGCTTAATAAGTTAGGTCTGTAATCAAGAGCCCTAGGAACCTTATAGGTGTATATACAAAGTCATAATTATAATTTTATTGGGAGAGTTAGCTTAGTCGTGAGATTGGGCTACTCTTTTTTTGCTCCCTATGATGTCCTAAATCCCTTATTAGTGTAATAAAGATATTAACAATCAAATACATACAATTATGACAGTGGATCAAAGTTGGATCTTATTTTGGACAGTCATCTATACAACGATGATGGTTCTAGTAATTGGATCGATAATAGTTGGTAAGCTCATCATGCATGGGCTCCACAAAATTAAGTTAGAATTAATTGAGTATTTAACCGAATAATATTTTAAGATATGAATAATATTACAGAAGAGCCACTCTCAGTAACATTTCTGAGTGTGGTATGGAAAGAGATTAAAGCAACAGTAAAATACTGGTGCTGTGGTAAAGAAGAAAAAGAAAACAAAGAGGGAGACAGTTAAGTTCTCCTTCTTTTTTATTTCCATGGGGACGAAAAAAAAATGATAAGGCCAGGGTTCCACTACTTTCCCAACATTGTACATACATAGTAGGAACCGAACGGATGCACTTAAGTTGATTCTTTCATGTTTTTACAGCCTGCTTAACACTCTGTATCTCCATTTCATCACCCATCTATAGTGATATTCCTACTTGGACCTTAGACCTTCGTCGTGACAAACCTTAACCTTATCATAGTTAAGGGATTGAAGGCTTCCGTATTACAAAGGTCTCTATTCCTTATAAGTGAAGATATTTGAATCGAAAAATAGCGCTAGAGAATCAATTATCCGACTGGTAGATTAGTAAAATTATTATGAGAAAAAGAAAATTTTTAGTCAAACATTTAAAAGAATCTTAGATGAATCTTAATTATTCTAAAATTGCCATTCTAGGTCTTAAAGTATTAGTGGCAGCAGTAAGTGGTGCAGTTGTATTTGCAGGTATCAGGGAATTGGGTAAGAGTAATTCTAACCAAGGACCTCAGGGTATTGATGACATGCCAGCAGAACAACAGATAAAAGAACGTGGTTTTTCAACAGTTCCTCCAAGGGGTTCAAATCCATCCTACAACACAGGAGTTCAAGCGCAGCCTCAGAATCAATGTGGCGGTAATGCAATGAACAGTGAATTTGGACGTAACGTAGTGAATGGTCTGAAAATTGGTCAGATGGTTTGCGGAGGTACTATGGAGATTATTCAGTCACTTTCGTCAGTAGCTAGTAATGTTAATAGGTTATTTGATAAGAATTCATATAACTTAATCAACGACCCTAGCTTATCGACAGGTTACTCAGGATATCAAACTGTTCCTGGTGACTTAAGTACAGACTGGATGGGTCGTTCTTATGATGGTATGGTCAATGAGAAAGGTGAGCCGTACAATGTAAAACTGTACACTACCAATCCATACACAGGAATTACCACATGTTACATCAATAGGCCAGGCAATGTTATAGAATTTGTGAAGATGTAGAAAAAGGTACCGGAAAATAATAGGTACATAAATTAATCAAGAGTAATTATTTATTTAAGATGTTGGTCAAATGCCTACCTCGTTTGTTTTGTGTCGAGGTAATGTTGGCATTTTTATTTTTTCATTATGTTATATTTATTTGGAACTGGTGCTTTCAGGAGTTCAAGAAAAGCAGTTAAGGTAGGTTATACGGGGGATGGTAGTAAGGAGACAAGAGAAACCGCATATAACCTACATAATCCAATGGGCGAATTTATTGCTTGGAGAGATGGTGATAGAACAATGGAATTAAAACTTCACCTAAGACTTGCAGATTATAAAGTTGAGTTCTTAGATGAATGGTTCTACTATGAGCCTGAAGTTGAGACAATATTTGGTTCCCCTGTGAGTGACATAAATGATTGGTTATGGGACAATAGAGGTACTGTATTCTATCCTCTCCCAAAACCAGGTACACTCAAGAGAAAAATATATGATGAACTGAGTATGCTAAAACAAGGTAGTAATGTAGTAGAAGGAATAAGCCTATAATCCTTAATAATATAAATTAATCAAAGAGACATGACAAAATCTAAAAGTGAATTAGTAGAGATTTTTAAAGACACTTGTGATGTAATTAGTAATGAAGGATATCTAGATTCTGACGGTAAGTGGCATGAACTAACCTTACCAACTACTAGATACTATAAGAGAACATTGAGTGTAAAGAATAAAAACTATGCTCCCTCTGGCCATACTAAGATTTGGGTAGAGAACACAGATACACTACTCGCTGCTAAAAAACTAGGTCCTGATTGTGCTGTACTTAATATGGCATCTTTCTATTGTCCTGGTGGTGGTGTTGAGAGAGGGTCTAAAGCACAGGAAGAAGAGCTGTGTAGGAGGAGCAGTTTAGTTCGGTCCTTATATAGCTGTGATCAAAAGCGGCTAGGTACGTTCGGTGATAAATTGGTGAAGCAAGCATACCCTATATCTGAGTTTGGTGGGGTATATAGCAGAAACGTAACAGTATTTAGAGCCGCTACATCTTACAGCTACTTATCGGACCCTTTCACCTGCTCAGTTATCACAGTACCAGCCATTAAGAGACCAGACTTAAATAGTAATGGTGAAATGATGGAGAAAGACTTGACGACACTGAAAGGTAAGATACGAACAATACTTAGGATAGCATTACTGGAGGGGCATAGAAAATTAGTACTAGGTGCCTTTGGTTGTGGTGCATATGGTAATAATCCACAACAGACAGCAGAATCATTCAGAGAAGTCCTAAGTGAATCTGAGTTTGAGAATATGTTTAGTCAGATATGTTTTGCAATACTGGAGGATAAAAACAGTAAGCGAAATGTAATGGGCGGTAATATTAAACCATTCAAACAAGTATTCCCATGAGTAAGATAGTATTATTAAATGAAATTGATGAGAGCCTGAATAATTACAAGCTCTGTTACGTTAGTGAAATAAGTCCCACTATATACGGACCTACTGAATCAACGAAACAGTACTTTGAATCTCAGGAGTATAAAGATTATGTAAAAGAGTATGGAGTAATGCAGTATAATTCTAAGGTAGTGTATAAAGACCTACCTAATCCTGAATACGATCGAACCAGTAGAACACACTCCGCATATTTTACAAGACTTGACCTCTTAGAACAATGGGGTGATGACTGGAATGATGCACCCTATGATTGTAATGCAGGGGGACCATATGAAAATTCTGAAGGTGATATAATAGAAGTACCTTTTGCATTTGTTGGTAGTGAGGATGATGAGGGATATTTCAGCACATACCCACTAGAATATAATCTGCCAGAAAATTACGGCGGAGGTAATTGTCCCTGGTCAGTCGAAGATATTAACCTAGGTGCTGTTCCTTGGTTATTTGTAAAGGACGTGAGTAGGAGAAATGTTCCCGCCGTGGTAATAATGGCAGGAATAAGTCCTCTAATGTTTAAAGAGAAATTAGATTATATTTCAAAAAATTATGGAAACAAATAAACCGTTTACTTGTAAGGAGGATGGTAAGGTTAGGTGGTTTTCTCCTAGCATTGCCACAGTATGTTCAGTGTGTTGTTGGAATGATAAGGGCATGGATCCGGAAGAAAACTTATTATTCTTGTTTGAAAAGAGAGGTCCTGGTTGCCCTGATAATGTAGGTCTGTATTGTATGCCTTGTGGATATTATGATTTTGCAGACCAGTATATTAGAGGAGGTGCAGTCAGGGAATTATTGGAGGAAACAGGTCTCGTTGTAAATCCTGGGGACCTACATTTTTGCGGCATTGATGATGGACCTAATACTAACAATGGAAACATCACTCTGAGGTACATGACAATCTTAGAACATGAAATGCTTAGGTTTATAATGAGTAGTAGAAATGAATTGTCTACCATTACCAGAGGAGGTGAATCAGGAGAAGTAGAGAAGTATGTACTATTTGATCTTAAGTACATACTAAGACACCCTGAGGAATTCTGTTTCGGTCATGATAAGCTAGCAGAATTGATCGCCCTGAACCTTGATAGGATACTTGGTAATAGGTTTTATTCTGACAACTACTGCGAGGTACAAGAAACTAAGAGAACCGCTAAAACCCTTATTAGTGAATATAAACTAAAAAGTATGAGTAAGATCAGAAAGTTTTTGAAGAAAGCTGCAATAATGGCAGATGTAGTAAAAGAAGAGCTAACCGAAGCAGTCAAAGATGCTCGTGAAATGTCTAAGAGTCCTAAAGAAAGTATTAAGGACTTTGTAGAAACTGTGAAGAATCCTAAGTCAACGAGAGAAGACTTGGTTGGTGGTGCTAAGAAGGTGCTCAAAAAGACTGGCTCAGCTGTTAAGGAGTTTGTAATGGGCGATGATGAAGATGTTAAGAAGGAGTATAACATCCGACAGCTCACAGTACAAGTAAAAGCTGCAGCAGATCCAGAAGATGCTGAGACTATCCAGAAAATAGTTGATCAGATTTTCAGAGATCGTGACAAGTCTAAGATTGAATACACGGATAAGCAGTTCGAAGCTATCTGGGAGAGTATTCAGAAAGCGAACCAACAGAATGAAGTGACTGAAACACTGATTGAAGAGTGGTTGATGGAAAACGGAGCACACGAGGAGGAGTAGTATGGCAGCTTTTCTAATTACCTTCTCGCTGAAACCAAGTAAGGATATTGCACAGAGATACTTGGAGGTCACTGAAAAACTTAATAGAAGGTTTGGAAGAAAAATAAGGCAAATCAACAGAAACACATACGTAGTATCAACAGACTCACATACACCATCAGATCTTAGAAATATGGTAGATGGGTTTGATCCGGACAGGAAATGTGCAGTCTTAGTGGTAGATATTTCTCTATGTGGCTGGGCGTCGCATGATATTGATAGTGAGACATGTAGGTGGTTAGAAAGTAACATTTAAGAAACAAGGGAGTATATTAGAAATAGTATGCTCTCTTTCTTTATTATTATGGAGAGATATTGTATTGACATAGACGTGTATTTTACAGGGGTCATTATCTTGGTAGGGACACTTGATGAAATATACAAGGAAGCAGAGAAGTATACAGAAGATAATCAACTAAAGGAAAGATTCAAGGAGCAACTAAAAAATGCATGCGGCCTTACTAGTAGAGGGTGTGTAGTAGATAATAAGTACTTGATCTGCCTTGAACTGGATAATATTAGTGCGAAAGATAGAGACTTAGGTGGAGTACTAGTACATGAATTTTATCACTTAGTTGAAAATATACTAACCACTAGAGGTATTAGTACTAGTGGGGAACCTGGGGCGCACTTGATAGGTTATTTGTATGAACAGGCGGAAAAACTTGGGGTGATGAAAAAAAAATAATTGAGACCTAACCTCACGGCCAAGTCTCAATCTAATAAAATACATCATATTAAATATAAATGGAAATTCTAATCACATATAAGGAATCTAAGTCGCCCCAGATACACCCGCCTGAGGTAAAAATAGGCTCCACAGATTTTGACGTCTAAAATGTCCTAGAAACCTTATATATGAGAATATAATAAAACATTTATAAGAGATATTTTTAACAAATTATTAACGATTCATAAATATAAAGTTATGGAGAACAAGAATTTAAAAGATGCTGCTGAAAAAGTAGTAGAGAACGTAGCTGAGACAGTAGCTCAGCAAGTAGAGAAAAAGCCAGGTTTCTTTAAGAGAAATCGTGGTAAGATTGTAGCTGCAGCGGTTGGTACTGCTGTAGGTGTATTGATCGGGTCTAAGACGGCTCGTGAGAAGATCGTTGCCTTAGGTAACGATGGTCTGAATGCATGTAAGAATGCGTTCGCTAAGAAGGAGACTCCAGTATTGGAGGAAGCTCCTGTAGAAGTAGCTGAGGGAACTCAGACTACAGCTGCTCAGTCAGAAGAGCAGAAACCTAACCATAATAAGTGGGAAGGTAAGTACAAAGGCGGTTGGAATAACAACCGTAAGTACAATAATACTAACAATTTTAACTAAAAATTGGAGGAAGAATCATGGGAAAATTCATTTTTGGAACTATATTCGGTGCAGCAGTTAGTGCTGTAGTAATCAAACGCAAAGAAATTTGCGAAGCAGTTAAGTCAAAGTATGCTGAGATTAAATCAGCATATCAAGAGAAAGCTGAAGAGATTAAAGAAACTGTAGAAGAAACCAAATCTGAAGTTAAGGATTAGTTCTCCAGATAGTTATTAATTGAATTGAGTGTGGCAGAAATACTGTCGCACTCTTTTTTTTATCCACCTCAACTAGATTCCCCTAAAAACCTTATAATTAGAAAATAAACATGAATTATTAACAATTAAAATTAATTATATGAAGAGTGAGAAATTAGTAAAGAGAATCGAACGTAAGCAGAAGTTCGGAAGAGGATGTGTAGTAGTAAGCGACACATTAGGCGAGATGGGATCTTTTGCAGTAAAGGCAGGATTCCTAGTGTTAGTAGTAGGTGCACTTGCAGCAGTTGGTGCAGACCTAACAAATAAGTCTCTCGGAAAGAGCAAGAGAGAGCTTAAGGAGTTGAGAAGAAACAGTAACAACAAATAAAACAAAGGAGAACAAATTATGTTTAAGAAATTAGAATTGATGTCTAGAATCATTGGTAGTAACAATGGTAAGAGAGAGGGCGGTAAAAGAACAGTCCTCGAGTCATATAGTGACAATTATGCAAGTTCAGCTATTTTTGCGGGTCTTGCAATTGGTGGAATTGTTGCCACAGTCACAACCCTTTACAAGTGGGGTAATGTAAGACCTGGTGGTAGTGATCGTCAGGGAGATAGACACAATAACAACGGAGGAGGTCACCATGATCATCGCAGGGACAATAGACCTGGTAATCGTCGTGGTGGATTTACAAAGTTTAACAACGGAGTGAGGTAATAAAAGTCTAATAATAAAAACCTAAAGTTCGATATTATAATGGAGAACAAAGTAATTAAATTAGGCATTGGTACTTTACTCATTGCCGCAGTAGGTGTTTGGATTTATAAGAGATCTAAACAAAAATTACAAGTACTAGAAGAACGTGAAAAACAAAACACGAAAGTACTTGAAGAGGCAGGTTATAAGATTGACGAAGTTGATGGAACTATTACTAGTACCGAAACAGGGAACGTAGCAGAATCCAAGGACTTCGTAAGAGATTTATTTACGGAGGTAGTATATGACAATGCAGACTTTGGCGAAGAATGCATTAATACCTCCAATGCAAACGGCTCTGAAAATGTCGTTCACATTAGACAGACATGGGTTGATGGCATTGATTATATTGACTTCTTATTTACAATACCTGAATCAGCGTATGTAGATGGAGGTCCTAAGTTCAAAAATGGAAGCGTAGATATTAGGGATTTCTTACCTACTATCATTGGACGTTTCGATAAAGAACTAGAAAAAAGAGTTGGAGGTTTTTACGAACAGGTGAAAGATAAATATTTCAGTATGTGGGGAAATCTCAAACTACAAGCCGAATTAGATGGCTACTTGTTGATTACTTTTGAAGCACTTACAGATGAAGGTGAGTGGGAAGAAAGGTCAGCAATGATTAAGGTTGATAAATATCTTGATCAGTATAAAAATTTACTAGAGGAGTATGGAGATAGACCAAAGAATGAAGTTTTAACTATGTTCATGAAAAACATAAAACTTTCAGAATCTATCTTAGAAAGTTCTTGTAGTGACATTAGAAATATAGTCGTACAAGATTCACTCTTAGCATGTAGACTATCATACCCAATGTTCAAAGAAAATGAGCAGTGTGGTATTACGGTCGATATTGCAAAAAACATACTACTTGATATTCTCGATGAGCAGGATGGAGTAGAAGTAACGTCTAGTAGAAATAGAGGTTCATTTAAGTATGAATATCTAATGTTCTACCCTTACAACTATGACAACCTCGTATGCTTAGATAGAGAGTATGACGAGAAATTAGGTAGGGAAAAAACTGTTCTAAACTATGTACTTGGTTAGAACAAAAAAAATTAAAGCCTAAGGTTAGAGATTTAATTCTCCGGCCTTAGACTTTTTTTTCATTCCCTAGATATCCAATTTTAGCGCTTTCTTACCAAGCCTACCTTTATAGATAATTACTGGATACTTTTCTAGATCACTCGCAATAAAACCAATATTAGACATCTTAATATCATCTAATGTTACCTTACTGCGATCTTTCTTACACTCAAAGTCATTATCATCAACAATCAGTGTATTTACTGTTTTTCTGTCCATTCCTATTACATTTCTATTTCAAGTAGTTTGTTAGCTGCATCACTACTTTCATTTAATCGGACCCCATCATCTTGAATAGGATCTTTTGCGTACTCTGGCTCTTTGAGGGTAAATTCATCGAGCGCATATTTTCCAAGACTTCCCTTATTGAGATTAGTTTTTACAACATCCGCTAAGTTAAACAAGGAATCATTCTTTGATCTGTTCTTAATATACTCCCAAAGATTATCTATTACCTCCTTAACACTCTCTACCTCAGTCTTACATTCAAGATCTTCGACCTCAAGTATAATACTAAGTAAGCGTCTTATGATAGTAATAGTTGCATCAGCTGGAGATAACCTCTTATTAGTTAGTCTGTTAAACTCTTTCCTAAGTAATCCCTTGTGTAAGTAAAGGATCTTACCAAATAGAAGAAGGTCAGACTCAGTTACACCGCTATTGATTGTACCAAATGCAGTGCTGATTTTCTTCTGGTATGTCTTAACGATACCTCTAAGTCTGTTTTCTTCTTCTAGCTGTTCCCAAAGATCCACTACTAGAAAACTAACTACATCGAGAAGTCCAGCTGCATAGAGTTGGTGGTTCTTCTCTACATTCTCTTGATCTAAAATTTTGCTAATATTCATAATTGATAATTTAATTATACACTTATAAGAGAACTATAGGGATCTAGACGCAAGTCAATACCTTATAAGTAAGATGGAAAATAATGTAAGATTAAAAATAACTAGTTCTTGGATTTCTACGTCCAAGGACTACTTAGAGATTATTAAGTTGAAAAAAGAAATAGTAGATACTGTCAAGTACTATGTAGAGAGTTCGCTGGGAGAAAGTATGTTAAATCTAATTGAGGAGGCGAAAAATGTAAACCCATCCTGTATACTAGAACAGGATGATATAAGACGATCATTCTTTGATGTTTTTATAGGGAAATACCTTCCTAACTTTGGTATTACATTTTATAGTATCCTTCCTAGATTTAAAGAATATAACGGTAGGTATGTCAGCACTTTTGATACGAGTGTTGTCCCGGAAATTCGAGACCTTACAATAGTTTTCAAAGATCAATTACCTAGACTTTTTGATAGTTATTCTATTGATAGTTTTGAAAGCTTGGCGAGTACAAACAAAGAGGCATACGATACTTTAAAAAACTTACTTATTCGGTATGTTAGTGTATGTAAAAGTTTAAATGGTAAGATAGATATGTTAGGTCAAGTACTTAGTGATAAAAATCTGACAAAGACAAAACTTAAAAAAGAACTACCAAAACTCTATAAGCTATGTTAAAAAAGGAATATATTAGAGAAGATGTACTGAGGAGAAAGTTATCAGTGCGTGATAGATATATCATTTGCAATTATATAAAGGAAAAGTATCATAATCTATCAGAGTGGGATGCTACAGAAAGTCATGACAAGCTTGCGGTAGAGATGAAAAAACTAATAGAGCTGTACATAATACATAATAACCCTGCACTTTATGAAATTTATCAGAAACATCCATCTATCTGTGAAACACTGGATGGTATTTCTATTATTGGGTTCATTAATGGTAGTAAGCTTGATTCAATCTATACAGAGGAAAAAAGTGAAAAGTACAGTAAAGCAGTAGTACCTATAAATATTACGGTAGATTTTAGCAAGATGTCAAAAAAACCGCCCGTGATTATTAGTGAGTTTGTAAGTCTATCTAGTTTTATGTCGCTAAATAATTGGGTAACCTCAAATATAGATAAGATTCCAGAGGTAAGGCCAATAATTACTAGGATTCGTACACTACAAAACGAAATATTTAAGATAAGCTACAGACGAGTGAATGATAAACTCAGTGACTTGTTTATTGTCAGTAGTGAGAAATACCCATATACATATACAATAGATTTCAAGAATAGAAAAGACCTATTAACGGTTGAAGACTTATTTGATTTTGATCCAGAGCTTTTCATAAGTTTCTGTAGATCTAAAGGTATTATGAGTTATCTTAAGACCTGGAGAGAATCAGTTAGTATTGAAAGAGGTGATGACTTAGACAGTATGATAGAAAAACTTAAGAATATACTTTAAGAGAGTTAGAGACTAGATTAATTTCTGGTCTCTTCTTTTTTGCCTTAGTTTCCTTACTAGTAGTAAAAAAAAACAATTATTTTATAAGTATGATTAGTGAAAAAGACAGATTAGAAATTACGAATTCATGGTTATTGAATTCAAGTGAGTATGATGAATACAGAAAGTGTTATGAAGATTTAAAACTGTATATTGAAAATGCAGTAGAGTCTAACCTAACAAAAGAACAGAGACTAGCTTGGGATGAAGTTAGATCAGATATGGACCTTGAAGATCTGGCAAAAACTCAGGAATTCTACCTAGACCTCGAATTTCTATCAGGCATTTCAAAAAAGTCTAGAGGTGACTTAACAACAATCTTAGTAAATGGTAGGAAAGATAAATCCCTAGACACCCAAGCTCAAGTATTTAGTAGTGTCGACTTTAATAATGGGTGTGTAAAAATAAAGGAAGATTTACCATTTATGTTCAGGCCTTATGCAATAGACGCTGACAAAATCAAAGCAAGCTATCCAGAGTTTTACGAAGGTCTGTGTAAGAGAGCAGGAAACTATGTAGATTCACTCAAGAAGGTTAATAGAAAACTGGAAAAGATTTTTGACCTACTAACCTGCAATACTACACTAGAACTGATATCTAAAAATCTGAAACCATCTAGTAGCATCAGTGAGATAGAGTCCCTGCTAAGTAAGGATGAAAAAGATGCAGAACTATTAGGAACTCTTATTACTAGGGCAGATAAGAACTCCCTGAGGGACTTTTACAGTAGAAGTGAATCTAGTATGTATTTCTTTTTTCTAGAAAGTGTACATGAGAGTCACATAAGTAAAATTGGTGATGAAATAAAGAAGTTATGGAATGAGTATATAGCAGATACTTGTCCTGCACTTGGTGAGCTATATAAGGCATCTCCAAGTCTCTGTAATACATTACAAATCATTACCTACTACCCAACACAGATGTTGGGAAAGACTTTTAGAGACTTCCTGCGTGAACAAATGGGGAAACCTCTTTCAAGGGCTTATATAGTTTCCTATGACAATATTAGAGTTAAATACAACGAGGATGATGGTCTAGTTGTAAAAAAAGATCCTATGTGGTCTAGGCATTCAGGATTTGGAGATTGGATAATAAATAATAAAACAGATAACGACCTAGAGATCCTAAGAGGATTAACTATAGATTATTATAAGGAATATCAAAAAATACTGGATAATAGCGTTCTATATCAAGGTTGGGGAAAGGAAAGTATTATTCTTAGAGATAAAGAAGGAAAATCTCGAGAAGTAAAGACCTATAAAGACTTACTAGACATAGATGAAGCTACTTTTGATATGGTCTGTAATGAGAATGGTTGGACAGTGAATAAAAAGGTAAGCACAGTAGGTAACATTCCACTCTGTGATAGTAAGCGAGAAGAACTGATTACCTTATGTACCGAGAGAATTAAGGACTGGGTTAACTAGGACAAACAAGAAAGAGAGAAAAGGAAAGGAATTAACTACCTAACCAATTCTCTCTTATTTTTTTTTTACATCGTCAATCTAAACCTGAGCTCAACACTGGAATCTGCGTCGGTTTCATTATACGATACTTCCTTAGATAATGCACTTACCTGACTCTCCGACATGCCGACACCACCAACGATTAGACCTTTTTCAGACTCTAACTTATTTGGACCATGCGTATTGATTATCGACGCGCAAAATCCAGTGGTAGATGAAGCAGGAATACTAGATTTCATAGAGTTACCATATAAGTCTACCTCCCCAATGAATCTAGTCCCAGGTGTTTTTCCCCATTCTCTCTTAGTTGCATCTAGTACTACATCTGAACCCTCTGTCTTTAAGTATTCATCGTTTGCAAGTACCTCATCAAACTTAATAGATATCTTGTCACCCTCGTCTGTCTTGCTAACTAAGTATCCAAATGTGAAAATACCACCTCTCTTATTGAAAAAGAATGGATTTTCAAGATGCATAAACCTGAAACTACTAATCTTGCCCTCGTTTACATCACCTTTCATGTAAGTAGTATATGCGATTGACAAGCCAGACTCTTCAGCATCAGACTCACCTGTTACCTTGTTTTGGATATTACAGGTGGTTGGGAAAATACTGTTATGATTGAAGGTCTTATAGTAGGCAGTCAAGATAAAACTAAGAACGAGTTGCTCCCAGTATGTAATGCCGAGTAAGTCCTTATTAGTTTTCTGTCTAGCTTCCTTAAATTTCTTAGGTACCCACTTCTTTGAATACTTAATAGAATTTCCAACAGAGCAAACTAAACCGGCCTCTGTATTAACTGCATCATACCTACCAAGTAATTTAGTATAACAGTCACGCTCTTTATTAAACTTAGACTTACCAAACCACTTTCTAAAACCCACAGGACAGCCTTTATCAAAATTAAATCTAACTTCCTTGTATGAACCTTTAATATTATCCACCCCAGAGAAAAGACCAATGTTGATATTAGGTATTTCTGTCATCTGTAAGTAATCATCTTTGTCTGGGCTACTATAATGACTAGTCGTTCCGTTATCAAGTCTATTCCTATCAACTAGCTTTACTTTTCCATCAAGTGTTTCTTCTTTCCTTAGGTAGTTGAATTCTGTACCATCCTTCTTAATCTCGCAAGGCCAACTACTATTCTCTACCCAAGTCTTAAAATCATCATACTTAATATCTCCTGCAAATACTGGTACCTTGAGCGTATCTTCATCGTACCACCTCATGATAAACTCGTTATTGTAGAAAACCTGTTTACCACCATCATCAGTACCTACATAGTTAATAGCAGGATAACCCCAACCATCTGTAGCTCTATACTCCCTAAATTCTTCTAGGTTTCTGAATTTTTTTATATTTTTCATCCTTCAATATCTTATCTCCTATAACAACAAGTACACTCAGAGCCATCCTTTCCGAGACCCATTGTACTAGTCGTTCCATAATCATAGTTGCTGTAATCTTCTTCCTCAGGCCAAACACCACTAGTATATTTCTCCCAGTCTTTTTGTGTCTCACCCTTACCACAACAACAACCACAACCTTGAGTAATAGGTTCCACTAAGAGACTTGCATACTGTAGTCTAAGACGAGTGATAAGGCTAGACATTACATTAGACCAACAGAAGACAAACCTATCCTCTTCGTATGGTACAAAGAAATCATTAACCGATCCCCATGTATTATCCGTCTCAATACCTATCTCCTTAGCCAGCTTCATTCCCTTAAGGCCTACTATCATATCAGCACCTCTCTCATGCTCATCAAAAATCACCCTCAACTTATCAACAATACCGGCACTATCACCAGCATCAATTAGTAAGTTATTCAGGTGCTTGATAATATAAACTAGGTAAGGAGCAAGTTCTGGCCTAACCTCATAGTCTACCTTCTCAATACCCAACGACTTCTTAAGACTTGATAAAGAGATGCTATAGTCCTTAAAACCTTCTTCGCTTTTCCAGATCATTAAAACTCTCCCCCACTAATTATACTACTAAGGCTGTAATTCCAACAACCTTCGTCCTCCCACTCACTAGAATCGGTACCAGTGAAAACATATTCTACCCAAGTTTTAGTAAGGGTATCAATATATCTTAACTTAATACCTGATATTCTTCTAGAGACTGGTACTTGACTTATCGCTTCGCTGAATGTAAATGTCTTCTTATAATCACCTACTTCAGCATTCAGGTTAATGTCAGATTTAAGTAGGGTATTTAGGGCGCGAGCATTCATATTTATTGCATCATTTAGTTGATTCATGATTGCTGATGAAAGACCCTGACCTACATTAAACTTGTCAATACCTGTTCCTTCTAATAATTCCATAATCTTAACTTAACTTCATAACATCTAAGGAGCACTTATCAAGACCAATTCCAGACTTAATACCCTTTGTTAGCTCCTTAATCTGATCAACTCTAGGCCTGTCAATCTTGTAAGTCATGGGGGTAGTATCTCGAGAACCACCTCTCTTAATACTCATACCCTTTACACTCCTAACTACCCTACTCATATTATATTATTTTTTATTATAAAACCTTAGTATCACCCTTATAGAATTCAACAGACAAGTAACCCTTATTCAGTACCTTCTGCTTTAGTTCCTCAGTTGCCTCACCAGTATAGTCCCTAAAGATGAGATTAGGCTTATGTTCCTCTTCAGTTACGTCAGGAAGGAACTTTTCAATAATATTACTAATTTCGAAAGTCTTATTTGTTGTCTCACCTCCACCACTGAAATCAAAGCACTCTACGTTACTACCAAAAATGCTAGGTAGGAGAAGCCAACCAAAGTTATCGTTTATTATTGACCTACTAACGACTGATACTTTTTTCGCAGTGCAACCTATGAACATACTTAATCTCTTACTCGTCTCTAACTTCTCCTCCAAACTGCTAGCCTCATCTACACTATAGTCTGTTCCATCGGCTTCTATAGTAATAGTGTTCAAAGTAGAACCATAGAATAATGAGTCTAGTGATACATTACTACCAACAGCTATGAAGATTTCCAAGTCAAGCTCCGGTGCATTTAGATAAGAGAACAAATTTGAAGTGTTAGATCTACCTGTTCCATTTATCAAGTACTTAGCGAGTTCTAGTCGATCTTTAAAATCTTCATCTGAGCTACTAACGTCCTTGAATAATTCTGAAGGGTTGTCTAAACTAATTGATGTCAAACCACTATAATCGACAAAATTAAAAATACCACTTAATACCCTTTTCATCCTCTTCTCCTCCTCTAGCCCATTTCCCTCATACTCGGCTACCATCTTACTTACCCATCCAGCTGCTTTCTTCTGTAGGTCTGTATAGGTACTATTATCTACTACTTTCTCTACTACCTTTTCTACAATTTTCTCAACTGGCTTTTCAACTATCTTCTCTACTACTCGCTCTACTACTTTTGGTTCAGGCAGGCGAAGATCAAGTGCATCACCATTATCTGCTACTATCTGAATTGGTGCGATCTCTACAAAATGCTCCTGTCTAATGCCATCCTCTGAGTAATCTGGGTCTGGGTATTCAATAGTAAGTTCCATTAAGAGCCTTCCCTCTACGAAGTTATGATTATCAAAGAACAAAATCAGTCTATCACCATCCTGCTTACAATGCTTACAAACACCATCTTTTCTCTCTGCCCTGTAAATCTCAGAGCTCCCTTCTATGTGTGCTTCCATTGTAAAATCACAGTCTGGGAATGGTACTACCTGACCACCTCTCAATAATCTAACCGCCAGAGGGAAATCACTCTTCTTATTAATTCTTACTAAGTTCTCCCCCCCCCCTGGTTTCTGAATTCTGTCTGTTGATTCCTAGTGTTACTACTTCCATTTATGTTATGATACTTTTAGGTTAAAACACATCATTCTCTGTGTACCATCGGCCTTCTTATAACCAACATGTACCCACCTTGATGTCTTACTCTTTTCAATAATGATCTGATCGTACTTATGACCCAGCTTAGAAAAAACTGTCACAAAGAACTTCTCAAATTCTGTCTGCTTACCATTGGCTGGTTGTAAATCCGCTGCATAACCAAATTGATGAGCCGATGTAGGAGCGCCACCAACAACTTTATTAACTGCTGGACTCCTATAACCGCTTGATACTTTGATTGATGGATTAGCCAGGCCATGTTTTTCACAATACTTACCCCACTCAACGCGAATCAAGTCTAGAAATTTTATTGTCTCTTCTAGGTTTTTCTTGATTGCTGGTGGTGGTGTATTGTCTAGTTTTAATCGAGCCGCAGTATTTGAACTACAGAGCTCGGGAACTGTAAAATATGACATAACTGTTTAATTATCGTTTATCATGTAGTACTTTTCCTGCATGTACTGTATTAGAGGTTACACCAGATACATAAGGGTCTAGTGCAAGTACGTCAGCCTCGGTATCCATAGTCCAAACCTCTAGTGGTAGTTTATTAGCAAGTAGTTTTGTCATAACCGCTTCACTAGGTGTTTTGAAATATTGACCATTTGCATCCAGGAAAACATTGATTCTATTTGTACTCTTAGACTTTATCTTATTAATCCTCATCACTACATCATCAATTGTATTATCCTGAACCTTATCATAGATTAAACCAACTCTAATCTTATCATCATACTTAATAGATGATTCCAGTGTCCATTCAATAAAAGATATAATAGTGAAGTTATAATTAAGACCACTCCTAGTAATAATATCTAAGATCTTATACATGGTCTGCTCATCAAATGCCTTCTTTGTTTCTATATAAGGGTGAAGTCCATAAGTCTTACATAGCTTACAGAATTCAGACAACTCGGTAACTGTTCCACCCTTAGAATCTTTGAATGCTTTAAGTTCTTCTAATGTATGTTCTGCTATCTTAACTGTACTACCCTTAGCGCCAGTTGCAGGGTTAACTAGTCTATCTGGGAGTTCGTCATTATGCCCAATTATAAACTTGTCATCACTGGTCTTATGCACATCTACCTCAACATATCTGAAACCCATCGCAAATGAATCCTTATATGCGTCTAGTGTATCTTGTGCTGCACCTAAGCCTGTCCAACCTCTATGATTAACGCCCTTGATGATTGTATCGTACTTAGAATAATCCTTTCCGGTACTTTCAGTGTTAACTTTATTACTCAAGACATCAATACCATGAAGCTTGAGTGAATTCATAATGACCTCTAGTGTAGATTTGCCAACAACCTCTAACTTAAATGGTGGATAATTACCTAAGTCAGTTATCCATAGGTCTGTATTATCAATCTTACTAAGCAAGAAACAATACTTACCATCCTTAGTAGTTGTGTACTTACCAGTTGTCCAAGGTACGAAGCTATAAACACCACTCTTATCTTGTATGCCAATATATGATCTAAGTCCTGATGGTATATGAACTGTAATACCACTATTAAGCTCGATCATACAGTAACATCTCTTAGGGTTAGCTTGATTTACATTCCAACCTGATGCAGTGATTGTAACATTACCCTGTACTAAGCGATCTGTTATGTTAATGAATAGTAGATCCTTTGCTAGTACCGCAGAAGATGGTGCCATATAATCACAGTCAGATAAGCTTTGTGCATATCTAGAAGTAGTATTTAACTTATCATACTCAATACTAAAATCGAATCCTGTAAAGCTGTCAACTATTCTAGAACTTACTACTACCATCTTTGTACCTGCCGGAATATCAGAGCTGGTGAGAGTATAATTAGTTGGTACTGTCTTAGCTGTCTCTGCCCTAGATATTGAAATTGGTTCAGTACTGGTAAGGGGGTCTAAGAATTTATTAAAACAAGAGAATACACAAGGAACTGTATCTGTTGCACCTGCCCCTGTAATAGTGATCTTATCAATTCCCTCAGCTGGTATTAAGTAAGAGTTAAAGTTTGAAGACCTAGTAAACTTTCCCTTATTATCTACATACGCCTCAATCTTAGTAGTATTTGTCTTATTCCAAACACCCCTAGGATTAAACTCACTGCTAGCTTGACCACTTGGTGAAGAAGATGATGTTGGGATATTACCTATCTTTACATCAACCTCTGATTTAGTATAATAATCTCCCTTTGGCTGATAAAGACCTCCCGCATCTGTCCTACTAAGAAGGCCACTAATATCTTGATGACTAGTTAAGTAGGTTCCCTTAGGTTGATACTTTTCCTCAGCATCAGACTTACTTAGTTTACTCTCAACCTGTCCTGCTTTCTCACGAATACTATCAAGGTCATTAATCTTTGGCTGATATAGTTCTTCTGCCTTAGTTTTCTCAAGGAGTCCACTAATATCTTGATGGCTTGTTAGGTACTCTCCCTTCGGTTGATAGAGTTCCTTTGCTTCTTCCTTACCAAGTTTCCCATCAACTAGTCCAGCCTTTTCTCTGATATTATCTAAGTCAGTGATTTTTGTCTGGTACTTCTCATCTGCACTAGACTCACTAAGGAGACTACTAATATCTTGGTGACTTGTTAGGTATGTCCCCTTTGGTTGGTATAATTCTGCTGCCTCTGTCTTACTCAGCTTCTTTCCTAACTCTTCATTAACGCCGCTAAGATCCACACTAGTACCTACACTTCCTTCAGCATCACCTACTTTCTTATATAATCTATCAGCCTCTTCCTTACTTACTAAGCCGCTAATATCTTGGTGTTCTGTTAAGTAGTGTCCCTTTGGCTGATAGTATTGATCGGCTTCTTCCTTGCTTAATTTTCCCGCAACCATACTAGAATTACTGCGGATTGTATCAAGGTCATCTATTCGATCTTGTTTTCCAGCCAATACATCACTACTAATACCACCACCATTACCTGTAGCGGCCTGTAGTTCTTTTATCTTTGCCTGTACATCTCTCACTGCATTACCTAAGTTTGTAAGCTGAACAGATGCAACAGGTGAATTTGGAGTTGATGGGACAGTATTATCAATTACATCACTATTTCCCTCAACCAGTAATATATTTGTAATTGTTGAGTAGTATTCCTGTCTAAACCCATCTGCATAGTTAGGGTCAGGTACATAAAGAATCATCTCAATCTTAAGTCTACCAGTACTGAGACCGTGATTGTTGAAGAAAATTACTAACTGATCGCCCTGTACCTTACAATTCTTGCAGACACCATCCTTCTTCTCAACACAGTATGACTTAACTTCGTTATCAACAGTAGCACGAAGTTCGAAATCACAATCAGGAAAATTAGTGAAATTATTTAACCTGACAGCTAGTGGGAAATCACTTCTATAGTTTATTCTCACTGTCCTATCTGTACTACTGCCTAATATTAATTCATCCATCTTAGTCTAATTTAAACTCAATATCTTTTAAGGTGAAGGTTTTTCCAGGACAATCAGAAAGCTTCAATACAGTAATGCACTTACCATCCGTACTAATCCTGAAAGAAATATCCTCTACCTTATATTCTTTTCTTCCATCTTTATTCCACATCCAGCCATTTCCCATTGTTAGTGACTTAATATAAACACTAGCGCCGAGAAGATCCTTATACTCAATTAATCCAGACCTGCCAGACTTAGGAATTCTCTTCTCATCATCCTTACAAAAACCTCTCATAGATCTACTTCTTTGGTACTTTATTAATAAACATCTTTTTAATTGTATCTACTAATCTCTCAGGGTCTCTTTCACGTCTAGATGGAAGTTGATCAAGTTCACCAAATAGTCCCTTTGAAATCTTATCAGCAAGCATACCAGATAGGTCAAATCTACTAGACTCTGGAATCAATGTTACTCTATTCTCATCAACGTGGTAGTTTAAGAAAGAGTCTGCATTCTCTGAGAAAGGAATCCTAAGCAGCTTAATAACTCCATCATTCCTCTTTGATGTATACTCTGCACGACCACCACTGAGCTGATCTAAGACACTCTCATAAGAAAATACAGTAACACTATTTAAGAATCCATACATATAGCTATCGTTCTCATCTCTCACATTTTCATAGAGGAAAGACAGCCATGATAGTACCTGTTTTGGGAAATGTTTAAATAGTGGTTCTTTCTTTACCTCAGGATTAACATAGTTTGGGTCCCAGGTCCTTAATGTATTTTTCAAGTCTGGATTACCCTTAAGTTTCTGCCAGAACGATGAATACTGCTTTGTTCTTAATACAATCATTTCTTCTAATTAGTTTGTCCCTTTGCGAGTAAGTCGACGTAATTATTCCAGTATGAGTCTCGGTTAATAGTTCTTTGGTGTGCTTTTACCCATTCAAAACTAATCTTCCCTGTGAGACCTTTTCTTTTTATTACATCGTCTATCTGTCCTTTTACTTTCTTGATGTATGGCTCCTTGATTCTCCACTTGCCTGTACACCACTCTCTAACACCAATATAATCTGCAAATACTACTACCTTACTTGCATTACTTGGGATATTAAAATTAGAGAGGGCCATAAGTACACCAATCATTTCAGCTGTTGGATTACTACAATTTTTACTGCCATACTCAGCTTGCATGTAGTCTGGGGTTAATTCTTGACTATACTTATCTAGGATTGTCCCATACTTACCTGCACTATCATCTTGCACCATAACACCACCACAACCAAGTCTACCATTATTCTGCTTGTCTAGGTGTGATCCATCGGTGTAAATATTAATTATCATATATCAAAATTTTTACTTAGTGAACAATACTTGAAAGGTTCTAAGTTAATCTCATACTCCTCTCTCATAAACTTTCTAAATCTTCCTGTCTTCATCTCACAAATACTAGATAAGCAGTCGAGAAATTCAGGACCACTTACTTTACTTATTGATTGTCCCAACCAAGTCTGTAAGTTTGTATTGAGATAAATAAAAGTATCTAAGTACCTATCCAAGTCCTTAGTAGTTGTGTCATTACTAGCGTTATAGAAGATTTCAGCGTGGTTTGAAAAATAGAGCTGCTTAAACATTCCTAACCACTTTGATGAAATAGAGAGACTTGAACCATTATATAAGTAGTGCACTGTAAAACCTGAACTATTGAACCTACCTATTATAAAATTATCAATAGTTATATCTTTCTCTCTAATAGGTGGACACTTATCAGAATACATTAGTTCCATGTATCCTCTAAATATTTCCAAATTTCTCATATCATGCTGTATAAGTGAACAAGTGGCATTCCTTGTAAGATAACTGTACAATTATCTCTAAACACTGTAAACCCACTCTTATCACACAAGCTCTTATAGTCTAGGAGTTCTAGGATCGTATCAATGTCATCCACAATAAAAGTAGTAATGCCAAGTATACATCCATCACTAGACCTATTATAATCGCTTGTATAGGTAACAGAAAATGGGTAGATGTCGTATTTTTCCAGGTACTTAATAACCGCCTCCTGAAAATCTGTACTACTTATCATACTACTAACTCTTTAACCGGTTTTTCAAGTAAGCCGCTTCCATTTAAAATCTTAGCGAGGACTGACCTATGGCAACTATCATAATCACTTCCATAGCCGAGTAATACAACAGACCTAGCACCAGATAATTCAACTAGTGACTCAAGCTTATCAATTATCCTCTTAAGATCAACCCTCTCTGTTATTTCAATCGCATATAACTTCTTAAACTCGTCAATACTTAATGCCTTATCTCTTTTCTTCCTAAATAGTTCATTACTTGGAGATAATTCCTTCAAGTGTACAGGTGAACCACTATACTGTCCGATTAATTCTGAATTTTCGATATTTCTTACTATAAAGATTGGCAAGATATTATTACTCCTAAATCTCTCAAGTGTCGCAGGAGAAACAAAGGAGGTGTTTATTTTTAGTTCCGATTTCATATTTCTCTAATTGTTTTTAAATTTTTTGTAACTTTTTCTAAATCCATCCGCGCTAGAAAAACCAGAGGACATTGTATTCTTTTTCCTCTGACTACTTCCGCCCTGCATTGCTTTCTGTTGTGTCATCTTCTGTTGGAATTGTGTTGTGCCTCCGAATTTTTGACTAGACGCCGCAAATCCACTAGGTGCAGTACGAAGTCTATTGAGAAGTGATATATTACTCTCTATCATAGCCTTCATTGTTGCTGAATCTATGTGGTAAGATATATCAGGACAATCTAAGATATTACCAACATTAGACAGGCCACTACTCTCAATGAATTTATTTAACATACACAAGGCCTCAGTTAGATTACTCGACGCCATCAATGTATCAGTAGTTGGCTCATAGATTTTATACTCATGCCTAGATGGATCATGATTTATTACTATTTCTATCATAACTTCAAAAATAAAAAGAAATACTGACAGTTCAATATTTCTTACTTAACTAATAGGCCTAGCACTGCACCTACTAATAAACATACTGCTGACATCCAAGTAGTTCTTCTCCTACCCTCTTTCTTCAGCCTCTTATTATCAGCGGTTAGTTTAGTGGTTTGGTCTATGTAGTATTTCTCTTTCTTTGCTTCTCTTAGGTTATACTGGACAATTAGTGAGTCTTTAATTCCCAACAACACACTATCTCTCTTAACTAATTCCTTATAGTCCTTCACTGCCTGCTTATGATAATCTAAGTCCATTATCATTTTATTTATGGTCCTCAGATTTCCAGGTGTTATTGTGATCAGTGTGTCGTTATTAATTACTACTTTCTCTTGTGCATGTCCAATAATAGGTAGTAGTAGGAAGAAAAGCATGATTACCTTACTCTTCATATTCTTTTATTTTTTTCTTGAGGTAGTTAATATTGCTATCGAGTGGGAGGCTATCAATCTTATTTAACTCCTCTACCCTTTCTCTCCAGACAGTATTAATTCTCTCTTTTATTACTGTTACTGTGTCTCCTACCTGTTTTTCTTGTGTCTTAAGTTCCCCTATTCTCTTATTTTCCTGTCTTACTAGTTTCTCGGGTACTTTCTGGGGAGCAAGATTAATTGGACCTGGCTGATATATACATTTTCCAACATACATACCAATACCAAATCCAATCAATACTAGTACCACGAGAAGACTAATCCTCTCGCTTTTCTTTTTCACTTATCAATATTCCTACTCTATATTCAAGGTCCCCACGTCTTTCATAATTGAGGTCTAGATGAAAAATCCTATAATCACATTCACCAAGTCTCTGAATTAAGTGAGAATCCCATTTACTAGATTCATCAAGCTTTCCTATCAAGTCTTTCAATTTCTGTACCTTGACTCCACACTTAACTAATGAATCTAAGTCATTTTGAGGATTTATTTTTTCTTGCATCCTCTCTAATTCACTTACTGCTTCTTCTCTATTCATTAAATCCTCAGGCAGCTCTTTCAATCTATACTGCCCTGGATTAACATCTTCGTGCACAGTGTTAACATAGGTATTTCCAACTTTCTCACTAACTATCTCAACTACCTTAGCACTATATTCTTTCATGTTATCAAAAATATCCTTAATGCTTCTGATAGTTTCTAGCTGTGTTGTAATACCCAAGCTAACAAATACACCTACCGAATTATTAGGCTTGTCAGTACTTTCAACTACATTAAATACTTTGAATATGTAATTATATACTGACTCGACTAATCTATGAATCTTTTGTCTACTTATCATACTTTAATACCTTGGACCCTTATAACTCACATTGAAGTTCTTAACGATCAGGTTCTTAAAATCTACATTATAATTACTACGGCCATAATTGAAACCATAGAGTGCATACTTATTCATTGTCCTCTCTACTTGTTGCCACTCCTCTAAGTAATCCTCAAAGTCTGATATAACAACTAAGATAGAATCGTCCTTGTAGTGATCTCTGAAGTACTTGATACCTTTTGCCATTCTAGTACCACCACCCATTGAGATATGTGGAATACCTTTTCTTGGGTCAATGTCTCTAAAATGATCCTCTAGCTCTGTACTCCAACTGATAATGTCATAGTGAAGACCTCTACCAATTGACTTCATCTTTCTTGCAATAGTATTCAAGACTCTATCAACCAGTTCAGTATCCATTGAGCCACTAACATCGATCAAGTATACAATTTTCGGTTCATCCTTAATTGTAACTCTAGGTAAGATAGCTGGGGCGATAACAGTTCGATTGATGCCTTTGTTATAGTTCCACATCATATCTTTCTTAATCTCCTTCTTAACTACCTTATTCTTATAGTTCCTGAGTACTTGATCTATTGCTTCGTCGACTGGATCTGCATTGCTCACCTTTCGTTTTGCACTAGATGTTCCACTACCACTACAGCCAGTTCCACCACCAGCCTTAATTTCGCCAACCTCTCTTTTTCTGTCAGCGTCATCTCTAGAGTCTGTACAGTGATCATGATGAGTACCACCTTCTAGTTCAGAAAAGTCAGTATCTCTAGTTCCCTGATTACTACTGTCGGTTTTCTCAGAGTCACCCTTGAAACCTCCTGAATTACTGGCATCATTTCCTTCGCCACCTTCTTGACCATTACTTGAACCTTGGCCGTCCTTACCTTGATCTTGCTTCTTACCTTTACCGTCAGACATACCCATCTGCTCCATAAGGTCATCCAGATTATTCATTGCACTATTTTCATCACCAAGCGCATCCTGGACATCCTCTGAAGTAACATCACTAGTATCACCATTACCACCTCTACTAATACTGATCATCATCTTAATAAACTGATCAAGATTCTTAACGATCAAAATAAGATACTCAAGGTAGTCGGCATTATCTGGGAAAGGTGTACCATCTGACATGTGATATCTCTCAGGCAGGATAAACTTAATCTTAGCCTCATTTCCCATTTTCTTGAGACGATCTTCTATCTTCTTCTTGACTTCCTCATCTGTAGTTGTCTTGAGAAGTTCCTTAAGTTTATCGCTAAGTGTATCGGGAAGAATTTTTGATAACTCACTCTCCATAACCTCCACATCATCTTTGCTTAGGACCTTAGTATTTACCTCCATGTCCATTGCAATATTGTGAAGACTATGATTAAGTACTGGATCATCAATAACTCTCTCAATCAGTTTATCTCCGAAATTGATACCACAGCCTTTATTAACTGTTTCAATCAATTCACCCCTGTAATCTCTAAGCACATTACAAATTCTAGTATCCATTTCCTCATAGATACCGTCAAGATGTGCTAGATAGATGTGTCCGTATTCATGAAGCTTTACACGATAGTCAATATCATTAACTCCAGTACGTGCACAAACAACATTATAGGTAGTGAACTCTTTTTTACCTTCACCATCAAATGACTGATGCCTGTATGAATAACCTAGTTCTGGATTCTGAGGATTATAAGGCTTATCAAGTTTCTCCTTAAGTATGTTTCCCCAGTTCCGATTATTATAGGCCCTCTTTACAAGGTTCTCTATAAATTCGAGTTCTTGTTTTGTTTTCATTGCTGATTTCTTGTTAGTTATAATTTGGAACTAATAAGACTTTGAGTGATAATCATAGTACCAACCCAAAGTCCTATCTTAACTTAACTACTCATCAACACAGCTCTTTACCTCTGGGACGATTTCAGCTAGCGCCTTATCGTCATTGTTCAGGTAAGACTTTCTAACTGTCTTAAGCTTGAAACTGATCTTTCTCAACTCAGACTGTGTATTCTTAATATCAGTCTTAATACTAGAATCGTATGAGAACTTGGTATTACTTACAAGCGCCTTCAATGACACCATAAGAGTTGCAAGATTGTTCCAGTAGTTAATATCACCTGCGAATTTCTCCACAACTACATTAGCTACATTTTCACCACTAGGGTCAATCTTATAACCACTAACAAGCTTCTTACCTGATGTCCTGAAGATTTCACAGAACTGCTGAACAATACCTGGATCCATAGGACGATCAATACCCTTAACATCTGGGTCATCAATCATTTCCCTGATCTTGTTTGAACTTGCATTCATAGCAGCGATATCCAATTTTCCGTCTACTGCACTATTGATAATATCTCTGTAGAATTTCTCATACTCAGGGATCTTATCATTGTTCATCTTCTCGACATCATTCACAACATCGATCATGGCCCTAACGTAATCATCAACAATATTAGTCTTGATTACCTCACCATTACCACTACGCTTGAGACCCATACCAATAAGACCATACATCATGCTCTTATAGTTGTCTGAATTAATACCGGCACTACCAAACGCAATGTAAGTAGCAATGGTAATATCTCTAGCGTAACAAGCAGATCTAGGTGATATGAAGTTTGGAAGGTCATTATCACCATCAATATCAGAGTAGATTGTCTGCAGCTCCGTCACACCAAGATCAACTGGCCTTTCACCACCTGACATCAATGACTTTGTTACAAACTTAATACTCTTCTCGAAATGCTCACCAATCATAGCAAGCTTCTCTGGACTAAACTTCTTCTCCTGTGAATCAATTTCCTGCATCTGCTTATAGAGGACATCAAAATAATCAACCCTCTGACCTGATGCAGAACCCTCGAACTTGTTGAAGAATACGTCGAGATCATTAACACCCACCTTGAGATTATATAGCATAAATCTGTTCAACATAGGTGGAAGAATTGTAGCAGTATTACTCAAGTTGTTTGCGTAATTACCTGCCGCTACTACCAAAGTATCCTCTGGTAATCTCTCTGAATCAATCTCCCTGTCGAATACAAGACTCAACAGAGCAGACTGTACGTACTCATGACATGTTGTTAACTCATCCAAGAAAAGTAGACTCTTCTTTCCATTTCTTCCATTTTCTAAGATTCTCTTAAACCATGCAGGCTTGAGGTGTCTAGCTGAATCAAACTTCTCTAAGTCTGATGGAGCACAGTCATAACCAAGAATAGCCTCAGAGCTCATTCTGTTACCGTGCAATGCAACCACCTCATACCCGCGAACTTTTGCAAAAAGCTTAACTGTTGTGGTCTTACCGATTCCTGGATTACTCAACAGAAACAAAGGTACACCACTAAGTTCACTCACTTTCAACGCAGCGAAAATTCGCATGTTAATTGAATCATTAATTTTACTGTTTGCCATTTTTACTATTAAAATTATAATAATTTATCTACAATTATAAGTAATCTAGGTCTTCTTAGGAACATCTCTGTAAGTTTCGAGGAAGAAAAAAGATGGTTAATTAAAGATTTCTCCTTAACTAACCACCCCTCTGCATTATTCATACTCATACCGACCTTTTAGCAGGTTGTATAAGTCCATGTAATCTATGCCGTTTTTCTTAGCAGCGATTATATCCTCTGAACTTAAACCATACCTACCAGATCTAACGCCAACATATAAGACACTATCATGATCGAAACTAGTCATGCTCAGGATGCCTGATATGTTCTGCTCTTTTACGGCATTATCAACTACATGGATAATACTGCAAAGATTACGAGGTATTCTTAAGTAGGCTGCAATACACTGAGCAATATACTCTGATGCAACCTTAGCTGATTCTGTGTTTCCAATGCTAGGTACAAGACCAATAGCAGGAAATAATACATAGATTCGACGAGGATTAAAACTTGCTAACCTCTCCCATACATCAAACTTAGGCTTTAAATCAAATATAGACCTAGGTAAGATGCCAGGTTTTCCATTACTATCATAAGACTCTACCAGACAATCAAGGGCATCTACTATCAAGACACTCTTAACCTTCTCATTTCTGGTATAATCAACTGTTGGCTTCTGAGTTGTACTGTTATTACCCCAACTAGTACCAACATTATTCCAACTGCTACCACCACTGCCCCAACTTCCAAATCCTGTACTCTGTTGGGTCTGCTTTTCCCATGGTGCAGCCTCTCCAGCATTATTATTGTTACTACTGCCCGTTTTCCAAGGCTGACTACTTCCAAAAGGTGTATCTGCCATTTCTTTTTCTTCTGCTCGTTTTAATTCAATACTTTCAACCCTTGCTAAGTCCTCATTATACTTAGACTGTTCATCAAGTAATTTTTCGATTCTGAGGTCCTCACTTTCATCTTCCTCTTCATCATCGTAATCCTCAATGTCGTCGTCATCTAAGTCATCATCGTCCTCCCTCGGATACTCTGAATAGTCCGGAGGTAGATATCCAAGATTCTCCTCTTCCATAAGCATTACTCATCACTCTCATCAACATTCTCAGCCTCTTCTGCCTTCTTGTTCTCCTGCTCGACCCTCTTCTGCTCCTTCATAAGATCCATCAAGAAACAGTCACCATTAGCAACTGTACACTGTGAATGGTCCTTACAGTAGAACTCACAGATACCATCACAGACAGTATCAATAACCGCATCAAGACGAACAAGTGGATTCCTTCTGTTCAACTTCAAGTAATAATCCTTAAAGTCTGGCAAGTTCTCCTCAAGTGTTCCCTCAACCGGTACAAGACCACTATAAATCTCTGGATCTGATTGTCCTGTCTTATTCCTCTGCTCACCAAGTGAATTACAAAAATCACAAAAACAAGACTCTGGATCATTAGGCTCGGTTGGATCAGCTAAGGTAGATGCGACTAACTTACCATAAGGACAAGCATACTCACATATAAGCTGATTTGTATTCTCAGTGTCAACAGCCTTCTTGAACTGTAACTTGATTGTACTATTCTCCGCTGTCTCAAACTTAACGTTAACTACTTTAAGACCTGCAATACTTTTTTCTTCGCTCATAAATTTTACTATTAATTTTCTTATATTATTATTACACAAGTAAGGTTTTTAGAGGACTACAGAATGATGCTAAGATTCTAAAGGTTTATCTAGTTTTTCCAACAGTTTAAAGCCTTCTACTCTTTTACCACCCTCTGATACAGAAGTTCTCCTAAGTTCAAAATACTTACTCAAGTCACTAGCTTTTGCAGTAGCTTTATAACCAATACTCTTATAAAGATCGGCAAGAGTTAATTTTAGACTTGCCTTACTATAAGCTTTACCTACTTCAAATGTCTTATATACTTCATCCTTTACTTTATCTTTATCAAATGCTAATACACTAAGCTTCTTATCTATCAAGCCTATATCGTAACCTAGTGACTTACATCCATCTACGCCTAAAGTATTGATATATTCCTTGAATCTCTTATTAGGTACATTGTCTAAGATATTTCCAAATCCAGAAAGGTTAGAGGATTCACACAGCAATTTTAACTTATTTCTCCTATTCTTCTGCTTTCTAAATATCTTGAAAAATTCCTTCATCTGCAACTTTTCTTCCTCTGTGTAATCTACTAACTGAATTCCTAACTTGTCCCTGATAAATAATTGTATGTCATCTACATTATAATCTACGAACAACTGAACTAATTCCTCGAGTGTTCCGGTATACTTGGTTTCTATTAAGCTCCAGTTCTTTGATAGGATTCCTTTGTGCTTATTAAATGCGGACTGATAAGATAAACCTTTACTGCTACATTTCGTCTCATACTTTAAAATATCATTCCTCGTCTGGATGCTATCTAAAAATTCTATTAGTTCTTCATCCCTAAGAAACATTTCAACTCTTCCCTCGAACCTTTTATTAACTAGTCTACGATGAATTATCTTTTCACAAGTCTGATCAAATTCGTCACCTTCAAATACCTTAATAACTCTAAAGAATGGATTATGTGTACTGTATCCTTCCATACGCTTGTCAAAATTCCTCGTATAACCAATCTTAATAATCCTCTTAAATACTGTTGGGTTATCAAAGCTATCACTAGCCATCATTTCTAATACATATAACATCTTTAAATTAATCTTTATCGTTATTATTATTTATTTTATTCAACAACTTAAAGCCTGCCGCTCTCTTGCCACTACCATCATCTACAGAAGTTCTCCTAAGCTCAAAATATGCACCTAGGTCATTAGCTTTTGCAGTGGCCTTATAACCAATTCTCTTATAAAGATCAGTAAGTATTGATTTTATACTTGACTTGCTATAAGATTTACCTACCTCAAATGTATTATATACCACACCCTTCAGTTTATCCTCACTGAAAGATAATACACTGAGCTTTTTGTCTATCAAGCCTATATCGTAACCTAGTGACTTACATCCATCTACGCCTAAAGTATTGATATACTCCTTAAATCTCTTATTAGGAACATTATCTACAATCGTCAAAAATCCGGGTAACCCAGATGATTCACATAATAACTTTAACTTATCCCTCCTATTCTTCTGCTTGTCGAACTGCTCAAAGAACTTATTAAATACCTCATCATCTACGTCAGTATCATTCAACTTACCTAGTTCATTAAATACTGCAAAACGATCAGCATAGTCTACCTGTTGCATTTCATAAGATCTAAGCTCTGCTACCCTAACTAAGTTGTTAATTATCGGTACAAGCTTAATACTACCATCTGGATTCTTTACCTGATTGACAGATACGTAATCCTTCTTATAGTTCCAAGCTCTAGCATTATCTTGATAGACTTCAGATAGGTAAGCTTGATTCTTTGTACTTACCTCACTAAATGCCTCTAGTAGACCCTCAGAACGCTTCATCTTTTCATCCATCTTATCACTAAATTCTTCCTCTGGCTTCTTATTACCACTAGTTACTGTCCTAAAGAAAAGCGTTGCTTCGTCTTTCCATGGATTCTCCCGTAACCTCTGTCTACCAAGTATCTGAGGTAGGTCGAGAGATATATCAACTGCCAATGTATCAATGTTAGCGTCACTAACCACAAAGGATTGAGCATTATCACTATAAAAGTCAGCTCCCAGGTAAACAGTCCTGGTACAGAAGGTAAACATCTTTCTAGGCTCATCCCTCAAAGGTACCCTTCCAATATCAAACTCCTTACCTAGTCTCTTCTGTATCTTTTTAATATTATCCTTAGTATTAGCTACCAGAATATTAACTTGATCTGGTGTTAACTTTGCACGCTTGATGATACTAGTAATGTTATTAACTGAATTGACATAGAAAACAGCTTCCTTTGATTCTATTTTCTTGATTTTTCCATCCTGATCCTTTACAAACCTATATTCAAACTTTCCATCGAGGTAAGATTTAATAATTGGTTTGACCTCAGTATATACCGCTTTCAACGTCTTAACATATAACATAGGACGTTTCACTCTACTACTATCCTGCGAACTCCAATCTAAGTCATAGTATGGAAGATTTTTAAATTCATCCAACATATCCAAGTACTTGTCGATCATGGGTGTAGCACTTACATAGCATACCTTTTGAACACCTTGTAAGTTACTAACAAATTGAAGCTCTGTGTCGGATTTAAACTTACTATCCGTGAAAATGCTTTGAAATTCATCGATAATTACTCTGAAATCAACCTCACTATAGTTATAGTTTACTATCTCCTTTACTAATCTAAAAGAGTCATAAGTAACAAGAATTTTAATCGGTCGTCCATCGTACAGACAACTATTAATGTAGCCTGTTAGTTTTTTAGTGAGATCAAAGAAAAACCTGCCCCTTGCAGTCTCTAATATTCGCTTTTCTTTTGCTATTTCTTTTTTACTATAACCACTCTTTGATTTTTCTGACTTCAATAGATCTTTATCAGTGCCTGGATCACCCTCATACTCATTCACTACCAAGAAAACATCATTCTTATGTTGTTCAAACTTATTCTGTAGCAAGATCTTCCTAGGGCTACAGAGTATTACATTTTCATTATTAGTTATACAATACTCTGTAAACCCACATCCTGGTATCTGTTTGTTCAGAATGTGGGGAAAGTCGTTGAGCTTAAAGTCTGGAATTTCACTAATGTACCTATATCCTGCAGGTACTACAATAACATCTCTCTTCATAGTTTTCTATTTTTTTAATTAATATTCTCTTCTAACTTGGGCTTTCACCCCAAGCTAAGCCCCGCACACAAGAGACTCCATACTGTCGCTCTATGTGCTAAGGCTATATTTCACAGGTAAGTCTTCTAGCTGTTATAACATGTAAAAATTACATTTTACTATAAATTCACCTATCAATTACCATATATAATATATATTATGAAAAAAATATCACACTTGAAGTATTCCCGATAATATTCCATCGACATCGATTTATGGCCTCCGCTATCGCTCCGCCCATTAAATCTCCAAATTGCGATGCGCCCTTTATCGGGGTATTTTCAAGTTTACCCTCATATGAGTCCTGAGCCGTGCTCTGCCGGCGAGGCTACGAATGAGTGAATATCTTCCCCGGGTTCAATATGATCTCCCGAATGGTAATGAGGGAGGGTTCATATTGTGGCAACGGGAAGGCGGGGAAGCAAGGAGTAGTCGTAGTGGAGGGAGGATGTAATCCGAGTGTAACGGAGAGTACGAATTGGGTGCGGAGCTTAGCTTGCCCAAGAATGTCACAAAAGCGGTCTCTGTATTAACCTGCCCCTCTTGAAACGCCCTAAATCCCTTATTAGTGTAGAATCATATACTAACGCTTAAGTAGTTGGCAGTGGGTGTTAGTGATTAGATTTCACGTGAGCAATACTGTCAACTAATGATTAGGCAATTTTAGTATGTGGTTTTTGTTTTACCCTCATTAAATCTCAATAACCTTTACGTGGTATGAGGGATAACTAGCACTAAAGTTGTGAAACTAATGATTGAGCGATGCTATTAACTTATCTCATAGGTTATTAGCGGAGTACGGTGGCATGAGATTTATTATTGAATGTCATAAAACCTTAGACACATTATTTAACAATTTATTTACATTATGAATTATAATGACGAGAATTTATTAGTTATGATAGTTCAGAATATTAGTAGAGCCCAGGAATTATGGAGAAGCGAGGTATGTTGACGTCCGTATCAGTATCAATGGGATTGTTACTGTTAGGGATCTATATTGGCAGGAGGTCTGTTAAGGAGAAAGATAATAATAAGAGGGTATTAGTCCCTGATGAAAGAAGGAAAAAGAGGGCCAAAGTTGATATAGTAGACGAAAGGAGAGTGGACGACGATACCGATAACTACCTAGGTGATCTTGTTATCTCAGGTAGGTCAATTACGGCAGGCTTAGTAGGAATTGCAAGAAGGATTATTAGGCGTGGTGTGATGAGCGTTTCCATAGGTGATAGTAAGAAGACGAGGAAGATTCTCAGTATTGGGGATTTTCTTAGTGAATTCAACAAGAAGGCTATTACAGTATACATGACAAACATACAAGCAATGAGTCGTTTGCCAAAGAATGAGAAAGAGATGTATGGTTTTTTGTCGAAGTATGGGCTAGAGATAAAATTTAAGGAGATGCTGGAGAGAAACATGAGCCAGCGTTAGAGATAGGGACTTAGTTCTTATCTTTATTTTTTTTCTCGCGCCACTTATACTCACACGCAGGATAATATTAACCTGTAGAGAATGAATGTAGGGATGGTTTTTCGCGTGTAGGTTAGTCTGGCGCAGATACCTTATATGTGATGTATAATAAAATAGAAATAAGATGGAATTACCGAATTTATTAGACTTTTACCTAACTGTGAAACCAATTCAGCCTAGTTATTGTCTTTATAATGAGAGATTAGTGAAGACCTTGGTTAGTAAGGGTTATTGTTTTGGTGCTGCTATTAAGGGTCTTGCTAGTAGAACAGTTAGATTAAGGTATGATCACATCGTTAAGCTAGATGACCAGAACTATAGAGTAGTACGTGTGAAGAATGGTGGGTTTACGGTATCCTTAGTAGACTGTGATGAGGTTACTAATTACTACCCAACAGATGAAAGAGGTTATAATTCTGCTAGAATGTTAGTTAGTGTATCAAGTCCTGAATTATTAGAGAAAACAGGAGGTAGGTCAGTCTGTTTATTTATGTTTGCTAGTGAATTAATGGGAATTATTGTAGCTAGTGGAGGTATGACAGGCCTAACAATACCAGGGGAGTTTTATATTAGACCCCTTTCTACTAATTATTTTATTGCTACTACTGGATTTCACAGGGTTGGTTTTAGTAATAGAGATAAGATTGAGAATAGTGTTAGGTTGTCTGCATATAGAGAAGGCGGTACAACATCTAAGCTAGTACCTGGCAAGTTATACCTGTACAAGAATAATACAAACGCAATTATTTATCTTGGAAAAATAAGTAAGGTTGTGCGTAATAGTTATTCTTGTTTATCTAGTGTTGCTGGTCTATATAAGGTAGAGGAGAGCTTATCTAAACTTCCCAGAATCAAACTTGAGAATGATGTAGACCTGTTCATTGATGTTGATTATGAATCTTGTGTACCTCTCTTAGATTCTCCCACAAAACCTACCTTACTTGAGTTTATATCAGACATGGTGGAGAAGAGCCAGACATGTGATCGTTTCTTTTGTGGTAGGAATGATAGGAAAACAAAACTTAGACTTATTGAAACAGATACAGTAATTGACTTACCTCGTGATTTTAGCCCGTCCGGTTTCTTTGGGTCAATTGCTAGCGACTTATATAATAAGACAGGGATTGATGTATTTATGGCATTATATCCAGACCTACTAAAAAAGGAGAATCTTGATAAGTTCTTGGGTATCCTAGAGTTTGAAGTAAAAAAGTCTGTAAATCTCAACTATACTCCTATTAAGAAAGGGGAGACGGATGCAGCTAAATTACTGGGCTGTTATTATTTTGATGATAGGACAACTGTATTCACTCACCCTGAACTCTTGGGGATGTCTGAGGATGAACTTATCAAGAGAGTAACTGAGATGTTAGAGAAAATCAAGTAAAATCCTTATAAGTAGAAGATATAAACAAATAAATATTATAAAATTATGGCGTATCATGAGTATACAATGATTATTCAAGTAGCCGGAGAAGATGGTGAAAATTGTGTATCGATATCAAAAGTGAGCGATGCGGATATGGAAGTAATGTATCCGATTTTAGAGGAGATTAAAAAGAATAGAGGTTATTTCACAAGAGGTAGTTACGTAAAGCCTGGAAAACCGTCAGGGAGAGATCTTTATAGGAGTTTTGCTGGTTGGGATGTACTTAGTTCTCACCTACCAGACCCACCTAGCGGATTTTTTGCAGTCTTAGAGGTTAAATTATTTCGAGACAATCCTTGGGAGATGATTTTAGTCGATTAAGATGCCCTAGAATCCTTATATATGTAATGAAAGTTATCTCAAGATGTATTAAAGTCTTGGGATAATTTATTTTTAAACAATTAAAATTATACGATTATGAGAATGTTTAGAGAAATTAAGGAAGTGAGAGAAATTCATCACAACGACAATAACAATAGTGGTGAGAGGAATGATATTGAAAGTTGGGAGAAGCTGATGGAAGAGTTCAGCCCCGATAAGTTTAAGTAGAATATTATTAGTTGGTTTAGGTAGGTAAAATCTGAGCCAACTAATATTTTTTCGCCCATGAAAGCAGGTAGATTCCTTATAAGTGTAATAATAATTTTAAATAATAGTATTATGGTAAACAAAGAGAAGGATACTGTATTTTTCAAAGCAGATCATGTAATTGAAGTAAGGTCTGAAAAGGCCAAGGCAGAGTATGATGATATACTGCCAGAGTTGTATTATCAGTAAACTAAATCTAAGCTGGTTATGTTATTTAGCCAGCTTTGTTTTACAAATTATTTAATTATTATGGAGATTAAAAAATTAATAGACGAGTATAGTAAGTTAAGCAGTAGTGAGTTATTAGAGGTGTTAAAGCAGAGAACAGATCTAACCCCTACTCAGAAAAATATTATCTATGTCTACCTACACCCAACTAACCTAGGAGATATGGAGTTAGTTAGTAAGTTTCAGACATACAGGAATAATAAGGATGGAAATATCACAGGAAAGCTTGAACCTGTAGATAATGAGATTATTATGCTGTTAAACGCTTATAGATGTAGACAGTATAATAAATATATTCGTCACCTACTTCATAGTTTTGTCAAGAAGGATAATAGTATTGTCCCTATTGATGGTAATGAGGTAGAGTCTTGCGGCATTTGTGGAAAGCCTGTTTATCAATATGGTAAGTGGCAAGAGAAATGCTGTGAACTAGGAAAGGATGAAGTAGTTAGGAAGGAACATTTATCTCTTGGTGGTGATGGTACTGATATAGTAGTTTGCCTTGATTGTCTTATACAGTTAGGTAAGCTTCATGACCTCCTACAAGAAATAGAGGGTCCTGATTACTTAGATAATTGGAAGAAATGATTTTCACTTTTTTCATAATTTTATAAATTTAAATTGTTAATATCCAGGGGAGTCCGTTGTAGTGATTATAATGGCTCTCCGACTTTTTTATTTTTTTATGGCAAAGAAGAAAGAAATAGATTATCGTGAGACTTTTATGTTTCCAGATATAGTAGGCCAATCATTTCCGGTCTACTGTCTATCAGAGAGTGGTAGACTTTGCAATTTTAAGAACATTGTATACCCTAGTCCTTCATCATGCAAGAGGTTTACTAGGAATAAGCAGCTTAGGAAGAGGTCAATGCAGGCTAAGATATTTGATGCACTTATTAATGTTGGTTATTGGGAGCCTCTTACTGTGTTTAGAGAATTTCCAGTGGTCATTCAGAATTCGCATCGCCTACCAAATCAGAAAAGAATGTACTACTTGATGGATTATTATTTTCCAGAGCTTAGACTTGCGGTAGAGTTGGATAGTGAGTATCATGATGAGCAGGGTACTAACGACACTGATGCAATTAGAGATGAATACCTTTATAAGACACATGGCATTAGTGTATTTAGGATGAGAAATTTTGAGAAACCACAGATACAGAAGACAAAGTTTCATGACCTGACTAAGATGATACGTGGGATAGAGCCGATCAAGAACTATGCACCGCTTGTTTTTAACACTGATCTCTTACAGCACTTAAATAGTAAAAGCTGTAATTAGGCTGGCTTAGAAATCTTATATATGTAGTGAAAATTAAAAATAAATTATATATAAAGTTATGATTAAAATATCATCAAGTGTAGATCAAGGTGGACAGAGAATGGTAGTAACAGTGAACACGAACCTGATTGATAGATACTATCCTCATTTATGTGGAATGTTGAAGGTATCTAAGACTTGTCCAAGAGGTATACAGGTTGAGAAAGCGGCCAAGGATACAGCAATCATTACGTTTCCTATCCCAAAGAGTAATATGGGACCTATTAGGAACACGCCAGACGGAAATTCAGTTGTGGGTATTGATGCTAGTTTCTTAGAGCCACTCCTGAAAGAGCTTAATCGTTTTGCCAGCCTATCTGTTAGGAATATGTCAAAGCACGTTGAGTTCTTACCAATTAATGACTTAAGTGGTGGTTACAGTGAGGAAGAGAGACGTAGTGATGTAGTAACTGCCATTAAGAACAAGAGAGATTTTTTACTGCTTGATTCCTATAAGACATATAAAGAGGAAGTAGAAGCAGGGAGGTATCAGTTTAAGCAGGTCCTAGTTAAGTATGGAACTTCTGACTATGCTGATATTTCAATTTGGATAGAGAAAAATAATTTAGAACCGCTCAAGAAGTACTTCAAAGATAATGCGAAGGTAGTTGATTGGTTCTAATAATTAAGCTAGAGAAGAGAACAAATGAAAGAGTACAAATTAGTTGTGCTTTAGTAGTTAGGTTCTCTTTTTGTTTTTAACCTTTAATAGACAAAATAACAAAGATGGAACAACTTAGTCCAACAGTAATGATGATTTCAGGGTCAGAGCCTATTCCAGAGGGTACAGAGGATTTTGTAAAGATCGCTCTCATGGGTCCTACAGATCTTAACCCAGCTAATGAATCATGGCAGAGTAAATTTGCCCAGGGTGTAGCGGCTATTACTAGTACAGAGCCTGGTAAAGGTATTGTTCAGTTTAGGGGTACAAAGATTCTCCTTCTTAACTGTCAATCTAGCCAACCACAGAACCCTCAGATGACCTTTGATAATCCTGAGTTCGTTAATAAGCTTAGTGCAGACCTCGATTATTCAGGTGTAGCGGATGGTATTTTCTTCAATTTCCTTAAGAAGAGCACCGGTATTATTGCGCCAGTTGAATTCTCGCTCATCGCACAATCAGGTAAGGTAGTGACGAGGTGTAGTAATGAGTATGTGAATTATGGACTTATCAGAACATTATGCGAGAGATATAAGGCGCCTCTCTTACCCGGTGCGACTACTAGTGTCTTACTCGTCTTACAAACAATGTGGTCCTATATTCCAAAGTTTCAAGAGATTCAAAAATTTAAACTCCCAGAATAATGAGATCTTTTGTAGTATTGAAAGGACTTGTAAAGGAGGATAAAAGGAATTGGGTATTGAAAGAGGGATTATCTAGTTTTTTCTTAGACATAGATAACTTAAGATCATTATATTTTAAGCCTGACTATAAAGGTGACAGGGATTACTTAGTTAATTCTTTCGATGAGCTGGTTTATAGTAGGTTTATTGAGGTGGTGTGTACGAAAGCTAGCACTGGTACTTTGATAGTAGTGGATATGGAAAATGAATCTACTGCTATCTTAGAACAGTTAGCCAGGATTTTTGGTTATACTGTTTTTTATAAGGTGTTTCCAATTCCTCAAGACTATGTAACTAAGAACAGGAAGTATAGTGATCTTAGGTATATTCCCCATAGTAGAGTAGACCTGAAGAAAGAGGTAGGTAATTTCTTGTCACAATCACTGGAGAATAAAAACTTAATTACTACCTATAAGAACCTAGAGAAGTATTGGTCAAAGCGTGATGAGACGATAAAGCTAGAAGTAACTGATAAGGTCTTGCATGTATCTGACTTACATTCTCACTACAATGCAATGAGTTCAGGAATACCACCTACATCAGATTATAGCCTAACAGTATTCCATGGGGATTACATTGATGGTCCTGTAGTTGGTGGTAGTAGGAAGGTAATGGAAAGTATCTTACTATGTGATAAAGAGAGTGTTAGATACTTAGAAGGTAACCATGAATTGAGACTCAGAAAATACCTAGGTTGGAAAGTACTAAAAGCAGTAGACCGTAAGATAGCAGCTTCTTGTATTTATAATTCTATCCCTGATCAATTCTTAAAGACAACTGCTAAGGAATTTGAAACCTTAAGTAGTGTAGAGGCCTGGGCTTGGATTGATGAGATGAATAGAAAGCTTAAGGAGTATGTCATCTATAAGAGGGGAAAGAATACCTACATATGTACACACTGTGGTATTAGATGGATCGAGCAGTTAAGTCCAAAGTTTGTAGGTAACCTGATTAATTCTAACAAAAATATTGAGCGTGTGGATGAGGCTTTTACTAAGAATTATGTAAGAGATAAGTTTTATTCTATCCATGCACACTGCTATTATCCAAGTGGTTTTAATCCCACTAAGTACAGTAATGTTGTTAACCTAGACCCTGAAGATGAGAATAAGGTTAACTATTACGTGAGTGAACATAAGAAGAATAATAAAATAGTATGCCTAAGAGAAGAATCAAAATAACAACTACATCAGATAAAGTTGGCGAAGTAGTTGAGAGGTTATCAGGTAGTAGTGTCGAGGTAAGTGTGGTAGTAGATATGCCAGAAACTAAGGAGAATTTTGAGTTTCTGAGTAAGTCAGATTCTATTACTTCATGGGACTTTGAAGAGGTCATGAGAGAACCTTGTAGTAATTGTGAGCGTAGTAGTAAGAAAGAACTAGTAAAGACATCTATTAACTGTATCTTAAAGGAAGCAGGGATTGATACGATTACAGTTAAGCCAGATGAAGTATTGAAGCTGATTGAGTGTGTGTGGGAACTTAAGAAACATTACCCATCACTACACTACACAGAATCTAATATTGCTAGGGCGCTCAATTCTTACTATAACGACGACCTAGGTGGAAGTGACGCAACAGGATACCTAATTACAAAGAGAGTACTTACAGATTTCATAGGGGGTTATAATTCTGCCTACCTTGATAAAAGTAAAATTTACCCTGAACTTATTGATAGACTCGGTGAGGTATGGGATAATCTTGGCAAGTTTGATACATTGTCTGGACTTGTATATATGATTTATGATATTAACATTCTTGGATCAGCCCAGGGTGCACGATAAGGGTAATTAATCAAAGCCCGCACTCCGCCTAGTAGTACATTAATTTGTATTGCTAGGCTTTCTTTTCCTTATTAGTGAAGTAAAATAATAAATTAGTATGCATTTTTCAGTATTAGTAGTAGGAAAAGACAAAGATGATGTTATTGGGCAACTCGAATATTATAGTGAAGATAGAGAAGTAGAGTCTTACCTAAATGTCCCTTTTGATGATGTAGTGGATGATGTACTAGATAGGTATGAGTCAGAGTACAAAGGCCTCATAGAAAAAACAAAAAGTGATCCTAACTATGTTCCCCCTGCATATAAGAAGGGAGATCTAGATCGTTTCCTTAAGGTAGATTTTACAGCCCCTGAGGAAGAAGTTAGAGAGAAGCTGTATGAACTATTTGCAAAGGACTGGGGAAATGATGTACGTGAAGATGGAGTCTATAGCAGTTATAATCCAGAGGGCCAGTGGGATTGGTATCAACTAGGGGGAAGATTTACTGGTAGCTTATTACTATCAGACTTTGCTGTACCAATCAAAGGCTACGCTTATCCAGCCAATTATAATGTAGTAGAAAAGATGTACGAAATGAATAGCAGAAATAGGGCTGACTTTGCAAGACTAGATGATGTAGTAAATATCAGAGAACTACTAAGTAATGGTATTTATAGTCTACTTAGTCCTAGTACTGGTTGGGTAGACTTGGATGGTAAGAGTGAAGATGATCTAGACTTCTACTATAAGAAGATACTAGATAATAAAGGTAGTGATGATGTTGTGGCAATTATTGACTGTCACTCGTAATATTAAAGTAAGATTATGAAAGTAGTAGTAATAGCAAGAGGTGAGAGTGAGAATTTTGAAGGAACCATAAAAGTATACATAAGGCTTCCAAGATTTTTTATACCAGAGAAGATGGCAGATGTCTTGTTTAATAATTACAGTAAGGACAAGTTTCCAATTAAAGTAATGAAGCTTATACTAGACCCAGAGGGACTCTTTAATAGGTGTAGAGGGTTGCCATTAGATACAGAGATAGATCATTACTTGGAGATTTATGATAACAGGTATAATGGGTTAGAGAAAGTACTCACACCTAAGATGGTTCGTAGTATAATACTTAATGAAATTACTGATGAAGCAATATCTAACCCAACACAGTATTATTCCATCGTTGATCCTTTTTACTTGATTGGTCTTAAGTGTGATGAACATGCCAAAGTTAGTACATTCAACTCGGACATAACAATAGATGATTTCTTAAGAAGTACGGACAATCATCTCGGAAGTAAGAGAATTTTGAAGGAAATTATGAAAATATCTGCCCAAAATGAACAAAAAAGTGAGTAGGTCCGCTTAATTCCTTTATAAGTGGGTAGGAAGTTTCTTACTCATGATATAGATTTTTTAATATAAATTTCAAACAAAAAGAATGAAAGCTTACAATTTTAACATCTTAGTTGAGAAAGTAAAGAAGGTTGTTGCCGAGCAGAAAATTGGCAACTTCGTAATTACAAGTGAAAAAGATGACGATTATGACACATGTGAAGTCATCAGCGTTGGTGGTAAGGTAGTTGGTATTGCAGAGGGTGATATGCTACTGATCAGGCCAAATGCAGGTCATAATGTGAAAATTGGTGATTCAGAGTATACGGTTATTATTGACTCTGATGTATTAGTAATTCTTTAATCAATTAACAAAAGAAAATAGAAATGGAAGACAAAGTAGTAAAGACAGGACACGACACACAGGCAAAGATTATTGAGGGTGTTAGTAAGGCAGTTAGTGCAATTAAATCAACTCTCGGTCCTAGTGGTAAGTGTGTTGCTATTAACATGAATGGTTTTACAACTGAAATTACTCGTGATGGTGCAACTGTCGCAAAGAATATTCAGTTTAAGGACCAGGAGATGAATATGGGTGCAGAGCTAGTAAAGAAAGCTGCATCTGCCACTGAGGAGGTAGCAGGTGATAGCACTAGTACTACATCTATCTTAATTGAAGAGTTCTGTAAGCGTGGACAGAGAGCGATCAATAGTGGTGCAAATGTCAACGAGGTAAAGCTTGGTATGTTGAAGGCTCGTGCAAAGGTTGAGCAGTATATCAAGGAAAATGCTATCTTGGTTGACGGTGATATGGAGAAGATCCGTAAGGTAGCCACAATCTCTGCAAATAATGATCCTGAGGTAGGTGACTTGGTAGTTAAGGGTCTTAGTGAGGTAGGACTTAATGGACTTGTAACTGCTGATCTTGCTAGTGGTCTTGATACAGTAATTGAGACAACAGCTGGTATGAAGATTGAGCGTGGTTGGTCTAGCCCTAACTTCGTAACAAACCCTGAAGATGGTACATGTGTGATGGAGAATCCTTATGTACTTGTTGCGAGTGAGCATATCGGAAGCATTAAGCAGATGGTAGATTTCATTCAGGACTACGATCAGAACAGTCAGGGTCGTCCACTTCTTATGATCGTTGATGAAATTGACGATAATGCAAATATGATGCTTGCAATCAATGTAATGCGTGGTGCTATTCGTTGTTGTGTAGTCAAGGGTATCGATTTTGGTGACTCAAGACGAAACATTATGGAAGATGTATCAGTAGCTGTTGGTGGTATTCATATTTGCCCAGAGAATAATATTACAATGACCCAGGCTAATATCTCAGTACTCGGTCAGGCTAAGAAAGTAGTAGTGACAAAGGATTCATGTGTTATCTATGAAGGTATGGGCGATCCTGAGGAAGTTAAGAATAGGGCTGAGATCTTAAAGGCTAGACTTGCAGACCCTAAGACATCAGACTACGAAAAGACAAAGTTTGAGAAGAGACTTGCTAACTTGACTGGTGGTATTGCTATTATCAAGGCAGGTGGTGCAAGTGAGGCTGAGAAGGCAAATAGAAAGGCAACAATTGAGGATAGTATTTTGGCGGCTAAGAGTGCAATTGAAGAAGGTTGTGTTCCTGGCGGTGGTTATACATTCTTGAGGGCTGCTATGTCTCTGACCAAGGATAAGAAGTTCTGGAAGGAGCTTACTGAGGATGAGGCAGAGGGTGCTAAGATTGTTGTTAATTCACTTCCTATCATTATGCACACTATCGCAGAAAATAGCGGTGTTAGTGGTGATGTGATAGTTAAGGAGGCTAAGTCATTGAAGCCTGGTTTTGGTTATAACGCTAAGACAGGTAAGGTTGTTGACTTGGTAGAGGACGGCATCTTAGATTCAGCAAAGTCTCTCCGCGTATCATTAGAGAATAGTATATCTGCTGCTAGTATGATCTTATTGGTTGACTGTACTATTACTGATGACTTGAGTGGTAAGGATGGAGCTGAGCCTGCAACTAAGGGTATGATGATGTAGTAGAAGTTGCAAATTGTTCATATATAAAGGGTATCGTACTTGAAATATTAGTGCGGTACCTGATTTTTAAGCCAACATGAACAAAACCGCATGAGAAAGCTCCTAAATGCCTAAAAAGTGAGATAAAAATAAAAATAAAATCAATGGAAGGTATAGACGACGAGAACGAAAAATACGGAAATCTAAACCTAAGTGATTTCGGAAAATTGGTAAAAAGTAGTGACTTAGAAGAAGATGATGGTGAGGATTACAAATGGAAGACTCTCCTAACGTTAACTATGATGCCAAAACCTTTCGGGATGACTTGGAAGAGAGAAAAGATGATAGAATTCTTGAAGAGCAGGGGTTATAGTATCGTAAAGAGATTTGACCTTGACACTGATGAGGAGTTTGAAGTTGCTGTTAAATCTGGTTCTGAATATGTGCCGGATACGAGGAACATAGTAGAAGCTTTTTCAGAGGAGATGCAGAATTTTATTATTGAGTGGTCAGCAAGTTTTAACAAAGATAAGAAAGGATGAATATAAAGGACTCTGTACTAGCAAAATGGTCTATCTTAATTAATGCGTGTAAGTCATATTACATTGATTCACAGCCGACAGGTATTAGTGACTCTGATTATGATGAGATGGAACAGAGAGCGATTAACGAAGATGGTTTTTTCGTGAGGGATTATGTATTTGACACGTACTTGAAAGGTGTAAAAACAAAGAACTCGTACATAGAGAAGATCAAAAAGTTTAAAGCTCCTAAATCAATGTTAGATGCAATAAGGAAGTCAATAGTAGAGTTAGGTACAGATAAGATATACCTAGACCTGAAGTATGACGGTTCTAGTATTGCAGTCTACATAGATCCTACTAACGGAGTCCCAAAGAGAGTAGTAACAGTTGGAAATGCGAATATTAATGATTGGGGTGTAGATCAGACAGCTAAGTTGTTTAATTTTCTACCTCAACGTTTTCCAAGAGGTATTGTTGCTATTCAGTGTGAAGCTCTTATTGATATTGAAAGATTAGATAAGAGTATTGATCCAGAAAAAGCAAGACAGAAAGCAAATGGTCTTATCAATTCTAAGTACTGTGATCAAGAAGTGTCAGAACTACTAACCTTAAGAGCATATAGGTATTATACTGATGACTCTGAGGAAGGTAAGAAAGTAAGGGAATCCGATTATAGAGATGTCTTACAGAGTTTTGATACAGTTAGGTCACAGCAAGATAACCACATTCTATTTAGCCCTGCACAAGTTTGGACATTACCTGAATTAGAGGGGATGCCAGGTTTTTGCGAGAGTGATAGAACAGTTACTGATACAGGTACTTTCTTAAATGATGGATGGGTGCTTTATAATGAGCATGGTATCTGTCAGAGAGCTATTAAGTATGCAGGGGCTGGTAGTGGAACTGAGGCTATTAAGACCAGAGTTAAGAGCATAATCTGGAATGATCAGACTTGCAAAGGAAAAGATAGTTGGAGTGCTAATGTAGAAGTAGAGCCAGTACAAGTTAAAGGCTGTACTATTAAGAAACCAAGTGCAGGAAGTGTTAGTAAGTTAATAAAGAACAACATAACACCAGGCGCAGAAGTTGGTATTATCTTAGCAAACAGTACTATTCCTATGGTTGGTAATGTATTTAAGCCAGGTAACGGTGATTATATGTGGCCTTCTTGTAAGTGTGGTTATAAGTTAAGCTCTAAGGATATTTATGGAAGTCTGTTGAAATGTGGAAATCAATTGTGTAGTGAAAGATTGGGAAGGATGAAAAAAGTCCTAAACAATACAAGCTCACCAAAGGATCTTGACCTGAATAAATTGTTAGTGATTGACAGATTTAGATGGGAAAATACACAGGTTTCAATAGATAGACTAGTAGAATTAGCAGCGAGTAATGATAGTACAGGATATTATAATTACCTGCGTGGATTCTTGAAAACAGAGCTCCAGATTAGAAACTTAGATCTTGTTTGGATGGCAAGTTTTAAAGCAATTCAAGAACATGTTAGAGGATAGTAGTAGTAACAGTTTTATCAAGACGATTAACGATACAGACTACACACAAACAGTTCAATATGTTTATCTTAAATTGATAGATAAGTATAGGAATATTGCAAGAATCTCAGATATATTTACACTTCTTAGAGAGTCGTTTGATATTGATGAGTGGATTGCATTGGACCCAAACCTCCTACAAAATGGAAACTTAGAATCTTACTTAATCGACGAACAGATTGAGTGGATGAATAATAGGCCAGTTGATTTTGATGATATCTACCAGGCACTATTAAAAGCAGGTGACTTTGTAGGGAGTGAGAAAAAGAAGTTTGAGCAAGGAAATGTAAGAGAGCGACTTTGGGCTATCTTCCTTGTGATTACTAAGCCAGAGTTAAATTTAAAATATAATTCTTAATTATAAAAAGATGATAGAAGTTAATTTGTATGCAATTCCTGCTAAGGATGCAGGAGCAACAGTAGGTCGTTGTATTGACCGTACACGTTATGACATGGACATTATGAAGGTTAGTGTAATGGAATTCGTAAAGGGTTTCTTGAAGACTAATATTCCTAATTTCGATGCATCAGTGAACAATCCTGACATTATTAGCTTGATCAATAGTGACATTACGCTCACTACGAAGGATTTTGCTTGTATTAACTATTACCTCATTAAGTCAGGTTATATGGTTACTATTCAGAATGTAACCGAGGATGAGGAAAATCCACTGTCTATTCCAGCTGAGATGATTGAGTGGAATATCATGGATTACAACTTTATGCAAAATGGATACCCAACAACTACTAAGATTGTACAGTCTGGTGGTACTGATGTAGTATCTGTGCTTGAGAATATCGCTAATAATACTGGCTTATTCAGTGAGGATAAGTTTGGTGGTATTAAAAATCCACTTAAGGAGTTAGTAGATACAATCAAGAAGGTCAAGGAGGTTAAGGGAAGTATTGAACCAGGCCCAGTTACAAAGGCTTATGAGGTACTTGATAACCTTGGCATTAAAGTATTCTGCGCAGTTAGTGAAGATTAATAGAGGATAGGTATGACAACATTACAGGATGACTTAATTGAAATCTATAATAACTTAATAGTATTCAATAAAGATACCCTTGTAAATAGTAATCCACTACCTATTACTGTTAAATTTGAGAAGGAGTCCAATTCCCTATTATTTGAACAACTTGGTAATTCAGTTAGGATTGGACTTCCTGTTTATTACTCGCTAGGTCTTGACAGTATTAAGCTAACATACCTACTACCGAAAGACTATGACTACCTAATGTATAACTTGAGTAGTCTTATATCTAGCGGTAGGTTACTAGATGATCGTATATGTCTTAGCCCTGAAAATTATGGCTTTGATGTGTATGGTGTTAACTTAAAAGAGTTCTGGAAAGGCCCTGAGATACTAGGCACTGTTAGATTTGTGTCTAGTAATTCTTGGTTATTTAGGTTCATAACAAAAAGAAAATATAAGCTATGATTCAAGTAGTTGTAGAGAATGTATCTATTACTGGTATTAAACTTCCCGAGTACAAACATCCTGGTGATAGTGGAATGGATGTTAGGGCTGATATTGAAGAGCCTGTAACACTTAAACCATTAGAGCGCAGGTTGATAAGTACTGGATTGAAGTTTAAAGTACCAGAGAACATAGAAATTCAAGTTAGACCTAGAAGTGGCCTTGCATTGAAGAAGGGAATAACAGTACTAAACACACCAGGCACAGTAGATGAGTCATATGAGGGTGTAGTAGGTGTTATTCTGATTAACTTAAGTGCAGAGGAAGTAGTAATAAACCCAGGTGATAGAATAGCACAGTTGGTTTTTGCAAGAGTAGAAAAAGCAGAGTTAAACTTAGTTGCCAAGATCTCGGGAAGTACAGAAAGAGGTAGTGGTGGCTTTGGTAGCTCAGGTATTAATTAATTAAAAAAAAATAAAAAGTTATGGAATCAAATGAGAAATTAACAATGGGAGATGTTGAAAGAAAGAGTCAATTAGTAGTAGGTTGGAGAAATGCAGATGATGTAGCAGCTAGTGTATGGAGCAGTATTCATAGTAAACTGGTTGATGGTACTCTTGTGTTTGCCTATAAAGCCACCAACGATAAGACTGACTTAGTTCAGTTAGTAGTAGTTAGAAATCTTAAGAGGGATCCATTTGGTAACCCTACTAGTTTGGATAATAGCTATGCAGTTGGTATGGTAACAAAGGGATTCACCATGCTCCTTCCTAATGTACCTCTTACTTATGTTGAGAATGATGTGATTAACGACATGAAGAAGTATAAGGTAGAGAAAGACTTGATTGACCTTTATAAGCAGGTTATTAAAAATTTTGAAGAGAAGTATGGCAGTAAGTAAGCAAAAAAGACCTAGAGTATTAGCAATCGATCTTGGCTATTCATCAGTTAAAATTTCTTTTATTGATGATAATGGAAGCTTGGTAAATTATAAGATGATATCAGCAATTTCCGAACTTCCTGAGGCACCACTTGAGATCGATAATGATACTGTATTTAAGCTGAATGAAAAATGGTATGTAATTGGACCTAACTCACTTAAGCTTGATAGAAATTATCGACTTAAGCTAGAGACATACGAGCAGATGAAGGCAATTTATCCAGTTGTGATTAGTTACTTCCTCAGTAAGTATTCAGATGTTAAGTGGGACAAGGTAGCAATCGGACTATCTATGGCATTTAGTGACAAGGCAGATGATCTATTGAAGTATCTGTATGAGTCACTCTTGATTAGTCCTGATACCAATTTCTTTGTATGCTTGCCACAGGGTCTTGCATGTAAGGCGGCTTTTGCTAAGTACGGTCAGAATGTAAAAGATAGCAATATTCATACAACAGATAACAAACTAGATTCATACGTAATTTGTGATGGTGGTTATCTAAGTATTGATATTTGCGCAGTGATTGACCAAAAATCTGCAGCTGGTGCAACTATTGGAATTCCTGATACGGGTGTTATCTGTATTTCTAGGGACATCGCAGAGTATATCTATAAGACGTACGAATATAGAATTTCAACAAAGGAAGCACAGACGGTAGTGGATTCTGGTATCTTAACAAGGAGGGGAAAGGTAATTGACTTATCAGATGTAGTAGATAAGTACACTAGAATTTACCTTGCTAATGTACTTAACCTATTAGAGGAAAAGTACTCATCACAATTAGATGCAAGTAATGGACTTCTAATTGTAGGTGGATTATCTCACTTCTTCGCTAAGTACTTGAATGATGAGCAGTTTATTAAGGAGGTAGAAAAACACTTCCCAGTTAGCTTTATCCACGTACCAACAGATTACGGTGAGTACTATAATTCAATCAGCTATATGTTAATTGCAGAAAAGCTGATGGGTTATGTAGAACAATAAAAAAGAGATAGAGGGATTATGAATTAGTATAATCTCTCTATTTTATTTTAATATTTAATATGACAAGTAAGACAATTAAGGGTCAGGCATGGATTATGGGAAATAAACTATTGCAGGACCAGACGTTAATCTTATCTAATGGAGAAACAAGCAATAATACGGTAGCACTAGTAGAGGATATCTGGAAGGACTTAACCAGCGATAGTGGAACATATAAGTATAATGGCAAGTCTTATTTCTACTGGACTTATAAGATGACGTCAATGGAAGATGACAACACAGAGGTAGAAGTAATGATTGAGTGCCCTAGACCTAAAGATGGTTTGTGGGGTGATGGTCCGTTTGATCAAGAACTAGCTACTGCAAAAGGTGATTGGGCTAAATACTGGTTGAAGAAATTTAAAACTGCTTATGATAATGCAGTAAATTCTCAGACAATTCAACCAAAAGAAATCCTATTTCCAGGAACTCAATACGTAACACCAACAGGAGACTTAAAAGAGGTAGAGGAGAAAAAAATACAGAGAGATGACTTAGGAGATATTGAGAACCTCCTTAGTGCTTTTTAAAATAACCCTAACTATGCTGAAAATCTATATAGGAAGACAAGAAATTAACTAAGGTGTAGTTAGGGTTACTGATTTGAAAGAAAAAAAATAGTAGAACAATTAAGTCTACTATTAATTTTTTTGCTTATTTCCGGTTCAATTCCCTCTCAATATAATCTTTAGCGAGAGGACCAACAGTACAGTATTTTTCTAAGTCTTTGAAGTTTTCATCTAGCTCTTCTTTTGTTGCTGTACTTAAGAACTGTAAAAGACTCTCAACTGCTTTACTCATACTCGAAATTCTTTAACTGTCTTATTATGGTCTTTCCTACTCTCTTCCTCTAGTTCAAGATGTGATTGATTTGCTAGTCTAATAGAATTGATTATCTTATTCATCGTTTCCATTGCTTCCTCTTGATTCTTATAGGTCTGCTTGATATAATAACAGTCTGTCCTATTAGATCCAGGAAACTTTACGATAAACTCACCTGACACTCTTTCACATAGATAGTAAAGTGGTGACCAAATACCAAATATGTTCTTTCCGTATAGAGTAAATAGCCCGCTCACTTCATTCTTAACAACCTTAAACCTTTTCATATCAGGCATTGTTGTTAGCTGTACAATGAAATATAGTGATGCTAATACTCCTACTATAATAAGAAATACTTTCATACTTTTATCTTCTTTATTGTTTCTAGTTTATTACTTTTCTTAACCTTACCCTTCTTGATGATTTCTACAATATCATTCACAGCTTCTTCTGCTAGACTCTCTTTCCAATAAGAATTACAAATAAAGACACTATCTTCGTAATCTCTCAGGAATAGGTAGCTCATATCACACATGTTAGAAAGTAGTCTCCAGAAGCCTAATTTATTCTTAGCCGTCACTACAAAAGCACCGTCTAATCTTCTACAAACTCTGAAGTCCTTTAGGTTAGGTGTATTGTATAGATGATTAATGAAGGCCGGTATACCAATGAATGCTGCTAGAAATATAAAGGCTAATATTAAATTAGATAGGAATTCAATTAAAGTATCACCTGTTATCATACTCTATAATCCTTTATTATTCTTTTATCATCACCTTTCTTACGTCGGTTCGATTCACGCAGTTTTTCTAGTAGGTCTTCTAGTACATTAACTGCTGACGTCTGATCCGCATAATACTCTTCTATTCTAACCTCATCAACTCGTGTAGTACCTTGTTTAATCAGGTACACACTTATATCATTCCTATCTTTCTTCAGTACGTCGAATAGTGGGACCCACCTGCCTATATAGGTCTTACAGTATATTGAAAACTTATTATCAATCGTCTCTACTACTCTAAAATCTTTACCATTCATATCTAGTGCTGCTGTGATTGTACCAACTATAAGTACAATGAATAGTGCAGCTACTATTAAAGAACAGATTAAATAAAATGCTGTCATCTTCTATATGTTTTTATATTTATTTCCTTATGCATCTTGACTTTTCCATAATTCTTCTATTATATTATCAACTTTCTCAATCCTTGCTTTGTAGATTCTATCGTTGACTTCATCTACAATCAATTCTCTATCTAGTCTAGAGAACTCTTCGCCAATATTACTAAGAATCTCGCTAAAACTATCGCTATCTAGTAGGTTTATTAGCAGGACTTTATTACCTTGCTTTACCTTATCCGCAGAGTTTATAAAGAACTTTCGTATATCTTCCCTACTCATCATAGGTCTGAGGTACTTTATTGCTTCTTTAATAGTATCTACCGTATTATCCTCCTCTGTAGATACTCTTTGATAGATGCCGAATAAACAATCAGCAAAGACTATTAATTTTTCTCTCTTACTAATATCCATCTTCTATTCTATCTACAATATTATTAATTGTCTTAACGTTATCTTCGTACTCCAGGGTTAAGACTTTATTAACTACTTCATCTTTTTCACTCTGCTCTGAAATACTATACTTCTCTATAATACCATTTTCGCCTAAGTAATCCAAGAAGTAGCTTTTTACGTCTTTGTCAAATAGCATTTCCTTTACAGTTTCATGCAATCTGTCCCTAAATGACTCTTTTCCGACGATTCCAAAAATATTTCTATTAGAGTCAACTAACCTCTCTAACAGTGAACCTCTGGTGCTGAACAATGTTTTCTTACACTCTTCATAAATTTCTTTAATTTTCTCTTCTCTCATATTAAAAAATTGTTAATGTTATTTACTTATATAAGGATTTAAAAGGTGTAATTTTGCTATTCGGTCGGCTTGAAGTTCTTATTAGTGTGAAACAATTAACAAAATTATATAGTATGAATAAGAATTCAGTGTACGTAATTAATCAGCCAAAGCACTCATTAATTACATTTATTAAGATTGGTTATGGTTCTGAAGTTAATGAGGATATTCATAATAAGATCGATTTGATACAGGGGGTTAGTGATATTATGTTTATCTTTGATCCTAAAGTTGTTAATACTATTGATCCTTTTAAATTCACAGAGCTCTATCAGTCTGCAAGTTTTATAGTCTCTGATGGTAACTTACATAAGACTCTGTTTGAAGCTTTCTTATATGCAAAGGAAGTATATGAAACACATGTATCTTATATAGTGACTGACATTCTTAAGCTTGGAGACGTAGTGTTAGTAAAAGAGGAGCTGGATAATATCATTAGGATTCATGTTAGTGCCCTTCAAAAACCTATCTGCAAGGTAAGGAGATCTACTTTTGATGAACTTAAGGCTATTTATACAGTAGAGAAGGAAGATACTAGTAAGGGTGGCGGTTTCTTTAAGAGGAACAAGGAGGCAGTACTAAACAATGAAGGTAGGTATTATACTTGGAATTGTGAATCTGACTTAGTGTTCATCAGGAAAGCAACGGTTGATCTTATTCTGAAGGAGTATGAGAATGACCGGGAAAATCCAGACAGCAAGATTAATGATATCCTAGACTCATTCAAAGACTATACAGACTTAGGTGATATGTTAGTCTCTTATCTTAAACGTTTAGGTGTAGATATGATAGAGGATAGCATTGAGTCTGTTAAAGGTATTGGTGACTTAAAGTATGATAAATAAAGTACTAAAACAGAGGGGTAGGAATAATAAGTACCCTGATGAAATTTGGACATGGAGATTAGGTGAGATAGTTCCTGAGTGGTTATCTGATATTGCGAAGGTATCTTATCTCGAGGGTCAGGACGGAAATATTCAGCTCGAAATAGTTAGCTCAAGTACTGGTGGTTATGAGCTGAAAGAATCGAGCGGGTTAAGCGTCCTAGTAAAAGCGAGAGGAAGAGAAGATTTTATTTGTATGGGAACAGATAAGAGATCTATTTTCTCACTTAGCCCTCTTAAACTAAAATTATTATATAATGACAACTGATAGAGAAGAACTTAGTAAGAAAATAAACGACCTCAGTAATTCCTTAGAGCAGGCGAAACTAGAACTTGATGCAATGGATAAGGAGGTATACAGGGAGGAATGTAATAACTACCTAACTGATGAAATACAAAGACAGTCAGTGTTAAATGAGGAATTAAACCTAGACTTTGCAGAGGGACTTGAAGATATTAGAAAAGTAATCAATAAACTACTCTGTGAGGATGATAGTGGTAATGTTTCTGATTTTGGACTGGCTAAGACTTATATGAGCGGTCTTAAGGATAGATTAAGCAGTATAAGCGAGAAAATTTCAGAACTAAGGTCATTAATTCAATCTACTAAGAATTTTATTAAGATTGTGGGACAAAGTAAGTAGGGAGGCAATGTTCTCCTTACTTTTTCTTCGAAGTGGACTCTGTATTAAAAGTTGCCCTTTGGGATGCCCTAGATCCCTTATTAATGTAGACAAATACCTCAAGATATAATAAGATGTATCTTGGGGAAATTTTTTATTAACTAGAAATTATATAAGATTATGAAGAATTTTTTTAGAACTGACAACCTATTATTTATTCTGGTTGTTCTGTTAGGTATTTCTATGTTCGCCTACAACGTAAGAAACATAGGGAAGAAGTCTCGAGAAAAAGAGGCTATGGATAATGCTATTGATTATGTTAATAGCAGGGACTTTAAGGTTGGTCATGAAATAGCGATCGACCCTAGTAGTTTTGGAGATGGGAAGCTAGCAGAAAAAAGCAACCCAACAAGAAGAACTGTAACAGCTACTAGATACAATCCAGTAGAAAGTCAGTGTAATGATCAGCCATTAATTACGGCTGATATGTCTAAGATATCTCTCAGTAAATTAAAGAGAGGTGAGATCAGATGGATAGCAGTATCACAGGATCTTAGAAAGGTCTATAAGTACGGGGACGTAGTTGAGATTAAAGCTAAGGATGGTGATGACAAATCTATCAACGGTCTATACGAAGTTCATGACACAATGAACAAAAGATTTACAGATAGAATAGACATTTTGACACACATCGACAACCCACACGGACAAGGAAAGTGGGAGGGAGTATCTATTAGACTAGTCAAGAGAAAAGGAGAGGCTTAAAATAGTCTCTTCTTCTTTTTTGTTCCCCGTGCTCCCTTATAAGTGTTATGATGAAATTTTTAAGTAAGCTAATTTTAGTGAAGTTATTAGGTTGGAAGCTAGTAGGTGAGGCTCCAAAACTAAAGAAGAGTGTTGTCGTATTTGCTCCTCATACGTCTTGGTGTGATGGATTCCTAGGGAAGATGTATTTCTATATTTGGGGAGTACGGCATGTGTTGTTGATGGCCAGTAAGTATTTTATTTGGCCAGTGAATCATGTATTTCGAGCATTTGGATTTATACCAGTTGGGAATACAGGTAGAAATGCACTAATGGATACAATAAATGCTATCAATGGTGCAGATGAAATGAACGTTCTTATTTGTCCAGAGGGTCATCTTAAGAAGGTAGAGAAATGGAATCCAGGGTTTTATCTAATTGCCAAGAAGTGTAACGTCCCTATTGTCTTGAGCTTTATCGACTACAAGAAAAAGGAAGTTGGTGTGTTAGGTGTGATAGAGGAACCAGGGAATGCAGGGGAAGTGTGGGATAAGATTAGGGCTGCGTATGAGGGTGTAGGTCCTAAGTATCCAGAGAAATTTTCACTCCCGACTAATTGAAACTAACAAGGGTATCAGTATTGGTATCCTTGTTTTTATTTTCCCCTAGTCCCCTTAATAATAGAAATTGAAGTATTAATTAAAATAGAAAGAATTATGATTATTAAAAGTTTATTAGAGAATGATGTTTATAAGTGGAACATGTCTTATGCAATTATGAAGACTTATCCATTCGCAGAGACTGTCTTTAAGTTCAAGGACAGAAAGAATGAAACATTTGATCAGGACTTTGTTGATCAATTTAATCTTGAAGTAGAAAGCCTTTGTGCGCTCAGACTTAAGCCCGAGGAGAAAAAGTTCTTGGTGTCTAAGTTCTACTGGATTCCTAAGTATTTCTTCGATTGGTATGAAAACTTTAAGTTCGATAGTTCTAACTTGAAGGTATGGTTAGATGAAGACAAGCATTTCTGTGTGGAGTCTAGAGGACTTGCATATGAGAATGAGTTTTGGGAGGTGCCACTGCTTGCTATATTCAGTGAGCTTCGTACTAGGTATCGTGGATTTGATAAGAAATTCAACAGGTCAGAGGCACTTGAAATATTGAACGATCAGATAGCATTGTCAAACGAGAATCAGCTCTATTTCAGTGAATTTGGACTTAGGAGGAGATTTTCTGGTGCTGTACAGGATATGGTAGATAAGGTACTGGTTGAGAATTCTAAGTACTTTGTCGGTAATAGCAATGTGTATATGGCGTTCAAGTACGGTACAGCAATCTCAGGTACACAGGCACATTCTTGGATCATGCTGAATAATGCATTTACCGGTTATAGACTTGGTAATTATCACGCTATGAAGAACTGGAACGATACATTTGGTGGATCTAATGGTATTTTCTTGGTGGACACGATTGGTATTGATCAGTTCCTTAATAACTTACCACAACTTTATGCTAAGGCGGCAGATGGTTTTAGGTGGGATTCTGGTACTTGGGAATCATTCACTAGCAAGATTATCGCCAGACTTGTTGAGCTAAGAGTTGACCCGCTAACAAAGACCTTAGTATACTCTGACTCTATTAATATGCAGAAATTCTTAGACATACATAGAAACGTCAGAGGAAGAGTAGGTCATGTTGCTGCGGGTATTGGTGGAGCGCTCACAAATAACACTGGCGTAGAAAATGCTAGTCCTCAAGTAGTGATGAAATTATCAGAGGCAAGGATTAACAGAAACAGTCCTTGGATTCATTGTGTTAAGTGCCCAGATACAGAAGGTAAGTATATGGGTGACCCGAATGAGGTTGAACTCTGCCTTCGTACAATAGGTAGAGATGATGAACTTGTACACCTAGAACTTAAGTAGGGAGAGTCATGGCAATACTAAATAGAGATGGTGATGAACTTTCTATATTTAATAGGAAGTTTGAAGTTGATTATGCATTACCTAAGTGGGAAGGCGTAATGGAAAAACTTAAGGGTGACTTAGGTGCCAAAAAAGAGAGCTCACGTTCAGTAGAGGAACATTACTCTAGACAGCAGGCAAGTATTCCAGATGGCGCAGAAAAATTAAGACACCTAATGAAGAGGTCAAGGGAGATATTAATTGATCCTGAGTTCTATGATAACTTAACTGCTGATGATATAACAGTGATGTTTGATCGTAGATTCAGTGAGGGATTTTTCGAACCGCTCTGGGATAGTGCGGTGTTTGATAGCGTAACACCTGATGATCTACCAGAGTTTAACGGATCAATAAGTCTCAACTCTTATGTCAAGCCAGAGAGGGACTTAACCGTTATCTCTGAGCTAAAGATGTCAGAGAAGGAGAATGAGATCTGTGAGGCTAATTCAGAGTTATACAAGTTGATGAAGAAAAAGCCATTCTTCTGGACAAAGTCAAGATATCAAAGAGAGCTAGACCGGCTTGACAATAAACTGCATAGCCTAATCGAAGATAAGAAAAAATTTGCAGTGAGGGGTGATATTCCAGAAAAGACATATGAGCTAGGTGTACTTGAGTTCTTTGAGAAAGTTAAACTAACAACTCTTGAGAATGCAGGGACTTACTATAACAGAATTGAACCATATCTCAAGGCACTACAAAATGCTAAGAAGATGGGACAGACTGCATTATGTGAGAAACTACTGGCAATGATAGTTATTAACAAGCTTGAATCTATCTTGTTGTCGTATGGGTTTGGTAAGAAAATAACAGAACGACAGGTAGTTGATTTTGTTAAGAAGACTGATAAGGGTGTAGACTTGTGTTACATCAAAAATTTCTCAAGACCTATACCGAGTGATGTAATTGAGAAGAAGGTAGAACTAGATAAGCTACACGTCTTTGATAATTACTGTATTCTCTACTATGATCCTAGCGGTAAGTCATACAAGAAAACCCAAGAGGAGCTGGAGGAAGAAAGAAAGAAAAAGAGCGATCCTATCTTATTTGGTATGATAAGAGGATCTAGGAATCTTTACTACGTTGCTGACTGGATTGATGAACATTGTGACTTAACACTTGAGAAATTCATCAAAGAGTCTGAAAGTGATCCGTCTAATTTTGTAATAACAGAAAAGATAAGTATATGAATTACGTAAATAATACATATCAGTACGGACCAACTAAGGTTAGAACTATTGTAGACTTAGATGATCCAAAGGAGTTTTTTATCTGTGCATCTGACCTAGAAAAAGTATCTCCAATCTATACAGTTCATAGCTACTTAGAGAGGGACGATACTAAAGCTCTTATGGAGGCAATTCCAAAGTCAGGTTGTAAGAATCAGCCTGTTGATGGAGGTAGACTGACTAAGACTGTAGCAGAGGGGGCGAATAGGGGTACTTGGTTTTGTAGGGCCCTTGCAATCGACTTCTGTAGGTGGATTAGTCCTAAACTCTTCGTATGGTGTGAGTCAGTCTGTAATAGAATTGCCAGTACTAGTGCAACTACAGACAAGAAATCATGCTACTCTACTACAGAGGTCATCAAGTTCTTAGAAGGTGACTGGAATGTAAAAACCCTACTAAGTGACCTAGAGGAGAAAGGCGTCATTAAGTTCAGTCAGGCTAACAGTAGGGATAAGAAGTGGACAATGTGTGATAGAAGTAAGTTAAGGTTCATTAAGGAGAAGACATTTACCATTAAGGACACTAACTTCACAAAGCAATACAATGTTTGGACAGAGGAAGGTAAGAATTATTTAATTAACCTATATAACAAATGAAAAGATTATTATTAATAGTTGATGCACAGGTTGATTTTGTTAGCCCTCATGTAGATGTATATGATGGAAGACCTGGTAAATTATATATACCTGGCGCGGAGCATGGTATTGAGTTCTTAGGTGATTGGATTAAATTGAACAAGAAGAGTATTGATAGTATTCTTTGCACAATGGATACTCACTATACCACTCACATCGGTCATCCTAAGGCTTGGACTGATAAGAAAGGACACATAGTAGATCCTTTCACCATTATTACATCAGAGCAAGTTGAACGTGATGATTATTCGCCTACTATTATGACCAAAGACCAAGCAGTGTCATATCTTAGAAGGATTGAGAGTTTCGGTCACCAACATCAAATCTGGCCAACTCACTGCTTAGCCGGGTCAATTGGTCAGGCGATAAGTGAACACGTAATGAATGCTCTGGAGTTGTGGTGTGAAGAAAATAAGAAACACTATGGCATATTTCAGAAAGGATTTGATGATACTGCTGAGATGTATAGTGCATTTTCGTTCGCAGATGGAGAAATACCAGCTTACAGTAAACAGACACTAGATAGCTTAGCAATGCAGGAGTTTGACGAAATAGTAGTGGCTGGATTTGCTATGGATTATTGTGTAGCTGAAACAGTAAGAGACCTAGTGAAGGATGGAAGATTTGAGGGAAAGCTGAGATTCTTAAAGGATGGAATGGCAACAATTAACTCAAAGAATCCAAGCTTGAGTGTATATGATGATGCAGTAGAAAATCACGCTGCAAAGTTTATATAGTAGTTAGAGGAGAGTAGGGAACTATTCTCCTTTATTTTTATCCCCTTGATACCTTATAGTTGTATTATAAGAAATTAATATGACAGACATAGATTATGATAAACTAGTAAATATTGTAAGAACGATATTTTTAGATCAATTATGCGAACTAGGTGGATTTATAGTAGTTAACAGCGAAGGCAGTCCACAGGTTATTTTTATAGGGGACGAAGATCTAGATAATACTAAATACTTAGCAAAAAGTCAAGTAGGATCAGATTTTATACCAGACTTTGAAGCAACTAAAGGTCTACTAAGTATGATATCTAGATTCTTACCAAGGCCTAAATTGAATGCTAAGAAGTATCTTGTTCGTGCGAGTAGTGGAATAAGATTAGAACTGGATAAGCGAGTATTACTAGAATTCATACCAACCCTTTACTGTTCAGGCAAAGAGATAGTTGGTATATCAGCAATTGAAGATAAGAACCCAGATATAACAATGGATGAGGAAATTGAACTGCAGAAGTTAGAAAAAATTGTAGAGGAGGAATTCTGTGATCAACTTACTGAACTAGAAGGTTTTATTATTGTAAGTAGACCTTTTATTAGTAATGATGATAGTATGGTAATTTCACTAGATGCACCAGTACAGATCCTAGATAGTGCTAATGATGGTACTTGGATTGATAAAGTACTAGAATATAATGAACTAGGCGTGTCTACCTGTGTTGACTTAAAAGAGACAAGAAAACTGCTTAGGAAACTGTCAGAGAGATTGAATTACATAGGACCAGCTAGATATTATAAAATACCAAGTCTAGGAGAGAAAACAATAGGTAAGGGAGACCTACTAGCTAAGTGTGCCGACCTATGGGAGAGAGGAAAGAGAAGTTTTGATGAAATAAAAGATGCTAAACATGGTCAAGAATGAAAAAGAACTATACGAGGTATTAGCGTATGTAGTAGATAACTTCTTAGATGTCCTTGAGTATACTGAAAAGTTTCCAATAGTCGGAGACTTTATGAATAATGGTGTAGTCAGACGAGTTTTTGTACAGTTTAGTCTTGATGATGACAGGAACACAGACTTAGATTATGCAGTTAAGAATATTAGTGGCCTACTTCCTATAGGTTTCTGCGTGATTCCTGATAAAACAATAGAGGATTTAAAGTATATAGATGAAATGATTAAGATCACTGTTCTTGGTGATCATGTTACATTTCGGGCAGATAGTACTGACACTAACAGTAGTAAAATTAGTGAGATGATGGGTAGTTTCTTATTTAATAAGGCTAAAATAGATAGGACGCATGAAAAAAGAACACTATAAGATTATTCATGAGCTAGTAAGAATTCTGTTAAGGGATGAGTACTTGGATTTCTTACTAGTATATAAAAAAGTTCCCATATGGTGCGTCGATATTGAAGGTAAGGAGTATAATATTATAAAAAATGTTGATGGTATAGATCTAGATGGTGGACTAGATATGGCCAGTGAACTATCATTATGTCTTAGACTTGTAATTATAGATAAGGATATAGACCTAGATAAGACAGTGTGGTTGTTAGGTCAGTATAATAAGTGTCTCGATGTATACAAAGATCCTAGATATAACACATTTATCGTGAATTACCAGGAAATACACTCACAACTCCTACATGACTTTTATGCAGCTAGAGATGTGATAGAAGACCTCTTGTTCAGTTTACTTGCTTTTAGTAGTTATCCAGTTTCAATAGTGCCGGTAAAATGACAGAATACGATAAGAAAGAATTTAGAAACTTACTACGTATGATGCTGGAAGATGAAGAGCTTCTAAGTATGTTAATAGAGTATAAAAAGTTTCCGCTCCTCACAGGTTTAGATATAGGAGGATATGTGATGGATAGGTCAGTGAGCTATATAAAACTAGAAGGTGATCTCGACATAGAAGACGGAATATATCCAGAACTATTTGATAAGATAGTAAGTCACTGTAATAAGAGCTTAGTAGTTGGATATGATATTGATTTTGCAGAGACTAATCAACTACTAACAAGGATAAAAGGTGCAATTTCATATATTAGATCGAAGGTTATGAATGAGTGCTCTTTCTTAGTAGGTGTTAGTGACGTGAATAGAAAAAATAGAAGAATAGTGAACACTGGAGATCCAGATAAAGCAATAGAGTTAGTATTATCTGTAAATGGTGATACTATATTTGAAGAACTAAGTATCCTATGGAAAACAGAGTAGATAAGTTGGTAGTAGTAATAAAATAAAGTTAATATGTTAAGTACTGAAATAGAAAAGCTCACTAAGTTAGTTGTTGAGAATGATTTATTGTTTAAGATAGCAGAAAATTGGGGAAAAGTGCCAGTGTATGTAATTGATACTTTCAGATCCTACCAAAGAACTATTGCAATTGGTAATAACTTAGAAGATTATCAATCACTCTCTGCACATCTCAATCGCTGTCTAAAGGTGCGCTATGATGACGATTGTACGGTCAATCTAGTTGCTATTATCTGGTTACTAGATAGGTATAGGGAAATAATTGAACAGGTAATAGACGACCCTGATCCAGATAGGTATATTCCTTTACTGATTAATGGGAAGAAGCACAAGACAAAGATAAAAGACCTGCTTGATTGGTTTATGATACTTGGCGATTCTGAGAAAGATATTAAGTTAGAGGGGACAGATAATAAGTAGGCGGTGGTTCTACTTATTATTTTTGTTTACATGATTAGCTTAGATTCCTTATAAGTATATGATAACAAGAGAAGAAAAAATTGGTTACATAGTAGCAAGAATTAGAAATATTATCTATTATCGTTTAACCGTAGAGCCTAGTGACCCAATTAGATATAGGGCTCAGTATATGCACGTCCTGAGAAACTTGAGAAAGGATTTGTTGAGCCTAGTAGAAGATCTAATACCGACTGATAATAGGTCTGCTTGGTTTAGAGACATTATATCGATCATACCAGCGAAGGTTAAATCCGAGTTCTGTTTTGATATAATTAGGCAGATAAATGATTATGTAGAAAAATTTGGATATGTTAAGTAAGTATTATACTGGAGATACATATAAGAAGTACGAATTTGTTGATGATATAGAGGACATCCAAAAGCTTATTGAGTTCATCATGGGAACACCAGAGGTCCTCAAACATATAAAAACTTATGGAAAGTTTGCGATAGTTGGTGTAGATAAAAACATGTTCTCCTATATTGAACTAGTTTATATAGAAAAGATAAGTAGTGTGAATTCCACTAACCTACTTTCTTATATACTCGGTGCACTTGATGGCGATGGTCTTTTACTGGATAATACTATAGACCTGTTAGGGGACTATTCTAGTTGTATATCTAGTGTAGAGCGAATTGCATCTAGTAATAAAGCCTTAGTAATCTCTATTGATTATGTAAATATCGAAGGGGATAGCAGAGCACGAACTGATATAATTCGACGCGGGTTTGATATAGTAGGAAGAATATATTACCTACTAAAAGAACAAAGCTGGGTAATGCATGTATCTATCAAAGAGGATATCGAGGCGATGAGATTGGCTAAGATATTATTAGACTATTACGCAGATGATGACCTAGGGATGGAGATATTATTACATGGACAGGTACCGCTAATAATTAAAAAAGATTGGTACTGGTGTAGTGCAATAAGAGTAGTTCACCTGCCCGAAGATTCATATAAAGATGGGCTAGATTTCGATAAGATAGTTTATACCATATCAAATAAACTACTAAGTGTAATAGGTGGCGTAGAATGGGTTGATTGTTTTTCCTTTGATCCCACTAAGGATTACTTACAGAGCAATAGTAAGCTAATAAGAAAATTATTGGATATGTTTGATGACGGTAATAGTGTAATTAAGCTAGCCTACGTAAGAGAAGGGAATAAAGACGATAAGCACACTATTATAGATTGTAAGCTTGGAGGTTTGTTCAATAATCTTTGGTGCGAATCAGAAAGGATGAGTAAGTTATTAGGGGTTGAAGTTGATGGTAAACTTGTAACACTAGAAGAGCTTTTAGTATGATAAAGAGATTAAATGCAAATAAGATATCTAGAACAATAAGGAGAATCTTACATTATAGAGACTTCCTGCGTACTAAGATAGGAACAGTTACTAGGAGAATGGAGAATATCTATCTAGACGGAGTACTTATTGATAGTGTTGAGGGGCTAGAGAAGGTATTAGCAGAAGTAGAGGATCTCAGTAATTGGTTCCCTAATCCAGAGTGCCCAGAATATCAACTACTTCTCTCTCTAGGTGACAACGTAAAAATTGATGTGAAAGACCTAGGCCTGGTTGACAAATATCTTAGGCCTATTAATTACATCAGAACCTACGTTGATTATAGAGAGATCATTGCATTCCATAATCCTCTTGAGTGTGTATATTTTAGAGACTTACCATTACAACAACAGGAGGATATTAGAACCTACATACAGAATAACTATAAGAAAGTGTATGGGCGAATCAGAAAAGTGTAATCATAATAGGAAAGCGGTTAGTAATATAATTAACCTAATGTTGAATGATTACTACATACTTGACCTACTTCTAAACTATAATAGACTCTTATATGTTACTGATGGAAGTAGCGGGAAGAATATTTTTTATGTAAACCTGTCGGAATATAAAATAGATCTGAGTGATTATCTGGATACTGTGAACCTAGAAAGAATGAAGGACGCTAGTATAATTGCAGTACATGATGAGGTAATTAATGAAGAATTAACTAGAAAAGTTTTAATAAGGCTCAGTAGATGTATCCAAGCATTAAAAAGTTATAAATCAGATATTTCAATTGATAATTTTATTAGGTGTAGCCTAAGATGGTTGTCAGATCAAATATTAGAAGATGTCATCAAGCAAGAGGAAAAAAGAAAGAAGATGTGAAAGGTACCTAAGGAACGTACAGAAAGAGGAGAATCACAAGAATAATGCATGGGCTAGTGGGAAATTGATAGAAGAAAATCATAATGGAAAATACTATAGCCCTGAATATACAAGTGCATTATCATTCCGTCTATGTAAGTATTTAATAGGTGCACGTGATACTGGAGACCATAATATAATGTTAAGTGAGTTCTGGAAATATAAGGACTGGATGATCGGCTTAATACTGAGATGGAATCCGGGGGTGCAAGAAGATGATTACTATAAATATCTTAAAGAGTTATTGGAGGCGTACTGGGATTCTGATAAAAACCCAGAATGCTTAATGGCCGTAAGAGTACCAGAACTAGGAAAGGAACCGGAATATGAGTTTAAGACTTGATATACAGCACTTCCTATTAGACCATGCTGAGGAGGTAGAGAAGTATGGTGGTATAGTACTTGCTATTAATATTCCGTACGGTTATGGAACATTTATCTACCTAGAACGTACGAGGAGTCCAAAGAAATATCTAGAAGAAATATTAGAGGATTTCAGGAAGAAATTAAGGTATCCATGGGACGATGCTGTACTAGATCTTGAATATACAAAAAGGCTTTACCTCTACCTTGATTGGATAGATATATTTGATGTTGGGGAATCAATTAGTTTCTCAAGCAGATTACCTTCAAATAATAATGAGCCTCTATTCGCCCAGGAAAATATCACTATTCAGGAGGGTGATAGTCCATTAGAAACATTAAGGAAAATGTTGTTTGAATCTAAGTATTGGAATCAGACAAGAGAAATTTATATTAGTTTTGATATATGATAGAAAAGTTTGAACAAGACCTACTTAGTGTTATTGATGAAAACCTAGAAATAATACTGAAGCTAAAAGGATTTATTGTTGTAGTAGTAGATCAAGAAAACCCTGACAAAGAACGGTTGATTTGTATAGACCGGAAAGAGTTTGATAGGGACCCTGAAGACGCATACGATATATTAGATGCAGTAAAGGTAAGATTATTTAAGAAATCGTATGTAGTTAGTATGCCTAGAACTAAGCTATTGTATATGAATCTAAGTTCAATATCTAAGTTTATTGATGAAATGGATAGGCCACTAGATCAGATTGGCTACGGTAGGCCTTTGCAAGATGGTAGATTTCAAGTAGGATTAATGACTATCGGCTGGAAAAATGATCCGGTTGATGTATTGAGAAATATATATGGTTATTGTAGAGATTTTGTAATGCACCTTGATGTTAATATAAAGCCAGCGTGATCAAGTTAATAGAAAAAATATTAGAAGACGAGAGTATACTAGACCTTATATTATCAGAAGGTTGTATTGTATTATCTATGTATGACCCTTATGAATCTACTAGAGTGAATCCTAAGCAGTATTTCTATAATGTAGCTCTAGGTGGTGTTGATAATTTACAAGATCTACTGTTTATGTTGAGAATATTCTTGAACAGTAAAATACCTCAGGCAATACTACATGAAGAGACAATAGAGCTATACAATAAAGTCCTCATACCTATTCATAAAGAACTGGTAGATAAGTGCGACACTAGAAGCCACATAATAAGTAAGTCATACTTTTTCTTCTCCCCTATAGACGGAGATAGAGTAGAGAGTTTGAATACTTTTGACTTCATTGATAGGATAGTCAGACTCTATAATAGAAACTTTAAACTCAGAGATTATGATTGTAGTTGGATCAGTAATTAAGTTAGTAAGAAATAGTAGAGGTATAAAAACTGATTGGCCTAGGTATGTGAGAGCGTTCTTGGATAGACTTGATGAAATTAAATTAGGTTTCCCAGGTCTAGGCAATGATCACCTTACTATTGCTAAGTATAGTACAATCAGGGAGGGTGATTATTTTATATTCGATGAGTGTATTTGTGACTTAACTAGGAGTAATGATAATGCACCAATCTTGTATAGAGCAGTAAAAGATAAGAAGGCTGTGATTGAGGGTATTGGTTGTGGTCTTGATAGCACTAGAGACCCGGACAGAATTAGGCTAAGATGGAAGGATGTTGTAAACCTTCCGAGTGCTTGTCCGGAATTTCCAGTGCTGAGAGTAGACGTGAGACCTACCCTTAATGGTGGACCTGCATATTATTATTTCTACAAAGCATATAGAGATAATAGATATTAGAGTTAGTAGTAATACTAGCTCTTTATTTTTTTTTACAGGGGAAAGAAAAAAGAAGTAACCTAAGAAATTATTATCTTAGATTACCTCACCCTGCTATTCTTCCTCTTTGCCCTCACCTTCTTCATTACTATCCTGTGAAGATGAAGGGTGGAACTTATCAAACCTTCCTGCTATTGTCTTAGGTATACCACTTCCTGCTATATACATACCAACGAAGAGTAAGAAAATACCTAAGTCAGCTAAATCTGTCTTTAAGTAACCGTTTGTCATTACATCATAAATAAGTACATAACAAATACAAATTACAATAAGTCCACCTGTTATTGTTGATACTAAGAGAGCAAAACTTTTACTACTAAGGCTGCTCTTGTTATCAATTAGTGAGCGCATCGATCTTGATATTCTGCCCATTGTATTATTAGATTTTTAAGGTTATTTCTATCTATAAGGGTTCTAAAACTCCCCGCTAGTAATTTCGATAGTTTCAGAGGAGCAAAAAAAAATAAACGACAGAGAGCTAGCTACTAAAAAACAGCTATCCTTTCGACTCTCTATCTCTACCAGTACCGTAGTCTGACTAACGTATGCTATAGCAGACCCCCTGCGTACATAGCTCACCTTACCGCTACAAGGGTAGTCCAGTATATAAGCAATGTAACCTCTAAAACTGAACATAAATAAGGTTAATATGGTCACCGTACGTGCCGGAACATCTAGAACGTCTATTTCTAGATCCGGAGGAATTCCATACCTCTGTTGTTGTTTCTTCTACATACTCTGAGACTGTTCACATACTAGCCTGGCCAAGCGTCAAAACGCATGCTTTCATCCCATCACTTATAAGGTTTTCAGGGCTTTCTAAAAACAAAAAAAAACGACAGAGAGTTAATTACGATAGCATTTCCCCTAGGTCTTATTGTCATTGCCTGGTGCTGAAGTAATTTCCTTTCGACTCTCTATCTCTACCAGTGCCGTACTACACATGAATTTAGAAAACTCGAAATGCAGCTCCTGCGCACATAGCTCACCTTTATCGCTCTGGGGTATCCTAGTGCCAACGTGGCTAATTAAGCATATCTAACAATAAGATATGAGACTTATAAAACTAGGCAAAACTAAGTCTATACAGTACCATATTTCTCAATGGATTACTAGTACCTCTTTCATGTATAAGGATTCTAGGTCTCCAAAACTACACTAATTTTATATATAGTATAGAAATAGTTAACAAGTTCCTTTAAATACTTTATACTATATTTTAATAACAAGAAGTTAGCTATATCTAGATTTTTCTCACTTAACCTTAGCTTCCTTATAAATATTCCCTTACTTCTCTGAGATAATATAAAATCTTCTAACCTTATTATAAGAGGTAATACTCTTTTATTTTGGTCTAAGTAAGCTTGAATTATATTTTTAGAGTAATCTATTCCATTATTAAACAAGCTACACCTACTAAATAAACTAAGATTAAACTTGAATAGCCCGACAAAGTTATCGTAGCTTATTTTTCCAAACTCATAAAATCTGAGTGTTTTTATGCCATATTCAATCATCAAGTACTCATCCCTCGCCTTATCATAATCGACATTGTGCAATCTGCTATCGATTTCAACTACAAAATTATATTCATGTAAGAAGTAATCTACAATAAAATAATTAGTATTTATGTTTTTTACTACATTATGTTTCCAACAGATCCGCTCCCACAACATACGATCTCGTATTAAGAATATAAATTCCCTAATATAATCAACATAATTATACTCAGTATCTAACAGTTCCTTAAAGTTTGGCGACCACTTACTCCCTTGTCTAAGATTTTTCTTTCTGTTATCTTCTAAATCTATTGGATTACCTTTAACTGTTATTATACTTTTTGGGATTATAAAATTTCTAATCTTAAAGGTATAATCCCTGTTACCTTTAAGATACTTTAATAACTTCTTCCTTTCCATACATATAAGGGAACTAGGGCAAGCAAAAAAAATCCAGGAGCACTACTTACTTTGCCCCTGAACCTTCTTCTTTTGTTCTTCTATCATTCTCTGGAAGTACTCTTTAATGTCTTCCTGAATAAACCCTTTTACAACCTCAAACCCTTGTTGAAGTTGTAATCTTAAAAGTTCTAACATACTGCAACCTCCTTCTTATCGGTTACAGCTTGTTCTTTTTCCTTTCTGAACATGCTCTTAACATATTCAGCATACAATTCGTGGTTCTCATACAAATTGAGACCTACGTTATATAGGGCCTGACCAATTGCCTGACCCCCTGCACTAATGGCGAGTATAATACCCTTATCCATCATTTGACTTGCTAATTTTCTCATAGCTTTTATATTTATTTTATTAATATCCTAAAAAATAATTTATCCCAAGATTCTAATTTTCTTGAGATAACTTTCATTACATTAATAAGGGTTTTAGGGGATCTTAGGAGGCAAAAAATAAGTGTGTTATACTCAGTTTCACAACCTTTCTAACACACCTCATTAGCCTATTATCCCTAACAAACTAATAATTGGATTCATTTCAGAAATTCCGTATAATCTTAAATAAACAAATTTATTCAGTATTAAGGAATTTAGGGCCTCAAATGCACAAAATCACACTTCTGCAGGGGTTAAACCTTTACTATTGAGGAAGTTTTTATAAATTTCAGGAAGAGTTTTGTGAGTTCCTCAAAGTGATAATATAAATTTTAAATTTTAATAATAAGCTAATGAATGAAGATGATTTTTTGTTAGATGAAGATGAAGATCTTGATTCTTTAAATTATGTCGAAGCACAAGATGATAGCGACGACGATGATGAAGATGATGGAGATATTGAATCTAAGTCAGAAGAAGATTCTAAGAGTACAAGTGAACGCGAATTATTAGATGCAAACAAAGAAGGAAGACTTACCCCAACTGAAATTAAACTTAGCGCGAACTATAATAATATAGCTCTGTCCTCTAAGAAAAATGATGAAAAGGTAAGCTTAGGTGGTGCAGGTATTATTGATTCTTGTGTTAGTGATGCAGTCAGGAATGTACTAGACGCTGACCCAAAGAACACATCAAGTAAGACAGTAGAAGATTACATGAAAAACCTGTTCAACCTGCAAGGTAAAAACCGTATCCCAGCTGGACTCTACACACCAGATAGGCCAATTAGAAATAGTGACCTAGAAGATGAATTTGGTGGACTAGATGATGGCGGATTTAACGAGGAGTATACCAAGTCCGTACGTGAGCATATTGAAAAGTTCGTTGAATACTTGGCTAGTAGGGATCTCTCAAAGGATTCTATTATGTCCAGAAAAAGAAAACAAAGACAATTGCCTGCTTTTATTATCTTCTTGTTCTCTTCCAACATGTATGACTTAATTATGAACTGCCCAACGATGCCACCAGAGTATCAAGTGCAGATCGATAATGCATTTAAGAAGATACAGAAGAATAAGACAGACATTATTGAAGAACTGGCTAGTATATACGATAAGAAAGGAAGACATAAGGTAGCAGAAAGAGTTAGAGACATGGGAGTTGCTTGGTTCAATAGAGAGCCGGCGATGTTAACTTCTATCTCAGACTTTGCAGACCTTGACTTAACGCCAGAAGATGTCGTAGAATACAGAAAGATTAGACCAAAATATAATAACTCATCTAAAACTATTACACAAGAATTGATCTCAGATTACATCGAAGTGGTAGTAGATAAGGATGCAGGAATCTATGAAAAATTAAAGGACCGCACTAGATCAGAGGCTATCTCCGACGTAAAGAGAGTTTATAAGGAGTGGTCAAATGAAACAGCTGAGGATTCCGAGATTAGTCAGAAGATTATTTGGAAAGATCTAAACCTTGTAAAAAATTAAAATAAATGGCAGCTAGTTTGGAATTATTGACTGACGAGGATATCATTGATTATACTCGATCAGACGGAAAAGACAGAGTCATAACAAGTCACAAAGACCTTAATCTTACGCGTATTACATCAATTCAACCAGTAGTGGGAGGTGTATATGACGTAGATATCTTTGGCTCACCTTATGAAGACAGGTGTATTTGCGGTCATATCAGGCAGCAATCATTAGAGCCTTGTCCTAATTGTGGTGCTAGGGTATTTTCAAGAGAGGAAGGACTGCGTAGATTTGCTAGGATTGAACTACCTTTTTATTACTTGAATGAGCTTAGGTTTGATATATTCCTAGACTTGTTTAATCATATCTTCAGCGGGTCAAAAATTAAGCTAGATTTCTTAATGGATGACTTAAAGAGAAATGGTTATAGTGGTAGGAGTGCGAAAAAGCTTGGTATTAAAGTGTTTGATACCTGCCAATTTTCTTATGATAGCAAGAAGAAAGAACTAACTATCTCTGAATTTATAACAGATGAAAGTATGTGTTCTTATGAAGGCTTACTTAAGATAATTGAAGAGCATTTTCCATCATACCTAACAGACTACAAGAAACTGATAAATAGGTACTACTTGGTTCTGCCTGCAATGATGAGACCTTATAGCCTTGTCATGAGAGGTAGTAATAAGAAGATGAACGTCCATAAGCTTAGTCTCTGGTATTCTATTATTATACGTCTCTGTTGCGTAAAGGATACCGACGCTAATCCGCAAAATTATGAAGACGTTATTAAGCAGTTTAAAACACCTGGTGAAAGGGTTAGATATACTGCTCTCTTAAGGGCCATGCTAAATTCAGGTAAGAAGTTAGCAACAGACTTATTAAATACATCAAAGAAGAACGAAGCGAGAAATATGTACAGTGTTCGTGTTAAGAACTCTGCACGTAGTCCTATTGTACCTAGCACGACATTAGCAGTAGATGAGTTGGGAATACCTACACATCTTGCATATGAAATGTGTCGTGAAGGTTTCGTAAAGCATCTTATGGAAAACTTAAACTTCACTAAAAAGGAAGCACTACAAGCAACCAGAGAGGAGTTTGATAATCCAACCACTAAGAAGCTTTTCAAAGAATATGCTGAGAAGCAGTTAGTACTAGTATGACTGGTACGTAATTTTGAGAATTGCTGGAATAAATAGAACAAACTTATTAGACCAGCAGCTAGAATAATCGATTTCAAAACTAATAACACAAGAAAGGAGAATTCAGGGTGATACTATTAAGAAAATACTACTCTGATTCAGTCTGGAATAGAGCCGAACATATGAGATTACTACACCAACAAGGAAGATATGCTGGGACTAGTAAGATCGGAGTTTGGAACCAGAGCCAAGAGAAACATGATAGGATGGTAAGTATCCGACAAAGAAACTTACTAGACAAAACATCTCGAGGCTATGGATCTGAGTATGCAATGAGAATTAATAATAGAAACTTACTACATAATAAATTTCAGGGAGAGGAAGGCTTTATGTATTTTCTAGAATTTCCTGGAAGTATTAAAGTCGGATTCTCTAAAGATTGGGAAAGAAGAGTGGAAAAACAAATTCCTAAGATGATACTTGGTGGAAGAGTAATCGCTATCATATCAGGACCTACTAATGAATTGGCAGATCTTGAGTTTGATACAATGATTAAATTCCAACACTATACAAAACTCGACCCAACTGGCACTAGATATACTGAATTCCTAGAAAAATCAAAGAAAGGAGAAGTATATAAGTTTCTAAAAGAAGCAGTAGGGAAGAGTAGTAACCTAAGATTTGAAATCGAAAATAAATTCTAGTTCAACGACTATGTACAAAATAGAGTAGTGGATTACTCTAAAGATATAGTCTGGTGTCATTAAGAAATTATTGACAAGACCGAGCAAATAGGCAACCAACGCTTCATGAATACAGTATTTATGCACTGAAAATGAGATTGGTTGATGATGATGCAATTCATTATCCCATCGCGTTATGTGGGCCACTTAACGCTTTAACTAATTGAATATCAAGGCGTTATAAAACCTCGTTAATTGCTGGAAACTCTCGTTAGGTTTTAAGTACCAAAGTGTAACAATCTTAAAAATAGAGACAATCAGCAGGTAAAGGGTAGGGAATTAAACCTACTCAAGACTTCAACGACTATCCCCGATGAATGTAAGGGAGTACACCTAAGTCACAGGTGGAAATGCGAGGCTACATTATAGGTAATGTAGAAGATATAGTCTATTCTATGCGGAGACGTATAGCAGTTCATAAGAGAACGGGGCAGGTGGTAGTGTACCTGTTTGAATGTAAAGGATTTTGATGGCGATACTATTTCTGTAACCTTAGTACCTGAAGAAGTTGCTGAGGATACATATAATAAAATGAGTCCACGTTATAACTACATCTACAAGAAAAACTTAAAGGGTGTATTTGAATTTAACCATGAGACTCTAAATGGTATGGCTGATGCTACTGAATATACACCAAAGGACCCAGATGACTTAAAGGATCCAAAGTACTATTACACAGATTACGCTAAACTACTGAAAGATGTAGAAGTTGATCATGTAATTGACTATGGCACTCCTATTGTGTTTACTGGTGAATTAGGTGGTGTAGATTATCAGAGCAAAATAACAACATACGGAAGGTTGAGAATTTCTAAGATCATTGGTGCGGATATTGATGAGATTGGAATATTTAAAACACCTTACGATAGAATTAGTGCAGGTAGTGCGGCAAAGCTCATGTCCTATCTCCAAGACCATTATGAGGATTGGATTGAAAAGGCAAGAGATATCCAGAAATTTGCACTAAAGGTTGTCAGCAAGAAGGGTGTTGTTACCTTCGACTTTAAGACTCTCTATGTAGATACTGATACAGACACTTATAGAGATATTAGAAAAATTGCTGACTCAACTGAACTGACCGATAAACAGAAGCTCATGATGTTGACTGAAAGGTATAACAAGTATGAGAAAGAGACAGAAGGTAAGTTTAGTAGTGACTTGAAGAATGAACTTGATAGAGCAGCTCGTGTAAAACTTGCATCTATCATGGCTATCAACATGCCATCACTTATTGTTAGTGGTGTAGATGAAAAAACCGTTATTACCAAAAAATCACTTCTAACTGGTTTTGGTGAGGATGAGTATATTTATCATGCAATTGAGAACCGATCTCTTCAAAGCATTAAACAAAGTGGCGTAGAGTAATAGTCAAAGAGGTGCGTCACTATAAAAACGCTCAACTATTGCTGGAATGAATAATAGTAAAATGTAGAGTTAATCAATTTTTAGTTATTAATTTAATCAGCAACTTATTATGGAAAAAACGATTAAAATTTTAACAGCACTTGGAGTAATTTTTGCAGGTATCGGAGAAACACTGAAGAACTATGCAAGTATTCAGAAAAGCTTAGCCGATAACTCCAAGCCAGAAAGTAATAAGGCCAACGACTATAAGAGCGAGGGTGGTAATAAGTAAACCATTCATGATATAGTCTGTGTTTGAAAGAAATTTTGAACAATAACCGCTTTATGATCTAGTGGGGAAAACTAATCCTCACTAGCTAATATAGACCTCTTGGCGGTTACGTAAATAGACAGCTTTCATTCTTGTTAAATAATTATACCTTTACAAGAGAAGGCGAAGATAAGGACAATGAGGGACTTATGATTCCTAGATATCTTGCAACTGGACGAACTGCACCTAATGGAAAAGTATATCCAGAAGTAGCTAGGACGAATGAAGATGACCTCGTCCCAGTAAGATCAATTGTTAAGAAAAAGACAGGTGACATTAATCTAGTTACTCCAGACTTACTTAGCAAGAGATTCTTACAGGCTAGTTTCCCAAATAATTCAGCACTTGGACTATCTGCCGGTACTAGCTTCTCAGAATCAACAACTCAATCTTTACTTGGCTTGAAGCATGGTGGTCATGAACGTATACAAGACTTAACAGGTAACTTGTATGCTGAGAAAGATTGCACCGTTAGAGAAGAGGGTAAGTGGTTGATCTTGAAAGTTAGAGGTGGAGAGCAGAAATTCCCAAGACCTAGTAACTGGGTAGCGATGCCAAAAGAGAAGTATTCAGCAGGAGAATTAATTGGTACTGCTTATAATTCAACCAGTCCTGTATATAAGCTCAATGCAGTTATTAAGTTAATGAATGCAAAGGGTAGCTCAGGTATTAAGTACTATGAGAAGGACAAGGTAATTATTGCAGACTGTTACTCTTATAATGAGGGTAAAATTAAGTATGTAGAGGATAAGGAAGGTAGAATTGAAGTATACATTGGTGATACTAGATATGCCTACTCACCTGAAAGTATGTACTATTTCCCTGAGGGTACAGTAATTAAGAAGTATCAGAGATTTTGTTCTGGTGTTGCAAATATGAGACAAGTATCAAGTGACTTAGGTTCTGATATTGATGGTATATTCAATATTTTCAGAAAGCAGTATTACTCATTGACTAGCTCATCTTATCAAAAGAGCGGAGTAGTTAGTCCAGGTGATATGCAGGAAGAGATTATTGAGCTAGTATTTACAGGTCTTACTAATCCAAAGTATGTAGATGGTAACCCTGAGAACAAACTAGAGGAGCTTGAATATCTTGGTACTCAGAATGCAATCCTCAATAGAAAATCATTCTTCACAACGCTTTCTTATGGTTGGTCAAATAAGATCATTGGCAAAGCACTTAGTGGAGAGATTGAACTTGAGAATGATGTCATGACTGATACTATCTTGGGTGTATTAATGAATGATAAACTTGATAAAATCTAAAAATGGGAAGTATTAAATTTGAAGTTGATATTCCTGATTTTGAGAAAGAGATTAGCATTGAACTGATCATACGTAGAGATGGAGAGGTGGTTTGTAAATCCTCTCCTACCTCTAGCTCAAATAAGGGTGTAGAAAAAGAAGTAAAAAAGACATCCACTAAGCCGACAACAAATAGCTCGGTAGGTGGAAATATGATGAACGCAGATTTTTAAAAAGTTATGAATAATAAGTCAAACGATTATTATTACAAAATCGTATTATCTTATGAAATTCCTATAAATATCTTAGATAGTCAGGATCAAGATAAGGTACAGGCTAGGGAAATCTTATATGAAACTCTGAAAAATTTAGTACCAGAGGATAAGTATGAGAAATTTTCAGTTAAGCTAGTACTGCATCAACTAAAAGATACCTTCAACTATCTCGTTACTTATGAAGCATTTTTCAGAAGTACATCAGGGTTACCAATGCAAGAGTATGTAGGAGCTGAAGAGATAAAAGAAAAAGCAAAGAAGGAATTAGAAAACTTCTTTGAGTCTGTTGATTGCGATTATAAACAGCTTAATATTAAAACACTTTTATAATGAGTAACTTTAATCAATTTTTTAGAAGTCAAGGCGCTAAGACCATTGTAGAAAAATTCTTTAGTGGTATTGATAGGTATAACGATAAGGCGAAGCTGACTGACCTTAAGTGGAGTATATCAGAGGAGGGTATGGATAAACCTGCCTCTTACTTCATTGAAAACGGTCTCACAGCTACCTTTAAAGTTAATCTAGAATATACAATTAACTACGATGACTCTGACGTTAGATATTCTGAATTTGAAGTTCCTAGAGAGATAGATGGTTGTTTTATTATAGAGGGTGCGTATAGGGTTGCTACTAATACGCTTGGCAATGATTATGAATGTAGAATCAATATGTCAGGTTCAGGTAGGTACTATATTAACTTTGACTATGATAGAGACTATGATATTAACTCTGGGGTCTTGAGAATAAAAAGAACTAATCCAGAACTTGGCTTGCCGGAGAAGGTGAGAGAGTATAAGCTGGAGGAAGTGGATAATATTAGGGGACTTGAAAGAGAAGTACTAAAGCTAACAGAAAGACAGTCAAAGAAGCTGCAGATTAAACTTGACCTCGACTATAAACCAGAATACATTACATCAAAGCTTATTCAGGAATGTATGGCTTTTGGTGATGATCGTATTAAGGATATGGTAGTCGACAAGAAGATTGAGTCCGTATCTAGTGGCTTTATGAACTTCCTCTTTAAGAACAACAATAGAGGAAACTTTAACTCAACTTATAGCAGCATTAGACACTACTGGACAAAATTTAGCAAACTACAAGATACAATCAACGTACTTACTTTGATTTGTGCTAAGTATTGGAAAGGTAGTAGTGATTCTGGTAAAGGTGGTAATGATCCTCAAGTTAGTCCAGGTATCAATGCAATGAACTTGGAGAGCTTGACTAATAAGATCCAAATTCCACCATCAGTTGCCTATAATAAGAGTTTCTCTGATCTGATCTGTATAGGTGCAACCCCTATTAATCAGAACGTAGGTAAACAGAATGCGCTTACAGTTAGTACGCATGTGACAGATACCGATGTACTTTTCGACTGTTATGATTTGAAGTTTAACAAGATAACAATATCATACTTAGACTACTTGAATCATAAGGTTTGTGCATCAGAGTACGTAGACTATGATACCAACACACTAAAACCAGATGCAAATGGTATGGTTGAGGTTAAGCATAGAATGAGGCGAAAGACAGTGCCTGTTAGTGAAGTTGAATTCATTGACTTACACCCAGATTACCGACTATCTGAGGAAGTTAGACAGATGCCTTTTGTTAATTATACTGACTCTGTTCGTGTACATATGGGATCTAGTATGTTAAAGCAAGCTATCCCATTACCACTTGCAGAAAGACCATTAGTTTGTTCAGGTAACTCTGAAGAACTAAAATCTAATGTACTTAATGATAGGTTTAAACATCCGAAGGGTAAGGTAAAGGAAATCAATGAAAAGGAAGTTATCATTGAGCTCCCTAATAAAGAAACGGTTGAGGTACCTAGAAGAACTGCAATCCAATCAGTAAATGACGTTGCTGTATATACTGAGCCTAAAGTAAAAGTAGGACAGACAGTACGTGAGGGTGATGTAATTACTGGTGCAGTGGGTCTAGAAAAGGATACATATAAGCCAGGTATTAACGCATTGGTACTATTCCATGCAATGTTTGGTTATGTAAATGAGGATGCCTTGGTAGTAAGTGAATCATTCTCAAAGAAAATGCATTCTTTCTCTATTATTGACCTCTCTGTTGACGTCAAGTCTAGTGAAGCTATTAAGTGGATTGCACCTATTGGACATCAAGTGAAAAGTGGTGATGTAATCTTTAAAACTTATAGGGCTGTACAGTTAGATGAAATCAATAAGGCACTTCAGGAAAAACTAGGGGGTATTTTTGGCGATGACGTAGATGTTTCACAATTTACCACTGAGAATCCTACAAAAGTTCCTAACAATATTGATGAGGCTTATGTCAGTGATGTTTTAATACAGGAGAATAAGAAGCCTAGAATTACAAAGGGTATTAAACGTCCAGATCTCACTTATTCACGCACTTCTAATAAATATATCAAGGAGTACGAAAAGAATATGGATAGGTCTGTAATATACGAAAGATATCCAGAGTACGTCGCAGCTGATAGATTAAAACCTGTTATCCTAGATAAGAATGAACGTGTTGTATATACTGTTAGAATTCGACTCATTAAGAAAACGAACTTAATGGTAGGTTCTAAGGTTACTAATAGATATGGCGGTAAGGGTGTGATATCAAAAATTCTACCTGACAATAAAATGCCATTGATGGTTGATCCGAGCGGTAAGAAGAAGGTTTGTGATGTTATTATGAACCCTTATAGTACTGTCCATCGTAAGATCCCTTCAGTTATGTTGGAGAGTGGGCTTGGTAATATTGCTCACAGAATTCATGACATAGTGGAGGAACGTAAGAATTCGCCAAAGGAGAGGGAAACTATCTTACCATTAGTTAAGAAGTATTACCCAGGCAGATTCGATAGTATGACGTTGGATCAATTCATAGACTATCATAATAAGAATAAAATTGAGGAGGTATACTACTTCAATGTTGGTTCTTATAGTACAAAGTTTACACCATCACTAGTAGAACAGTGGAGCGATGAGTTAGGTGTTAAGTCTCAATCTGAAATTCTAATGCCAGCAGATACAGTAGCTGACTTGGAGGAATTGAAAGAGAACCTGCCACCTGATGAATACGAAAAGACACTGAAAGATCTTGATGGAAAGTATGTACCTACCGATAAACCTCTTATGTGTGGTTATATCTGTATAGAGGAGCTTTACCATATTCCAACATATTCAAATAAAGTAACATCATCATTGTTTGGTGTTGATATTAATGAGTATAAGGATAGTCCGATTATGGGAAGAGGTAAGTATAGAACAACTGGCCAGAAGATTGGTGAGATGGAGTTAAGTGCTTATCTTGCTCGTGGTGCTAAGGAATTTATTGAAAGTGCTCGTGGGGATACAGCACAGGAAGATAATCAGATATTCCTTAATAACTTGTTGGGACTTGGACTAACTGTAACTGACTCTAAGGGTTATAATCAGGGAGGTTCAAATCTTAAGGGGCGTCTTGGTGATATGAAAGTTAAATTTAGACTAAAGAATCAGAAGTAATGGAAGAAATTAAGAACATGAATAGCTGCGTAATGTTAGCGGCGAATCTTAGTACTCCAGTCTTGCTTAATTGCGTTTTTGATTCTGGAGATCTAAAAGATACAGGTATTCAATATGACTCACACGTAACACTACTTTATGCTAGAGATAAAAAGCTAGGCGAATCAGAAGTATTAAGTGAGGTACAAGGTGTTAGATTGTCACTGGGTATGGAAGCACCAAATCTCACTCAGTACTTAAGCAATCATAAAAGTAATGCAGAATTCGCAGTGCCAGTATTTGATGTATTTGAACTAGATATCTTTGAGAATGACAGTGATTATGTAGTTCTCAAGGTGAAAGAGGAAGGAAACATTTGGTACGATACATTAGTGAATATTAACAAAGAACTCAGTGAAAAGTTTGGTGTAGTTAGTGATTTTTCTAGCTATACACCACACTTAACATTGGCAGAACTAGAAAAAGGAACTGCTAGATCTTATGTTGGTTCAGAAAGCTTAAGACTAATTCTGGAAGATTCTACAATACATTTTGAAGATATTATTCTTTCTTATGGTAGAGAGGGAGTATCTAAGTATGATGTAATAGACCTGACGACGAATTGTAGTGTTGATAGGTTCTTTAGGGTTAGACAGATGAGGAAAGATGCAATACGACTAGATCAAGAAGTATAAAAATAAGTGGGTTAGTAGGAGAAAATCTTACTAGCCTGCTTTCTTTTTGACCCTCTAAATCCCTTATAGGTATGAAGAAGAAAAGGCTGTTGAAATATCTTAGAGGTAACAGGGATTATACCTTTAAGATTAAGAACTATTTAATCCCAAAACAATTTGTAACAATAAAAAATAATCCTATTGACTTAGAGAAAAATAGAGAAAATAATCTAGAACAAGGTAGCACATGGTCTCCTAAGTTTCGGAAATTCTTAGATACTAAACATAAAAGTATAGGTTACATTAGAGAATTTCCGCTGATTATTAAAGATCAAAAATTATGGTTATCACTTTGCAAGGTTCATCAAGTTCCAAAAGGATTGTGGAGTAGAAACTACTTCATGGTTGACTACTTTATACATGACTATAATTTCATAGTTGAGATAGATAGTCAATATCACAATGAAGAATATGACAAGGCTAGAGATGACTACATAAAAAGAGAGTATGGTCTTGATATTATCAGATTTTACGAGTACGGGAAGGACGCTAATCAGAAATTCTTAAATGATTTTGAATTTCTTGTAAACTATTGTAGAAGATTAAATGTAGTTCCTGTAAAAATAAAATACAGTAATATTATTTTAGAAAGTTATAAAGCAATTAATGGAGATATTATAAAGATCATTGACAAAATAGAAAGCTTTATATCACAGTTTGGCATACAAGGGGATCAACTGGTATTGAATAATATTAATAGTAAGAAAGAACTTAAATATTTATCAGATTATTACGACAAATATACTGAAGTACAGAACTACATTAGATTTACTTATAATATAGATGTAATTATAACGCCCTCAAATCCTTAATAGTGAGAAAGAGGTGTATGAGATTACAATATATTACTTGATAATATATCACGAGAGTTGGTAATACATACACGGGTTAAGGTTTAGTCTAGTTTTACTTAGCCCTACAAAATGTACTCAACGCTAGACTACCCTAGGTAGCGGTAAAGGAAGCTAATTACGTCAGGAGACCTTTCGGTTAAGTATGAAGATATCTATATTACTTATACGGTTTAGGTTACGGTATGGTAGAGATAGAGAGTCGAAAGGATAGTTATGTTATTGCCGGCATATAAAGAATAAGTCCGGAGGAACATTAGTGTAACTAGCTCTCTGTCGTTTTTTTTATTTTTTTATTTCCCCTAGAATCCTTATACATGAAAGAGGTACTAGTAATCCATTGAAATACATGGTACTGTATAGGCTGAATTTTGCCCAGTTTTATAAGTCTTATTCTATAAACAATGCATTTATAGAATACTCAATTAGTCACAAGACGCTGGGATACCCTTGTAGCGATAAAGGTGAGCTATGTATGTCAAGAGGCCTTTCGGTTGAGTATGAAGATATCTACATTACTTATTCTGTTTAGGTTACGGTACTGGTAGAGATAGAGAGGGAATTGTTTTTAGTGCCAGGCAATTTGCATTCTTAGGTAAGACCTGGAGTACACACCAGCAATTAACTCTCAGTCGTTTTTATTTTTTTTTTCATTTCCTCTAAATCCCTTATACATAGAAAGGGATATATGAGATTATACAGTACGATAGGTATAATACGTATATAGACTGAATTTCGTCTAGTTTTATAAGTCTCAACTCTAATTTATAATGAGTTGCCAAATGGTCCTAGACTACCCTTGTAGCGATATAGGAAGCTAATTACGTCAGGAGACCTTTCAGTTAAGTATGAAGATATCTATATTACTTATTCTGCTTAGGTTACGGTATGGTAGAGATAGAGAGTCGAAAGGATAGTTAATTCGATGCTGGCAAAGTCAATAAGACCAGAAACGATCATAGAATTAGCTAGCTCTCTGTCGTTTTATTTTTTTTGTTTCCCCTAGAATCCTTATATATGAAAGAGATACTAGAGGTGCTGAGAGGTACAGGATCTAGTATAGACTTAGTTTTGCCCAGTTTTATAAGTCTCATGTCTTACTGTAAGATGTGCTTAATTAGCCACGAGGTGCTGGGATACCCTTGTAGCGATAAAGGTGAGCTATGTACGACAGGAGACCTTTCGGTTAAGTATGAAGATATCTACATTACTTATACTGTTTAGGTTACGGTACTGGTAGAAATGAGAAGTCGAAAGGATAGTTATGTTATTGCTGGCATATAAAGAATAAGTCCAGAGGAACTTTAGTGTAACTAGCTTCTCGTTGTATTTTAAAAACAAAAAAAGAAGAGCATTATAGCTCTTCTTAATATTTTTCTCTACCATCTCTGTATGAATTCCCTAAGATAACGGGCCTGTCTCACAAGACCTGTCTGTGTCGAATCACTTATCTTTACAAAATTAGGTTTCGTATACTTACCGTTTCCTAAGTAATACGCCGTTCCACTTGCTAGGATAAAGGTAGTCCAACTTTCGATATCCTGGATTGTTAAGAAATCCATAGATACCCTATTGATCATACCATCTTTTATTTTAATGTTTTTACTTTTTCCCGCAAATGTTCCATACTGGCCATACTGCATATTATATACAGCAAGTACAAAACCTCTCGCATTAGCCGGTGTATAAATACCACTCGGCTTCTTGTTAATGTACTTATAATCTACATAAGTACATAGATCCGCACCATCCATTCCAGGGTGATCCTCTGCTACAAATCTGAGATATGTAGAGATTGTTCCATTGTCGGCCAATTTGACCCACTCTGTTGTAGCACGAAGTAAATTTCTTTCGCTTACTACTCTCACCTGTGCGTTAGTAGTTAATACACTGATTAACATAACTAACATAATCATAATCTTCTTCATAATTTTATAGTTTTTAATTGTTAAATTTCAATAAAACAAAAAGCCTTAAGAAAAATTTTAATTCTTAAGGTTAATTTTTATTACATATATAAGGGATTTAGGACATTTCAGGAGGAAAAAATAAAAAGCCAACCTATTCTCCCGAACAAGTTGACTCTCGTAAATACAAATCTGAGTAAAATAACTTAATATCCACTACTAAGGAATTAAGGGCAAAATAAAAAGTAACCCATCCTCACGGACAAGTTACTTCGTCTTATACAAACTCAATACATACAAACGATATATGTGATCCCATCAGGATTCGAACCTGAATCAAAGGTTTAGGAAACCTACGTTCTATCCATTGAACTATGGGACCTTTATTATCATCACATAAGTAAGGATTCCACAGGTTCTTAGGTGCACTTTTTCCGAAACATACAATACTGTAAATATCTCTGTCATAAACCCTTATAGGTAAGAGAGAAAAGTATTGTACCATGAAAAGGATTATTACGGCATTAATTCTGTTTATGTGTGTTATAACAGGGAGTGCGCAATTATTCGTCAGTCATAGTATTGATAGGTCAGAGTGTAATACAGTTAAGACAAAGGTCACTAGTGGATATGGAGTTGGATACTTCATAGAAATCTTGATGATGCTAGATAAGAAGACCCCTACATATTATCTAGTTATTAATCCAGATAATTCAAAAGACTGGGATTGTCAAGGGAAAGACCCAATTAACTGTATTTGCTTTGAGTATGTAGTAGATGGTAAGCTTGGTAGACTAGGTAAAAAAGAACTAAGTCAATCAAAAGTTTACAGAGATAGATACTTTTCGCGCGACACTAGAATCTGTGTTAAACTCGATTTTGAATTAATATCAAAGCTTTACGAGATTGGCCCAGATAGATTTACTAGTCTCACTTTCGGATGTTGTAGGGGAGATAAGTACGGTAGAATTACTAAGATAGTAGGGTTACGATTAAAACCTTATCAATCAAGGTGTCTGTACAGTTCGATTCGAGAGATATACGAAGAGACGAAAAAATTAATGGCGTGCGGTAGAATAAAGTAGTGCTAGGAATAGAGGTAGTCACAGTGTGGCTCCTCTTTTTTTTATCCCCCTAGAAAAAAAAATAAAAGTACTTAGCATCTCTACTAAGTACCTTTTTGGTTATCTCACTGAAGGATTCGAACCTTCGACCTCTCCAGATCCATCTCTGGGCGCTCTGTCCAACTGAGCTAAGTGGGGATAACCATAAAATTTCCAAGGTGGAGTTCGAGTCCACTTCTCTAATTATAATAGCGCTTCTACTCATAAGCTACTTGAAAATTTTATTATTCTATCACACTAATAAGGGATCTAGGGCATTCTAGACGGATAAAAAGAAAAGGCAAGAACAAACTTAATTGCTCTTACCTATCCTCGCTTTCATTGTAGGTCCACCAGGAATCGAACCTGGACTGACGGCTTAGAAGGCCATTGTTCTATCCATTAAACTATAGACCCAATTATTATTCTACATATATAAGAAATCTAAGGCTTCCTAGATGCACTTTTTTATTCAAGCGGACTCTGTATCAGGTTTCAGGTAGAATCCTTAATAGTAGAATGATAGATATGATAAAAACGAGAGATGGAATTTACATGCCAGTCATTGGTAAGTATGTAGAATTAAGTGTATATAAAGGAAGATTACGTATGACACCATTATATGTTGGATTAGACCCTAGTTTTAGAGTCAGCATTAGAACCTCATCGATATTTATAAGTAAAGACCTAGACCCTGAAATAAGAGAAAGTGTTTACAAGCGCTATAGTAAATTCATAGATAAGAATGGTAGGTTTAAGTCAAAATATGTTAGAAAATTTAGGAGAATGTTGATTAGATTGAACTATAATAATTACTACAGGGTTATGGGTTCTAGAAATCTATACACACTTGGAAAGTATCCTAAGGTCAATGCAGTGAAAAAGATCTTACTTGAAAAAAGACAAGACTTGAAGAGGTTTATATTAAAAGTAGGAGAAACTAGGAATGATTAATGTAGCAAGAACAGTACTAGGGTGGCTTCCGGTAGTGGGAGTGTTCAAAGGAGTGAGATTTGTAGGCCCTAATATTAAACTAACAGAAATTATAGTAGCAGTTTCTTGTCCCGGTTCTTACTTTATATATAGTATGGAGGATCATAAAGTAGTTAGTCTGAGTAGTTTTCATGAAAATCTAGTTGGGCCAATTATAAAAGAGTTTAGATTTATGCTAAGATCTGATGGTACACTAAAAAGTAGGTACATAAAAAGGATAAGAAGAAACGTGTTAAGGGTTATAAGGAACTATCATTTACGTATTAAAGAATCAAAAGAGTATATAGACAGAAAAAGGAATCTAAACAATATGAAATGGGTAGAATTTAAAAGACAAGACAATATTATTAAGGGCCTGATAGCAAATCCACAAAAAGCTGTAATAAGCATTGGAAAATAAGGTTATGGAAAACCTAGCGGGTAAGTATTTAATGGAAAATAACGGACAGGGCAAAAAAATTAGAGGTCTCGTACTTGCATCTCTATTTCATCTTGCTTTTACTGGAGAGGAGATAGAATCTGGACCATTAGAATATTTTATTGAACGAGATGGGAGGACTTACCATACATTCTATTTAGACGATAAAATATTTCTAGACGAAGATCAACTAACTGAAGATGAGGTGAATAAGTTTTTTGAAGAAGTGGAAGAAAAAATGCCCACTATGATACAGATAAAAAATTATATATCAACGTGGGTAGAAAATAACATGACCACACTGAACTTACACATATTAAAAAGGTATCCCAAGTATCCAGGTTATGAAAAAGCAGTCAGGGAATATAAAGAATACATAAGCTGCCCTGAAAAACTAGTACTTGGTTACTACACGCCAAAAACTAAGTGCGGGGTCATCAACAAAGAATAAATATAATGTTGACTAGGGCTGAACGTATAATTCATGGCGTAATCAATAGAAAAGATCATGATAACAGAGAGGGATAAAGATTTCCTAGGTGAAAAAGTGAAACTGGATGATGAGCTAGGTATTATAGTAGGTCTGGTAGAAATCCCTGACTACTCACCCTATATTTATGGTAAAGATAGGGTATCGATGAACTGTGAGATTGATAAAAGTACAGTGTTCATTGTTTCCTTAGAGAGCGGTAAAAATATTATAGTCGCCCCCTGTAGATTAATAACTGCTGCCACACATAATAAGGATTGGGTAAGTAAGATAGACAAGAATAAGGTACTGGATGACCTAAGAAAGTGTCAAAAACGTGAGATCAAGAAAATCAAAAGCGTCGGGGCAAGGATAAGAGGAAAATTTCTTAAGTATCCGAAGTATGATAGGTTTATAAAAAACTTAGAGAACTTAAAGCTGGAGGAAGTATTATGGGAGAAACTTTAGACTTTACAGGAAAAATACTGATAGACGCGAATCAAGATGTGAACCTAATAATTAATGCATTCAAAGGCGTTTCTTGGTATGGTGAAGATGAATTTATATTTATCACTTGCTATAGGCCGTCAACTAAGTCATACATAATGTTCTTAGATCCAGATAAACATAGAATTGAATTGGCCAGTGACTACCTATCAGATAAAGAACATCAGAGCGTTGCCGAATTCTTGTGTAGAGAAAAGAGTGCCATAATAAAAAGTGCGAGGGATAGAGCAGTGTCTGAAATTGTATATAGGTGGGGAGCCTGTTTTAAGAATACAATGTGCAGAAAAGGCTTAAAATATCCAACACTAGAATGGGCTAGAAATGGATTAAGGGAATTAGAAACGAATCCAGAAAAATATATAATATGGGAATTAGAATAGTAGATAAGAGAGAGTAGTAGGTGTGCTCTCTTTTTATTTTCCTATCAATACCTTATTAGTAAGATGAAAGATATAGTGATAGAAGAATTATTAACAGTAAATGAATCAGAAGAAAACCTAATTGGAAGAGCATATAAACCTTTGATAGGAGATTATACATTTATCCCCATTATTGCAAGAGCAGTACTACCATATTATATTCAAAAAAGCAGTGGCAGGCTAATAGCTAGTATAAATAACATATTTTATTCTGTTATAATTAATGGGAGAAATATTCTTATAGTCGAGGTATATGCTAGTGGAAATATAACTACACCTCACCTTTTATTTGATAAGGATAGAATGCAGTTTGAAGAAGTTACTAGCCTTATTATGAAAAAGAAAGATGAGATAACAAGGAAATTAATAAACACTATAAAGATAAAATTGGATAAAATGTATGATAGGACGATGTACTTCTTGACACCGAGACTAAAATATCCTGAATTCCATAGTATAGAAGGTTATATAAAGAATATGATGGATAATCCAGAAGCACTTATAGAGGAGGTAATATGGAGAAAGAAATAAGTATACTAAGATTTAGTGATGATAAACTAGATAACGAATACTATAACAATAGATATCTTTTTCCAATATTTACCTCAATAGTTCCTGATATTCAAGTAAGCTGTAACATAACATACTTTACAGTCTTTGATACACTTAATAATGAACTGAAAATTTGGAAAGCAGATAAAGGAGTTTATAAGTGTAGCATTAATATCTATTCACTACGTGAGTTTGATATCAGTGTAATGACGGATAGATTAATACTAGGTCATATAATAGCTGACGCAAGAGAGTATACACTTAATTTCGTTAGCCAAAGACTAGATGACTGTAGGGACTATATAGTTAAGCATCCAACGGAGTTTGGGACTAAATACCCAACTATCGAATACTTACTTAAGAAATTGGATAGAGTAAAGAAAGATCCAGTTATTAGTATAGAAGAATGTTATGTATATGTATGAGAGTATTTTTGGAAAGTTTGCAAAGATAGGTGATAAGTATTGTCCGGTTATGGCAATGTATAATCACGTCATGTTAGATAATCGTAGACTACTTAAGATTACTAGGTTAATATATTGTGATGAGTACTGGACATTTCATAGTAGAGACCTTGTAAGTGAGTTCTATAAAATAATAGAGATACCAATAGATACTGCTAGGTCACTCTATAAATCTTACCTGGAGAAAACTAACGGTAAGCTTGTGATTAAAGAAAAACTTATCAATAAATGTCATGATTACTTAATAGATAAGATAGAATCAGATACTTTTATGTTACTTGAAAACTGTAGGGCTCATAAGGGACGCTTTGGTAAGTATCCAGAGTATGATCGAGTATTAAAATTAGTCACGGAGGATTACAATAATATGAGCTTTAGACTAATTAACGTGATAAGTAGGAAAGATGAATTCTAGTATGAACCTGAAAGATATAATAGGAAAGTTTGAAGTGTCCAGAGGAGATACACCGTGGAGCCCTTTAATGATATACCACTTTGTTGGATACTATAAAAAGCTTGAACTAGATGAAGATAGAGTAGAAGTTTACCCTAATGAAAGCAAAGGTATACTAGTAGCAGTAGTGTATAGTTCAATCTGTGAAGACTCTACTATGTTCATGACTACAGATAGACAGCACTTAGATGAGGTACAGTATGACTACAATAGCCTTACTGATTCAGAACTAGAACTAATAAATAAGTCAATCAGTAACATACAGAGGTCTACTATAAAAAACATGTTAGTAGAGGGATTGAACAAGGAATTTTTAGAAATGGATTGGAAAGTTTGTAATAGATATAAGAAAATACCCTCTAGAGAAAAGATAAAAGCCCAACTAGAAAATCTTATGTCTAGAAAAGAAGAATTGTATCAAATAATAGATGGATTTTATGAGCCCTAGTTTTATAAGAAATAGTAGAGGAAACATAGGTGTAGTATTAGTAAAGTATAAAAGCATAAAACTACCTGCAGTGTTTAATAAAGATGCTGAAATAGTAAGTGAAGTCAGATTAGTAGTAAAAATAGGCAGTCAATTACAAATATACTATGAAAAAACTGCTAAAATACTTAAACTTTCGGACCTTACTGAAACAGAGCGACTAAGCGTTAAGGGGAAACTACGATCTTGATGAGAAATTTTATCCAGCAAGGTCTGAAATAGGTAAAGGTATGAAGTGCACGTTAGACCAAATAGATCACTGTATGTCTAAATGTATTGCTGGTTTGGTGAGATTTGATAGTGATCTTAAATGGCCAGAAAAGGAAGGTCGTGAGAGGATTAATAAGTTCATTAGGAAGACCGAAGTAGGTAAACTAGTATTAGAAGTCAATGGAGAAATTACTAGTAGAAAATAGATACGCGCTAGGAAAATTTAGGGACAATAGCAAGACTACCGAGACAGGTGAAGATGGTTATTGGGAGTTTTTTCATCTAGTTGGTTATGCTGTGTTCCCTTCGATGAATTGGGGTCAAGGTAAAATAACTATAGATAAAAATGATGTATGTGCATGTGTAGTAGTTTACAATGACTTAATGCAATCTCAAAAGGTTATATTAAGTTTCTATGAGCTTAAACAACTAAACGATTATGTAGATTTTAGTAGCCTATCTGAACCTGATAAGTTGAAAATTAGTAAAGATAAACTTAGATTTAGCAGGTCGGAAATTGAACGTTTCTTAAGAGATAGGTTAGAATCACATATATATTCGTGCAGGACAGCAAATACTAATATATTTTGTAAGAAGTGGCCTCAAAGAGATAAGTTTCTTAAGACGCTGAAAGACTTAGAGAATAATATAGATCAACTTTATATATTAAAAACTGATTTTTATGAGAAACCCTAATTTTGATTATGTAGATATAGAAGGACTAGGTAAGTTTAAAGTAGGAGAAAGTAGAGAAATACTAAATCTGATTGGATACTTAGTACTACCAGAACTTCTAGATGATCGTAGAGTTGTAGTTGATACTAGATACCCTATAGCATTCTTCGTAATGTATACTAGCGATAAAAGACCTTGTCTAGGGTTCAGGGGTAATAGAGAAGACCTACTGAGTAAATATTATTCTGACTATAACGAACTAGACAGGGAAGATAAGACTATTATTGAATCTAACAGAAACTATGTAAGTAAAAAAGATATAGAGGATTGTCTGCAAAAAACACTCATCGAATCAATTAACGAATGCAGAACAAAGATCAATAAGGCTTATAAAAAATGGCCACAAAGAGAAGAGTGTTTGAGGGAATTAAGAGATATAGAAGATAATATAGACCAACTTTACATACTAAAAACAGACTTCTATGAGAGATCCTAAGTTTGTAAGAGCAAGAGGACTGAGTGGGCTAGTAGCATATCCAGTTATTCTAAAGCTCAGAACTATAGTAGAGACAGGTGGAAAGTGCATCGAATCACCTGGACTAACAGTATTAATGAGTGGCGGTAAGTTTTCATGCCTAGGTGACTTAGAGCTGCTTAACCTAGAAGACCTAACTAAAGAAGAGGTAGAAGAAATAAAAAGATACTATAAGTTAAAAGGTTACTATAGAACAAGCAGGGTGATAAAAGATGCAACTACTGAAACTATTAAGTACCTAAAGAAGCGGGAATTTTTCATTAACTGCCGAATAAGTAGTCATAGTCTAGGTACAAAGTGGCCAGAGGTTGAGAATGGTAGAAATTTGTTAGACCTTATGAAGAATAGTCCTGAAAAATTAATTACTGAATACTTTAACGTCAGATGAGCCCAAAATTTGTAATGCTGAAAGGAACTGTATGCCCTGTTTTGGCTAGGTATAGAAAATTTATGTGGGCAAGTCGTGATATTGTAGAAGTAGTGTCAATAATTATCCAAGTAGGTAACGATATACAAACTTATAGTCGTGAACTACCACAACTATTAGAGCCGAAAGATGTATTTCAATTAACCCTAAAAAACCTAAAGAAAAAATATGAACTAGATGATGAATTCTACCCAACAAAAGAAATGGTAGAACTAGCACTTAGAGATGGGTTAGAAGATATTAAATACTATAAAAATGTCATAAGTGCATATCAACTAACAATGTGCAGGACTAATATAAAGTGGAAAAAGTATGAAGAAATAAGAAAATTCATAGATAGTTCTCCTAGGGATTATATTGAACTTGTAAAGAAATGAAAACAGTAGAACCAAGCTTTGCAGTGCTACTCTACAACTTATATCCAATATTAACGAGATATAAAACATTCGTCATAGAAAACAATGAGTTAAAAGAAGTAGAAAAAATTATGATACAGTTTAAGGACAGAATCATAGACTGTAGATCGGATCAAGTGACAATACTTAACTTTGACCAAGTAAGAAGAGGTAAATATAAAAATAAACTTGAGTATTTTAAATTTGTACTACTACTAGATGATGAGTTCTACCCAGACAGTGATATAGTAAGAATAGGTCTTAATAAATCCATAAGTGATATCAAAACTATCCAAGATAAAATCTCTGTAGATATAGATAATGCCAATATTGGAGGTTTAAAGTGGCCTACCTATAAAGAGGTTGAGAATTATATAAAAAATTCACCTAATAATTATATTGAGTTAACTAAGAAATGAAAACAATAGAACCGATATTTATGTTATCATGTGGGGATTTGTTTCCAGTACTTACAAAATATAGTGTAGTTAGATTATTTAAAGGGAAACTAAGGGTAATTGAAAAAGTATTAGTGCAGTTTGATAGAAGGATTATTGATAGAAAACTAAGTGATCTTACTATATATGACTTAGATAAGGTCAGAAACTCTAACCTTAATAATGAGATGGATCGTGTTAAGTTTGTTCGAGGATTAGATGACGACTACTACCCTAACTATGATCTAGTGGGACAAGCGGTTAGAGACACCATTGATAATATAGAAGCCGAACAAAAACTATTATTTGTGGACTGGGGAAGTACAAAAAATCTTCTCAAATGGCCAGACAATGATAAGATAATGAACTACTTATTTAGCTCACCTGAAGATCTAATTGAGGTAGTAGAGAAAGATATACTAGAATAAACCCTAGTATGTTTTTCTTTTTTGTTCCCGCCTACATTCCTTATAATTGAGTGTATTGCAATTAAACAGCACTCAATTCTTAATAGTATGAGAATAACTATAAAAAATATAATTATAAATCATGGCAAAGAAGATTAAAGAAGATGTTATTGAATTCCTAAAACCGAGAGATGCAGTCCGAAGAAGATGGGGTATGTATATTGGCGATAACTCAAATGCTAATGTACTACTTCGTGAGATTATTGATAATTCTGGAGATGAAATATCTGCAGGCTATGGAGATTCAATCTTGGTAAGTGGAGACTTTAATGGTTTCTGTTTCGTTGCTGATAATGGTAGAGGAATACCAATCGCAATGTCACCAGATAAACCAGGGTCAACACAAGCATATCTTAGTATCTCTGAATTACATAGTGGATCTAAATTCAGTAATACAGAGGTTTCAAGGGTAGGTATGAACGGTGTAGGTAGTAGTGCAACAAATTTCCTAAGTGAAGAATATTGGCTCTTATCTAGAATCGGAGAACATAACTACAATAAATCAATACCAGACGTAGAAAAAGCTTGGAATAATGCAGGACCACGAAGTAAGGGAGACTTGTATTATTTTGTTAAGTGCGTCAAAGGTGAAAAGGTACTAGAATCAGCAGGTAGACTTGGTGATATCGAGAAGTTAATGTTCAAAGGTATCAAAGACTACCAAACAGTACCTAGAGATCTTAGTACTATTGTGTTCTTTAAACCTGACCCTGAGATCTTTGAATCAACTAAGGCGGAAGTACCAATTACAAACTTACAGTACTTCTTGATGATCCAGGAAAAATTCTATAACAGAAAGGTTAGTGTGTTTGTAGATGGTAAGAAGATAAATAATACATTCAAACCATTTAAGTATGAACTAGTCAGAAACATTACACCTAAGGATGATAGTTTTAATAAGCAGGTTGGTATTTATGTGACATTTGAAGTAGATCCTAAACTTGGTAATAAAGTAGAAATGGGATCAGTTAATGGTCTAGATGTAAATCAAGGACAACACATAACAATCGCTGAATCATGCTTTAAAACTTCCCTGAAAGATATGTATAAGATAAAACATGAGTACCTCCTAAATGGTCTTCGTGTTTGTGTTATCTTATTGGCGGGTGAGGTAATGTTCGATAGCCAGACAAAAACAAGGCTAAAGAGTATTACAAAGGTCAAGGTAACTGATTTTGGAGATGTCGTAAAAGATATGGAAAAAATCATGAAGAAAAACTCTGACTACTGGGATCTTCATGTTAGTAAGCTGAATAAACTGGCTGAATCAATGAAAGATATTGGTGCTGCTGAATTGGCCGAAAAAATGATGGATGGTGCTAGTGGAGTTGGACTGTATAGAAGTAAAAATGACCTAGTACCTGGATTCGCTGAGGCAACTGGAAAAGATAGAATGGCATGTGAACTGTTTCTATGTTTTACTGGAGATACTGAGATCTTAACTTGTAATAATGAAAAGATTGCATTTAAGGACTTAGTAGGAAGGATAGAAAATGGTGAAGAACTATATACCTTCTCTTGTGATAAAGATGGTAATAAAACAAAGACCAAAATTATTGCAGCAGAGAAGATAAAAAGTGTAGATCAGATTGTAGAAGTATGGCTAAATGATAATAGTTCTTTTAGGTGTACACTAGATCATAAAATTCTATTAAGTAGTGGTGAATACATAGAAGCACAGTACTTAACAGGGGGAATGAAATTAATGTCCTTAAGTAGTGTAGATACTGTAATCAACGTAGAGAAGATAGACACTACAGAAGATGTATATTGTCTTGAGGTAGATAACCTACTGCACAACTTTCCACTTGCGTCTGGTGTGTTTGCGAAAAACTGCGAAGGTCTTTCAGCGGCCGGATCCTTAGTAACAGCTCGACCTGATACAACAAAGCAAGCAATTCTTCCATTGAGAGGTAAAATTCTTAATGTTACAAATGCATCAGCTAAGAGGGCGATGGAGAGCCAAACAATTTATAGTATTTTTAAAGTTATTGGATTAGGTCTTGATGTGAATAATGTAACAAAAGACTGTAATACAATAGAAGAAGCATTAGAAGTCATAAAACAAAAAAGTAGATATGGTAAGATAATCGTATCAACGGATGCAGATAAGCTAAGTAGCTGAGTCTGAGTAGCTTAGAAATATGTTACAAAGAATCGTATTGTTGCGGGAAACTCTCGTCAGGTCTTAGGTACCAAAGTGTAACAATCCTAAGAATAGAGACAATCCGCTGTTATAGTAAAATATAACGACAACGACTATTCCTTAATTGGAAGTAGAGCAGTAAAAGTCTATAAATGACTGTTCGAAAGATACGACACCTGACCAAGTAATGTTGAAGGTGAAAATATAGTCTAATCTCATAGGAGACTATGAGGGATTGAACAAATCCGCACTAGAAGTAGACGATCTAGTGTAAATATAAATGGCAGATGGCGACTTAATAGCTACTGAGTTATTATATCTCTTTAGTAAGTTCGCCCGTTTTATGATAGAACTTGGACTTGTATATAGAGCAATATCACCTCTATGGAAAGGCAAGAGCAAGACAACTGGAAAGGTACAGTACTATTACCCAGATGATGAGTATGATGTAGAGACAGGATTTCCAGTTGATATGGATGAAAAATGCCATTATTCTCGTTTTAAGGGCCTAGGAAGCCTCAGCCCCGAAACTGGTGAAGTAGAGGATATATTCTTTAATGAGTCAACTAGAAGACTTATTAAGATTACGCCTGATGGTATTGATTATTCTAGGGCGTTAAATGAAGATATAAACGAGAGAAAGAGATTGCTAACTAATAGAGGAATCTTAACAAATCCATATAACTTTAAAGATTAATAATATAATGGCTAGAAAAAGTAAGGTAGATAAATTAAAAGAAACAGTATTCGCAGAGATCCTAGAGCAAGCGATAGGTAAGGAAACTGAGGAAGCAATTGTAAATGGTGCAACCTATCTTAACACAGAAAGGGCACTAGCAAATGTAAGTGATGGATGTAAACCTAGTTATCGAAGGTTAATCTATTCAGCACTTCAGTTTCCAAAAGGCGAATTACAACCTAGTTCTAAGCTCTTGAATGGTATGGCTTCTTATCATCCTCATAGCTTAACTGGATGTGAACCACTACTTGCATCAATGGTAAGAAGTGGTGTTATGAGTGGATCTGGAAGTTTTGGTACTAAGTCTATACTTGGGGATGAAAAACCAGCTGCGTCTCCTAGATATACTAAGACAATGCTAAGTAACTTGTATAGTGAAATCTTGAGGCCTAACTTACAATGTCTTAAGATGGTAGAATCGCCACAAGGACCACTAGAACCAGAGAGCTTATCACTTGTATTTCCACTGGCACTCTATATGAAATCGCTGGTATCTGGTATTGGATATGGTATTAGCACTATCTATCCAAACTTCTCACCAGTATCAATGTATAAGGCGCTAGTAGAAGATAACCCAAAACTCCTAGAACCAAATGTAAACCTCTTAATTGATAAAGAGAATTCAGAACTACAGAGACTTTGGGAAACAGGTAAAGGTAGGGTTATCTATTCATACAAGCTCACACCTTATACTAATGAAGATGGTAAGGATGGATTTATGTTTGAAGGTGATACTTGCATTTTCACACCATCCCTGAAAAAGATTGATAAGTATGTTGAGCTGGGACAGGTATTTGTGGAAGATATGACAACAAAACAAGGACCTAGAATGTTTGTAGGGCTTGTTAGTAATAGAGGCTCACTTAAACTAGAGGGACTTGAAACACTATGTAGGCAATGTTGTTTTGATGCCACTACCTATCAGCTCAATGTAACTGACGGAAAATCTGCTTTTAGAATACCGTTGAGAGATTGGTTGAAATACACACTAGATAATTTCATAGGTCTGGTGGAGGAAGTAAATAGGAGGAACATAGAAAAAACTAAGTTCGATATAAAAGTACAAACAGCTCTCCCAATCGTATCAAACTATATTATCAACGTAAACCCAAAAGCAAGTGACCGTCAGATAATTAATGAGCTAGGATTAGAAGCAGAAGTAGTTAGCGCAGTAATGTCAAAACCAATTAGCTATCTTAGAAAAAATAAAGATACAACAGAAAGAATTAAGGCGCTAAAAACAAAGCTGAAAGAACTGACTGCATTTGAACCTCTTAAGTATGCGGAAAGTGTAATTCAGAGACTATAAAAACTTGGAGCGTGGGATAATATAAAATCCTGCGCCCCATTTTTTCGTCCCGCTTGAGTCTGTATAAAAATTGCATAAAAATTCGGCGCGTATCTGTGTGTGTGGCGAACAGTTGACGTGTACACTTTTCTTACCCGAATGAAAAAAGGGTAAGCTAGGCCCCGCACTTGCTTGAATGGGAAATTACTTCTGGATTGACGAATGACATGAAGTGGAGCGCAAGCGGAACGGGAATGGAATGAGGAAACAGAAGAAGTTCCATGTCAAAGAGAACTAGCAAAATGATCAGTAAAAGAGATACCTCAAATCGCTTCGCTCCCTCGGCATCACTGATCATTTCACTATGCGGCTTCGCCTTAAGGAGTCTGAAGAAGATTATATGATTTTCTCCGGCTTGCGAAATTTTGAGATTCTACGGAGCAGAGCGAAGTATGAATCGATAAAATGAGAAAGACTAGGGCGGTACTTCCCCGTTAACATTTTTTAAGAGTCGGAAATAATGGCGGAACTACATCTCGGAGCGATAGCGGAGAGTGTAGTGGAGAAATTATTGGAGACATAAAATGTTGTACAATTTTTTTTCAGCAAAAATATACTTAGATATTATATTCCATTAGGTGTTTTATAATGTACATTTCTGTATGTTTTTACTTTTAAAAACCTTATAAGTGTAATCGAAATATCTTGGGTTTACCCAAGCGAGTGTGGTACCTAGCTTCCAGCGACGGGACCATATCTCGGAAAATATGTTAATAAAATATTAATAAAAGTTAAAGCATATGCAGAAAGAAACAATTTCAGTACCAGAAAAAATTAGGTACATGAGCGAATGGGAAGGTTACAGTATTTTCAACTTTCCCCACATCCTGAACAAACAAATACCAGGATGTGGATTTACTGAATACTGCATTACTAACAACGAGGATGTCATCTTGTGTAGCCCTAGAAAGATCTTATTACAGAACAAGTACGATCAACACAAGGATGAGGTTTTCTTGGTAGTAAATGAATATGACAGCGATCCTGGAACAGATAAGGACTTGACCAAATTTTCCAGGAACTATGCGAATGAGGTACTTAAAGAGGAGGAGGTAGTTAGTGAAGATGACAAGAACAACTTTTTCAATGATCTTACCTTCAAAATTAGTACTTACATCAAGGCTTGCAGACTAAACAATAAGCCAGTGAAGATCTTGGTTACGTACGATTCATTCAGAATAGTAAAGGATATCCTAATACACCAAGGAGAACTATGGAAGTATCGGGTTGTTATCGATGAGTTCCAGAGCATTTTCACAGATAGTAAGTTTAAGTCCGATACAGAACTCCAATTTGTTAGTGCAGTACAGGGAATTCAAAAGGTATGTTATGTCAGTGCAACTCCTATGATCGACAAATATCTTGATATGCTGGAGGAGTTTAAGGATCTTCCATATTATGAATTAGACTGGGAGACATTAGATCCTGGACGTATTAACAAACCAAAGCTAACAGTTAAAGGTCTTGTTTCAGTCTATACGGAGGCAGGTCCAATTATTAAGTCTTATCTGGAGGGAAACTTTGACCATAGGTTCGTGCAGCTAGATAATGGTGACGTAAAGAGGGTAGAATCAAGGGAAGCTGTATTTTATGTCAATTCCGTTAATAACATCACTAGCATTATCAAACGTGCAAAATTAGGACCTGATCAAGTAAATATCTTAGTAGCCAATACACAGGATAACGCAAATAAGATAAAGAAAAGGTTAGGTGCTAAATATAAGATTGGTACAGTTCCACTAAGAGATGAACCAAGGAAGATGTTTACTTTCTGTACCAGGACTGTTTACTTAGGCGCTGACTTTTATAGTGATAATGCAAAGTCTTATGTAGTGAGTGATGCTAATATTGATACCTTAGCAGTTGATATTACCTTAGACCTCCCTCAGATACTAGGACGTCAGAGATTACGGGAAAATCCTTGGAGGAATGAAGCAACACTATTTTTCAAGCCGATCAAGTTTGTAAGTAGTTCTGATTCGTTTGAGAAGAGGCTAGAGGGAAAGATAAAGAAGTCAGAAAATCTCCTCACAGTATTTGATGAATCTAGGGATGTACTTAGAGGGGACTTATCGGAGAAATTTCAAGACTCTGCTAAACTATTGAACTATAAGAAAGATTTTGTGGCCGTTAATAGAGTAAAAGTTGATGGTGACACTAAACTTATTCCTGTCTTCAACAACTTAGTAATGGTAGCGGAAATGAGAGCCTATGAAATACAACAGGTAGACTATGCAAATCGCTTTACTGTCTTTAATGAGCTCGGTAATATTAGTACAGTAGAAGATAAGGGAGTACTTGAGGAATTCTTTAAGGAGTATGAACAGGTAAAAGGTAGAGAGAAGAAGTTACAGTTTATTTGTGATTACTACTTTGCAGGAAATAGTATTAGAAATATCATAGACCTAGTAACAGAGAAGAGATTTAAGGAATATCTCACAATCTTAGGACCAGAAAAGTGTAAGTCAGTGTGGTATAAAACATCCGAACTTGACAAGAAATTAAATATTGTCAGTTTCGAGGATGATAAGATATTAGAGGAGATTAATAAAGAGTTTAATGTAGGTGAGTCTTATACCAATACTTATATTAAGACTAAGTTATCTGAGATCTATAAGAGAATTGGTTATAAAGCTACTGCAAAGGCTAATGATCTAGGTAATTATTATGAAATCAAGGATTGTTTGTTGAAAGAAAATAATAAAAGAGTCCACGGTTTAAAATTAATAAAAAAGAAGGTATGATAGTATTTATAGAATCACTTGGTCGTAATAGTACAGATCCGAACAATTACTTTAGTGTGGTTGAGGTAGTCTACAAGGAGAATGACAAGGCGCTGGAATCATATATAAAATATATAAAGATGAAGTCAGAGTTTAATCCGTTCTTCAGGGTAATCTCAAAGGCTGGGGGTGATAGTGAGATGTATAAGTCTTTCAAACGTTACCTCCGCACCAATTTCCGGCAGTTTAAGGAAAGGTCTAATGTGTTTTATCTTGACAATGACTTAAGGGAAGTAGTAATAATGGGTTTGGACTTAGGTTGACAATTTTGCAGCCATCTATTGTGTAATTCCTTATATGTGGTAATATAAATTTTAGATTAATAGTATGGCGAAGAAAAAGAAAGTTGTTTATTTTGAAGTTGTTGACCCTGCCGATATATTTGTGGAGGGTGACAGTGTAGATGATCTCTTACCTCTACCATTTTCTGCCTTACCTAGTAGTGCGGTTGAGAAGATACCTAGTCAATTTCTTTATAACATCAGAGCGGTTAATAAGGAGGGACGACTTAGGACACTTACTTACGTTTATGCTAGGGTGAGTACGATTGATGACATGGAGGATTATGATGAGTCTGTCTTGTTTGAATTAGGCGGTAATAATTTTTGGTTAGATACGAACTATGGTATTTAATGATGGTATTTTATCTAATATTGAGGCTACTTACTTAGAGGAGCCGACGAATTCTAGGATGGGTAATTGTGGTATCCTTGTTAATCCGGGGGAGGTATCTTACATTATTAACAAGACCATAATTATCAACCGCCCAGACTATCCGCTTGAAAACATATATAAGCTGTTAGAGAGGCGGAATCACATCATCAGTCGTATACAGTTGGGTGATAAGTCGTTAGTTGGGCGGATTCATTTTGAGCCTTACATTATGCGGGTTAATTATTCACTCTGTTGGAATGGTGACGTCTTGAGTTATCCTGGGGGTGATGATGTAGTAGGGTGGTTAGAGGATGGTCAGCTTGATAGTATGCCTGACACTGATAAGGTAGTACTATATTTTCCTAAACTCCTGAACCTACCAGAATCTGTATTAATGGATGGCCTAGGTAACTTAACATCACTAGGTTGGGCAGAGCATCAGGTAGGTATTAATCTGGGAAAAACTTACCTTGACATGGACTTACTGAAGACAAATAAGGTGATCTTGTAGTGGTAATAATTGTAGGTAAGGGCGTCTAGATATCTTATATGTAGAGAAGGGATGGCCATAATAAGTTGTCATCTCAGATCGTTTAGAAATCTTATTAATGTAGGGAGAATTGAAGTCTCTCTACGCAAGTGAATTATTTTATATAAAGTTTTTATTTTAAATTTTAAGTTTTATGAGTTTTAACAATGTAGATTCTTTTTTGGAGAAGATTGGTCAGATTAAACCAATGACTAAGAGTAAAAATTTTGAAAAGAAGAAGCAGATTGAGAAGGTATTCTGTAACTTCAAGGGAAACTTAGGTAAGTATCAGTTACTGCCAATGAACAGTACTGTATCTGATTTTCCTTATGTCACACTTATGGGAACACGTGAGGTTAGAATGCCACGTAAGAACATGGGTAGTGATGGTACAGAATCAGTTTATGACGCTTGGATTAGAATTCTTCCTAAGTCAGCATATATGATTAAGGACAAGGATTCAGGTCGTGAGGTTAGTAGCTTAACTGCAGAGGAAGAGGAAGTTCTTAACAAGGCTTATGTAATTTTTGATGAGCTCTATAAGGAGGTTGATGGTCGTGAACATGCAATGGATCCGGTTATCAAGAACTTTGTCCGCAAGAAGAACTATACTATCTTCTGTGCACATGCTATGAACTTTTGGCAGGAGGGTAACACAAGGCAAGCAGCTCGTCAGAATTTTGATGGCCTGTTTGTATTAACTGCTAAGAATTTTATGGACTTAGTAGCTAGTAACATTGAGGATACTAACATTACTGAGAGTTCCCTTAACAAGGATTGGCTCAGCGATACCTACAACAGGAACTTAACTGGTCGTAAGGGTTTCGTTATGATGTCAGTTAGTGTTAATGCTGGTGGCCCTGGTTTTAATATATCAGTGGTTCATAAGGTTAGTCCAGTACCTATCACAGAGAATGCAGAGATCTCAGAGGAGGCAGCTCAGATTATGGAAAATCCAGTTGAGCTCTTCTTAGGTTGGCAGGCAGCTGGTAGTGAGGAAGGTACACCATCAAATGAGAAGCGTCTTTTCAACAGACGACTCATTGAGGAGACAATCCAGTATATGACAGACCAGCTTACTAAGATTAAGATGGAAAAGGCTAGTGGTGGTAATGATCTTGAGAGAATCAAGAAGGCGATTGAAGATACTAATAAGACAGTACTTCAGAATCAGACACCAACTAACAAGCAGGGTCAGGTAACAAATGATCCAGTTCTTGCTAGTATGTCAGGTCCAGCACAGGGTAATGCACAGGCTGGCTACGAGAATAATAATGTAGCTAACAATCCTGAGCAAGTAGTTAGTAGAAATACTGACCCGTTCAACACACCACCAGCAGCACACTTCGATAGTATTACTGGTGCCCCTGTTAATCCAGGTAATAGTCAGCAGCAGTATGGAGGATCAAGTTTTGGTAATCCTACTGGTTCAGACGGAAATAGCTTGCCTTTCTAATGAGAGGTAAGTACTCATAGACAAATAAGAACAGAAGAGATTTATAGTATAGGTTTCTTCTGTTCTTTTTATTCACACTTATTAAATAAATGAATTCAGGTAACAAATATAAGTACGCACTAATCGACAATAGTTATATCCTAGCGAGAAATCATTATGGTATTTCGGTAGGTAAGAAAGCAGGAGAGTATACAGTGGGTGACCTAATTAAGAGTTGCATCTATACATTGAATAAGATACCTCGTGATTTTGGGGTTACTGCGGATAAGTACGTATTTATTTGTGATAAGTGGTCTCCAGATTTTGGTGGTTACTATACGACTCACTTACTTGGGGGTGCGTATAAAGACAGTAGGGGTGATATTAGCTCAAAGAAAGGTACTGCATCACCAAAAGACACTTACATGACGAGAGAATTACTTGAGGAGCTAAAGAGTGATCCTAGTGTCAGTAAGGAAGAGATCGAGACAGCAGAAAATCAAGTATACAGTAATGAAGTAAGAAGAACGGCTAAGTATGCAATTATTGAACACTTAGTAGATTTCGGAGTGCCATCGTTCTTCGTGCCAGGTTGGGAATATGATAACTTGGTTTACTTAGCGAGTAGGGAATTATATGAAACAGATAATAAACCTAGCGTGATAATTACAAAAGACTCCGACTTACTCTACTCTCTGTCACCTAAGATGGATTATTTCAAGATTCCGACCAGTAAGGATAAGAGTGGTCCACAGATTAGAACATACAGTGAGATATACAGTGAAATGCCTGATGAGTTTAAGGGAAAGCTTGGACTCTATCAATACAAGGCTTACTGTGATGCAATTGGTATGGGACATAATGGGATGAGAGTAACGAGAAAGAAAGGTACGAGGGGTGATAAGGTGATTGCTGAGATCTTAGAGGGAGATTATTCTAGTATTAATGATGTAGAACTCTTTAAGAAACAGTATGAATCTTTTGACCTTTGGAAATACCCTGGCTTAGAAGAGGCTAGGAGAATAATTCATGAGGGTCTACCTAATTATGGAACAATCAAGCCTTATAGTGATTGGCTTGCGTTTTGTAATAAGTATGGTATGACTGGTATTAGTAGTTTTAGTTTTTATAATAATTTTACAAGTAGATTTAATAAAGAATTTTTAAGGTATGGTAAAAATTAATTCATCCGATGGTAGTGTATATGAGTTTAATGAAATTACCAAGGAGATCAAGAAAAATGGTATAGTCTTGAGTGATGGTATTGCAGAGCCAGTCTATACAAACAACGAGAATGAGAATGCGGTGCCAACTTTTTCTGGTATCTATCTCAAGAACGTTGGTAAGATCGTGAGTATAACCGGGAGCATTAATACAGTGACCCAGAGTAAGGAAGAAATATATTAAGCCTTATGTTAGGAAGTGTATTAGGTAGTTTATTTGGCCGCCAGTTTACAATTGGTGAGCTGATGAACATAGATAGCGGTAGGATTGGTAGAGCTAGTAGTTGTTCGGCGAGTCTTCAGAAGGTATATCACTTGGTAAAACCGGAAGGAGTATTAGCCAAGTTTAAATCCTTCTTTTCAAATTCGCCGGCAATCAAGGTTTATCATATTGTCTTAAAGTTCAGAGTTAATTCAGAGAAGGGCCATGATCACGTAGTTTTCATAGAGCTCGACCCAGATTTTTCACTGAGCAATTGGCAGAATAATAGAGTCAAGATATACTGTGACTGTTCTGACTTCAAGTATAGATCAGCTTATATCTTATCGCATAGGAATTCATTATTTATCACACAGAGATCTAGTATTGAACTTGGTCCTGCTGTTAATAATGCACCAAAGAAGGGAGCTAAGACAACAACTCTCTGTAAACATTCTTATGCAGCTCTTACGTGGTTAATGAATAATTACTCAACTCTAATGAAGACGGTATGACAAAGATTCTAGCAGTAAGTGACATTCATATTCACGACTACCCACAGAGAAATCCTAGTGAGAAGTATAGATTATTTCAGTCTAGGAAGGTAGCAGATAATATAATAAAAGTTGGAAAAGCTGAAGGTGCAAGTGTAATTGTATTTGCAGGTGATGTACTAGAAAAGACAATAAATAGACCATACGTACAAGCAGAGGTTAAGTCATTTCTAGATAAGATCATGCAGAACTTCAGAGTTGGTTATATAATATGGGGAAATCATGACCAAGATAATAAATCTGTTTTTTCTGAGTTTACTGATTCCTGTTTATCTGTTATGTTGCCTTCTAATCTACATTATGCTGATTGTAAGGAGGTAGAAATAGATGGTAAGAGAATTGGCTTTTATAATTGGAGGCCAGAGTTTGATTTGACCTGGATTAATGGAAAGCTTGATGTTCTCTTTACTCATGCAACAATATCATATACAGATAGCGATAGGATTCATTCACAGGTACTAGATGAGACTAAGTTCGACCTGGCTATTTGTGGAGACATACACAGACCTGCTCAGCTTGGTAAGTATGTAAGTATTGGTATTCCTCAGCGCTGTAAGATGTCAGATAGTGAGGAAAGTACTGGTGTTGTCTTAGATTGTGCAGATAAGAGTTTTAAGTGGGTAAATCTAAATCCCGACAACAACTTAATGCGCTTTCAGTATACATCAGATAGACTTGCTGAGGGTTGGAATGATGAGGCTGGTGTGTGGAATGTATATAAGCCAGAGAATCTCACAATCAATGGAAACGTAAACAACATTAATGTACCAGCTTGGGAAGAAATTGACGGCTTGATAGGTAATGTAATTGGGTCTAATAACTTACAAGGTGTACATAGTGAGATCTTAAAGTGTGTCAAGGATGTTGAGTCTAAGGAGGTAGATTTCAATTTTGTCATTACTCGGTTCTACTGTAAGAATTGGAGAAGTATTGATGAGACTGAATTATTCTTGAGTGACATGGATAAGATACTTGTGACGGGTGAGAATGGTAGTGGTAAGAGTAGCTTGCTTAGTGCCATTAAATACGCATTCCTTGAAAACAGAAATATCAAGGAGTATGTACAGTTCGGAGCAAGTGAGTGTATGACTGAGGTAGAATTCTTATATCAAGGCGGTACATACAAGATCACTAGAGGTTGTGTACTGAAGGGAAAGAGTAGCGCTGGTTATACGAAGTTCTACATAAATGGTGAAGAGCAGAAGTCTAACAATAAGGCTAGTCTCGATCTTGAACTCCATACTAGATTTCCATTCATTGATTACATGGACGTCTACTTCTTCGACTCTAATCATCCAAAGTTCATAGGTTGTGTTACGCCTGAGAGAAAGTCTGAGATTGTATCAAAGTTCTATAAGATGGACAAGATTGATACATTCCATGAAGCGGCTGACTTACTATATGAACAAGTTACTAAGAATGCACAAGGTTGGAGAGAGACGCTTGATAAGAACAATGAGCTTATTAAGTATATAGATGAAAAATTAGGTCTCATCGTACTACCACAACTAAGTAAGGAAGACTTATTGGGAAAGAAACAAGAAGGAATCAACTTACAGAGGGCGTGGAAAGAGTATAATGATTACCTAACAAATACTGCCAACCTAACTGCTAAGAGAGGTATGTTAGAAGAGCAGCTTAGTGAACTTCAGACTAGACAAGCAGGGCAGAGAGATTATCAAAGCCAGATTAGTCCAGAAATTGAAGACATTAAGAAAGAAATCAATGACCTCAATGAATTACTACAGGAACTTAGTCAAATTAAGACAGAGGGTAAGAGATTATACTTTGAGCTTAAGGGACTTGATAGTAAGAAAGTATGCCCTAGTTGTGGTCAGGAACTAAAAAATCAGGAACACTTAGAGAAACATAAGAAAGAACTAAGTGATAAGATACAAGAACTCCTTAATCAACAGACAGGGCAGTATCAAAAGTTCCTCAACAAGTATCCAGGGATTACCAAGGATGAAATTGACACTGGCTGCAAAACTATCTTAGGTAGTCTGAGTAAGAGACAGACTGAGTTGATGGTAGAGGTTAATACAATTAATGACCTTACTAAGAGAGTAGAGCAGACACAGTCACAATTAGGGAGTGTGGTGGAATCTATTAAGAGGATGGGAGCAGAACCAATGAAAGTTGAACTGCCTCATGGATTTATGGAGACTATGGCACAAATAGAGAGTGACTTGTCGGTGTGGGATCAATATACTCAATTAATGGGTGATAGGAATTCAACTCTCGCTACTATCCAGAACTGTCAGGCTGAACTTGATAAGATTAGTCAGAGTGCAGAGATGTTGGCAAGGTATCAAGAAATTACTGGCCCAACTGGTAAGATCTATGAGGAAATTATGTCACGTCTCGCAGAACAGTTTAGTGATAATCGCGTTAAGTATGAGGTGATCAGAACAAGACGTGGTAAGGTTGAGCACTTAGATCTCGGTTCACACTATATTAATGATGGTGGAAATGAAGTAAGCTATGAGAATTGTAGTGATGGACAGAAGACAATACTCGACATTAATTTCTTATCTAAGGTAGTAACTAGGATGGGACTACTTGTGATGGATGAATTCTTGAAACACTTAGATGCGAAGAATCATGAAATCTGTATTGATCTTCTCAGTCAGATGAATATTGGATGTATCATGCTCTGTAGTCATATGGAGTCAGTACCGGCATTCAATAACAAGTCAATAAAGCTTAGTCTTAATGATAGTGGTATTACAAAATTAGTATGTAAGTAATATGGTAGGATGGAAGAGTTTTAGTGGGAATGAGTTTAAAGATCGATGGACAAGTAAGAGATTTAACTTAGAACTATCCGATCTTTGTCCTGAACTAGGTTGGTATGTATTGAGGTATGGTGATAAGTACTATAAGAACATGCCACCCAAGATACCAGACTTAGAATTAGTACTTCTTAGCAACTCCGACAAATGGGAAGACAGTTTCAAGGTCTATGTTAAGTATGAGTATGGACGACTTACTATGATGTGTGAGTCTGAAGTTCCTGATTATATTAATGATGACTTAGTTGGTATTATCATGGAGGAGCTAGAGAATAATAGGTACTTAGGGAGTGTCTTAGATACTTGGGATTCTATGTCAGGTAGAAGTAGTCTTGATATTGATAATTTCTTACTGAACAATAAAATCAACGAAATATCTGCTAGACTGCCTGGTTATTTAAGTGGTGGAATAACTTATAACTACGATAGACCATAAGCAACAGTTAGGGAATGACAGTGTGTTCGTTCCTTAACTTTTTTCTTCTCCGAACCGTACAATCTTGCAAGTTTCCTATTATTATTGCCTTATTAATAGAAATGAACAATGATAATATGGAAGTAGAAATTTATTATGGTATGAGTGGTGCAATGAAAAGCGCTACAATCGATTCGAAATTGTCCAAGTATGATCTGCCAGTAATGAGGTCGAAAATCAAGTCATGGAAAAAATATCAGACTACTATATTTGATTGCCTGACTGAATATAACGACCTGAACTATGGCATTCTTCACTTGGTAGGACTCGAATCATTTTTAAGCGGTCTCTGTATTAATGAACAGGGAAGCGCCATTATTGAGAGAGGTATTAGTGATTCAATTTTCTATCATACACTTAGGGCCTGCTTTCCAGGATCAGCAGGAGATTTCGAGGTAATAGAATCAGCAATACAGGAAGAACTTAACTTACTTAGGGGTTGCAAGGTAAGAAAGATTCTATTAGTACAGGAAGACGCTGATTTTATAAGGGACGTGGTACTAAAAGATCAATATAGAGCAGGCTGTTTCAAGGATGTCAATGATTACCTTGAGAAACAGAGAAAGTATGTCAGGTTTACAGAGGAGTATAATAAGATTGACAGTGTAGTAAAAATAGAAAACGCCAAGGACTACATAGAAAAGGTACTTGGTCAAAAATTTATGGAACATGTTGACTGAAAATGACAAGAGATTCAGTGATGAGTCTCAGTATGAAAATCTATAATAATAAAGAAGGAAAAACTAATGATGGAAGTCGAAAAGATTATTGTCAAGAAGAAGAGAGCCGGATTTACTGAAGCATTCGACCCTAAGAAGATTCATGCCGCTATCAGAAAAAGTGCAGATAGAGTATTATTTGACATGACTGATAAAGACTGCAAGAAGGTAAGCGATGCAGTAGTGAGCAGAATTGAGGAGCCAGAGGTAACAGTGAGGAAACTACATAAGCTAGTTGAAGTGTCCCTGGATGAGTGTGGATTTAATAAGGTGGCTGAATCTTATAGGCAATATAGAAACTATAAAATCGATGCCCAGAAAATAATGGAGGCTGTTGATGCAAAGACCCTAGAACTATCATACAAAGCAGACAAGTCAAATGCAAACTGTGATAGCTCCCTTGTATCTACGAAAAGAAGCCTGATATATGGAGAACAACAGAAGGAAAGATATAGGCGAGTCTTTCTTAATGAAATGGAAAGAGAAGCACTATCTGATGGTTATATCTATGCACATGACCAATCAGCTAGACTTGATACCACGAATTGTTTTCGCAGAGATACTAAGTTTATTACTAGTGTTGGTGTTAAGTCTTTCTATGATTTTTCAGATGGCGATGAGATAACGGTTCTAACTCCTTACGGTAATTGGAAGAAGGCAGTCGTTAGAAGTTATGGATGGCAGAAATTAAATGAGGTAGTGTTAGTAAGAGGTGGAAATGTAAAAAGAACTATCTACTGTACTGGAAACCATAGGTGGATATTAGAAGACAACACTACTACCACTAACTTGAAAGTAGGAGATTGTCTATTTAAGATGCCCGATATAACAGAGTTCGATTGGAATGATCTTAACCTAAGGGAGAAGAAATTATGGTGTTGGGGATTTGCACTTGGTGATGGAACTAGCTATCCAGACGGGTATAATGAAATAACTAAAATCAGACTCTGTGGACATAAAATAAAGGATTTTTCACAGAGATTTACGGATTGTGGATATACCGTAACAGAGTGTGGTGTAAAAGAAAAAATTACACTAGTGTATATTAGAGATTTTGGCCATTGTAAGGAGATACCTTGGTTATATTTTACCAAACCTGAGGATATACAGTACTATGTAAATGGCTTAATGTGTGCTGATGGATCAAAAGTGCCAGGTACTACTTTAAAGTTTAATGGTATTCAAGCAACAGGTGAGGAGATTAATAAGCATCTTTACGATTTACTAAATATTGCCGGGTATTTCGTAACCTCAGTCAGAGATTTAACAGGACAAGTTACTAACTATGGTGTTAGGAAAAAAGAAACCAAGAATTATGGTGTAAACTCTAGTATTAAAGTGAATTGGAGGGTGAAATCAATTACACCATCATATTTAAATAATAAGGCTCAGGTATGGTGCCTAGAAGTAGAGGATGATCACTCTTTTGTACTAGAGGGTGGTATACCAACCGGCAACTGTTCTTTATTTAACCTAGGTAAGATACTGAAGGATGGTTTTATGTTGTCTAATACAGAATACAACGAGCCACAATCACTTCAGGCGGCAATTTCTGTAACTGCTGATGTACTAAGTGTTATTGCAGGTAATCAGTATGGTGGATTAACAGCTCCTGAGATTGATACAGTACTTGCCCCTTATGCTCAGAAGTCTTATGATTTTTACCTAAACCAGTATAAGGAGTTAATGGAAGATGCAGGTTGTACAGTAGATCCAGAAAAACAAGAGAAATATGCAATTGGTAGAGTAATAAGAGAGGCCGAGACAGGTTTCCAGCAGATCGAAATGAGTAGTGGTTCTGTTGCAAGCTGTCGTGGTGATTTTCCGTCAACTAAGATAAAATAGGGCGGCCTTAGGTAGTAATACTTAAGTGAAAAAGACAGTGAACCTATAAATGTAGGGTGTGAGTAGTAAACTTGCTAACGGTAAGAGTGATTAATAAGCTCTCTAAGAAAGCCTAAGGTCCTGAAAAGGATAGCTGGTAATACCGTGCCAAGCTATGATAAGTTATTCATAGAAGGTGTAACGACTATTCCGTGAGGAAGTAGAGGTCATGTGAAATTCTTGACTTCGAAGTGCTGTCTAACCTTTTTAATTAAGGTTAATGATATAGTCTAAACTAGTATGAAAGTATTAGAATTATTGTCTTATCCTTCTCCTTCGGACATGATAAGTCTAAGTGGGGAAGCTTGATTGCATCGACTATCTTGAAAGTTAGAAAAGGTGGTCAAGGAAAGCCGGGGAGTAAAGTTCCTGTTGTATTTCCAAAACTTATATTCCTCTTTGATTCAGACCTGCACGGTAAGGGTAAAGAGCTAGAGTGGTTGTTTGATGAAGCGATTGAATGTACTAAGATCGCTCAATATCCAGACTACTTAAGCCTTGATCAAACAGCAGATGGTGAAACTCCAAATTATGTAGGTGATGTATATCATAAGTGGGGAAAAATAGTAAGTCCAATGGGTAAGCAAGAGTCTACAGCCCATTTAAAATCTTTTGAACCGTTTCTCGCGGGTGTAAGAGTAAAATCTTGCTAACGGTTAGGTCCTGCTATATAGGATGAGACCGTGCTAAGCTAAGTTAATTTAGAAAGTGTATCGACTATCCCTGATGAGTGTAAGGGAGTAGGTCTAGGGATGAGAACTAGATCGAAGCGGAAGACTATTACATGGTTGAATGTAATAGATGATATAGTCAGTGCCTTAGGTAACTAGGGAATAAATGTGTAGAGCGTTCTTGAGTCCATGTTTTAAGAATTCAGGAACACCAACGCCTCAAGATGATAACGATGAGATGATGATATATAGGTGTAATCTCGGAGTAATATCATTAAACCTTCCAATGATCTATGAGAAATCAGTAGAGGAAGGAAAAGACTGGATAGAAACACTTGACTTCTATCTAGACATGGCAAAGAATATTAATGTAAGAACCTATAAATACTTGTCAAATCTTCGAGCATCTAGCAGCCCACTTGTATTCTGTGAAGGCGGTTTCGATGGTGGTAACTTAAAGCCAGATGAGAAGATTGAGCCAGTTCTTAAGTATTCAACAGTATCATTTGGTTATGGTGGTCTTCATGAATTATCTATGTTAGCAACTGGAAAATCACACCATGACGACGAAAGTGGTTTTGCATTGAAGACACTAGAACATATATCTAAGAAGGCAGAAGAATATAAGAAGAAGACAGGAATATTATTTGCAGTATACGGTAAAAGAGCGTGCCGTATTAAAACTATCAAACCTACTAAAGGGTGTGTTACTGTGGAAAGTAATGCTAACGGGGGAAGGCTAAGTTACTATGTAATATGCTAATCCCGTGCCTAGTTTAACAATTAACTAGCGTGTAGAGATCATCGAAAAGGTATCAATAAATATTATAGCTTATTTATTGAGAGTAACTGAGTAGAGTAGGGAACGAGATTAGTACGTTTCCGAAGTGGATAGAACTTATTAGCAGTAAGTTAAGATATGATCCGGTACTAGTAGAAATATTAGTAGTGTCACGACGCCAGGTGAATCTCTTCTCCCATTGTTTAACGAGAAATTCATTAATAAGTATGGTGAGAAGAATGGTATAATTACTAAGGGTGGATACTTGACAAATAGTTTCCACTTGAATGTTAGAGAAGACATTGGCCCTATTGATAAGATGGATGCTGAGTCTAAGTTCTGGAATTACTCAAATGGTGGCAAGATTTCACACATTAAGATTAACTCCTTAGATAATACAGAGGGAATTAAGTCTTTGATTCTTTATGGTATGTCTAAGGGTCTGTACTTGGGTGTAAATCATCAAGCAGATTATTGTGTAAGTTGTGGTCATCATTTTATTGGTAATGACAGTACAGATGAATGTAAGTGTCCTGTTTGTGGTAGTTCTGATATAGTGAAAGTAAGACGCATAAGATCGTTTGTGCCTTTGATTGACTTAGGTTGATCATAGAAAACACTTTTAATTGCTGGAACTAGTAGGAGTAGATCTTACTAAACCAGCAGTCAGTTAGATAAAAAACTGATTCAACGACTATAGTAAGTGGAGAATTATATAGTCTAAATTATATTGAAAAATATAAAGCGCTGATTTAGAGGAAGTTAGGGAACGGCTACTTAAGTTTTACCAGAACTAGAACAGGTGATGTCAGATTTAATGAAGGTAAGATGAAGGAAATTGGAGATAGAGTTAATATGTAAAGTTGGAGGTTTGATGAAAATAATAGAGACATATCATAACGACTTACTAAATGGAACTGGATTACGAGAGGTATTATTCTTCTCAGGTTGTACTCATCATTGTCCAGGCTGTTTTAATCAATTTACATGGGACCCAGATGTAGACCAAGCGCATGAATTTGAGGAAGAGGATTATCAGGAACTACTTGGTAATCTGAGAAAGCCTTATGTTAGTGGTGTTACGTTGAGTGGTGGTGATCCTATGTCAGTCTGGAATAAGAAGGGAGTACTTGATTTGGTAGTGAGATTAAAAAAAGATCTCCCTGACAAAACAATCTGGCTCTATACTGGTTATACACTTGAACAAATACAAGCAGAGGGTGATGAAAAACTTGAGATCTTAGGTTACATTGATGTTCTTTGTGATGGTAGATTTATCGAGTCAAAGAAATCACCTCTTAAGCCTTGGGTGGGAAGTGAGAATCAGAGAGTAATAGATATGAAGAAAACATTAGAACAAGGAAGTATTTCAATTTTTGTTTAACCATATTATTTAACGTTTTATTAACATTTATTCGGAGTAGGGTAGTTGTGAAACTGCCTTGCTCTCTTTTTTATTTCCCCTTAGTTTCCTTAATAGTGTGAATCAATTATTTATTAACTATGAGAGAAAGAGAGAAAATTATGTTATTGCGTGTTAGAATCAAGCGCATGAGTGTAATTAAAAAATATTAGTAGAGTATGAAAAGGATATTATTCGCGCTCTATATTTACACGCCAGATTTTGATGATGGTGTGGATGATGATATTAGAAGAGTGTATGAAAGAAAAGAGGATGCCGAGGAGTTAGTAAGAAGGTTAGAGAGTAGATATAATAAGGCCCTACTTGATGATACTGAACTGACTTATGAATACTATGACTTGACCAATAAGTACTACGAAGAGGATCCAGTGTATAATGAGATTGAGGGTAGAATCAATGAAGTATATCAGAAGTATTCAAGTATTGACAAGAATTTTTCATGGCGAGAAGACCTAAGTAATAAGTACGATGAGGAAGTAAGGGAAGACCAAGAAAGATTAAGTCAGCTAGAAAAAACAGGACCCTTTGAGTATGCGGTTAAGAATGCAAGTGACCCAGAGAAGATGAGACAGTATATTAATGTTAGTAGGTCAAGATATAGGGGTGCTAGGATTGAACAGATTAAATTATTCTAAAGAGGTATGAGAGTATTTGCAGTCTACACAGAAAGGTCTAAATCAACCGACCTTGTTAAGTTATTTCAGAAGGAGGAAGATGCAGTAAGGTATGTAAGATTATCAGATAGGGTAGATAAGTTATTTTCTAGTGAGTTTGATAAAATTAGATCACTCTGCGTATCTCAAGTAAGAAGTGCGGAGGGTGTAATGCAGAAACCAGACCTTACTAAGATGCCACTAGATAAGTTGTATGAATTATATCTAGGCAAGTATGGTAGTGAGGAGGCAAAGAGAAGGTATGCAGAAAGGGTAAGCGAGGGTGAAATCTTCTCTAGTATAACAGAAGATAATTTTGACGATTACATACCAGACTTAATAAGAATATACCTTAGAAGAAATAGTAGGTGTATTGAGGATTACTACATCAGTTCTTTTGTTAAGGAGCTAGTAGTTGAGTAAGATTAGGTAGGAGAGTTAAGACTTTCCTACTTATTTTTTTGCCCTTGATTCCTTATAGGTAGATAATATATTAACAATTTAAAAATATGAAAGAAAAATTAGTAACAACAAGAGAATTAAAAGTAGGAGAATTTTATACCTACAAAGGTGATGATGAGAAAGAGAAGAACCTATCAAGAGTTGGGAACTTCACTAACTCTACTAGTGGACCTGTTAATATGATTTATGTAGTGAGAGAGGTAGATTATGGTAAAGCGTCAAGAAGATTAGAGGTAATAAGTTTGGATAGTAGGTACTCTCTATCTGACGAACACGCTAAGAAAACAGTGGGGACTAAGTACATATCACTGGAAAAGGGTGAGCGAGACTTAGATAAACCAGTTTGGTATCCGTGGAATAACTCAACTAATATAGACCTGTGGTTTTCTGAAGCAGGTTGTGTATTAGATCGTAAACTTAAGAGAGCTTTCCCTGAGTATAAGATGTGTGCACCTAATATGATGTTCGGCGATATTGTAGTCGAGGTTAGAACAGGTATTATACTATCAATCGACAAAGTAATCGGTAACTATGTAATATCGAGACTTTATTACGACAAAGAGAATTCACTGGGTAGTCATGAAAAATATGTAATACTCAGTAAGGCAGGTTCTAGGTTCAGACAAGCAATTAAACATGAGATTTCTTTGCTTAGTAATAACCTCCCAGTCGTAGAGGGAAGTACTGAAGAAGATAGTATGTACCTAGACTACCTACGAACAGTTCTAGATAATAAGCTGAACAATAGAGTAATGCAGAGGCTTGAAGCTGGTTGCACGTTTAAGGTTGGGTATAAAACTTTTATTGGTCCTGGTATGTATCTATTTAGTGGAGAACATATACCAACATTACTATCTGGCACTAAGATTAAATTCGAAGAAGTTACAACGAGTATGTATCCAATATGTTCAGTTGAGATTGATAATAATGCGGCATCACTCTTACAAGTTCTAGATGGAAGAGAGGGGTACTTCGATCCGAAATATATGAAGTTTATAAGAAATTTCAAACTAGAGGACTATTTTGCGGCATTTAATAGGAAAGAGTCCCATGGATACTTAGTAAATATATTATTAGGTGATATCATAAGATTTGAATGTGAGAAAGCTGTTAGCAATTATCTACAGACTAATTCTCACGACAATCCAGTTGTAGAACTAATAGTGTATAAGGATAAAGACTTTATAGAGTTTACGTTGAAGTCTAGTAACTTTGGAAACGAAGTACTATGTAATTGCAAAAGTTCTTGGAGACCTGTAAGTGAGAGAGAAGTACCAATGCTAGATGAGATCTTTGAACAGCTAGAGAAGAGCAGTCGTAAGAAGGTTGTTGAGAGGCCTATTACTGTTATGGTCAATGGTAAAGAAGTTAAGGTCAGTGAGAAGTTGAAGAAAGAACTAAAGAAACTAGTTAAAGAATAATGAAAAGAAAAGAAAAGGATAGAACGTAAAAGTCTATCCTAATCTTTTTTTTGCTCACCTTGTCTTAATTACATCCACTACCTGTTTTCCTGTTATTCCCGGGTAGTCTTTCTGTAATTCCGCTAGTAATGTCTTAGTATCAGCAAGGGTAACTTTTCTCCCAAGCTTATCACAGGCGGTCTCTATTATCCTCCTAATTTCTTCCTCATTCATCTTAGGTGGCATTAATTTTTCAAGTACTTCAAGCTCTGCAATTTCTGCTTCTACTAAGTCTTGTCTCCCAGCTTTCTTATACTCGCTGATTGACACTGTATAATCCTTGTAGAGTTTCTGTAAGATCTTCGCCTGTCCTACTTCATCAACTTGCCCAACAGAATGTACATACTTATCCTGCTCTGCCTTGATTCTTTGATACACACTGAGATCGAGCTTACTATTATTCTTTCTCGCCTCCATAATAAGTTTTTCAATACAATACATAAAATCACTGCTTAATACTACATAATTAAGGTATTTCCGGGGTGATTTTAGCGGGGTTGGGTGATGGCAGGGGGATTTAATATTAGAAATGGGCCAATATTATAGTACCTGCCACAAATTTCCCCCCAATTTTCACCCCGATTTTTAGTAGTTCCCTTATATGTAGAAAGAGCTGAGTATTTTTTACTTGGTGATTGAGACAGATTGATATGCTCGGTGAGTTATTTTTTCTGTCTTTCTTTTTGTAATTGACTTTATACAAATATAGATTTTCAGAGGGAGCGTCCAGTATAGTTTAAACTTGTTGGTGAATAAAATATTAAGGTGGGTACATAATATGGTTTCTCAGCAAGCTATATTGGCCTCTTTCGATCTATTATTTTGTATAGTAGAGGAATAAACAACGTAATAAAAATAAAAGTCATGAAAGAATTTTTACAAAGTTTAAAGCAGGGTTTGACATTCAAGAACCCTATTATTGCAATGGGCACTTTTATTGGTGTTTGTTTGTTGGTTAGTGCTATTTTCTTCTGGGCAGCTCCTATGAAGTTGAGCAATAAGACAGACTACAATGCAGTGATCAGCGCAATTAAGGAGAACTGTAAGGATAGCATTAATGGCCTTACACTGAGTGATGTTGAGGTACGTCAGGATTCAACCGGTAAGTATTTCGATTGTCAGGTGGCTAGATATAATGTTGTCAAGGATGATTCAACTACCTTGCATGGTGTAACAGTTATCAAGATTAAGAAGAATTTCTGGAAGTATCGTTTTGATGGTGTATACAGTAAGTAAGAAAAGTTAATTTGTTTTCCATAATTTTTAATTCCTATAGTGAATAGCAGCGGCAGGTTCTACTCTTCGATGAGGCTATAGGAACTTATGAATGCAACAGTAAAGAAAGTAAAACTAGTTGTGCGTTACTTAGCAAAACCAATCATCTGGTATATTAACGTACATGCTAGGAACTGTGAAAAATTATTTAATGGGGCAACTAATATACCCTATTTTCTTTAGCGAACAATAGTAGCTAATTCACAGTAGATGTTTTCCGAGCTTATGATGGAGTGCCAGGATGTAAGATGAAACCTGGATTATACACTCCACCTTAAGTATTGGACCTGTTGTTGTAGTTTAAAAAAAAATACACTATGAAAAACGAAGATAAAGACCTAGTTAAGCTTGCAGGTGCTGGAGGTTTACTGGCAGCAGTTGGTTCTGGTTCTAAACTTAATGAAGATGCAGCTAAATACTACCTCCAAAAAGGAAAAAGTAATTCTAAGAAGTTTGCGGAAGAGAGTAAATCCATTTCTGGTAAACTGAAAGACCTTGCTAATAAACAGAAAACGGCTGTTATTAGGGGAAAGGGAGGTGAAGGGTCTTTCCATTTGTCTGAAATAAGTGATACTACAAAAGAAAGTATTAAGAAACAGTTTAAACCGGCAAAAGATGCGATTAAGAAGCTCAGGGAGTATAGAAAAGAAGTAGAGTTGCAAACTGGCAAGAAGGGACTTAGGGGGACTCCACATGAAGGTTCTAAGAGAAAGATAAAAACAAATCTTAAGGAATTCAAGAAAGTACTTAACTCTAGAGATCTAATCGCCATCGATCACTCTCTGTCTGACCCGACTGCAGACCTTGCTCATGAGTTAGGACACTCTATGCACGTAAGTGGCAGGAATGGTAGTAAGGTAGGTAAGATTGCACATAAGTTAAAGCATAGGATAGACGAACTTGATAGAAAGACGATGAAATCCTTAGGTACTAACAATAGTTTTAAGGTTGGTGCTGGTATTGGAACAGGTCTTGGCGTAACTGGCGGTCTACTTAGCGGTATTAAAGCTGGGCGTGACGAAAAGAAAGGTAAAAAAGAGAGTGTCTTAAATAAACTCGCTCCTTATGCAGCACCTATTGCCTACAAGACACCTGAACTAGTCTCTGAATTTGAGGCATCACGTCAAGGTCTGAAACTATTAAAGAAAGTAGGAGCAAGTAAGGAATATAGGAAGGCAGCAAGAAAAACAATGGGGGCTGCTTTTGGTACTTACGCTTCTGCACTAGCCGCACCTCTATTAGCTGGTTTTGGAGCAAGGCAGGTAGGTAAGGTAATAGGTAGAAGAACAGTAAGGGATGATAATAATAAGAAATAAAAGATTTGCAGTGAGTGATGAAGAATTCAAGGCCTTAGCAGATTCAACAGCAGAAAATGATGCTAGTGAGTTAAGGTCATATGATCCCTCCTCAGCAACTCAAGCTACACCTGGAAAGTAGGTTATATAATAAAGGAAAAGGTTATGGGAGGAAATTTTAATCCAATCAATCCGTTCAGTGATCCAGAATTTAAGAAGGCGATTATTGATAAGGAAAGAGGAAGTAGTACAGGGAGTGATGACTATGAACTACTTGATGAGGATTCTGAAGGTGGTGATGTAAGTCAGGATCTCAAGAGTATTATATCAGGTGCCCCAAGCCTTCCTAAGACTGCGAAAAACTTAATACTTGATGCTAGTGCCCTTGCCAAGAATGAAAAAGAGGCGAAGGCAAAAGAAATGTCACTAGCACTTAACAATGTATTCACGCAGTATAATAAAGAATATGGAACAGACTTACAGATAAATTTTGACTCCCTAACACAGACACTAGTAAATGTTAGTGATCCAAAGAGTAGGAGAGTACTTGAATTATATCTGTCAGAAATCTACTCAAGCATTAAGCCAATCTTGATAATGCATTTAATTCAGAAACTGGCTATTGCAATTGAGTATATCACAGACCCAGCTAGAATGTTTGGACAAGACTTAACAACTGCTGATATCTTCCTAATAGTAGATCACTTAATGGGATATATAAATCAGCTAGAGGAACTTAAGTCAGACATCAAAATAGAGGGTGCTAACTTAGAGCTTCAGAAAATTGCACAAGAAGGTAATGGACTAGACTTACAATCAGACCAGTCAAAAGAGGCAATCGATAATTTCATGAAGCTCCTAAATAAAGAAACAATAAAGTAGTAATGAAGCAGAAGGAATTTGCAAGGGCTGACTACGAGGGTCTTAGTAAAGAGGGGCAGAAGTACTTAAGAGCAAAAAGAAACTACTTTGCGCAAGATTTTATAAATGATAGGCGTAGGGGGTCTAATCTTATACCTGACTTTGATCATTTTAGAGGGCTCTTTAGAAAAGATGCAGAATCAATAGATAGGGATTTAAAAAGTGGTAACAACAACCTTATTGAAGGGGCAAAGAGAAAAATAAGACTAGCAATCTTTGATGATCATACCCTTAAAAGGTCAAACAATAAGGAAATGCTTGCTAAAAAAAGAAGCTCGAAGGGCCAACAAGTCCTTTATTGACCCACTTCTTAAGAATAAAGAAACTAGAGCAGAACGTGCAAAGCAATTAGCGGCTGAAAGGGCAAGTAAGGCATCTCAAGTACAGCAACAGACACAAAAGGCTGCTGAGTCCACAGTTAAGCAGGGAGTTGAGAAAGTCGCACCAGCTAATAGTAAACGATTGAAGTTAGTAGAAGAGCTTCGAGCTAAGAAGGCACTTGGTCAGAAACTTAAAAAGGCTGGTATAATCGGTGCGGGTGTAGTAGGTACTGCTGCTCTTGCATATGGAGCTAAGAAATTATACGATAAAAACAAAAATAAAGATATAAAAGGACAGAAGGAATTTGCAAGAACTGTATACGAAACAGAGCCTAAAAACGTACCAATGGAAACACCAAAGGTAGCTAAGGAGAAGGCAAGTAAACTACGTGATATATTTAACCGTACCAAGGAGAGTATTAAGAACTCTAAGGTTGGTAAGAATGCAGCTGAATTCTACGCAAAGCATGAGAAGGGTGTTAAGATCGGTGGTGGCGTTGCTGCTGGTACCGCACTTGCAGCAGGCCTAGCGGTTGGTGCTAAGAAACTAGCTGACAAAAAAAAAGAACAGCAGAAGGAGTTCGCTAGAGCTGATTATGCGGAACTTGATAATAGGGCTAAGAGGGAACTTAGAGAGTATAGAAATAAGTTAGCTAAGGGATTAAATTTTAAGAGAAATGAAATTAATAAGAAACTTGCAGATGAACTAACTGCTGCCAAGAATGCTAAGTTTGGATCCGAATTTGAAATAAGTGCGGCCAAATCTAAGGCACATTTTGGAAAAAATCGAGCAGCTGAAGAAGCGAGTAGTAAGGCAAGATTTAAGAGGCTTGATTTACTTGGGGATACTGATAGAAGAAGGATTCATTCTGAGATTTCCATAAATCGTCATAAAGCAATTGCAGATGATCTTCGCGCTAAGAAGGCATTAGGTAAGAGTCTTAAGAAGATAGGCTATACTGGTCTTGGTTTAGCAGGTACTGCAGCTCTTGCGTATGGTGGTAAGAAGTTATACGATAAGTATAAGAAAGACCAAGACTCAGAGAAGGATTAATCTATGATAGTGTTAAGAACTGTGTATTATTCTGCAAAAGATGTAGCAACTTTACCAGCTTTTAGGGGAGATCAAAAACTTCAAGGGACTGTCTCTGAAAAGTTAGTAGAGGACTTGTGCAGTAAGTCACAGAAATTGTATGAAGATTACCCTGATGCAGATGATGAAGGTCCTTTCTTACATTGTGAAGTTAAAAATGGAGTCCTAACTTTTGATACATGGCTCAGTTGTAGTTATAATGCAAGATACGTATTTAAAGGTGGATCTTGGCATAAATTAGCAGGTAGGAAGACAGGCATTTCTGATTTCAAGGAGGATTTATTATTTGAATTAGATAGTTATAAGAACTACTATATTAAGTCTCATGATTCTGAAGATGTTAGGTATATATCTGATATCATAGATTTAGTAGATAAGCTTTTTTAATTACCATATTATTTCCCTTAATAGATTTGAAACAAGAATCTTACTCTTCGATGAGGTTAGGGGAATACGATTATAAAATGAAAGATTATGGACGGACAAAAATTTATAGTACAATCCGACCCTACATCTTCAATTGGGGACTTAGCGTTACCTTCTGACATTGAGCTACAGTATTCAAAGCTTAGCAGGGATGAGAAGATAATAGTAGGTTCCAAGTTATTAGGTATGAATCATGTACCGGTATCTTTTGATCAATTTGTACATGATGATTATTTCTTAGGCAACCCAGAAGTAACAAATCACGGTAAGTCTATTTTTGATATCTGGAAAAAGGCTGGTTCTGAGATTTATCCAACACCTATCAACACTAAAACGCCTTATGTATCATTTGGTGGTTGTATTGGTTCTGGTAAGTCAACTATGTCTAAACTGATGGGACTTTATATGTATCATCGCCTAGACTGTTGTACAAATATGAATCTTAGTCTTGGTCTAGCTGGTGGTGTTAAGATTGCATTTGGTTTCTTCCATGCTAGTGAGGAAACTGCGTATAAAGATTTTGTTACTTATTTTAGGAATGTCTTTTCGGTGAGTCCATATTTTAAGAATCAGTACAATAAGCCGCAGATTCGACTTATTTCATCTGGTCCTAAATCGAATGCAGTCTTAGGTACTCAGCTTGTATTTACTGTGCTTTCTGAGATTGGATTCTGGAGACCACAAGATGCAATGAGTAAACTAGGTGAAGTCCTAATCCGTTTTCAGTCCCGTTTCGTTAGTAAGAGACATAATTTTGGACATCTCATTATTGATAGTAGTGCTAAGGATGCGGATCACTCAGTGGCAGATAAATTCGAAGAGACTGTACCAGAGGATGAACTCTACCTTGCTAAATATTCACATTGGGTAGCAAGACCTGAACTATATAAGGAGAGTGAAGGTAAGACGTTTGAATTTTATAGAGGAGATTCTGTACATACACCTTTTATACTAGAAGAAATAACAGATAGAAGTAAACTAGATGCGGATAGAATCATAGAATGTCCAATACAGGTTAAGCGAAATTTTATCTTAGATCCAATTAAGTCATTACAAGACCTAGCAGGATTTGGTTATACTAGTAAGGAGTTATTTTTCCAAGGTAACATATCTAAGCTTATTGAGTGTTCAAGTATTACTAACCTAGGTGATGATGTAATTGATGACATAGATTTCTTTAACTTAGATGATACAATCTATGACAGAGTCTCACCTATGCTTACTAAGATACCTAGACATACAACATTATTCATACACCTAGATATTGGACTTAAGAATGACGTATGTGGTATAGCAGCTTCTTATTTCGATGGTGAGATAACAGACACGGATGGATTTGATACAACTCCTTATCCTACATTCAAAGTTCCATTATTGTTTGGACTTGGTAGGAAGAAGGGACAATCTACTTCACTTGACCATATATTTCAATTCATACAGAGATTAAACGTTGACTATAATGTAAATGTTAGTGCTGACTCTTTTGCTAGTGCTGGTTTATTTCAATCTTGTGAGCGTGTTGGTATTCCTTATGAAGAGTTGTCAGTAGATAGAACAACAGAACCTTACTTTATGTTCAAAAATATTGTCTTATCTGGGAGAGTTAAGATGGTATATAATGAGAGAATGTTACGTGAGTGCCTAGAGCTTAGGGTCGTAACAGGCGGTAAGAATGGTGGTCACGTTAAAATAGATCATCCAGAGGAATCTAACTGTTTTGAATATGACCATAAAGGAAAGACTGGTAAATTAGACGGCTCTAAGGATATTGCTGATGCTTGTGTTGGTTCTATCTGGGCATGCTATAAGAAATACTCACAATACCTAGAAGATGGTGGTAGCTCTGCAAATAAACAACTTAGAATAGTTGAGCAGATGACAAGAAATGCTAGGGAAGATAGTAGCATACAGCTACAGAATATGCTAGAAGATATATTTTAAGAGGAACACTTCTTAGGCACTAGACTTGTAAAAATATGAAGAAAGAAACTAAAGATAGGGCTAAATTAGCAGTAGGTGGTATAGCAATTGGTACTGCATTAGCGGCCCCATTAGGGGAAAATATTAGGAAGTTTGCTCATAATCGGATACCTATTAGCGATAATAACCTAAGTGAAGAGAATAAGAAATTATACAGTAAGCTAGGAAGAATAGCTAAGAATCAGAAAACATATTTAACAAATGGGCACAATCAGGAAGATTATTATACGAGCTCTATACCAAAAGAGCGAATAGAACAAGCAAAAAGAGAAATTAAGTTAGCTAAGAGAAATTTTGCAAATTATAGATTTGAAAGAACCTTGCAAAAGGCGAGTTCTGGAAACCCGAGCCTAAAAGGTACGAGCCACAAACTAGAGAATAAGTCAACTAGGAATTGGATCAAGGATGCTAAGTCAATACTTAACTCAAAGGACCTTATAAACATTGGTGATAAAAATCGAAATGAATCAGGGGCATTCCTTGCACATGAACTTGGACACTCTATGCATAAAAATGGTAGAGGTGGTAGTAAGATAGGTAAGATTGCACATAATCTAAGAGATGAAGTAGGTGAATTTGAGTCTAAATTAAGCAAGGGTGTTTACAAAAAGACAGGGATTAAGTTGTATGATACTCATATATCTAATGGTCTTGGTATAACTAGTGGACTACTTAGCGGTATTAAAGCAGGGCGTGATGAAAAGAAAGGTAAGAAGGAGAGTGTCTTAAATAAACTTGCCCCTTATGCTGTACCCCTCGCCTATAAATCCCCAACATTAGTATCTGAATTTGAAGCTAGTCGTCAAGGTATGAAACTACTCAAACAGGCTGGTGCAAGTAAGGAATATAGGAAGGCAGCAAGAAAAACAATGGGGGCTGCTTTTGGTACTTACGCTTCTGCACTAGCCGCACCTCTATTAGCTGGTTTTGGAGCAAGGCAGGTTGGTAAGGCAGTAGGTAGGAATACAGTAAGAAATAATAACAAGAAAGATGATAATACCAAGAATTAAATACTTCGCTGAATCCTATGAAGAGCAGACTAAGAAGAATAGAACTGCAAACTTAGTAGGTGCAGGTGGAGTAGTTGGTTCTATTGGTGCAGCGGTTGGTTATAATAGGGTAGCAAATAAACTTGGTACTAAGAAAATTGACAACCAAGCACAGAAGCACCTAGAAAAAGGAACCAACTTAATAAATGCCGAGTCTGAAAAACTAGTGAGGGATGCAAGACTACGTAGAAATATTGCTGGGACTGCATTGAAAGATAAGGCAAGAAGAGATATATCAGGTAAGGGTCCATTTGGTGCAGGTAAGATCAGAAGAGAATTTGCAAAGGACCTAAGAGCAGAAAATCAGAAACTAGCTGAGACAGAAAGAAGCATTTCTAACTTCATGAATGCGAGGAGAGCAGAATTAAGCAGGAGAGTTAGTGGTGCAGTAGAGAGGTCAAAGGCTGTGATGAAAAGAAAGAATAGTAATAGGGCACTTGCAATAGGAGCGGTTGGCACTGGAATGGCACTAGCTGCTAGAAAATTAATAAAGTCTAGAAGAAAGCAAGAAGATCCAGTAATGATCGACGCAAGTAACCTATACAATATACCAGGTGAAAATGATAATACCAAGAATTAAATATTTTGCAGACCGAGATTATACAGACTTAAATTCAAAGGGCCGAAAGGAGCTTAGGGAAAGAAGATCGAACTTTGCTAAAGCTTTAAAGAAGTTTAGAAAAAAAGCCAACGATGAATTAAAAAAAGGTGATTTCTCCCCAGGTGGTGGTGGAGAGTTTGAAGGAAGAATAGAAGGTGGTGGTGTCATAGAAAGAATACGAACCTATAGAAGGCATTCTTATGACCCTATTACTAATTATCGTAATGTTAAAAACGATATTTGGGAATCTGCACTAGATTCGGCAAAGGATGCTGGCAATCGAATGAAAGAAGCTGTAATGGATGAAAGCAAGTATACAAAGGGTGCACCAACCAGACCTGAGTATTATAAAATGATTCGAGAGAATAAGGCACTCAGAAAGGGTCTTAAAAATGCAGGAAAAGTAGCTGTTGGTGTAGCAGGTACAGCAGCTTTAGCATACGGCGGTAAGAAGCTCTATGATAAGTACAAGAAAGACCACAGTTCAGAGAAAGATACAACAAAGGAATTCTCTGAGACAAAAGAGAAGGTTCGTAAGGGTCTTGAGTATACTAGTACAGGTTTAGGTCTTGGTACAGGTCTTGGTTTAGGAACTGCGGGTTATTATGGACTTAAGGCAACTAAGAAGGGCCTTGATGGTATTAGCGCTTATGAAGGTAAGACTGTTAAAGGTCTACTGAAGAATAAAGAAGTTAAAGAGGCAGCTGATCTAATCAAGAGAAGTTTCAAGAATGGTGATGTTCGCTTTAAAGGTAACGGTAAGAAGGCATTAAATACTGCAGCAGGTTTGGCAGCAGCTTCTATTGTTGCTGGTGGTGCTAGTAAGTTATTAGGTAAAAACAAAGACTCTAAGAAGTAATTTTTAGGGTTTGGTTTATATATCCCAAAGTGATAATTTATGTTATCTACTATTCGATTAGGCTTTGGGAACTAAAATAAAATTATAGAGAACATGAAGAAACACGAGAATTTTTTCGAGAAGATGTTTGGTAGTTTCTCAGTAGGTTCATCAAGAGTTCCATTGAGATCTAACATCTTCAATAGTGGTTCTGGTTATAGTAAAATTGGATCAACTGGTGGTGGAAGGTTTGGTGGTAGTCAGAGAAAATCACCTCTCCTTGGAAATGCATCACCTAGTAATTTAATGTCTGGTTACTACGAAAGATCAGACGAGCTCAAGAGTTATCAGTTATTAGATGTTGTAAAATTAGCTACTAACTTTTTTGCTGACTACATAATTAACTTCTTAGGTGAGGGTAGAAATGCCGTTACTATTATGGATGAGAATAATGAGGCAGCAGATGAGTTTAAGACTGAAAAAATAAATGAAATACTAATCAATGACTTAAAAATCTACGATTACATCAGAAGTCATGTTAAGGATGTTGTATTTCATGGAAGCTATACTAGTATGTTGATGAATACTAAGGATGAACTTGGTCACCTTAAATTTAGATTTGAGGAGATTAATGATCCAGTTAGTGTAGTGCTCAAGAAGAAGAAGAATAAAACAGGTGATACGGTAGATTCTTATATTACTAGGGGTTCTGATAATAAGCTCTATGAAATTCCATCAGAGAGTGCATTTATGTTAGGCTCTATTAACTTACGCCTTGAAAATGACCTTGATGAATCTTGGGAAAATAAAAATCATACCGTCAAGCCTAGTTTTGGTAAGACAAGCGGAAAAGATAATATAGAAAAGGTACTTAAAACTTGTTCATACTTAGCAGGGGAGCCATTATTCTATTCATCTATCTTAAAGGTGAAAGAACTAGTTATCAAAGAGCTCCTAGTATCGCTTATTTCATTGAGGGATATATCAAGTATTCAGATTTTCTTACTGCAATTTGATAAGCAGACCCCACTTGAGACAGCTAATGAGATTTGTGCAAGAACTACTAAGCTGGCTAATAATACAAATGAACTAGCATCATTCTTAACAAGTCAATTTGATGCAGTGTCTTTCTTGGAGAATACACTCAGTCAATCAGCTAAGTTTGTACCTGACTATAACTCAACAATTGGTAATAAGAATAGTATGTTGCCACTAGATAAACTCAGTGATAAACTACTAGATCTTATGCAGAACCTTGATAACTGTAGGAGTAATGTACTTAGTCCTCTCGGTATCCCAGCAACAATCTTGGATAGTACGAGTGGTAGTAAGTGGCAGATCCTACAACAGAGTGAGAGAGCTAATAGTAGGGTGACAGGTTTTATGACGGGTATTAAAGAATCTGTTACAAGACTAGCTGCTAAGATATATGAAACTGTATATCATGAGGAGATTGACCCAAGTAGAATTCAGCTCCATATTAGCGAAAAGACTAGTGTTGAGTATAATAATCAAATAAATCAGAGTGAAAGTATTGGTGGACTTGTGAATGGTATTACAGGTATTGTCACTAACGCACTCCAAACACTAGAAGGATCAGCACCTCTTATTGATACAAAGGCTTATCTCAGTTACATACAGGGACTCATTAAGGATATCGACCCAAATACAGAGCCTCTCATAACAGAAGATACGATCAATAAGTATACAGCATATTCACAGGCAAAGCTATCTAATATGTTGGAACAGCAAGGTATGGATCCAAGTATCTTAGAAACACCAACGGAAGAAGGAACATGATAATACTAAGAAAACAATATTCTGCTACTGACGAAAGTGATGTAGCTAAGAAGGAAGAAGAGAACAAGAAGAAAACAAAACTTGCTAAGGCGGCAGGTATTAGTTTAATGGGTATGGGTGGCACTACTGCTGGACTTGCTACTTTAATCGGCGGTGCTAAGAAAAAGTACGGTAAGATGACAGTTGAGGAAATAAAGAAGCTTCACCCAAAACTTAGTGATAAGTCCATTAAGAGATACCTAGAAAGATTGCCGACTGATAAGCAAGTAGGTAGTGCAAAAAAGACGGGTAGCTTGGCGGCGGTAGCAGGAGCACTTACACTTGGTGCTGCACTATATAATCAGAAAAAGTCAGAGAAAGATGATTCTACTAAGGAGTAAGTACTATGCAGCTCCAGAACCAGGTGATATAGTTGACCCAGAGAAAAATAAAACAGGTCAAGAATTACCAGAGCAAGGGGCAGAGGCAAAGAGTCAAGAAGTGTCAGCCAGAGATATGCAGATTGAAAGGATGAGACTACAGAGACAACAACTCCAAATGAATCATCAAAGACAACAGATGCGTATTAAAGAGCAGATGCAGAAGAATAGGCAGCTAACGCAATTACAAAGGTCTGAGAATGAAAAAGAAATCTCAGATAATAAAGACCGTATTAGAATTAGGCAGCAGGAAAACACAAACCAGAAGCCAGATAATACAAGTCTCTATAAGAATAAAGCGAAAACTGCCCCTCCTGTATCAATGCCTAAAAAGTAAGACACATGGACGAATTAAAAGAGAAAAGGTTTACTAGTAAGGTCGAGAATCAAGAAGACGTGCTAGGAAATCAAGATAGGTATAATCCTCTCAAAGAAACTGAATAAAACTTAACTAGGCTATGATCATACGAAGGAGGAAGAATTTTTCAGGCTACATACCAACTAGCGGTATTGATTATAGTAGTGTTATAGTTGGTGCAGTAGACCCAATTGAACGGGTAGACGAAAAGATTGAGGAGATACCTATTGTTAACGAAGCTAGTAGAAAAGCAAGGTCTAGAATTACAAGCATTACAGGTCCTCTAAGAATTCTACTAGGCAAGAGAAGAAAAGAAAAACAAAGGCAAGAACTACTAGATACAATTAAGAATAGTAGCAGGCCTAACGAAACAAAATAATAAATAAAATAATATGATTGTAAAGAGAATTAGATTCTACTCAGACGGTGGAGTTGAGAGAACACCTCTATCTAAAGTAAAGAATCCTACTTTTGGAGCACAAGGTACTTACTTTGGTAGACGTGCGGCACATAAAGCAGATGAAGAGGGTGCAAGTGATGAGGAAATTCTAAGAAGGGCTAAGAAAGCGAGCACAATATCAGGTGCAATTGAAGGTTCTATAGTTGGTACAGCTTTGGGCAAATCAGTAAAAGATTCACTAAGTAATAAGAGAAACTTAGCAAAACTTCAGAAACTTGCAGACGAGAATCTTAAGAAAGAAGGACTGAATAAGTTTGCAAAGAAAGTACTCAGAAACAAGAATGCTGGTACTGCGGCTGGAGTTGCCACAGGTTTGGCAACAGCTGGCACTATGGTAGGCCTAAATAGACTAGCTAGCAGTATGAATACTAAGTCTCGCTTGAAGAAGCGTAAGGAAATGGACTCTAACAAGTAATAAGTTATGATTATTAAAAGAATCTCATATTTCTCAGACGGCGAAAAAAAAAGAGCTGTTCGTCTTGGGGATATTCAATCACATCGTGGTCGTGGTAGAGCTGCAGTGTTAGGTGCTATCGTTCCAGGTATGGTTGGTGGATACATTGGTAAGAAAAAGGCTGAGGACTTAGACAACGAAGGTAAGTCTGATGCAGAGATCTTACGTGGCTCTAGAAAAACTGGTGCCATTGCAGGTGCTGCCACAGGTGCTGCATTAGGTCTTGGTGTCGGCAGGAGTGTAGGTAGCGGTCTATTTGGCGTTGCTACTGGTGCACTTGGTGGTTACTTAGGCTCAGACAAGAATACACGCACTCGACTTAAGAAGCGCAGGGAGTTAGAAGAGCGCCTTAGTAAGTAATGATTATTTCCCAGTGAGTTTGTAATATGAACTCTACTATTCGATTAGGCTGGGAAAACTAATAGAAGAAAATATGAGTAGATTTAGAACAGATGGAATTCACCTTACTAGTCCTGCAGGGGTGTGGGGCTATGATGACTTAATTGGTGCTATTGTCAGGGTTAAGTCTAGTAGTGTTAGTAGTGGATTATTTAGCGTTGATAGTTCTAGTGAGTATCGGATTAAGTCTGTTCGTTTTAGGCTTGACATTGATACAGGTAAGCTAGTGACTATTATAGGTCTTGATGGTCTTGATGGTGAGTACGTTTGGAAGGACTTAGAATTACTCAGACTAGACCTGTGTAAGTGTAGCAGGAAGAAAAATCCAACTCCTGATACACCTCGCAAAGAAGAAGACGAAAAGAAAGTTGCTGTTGTGTATAATATCTGCAACGAGGAAGGCGTCTTAGTATTTAGCGAGGAAAGATTACAGTTGGTTGGAGAGCCTGCTAAATTAACACAGGAACGACCCTTTACAGATTACACATACAACACAGACACCATAAAAGAGACAACTAAGAAGGTAGTAGTTAATATTAAGAATAGTGAGTATCTTCCAAAAGGTGAATATTACTTTTCAGAACATTTTGGAGTTGATAATGCGGATATCTTTACTATATTTAATAGGCTCCTAGGTAGTTCGTATGGTGCTAGATTTATGGTAGGTGATCAAAACTTAGCTATCTTAGGAAATGGTACTGTTGGGATGGTAGATGAAGTATTTGAGTGGGAGATATTACATAACTCATTGGATAGTTCATACGTTCTAATAAAAGCAAAGGGACAAGATAAGTATCTAACCTGTTATATGAATGGTATTACAGTAGAACTAAAAGTAATAGACTCAGATAGTGCAGGTATTGTTAAGTCTCTTATGTTAATTGCAGAGCCTACTCCAGGTAACACCCCAGCAGGTTATGAGATAAATTAAATAATATAAATATAATGCAGATTAAAGTTAAATTATTTTCAGTGGGCGGTATACCAGCAAGCGATTCTAGTATAATTCCGCGCCGTGTGGTTGAAGAGTATTTAGCTAGTGATAAGTACAAGGAGGATATTGCAAAGAAGAGGATGTTAGGTTCTCTCACTCACCTAGTACGTAATTGGGCAGCACAGAACAAGTATAATCCTAGTGTTGCAAGTAAGACGGCAGGTAAGGATGACCAGCTTATGTTAGTTGGTGTTGCATCTCCTACTCACTATATTGATCGTATCTGGATTGAGGATAGTGATCAGTGGGTATATTGTACAGCTACTATCCTATCAGAGGAGGGAATGGATGATCAAGCAATTCAGAACATTAGGCGTCTGAAGGGTATGATCTCTAATTCAATATTACCAGGTGTGTCAGCGGTAATTCTTGGTTATTGGGATAATCAGAACTCCCATGATACACTTAAGAAATTAGTATCTCTGAAGGGTTTTGATGTAACTATGAATCCAAGTTGGGCGGATGCATCAGTAGTAGAAGTAGTAGATCATTCAGACACTAGTACAAAGACATTTTCAGATACTAGTGAAGGTAGTACTAAGTTATTTGTTAAGGAGTTTTCAGATCTTTCAGTATTTGGAGACACTAAGCTACCTAAGAGTTCAAAAATTAGCAATCACTTCACTACGCTTAAGGCAAAACAGTTCAGCTCTGGTAATGTAGCTGTAGAGATTAGTAATGATTCTCCTTATTCTGGTGTATTCAAGGAAGAGCAGAAAGAATTTTCAATTAGTACTCTCAAGGAACGTGTTAGATATGCGAAGTTTAGTCCCCGTATGAGATTTAGGAGATTATTCTTAGAGTACAAACAACTTGTAAGGCAGTCAGGTGGTCTAGAGAAGATTGACCCAGAGACACTTAAGATTATGAAGTCTCTATTTATGTCTGATGTGCTTGATATTTTTAAGAACATTACACCAGAAGTAGTATCAGGAAAACAGGTATCTACGTTGATTGGTGCAAGCTCTCTCGGCAAGTCAGTAAGAGTAGCAGCACAGAAATTACAGATGCCATATAGGTTAGCAATGCAGGAAATGAGCAAGACAGGTAAAGTTAGTCCAATGCGTCTGAAGAAGATACAAGAGGCTTACACTGAATTTGCCAAGTCTATGATTGATGAGGTATTCGGTTCTAATCCAGTACCTGCAGAGCTAGAAAATGAAGAAGAAGGAGGAGAAGAGTAATGGCTAGGGTGAAGTTATTTTCTCAGAGACGTAAGTTGTTCAGTGAGGAATATAATGAAGGTGGTATGACTCTCCGCCAGGTAGTATGTAGAGATTGTGGTCATGTAATGGAGACTGCTGAGAACGTAAGTCAGATCTTTTGTCCTAATTGTGGCGGACGTAGATTTAACTTAAAGCTGTTCAAGGAGAGGTTGAATCCAGAAACAGAAAAACATGAGGACAGTCTTAATGAGTTTGAAACTAAGCTGAAAGAGTTTAGTGGAAAGACAGTTACTAAGGATATTTTCGAAAAGACCTTCAGTAATAAGGCAGATGATATGCTTGAGAAGGGCTTTGCTAGTATTGTTGATAATGATGTAGTAATTAGCCCTACTGCATTTGAACAGGAAAGGTTATTTAGTAAGTTGATTATTCAGGTTACTAAGGTTCTTGATCTTGATGAGAATGTAGTTGGTGGTGATAGAGAGTTTAAGTCTGACCTAATTGATAGACTTGATGATCGTAGAATGTTGCCAGAGAAGGGTATTATGATTCTTAAAAAGGCACATGACATTACACCAAGGGAATTACATTTCAGTGAGGATTGCTGTTCAGATTGGGTAAGCGATTCTAGTATTGTCCCAGACTTGAAATTAGAGTATGCTAATCAGAGTATGGGTATTAAGCAGTTCATGGATATCTTAAGAAATAGATACCCAGATGCACCCGAGGACATTATTGATCAGCTTATTTCTAGGGATGTTATTTTCTTAGATGGCAGTCAGGTTACGATTAAGAAATAATTAAAAAATACATAAATGAAGAAGACTAGATTTATGGAAGTCATGTTCTCAAATACAGATGAGGAATTGGCTAAGCAGGTAGACAACGATATCAAGTCCGCTAAGGAGAATGGTGTTGTTGATACTGAAGAAGTAGAGTATAGAAATGTAGGTGATGGTAATGTTGCTATCACTGACAAAGAGAATGGTGAGGTTACTTTAGCACAGGAGGCTGCTGACGAAGCTGATACTTATGATCTCGTCGCTGTTCCGGATGGTCAGTTGGAAAAATTTGTCCACCCGTCTGCAGATGGAGTTCACCCAGGTAATCAGGTTGGCGCACCAGATGAGAAAGTAGAGAATCACGTAAATGGGGGTGTCATTAACCCAGAAGCAGAGGATGGCGGTTTAAATCCTGAGGCTGGTAATGAGCGTCTTGTTGAGGATCTTGCAAAGCAGGGCCCTTGTATGGATGGCGACTGTGATGAGAAGGAATTTTCAGTATTCACAGACAATCAGGCAGTTCTTCGTATTTTCAGTGATCAAGAGTACTGTGAGCGTCTTTTCTCAGAGGTAATCGAGAGTGAGGAGACAGCTAAGGTAGGTGATCTTAAGATTGAGAAGTTGCCAGATGAGGATAATACAGTTGTTGTTACTAATGAGACAACAGGTGACCAGGCAAAGGTAACTATGGACGACGATGAGATGGAAGTAGAGGAGCTTGATAGAAACGTTGAGACTCGTAACTACAGCGATTTCATGCCACTCTTTGTAGTAGGTGTTCAGCCATTTGATCATATCATTGTAGATGCACAGGAGTATTCAGAGGAGAGTGCTGAGGAATTGAAGGCACAGCTCGAGGAGGATGGTGTACAGTCAGTAGAGATTTTCGATAATCAGGAAGACGCACGTACCTATGCAATTCAGCTCCTTAATAGTCTTGGTGCAAATCCAGCATGTGGTCAAGGTGAGGTTGAAGAGCCAGTAGAGGAAAGAGAGTACAGCGAGTATGTAGGTGCACCAGTATTTACAACTAGGTACTACTCAGATGACAATGAAATGATGTGCCGTATGTTCTCAGAGGCATCAGCAGGTATCGCACACACTCAGGATCTCGTAGAGGAAGCAATTCATTCAGGTGATCCAGTAGAGTTTGAAGATGGTGTTATTACTCCTATTGATGCACAGAACGCAATTATCTCAGATGTAGCAGGTGGTCATACTCTTGCATCAGTACAGGGTGTAGATATGCAGCTTGAGAAGATGGACGCAGAGGATGCACAGGCAGTTCTTGGTGGTGAGGATCTTATCGAGGTAGAGTCAGACAATGATGATGACGACTTTGAAGGTGAAGAGGAAAGAGAGTATTCTGACATCTATTCAAATGAGGCAGAAACTAAGTTCTTCTCTGATTCTGAACCAATGACAGCTTACATGGAGAGACTATTCTCAGAGGAAGCAGACCAAGATGATGTAGAGAAGGCACTAGAGTCAGACGATGTAGTTGAGACAGAGAATGAGATTATTACTCCAATTAGTGACGATGTTGCAGTAATTGAGGATAAGACAAATGGCGAGTTCTCTAAGGCTATTATCGATGATGAAGAGGATACTATGGATGTAACTCCACTCACAGAGGATGAAGCAGAGGCCCTTATGGATGAGGCTGATGATGACGATGATGATGAGGAGCAGAAGGAGTATTCTGATATCTATTCTGACGAAGCAGAAACAAAGTTCTTCTCAGAGGATGAGCCAATGACTGAGTTCATGGTACGTTTATTCTCAGAGGAAGATGGTGAGAGCCAGTGTCCAATTGAGGCAGCTATTGAATCAGGTGAGCAGATCGAGACTGAGGGTGAGATTATCACTCCAATCAGCGATGACACAGCAGTAGTTGAGGATAAGGGTAATGGCGAGTTTACTAAGGTAGTAGCGGTAGACGATGAGACTATGAATGTTCACCCACTGTCAGACGATGAGGCAGAGAATCTTATCGGTGATGAGGATGAAAAGCAGTTCTCAGATGTTTACACTAATGAGGCAGAGACAAAGTTCTTCTCAGAGCATGAGCCTATGACTTCTTATATGGAGAGATTGTTCTCAGAGGAGGCTGATCAGGATGACGTAGAGAAGGCACTAGAGTCTGGTGATACTGTAGAAACTGATAATGAGGTTATTACTCCAATCAGTGATACAGTTGCAGTTGTTGAGGACAAGAATGAGGATGGTGAGTTCACCAAGGCTATCATCAATGAGGATGGTGAGACAATGGATGTTACACCACTTACAGAGGATGAGGCTGAGACATTGATTGAGGAAGCAGAGAAGGCAGATGAGCATGAGAAGAAGTTCTCTACTCTTGACAAGTTCTTTGCAGAGGCAGTAGTTCCAGCAACAGCTCCAGTAGCAGCACCAGTACAGGCTCCAGTCGCAGCAGATCCAAACGCACAAGTAGTTGATCCTAATGCACAGGTAGCAGATCCAAATGCAGTTCCAACAGTAGAGAACATTGAGGATAAGGCACTTGCAGCAGTTGAGTCTATTAAGGCAGCAGCAGCAGAGGCATCAGCTCAGATTATGGAGGCTAAGGCAGCACCTGCACCAGACGCAGAACCTGAGATCGTAGAGGCACAGTTCTCAGAGAAGACATTTAGCGAGAATGATACACTTGTATCTTGGCTCAGCAATAAATAATATACAAACAAGTAATATAAATTAATTTATAACATATGAATAACTATTCACAGATTTTGGGCAATTCTGCAATGATGGATGCCCTTCGCGCAAGTTCAGTTTCAGCAGAGGACGCTCGTCTTCGTGGTAATGAGTATGCAAAGATGTTTTCTCGTAACGAGGAAATGATGGACGTATTTGGTTTGGGTGGTAACAACGCAAACCTCCTTCAGAAGACCTTCTCTGGTTATTCTGAGACTCCACTCTTGTCAACACAGTATTTCAACGCATCAGTAGCTTCTTACGTAAGCTCTTTTGCAGGTTATATGTCAATCGAGCGTGACTTCGATCAGCCAAACGGATTATTTTACTGGTTCGACGTACTCGGTGTAACAGATCTTCGTTCAGTTCTTCCTAACCTCGGTCCAGATCAGTATCAGGACGTACAGGTAATGGGTGGCTTCGAGCTTCCAGTTACTGTTAACGCAGGTACCGCTGCTTACTCTCCACTCGTAGGTCGTAAGTTGATTCCAGGTACTGTACGTGTTAAGGTTGAAGATGGCACAGGTAAGAAGTACGAGTTGATCGATAACGGTCAGGGTAGCTTCATGGCAGTTGCTGGTGTACTTAAGACTGGTACTGTTAACTACCTCAATGGTAAGATTGACTTCGAGTTGACTACTGCTGTTCCTACAAATGGTAGCATTACTATCGTAGGTAAGGAGGATACAACTGGTACTCCTAGCTGCACAAACGGCGCATCTAATGCACATGCAAATGACAAGCGTTTCATCGCTAAGATGCAGCAGATTGCTTTGAACACTGTACCTGATATGTTGGTTGCTGAGTATAACATCGCAGCTCTTGGTGCAATGAAGAAGGCAACTGGTTCAGATATGGCTACTTTCTTGTTCACAAAGCTTCGTGAGCTTTATACAAAGACTATCAACTTCAAGTTGGTTAGCACACTCGAGAAGGGTTATGCTGGTAACGTAATGGATGATCTTGATCTCTCTAACGCACCTGCATCTCTCGCATCTAAGTTCATGGACTATCGTTCACGTGTTGACTTGTTCGATGCATACTTGATCAACGTTGAGTCTGCACTCGCTACTAAGGCTGTTAAGGGTGTTACTACTACTGCTTATATCGCAGGTAACCAGGCAGCTAACCAGTTCCAGAAGGGTGGCGTTATCGGTAAGTTCGAGCGCAACACTAAGATGACATACATCAGTGACCTCCTTGGTTGGTATGATGGTGTGCCTGTACTTCGTTCTACTGATATTCAGGAGAAGGCTGGTGAGGGTACATTCTATGCTATCCACAAGACACAGGACGGTCAGATGGCTCCTCTTGCACGTGGTATCTACATGCCATTGACCGATACTCCAACTATTGGTAACTACAACAACCCAACTCAGATGGCTAGTGGTATTTACTATCAGGAGGGTGTACGTTACTTGGCACCTGAGCTCGTTCAGAAGGTAAGCTTCAAGTTTGGTTTCTAATCCTAGGAATATAATTTTCCCTTAAGTATAATAGGATTTAATTAGATATTAAGTGAAGGGGAATTCTCATGTTACAATAAAGGACATGGTTTTCTCCTTCTACTTTTTACAACTTACAGTGCCGCTAGGATTAATCTCTTAGCTGGGACTGTATTATTTTCAAACAAGTACAGGTTATATGGCAAAGTACAGATTAAGACGTAAAAGTTTTGGCCTTGGTAATGCAATAGGAACACTTGCTAAGAAGACCTGGGGTACAGGAATAGGTAAGACAGCTATCATTGGTGGCGGTATTGCAGCAGCAGGCGCAGCTTATGGTGGTGCTAAGTATTTAGGGGCTTCAAAAGATGCATTGACCGGAGAAATGGGAAATGAAAATGGAGCTGGTTATTAAAGAATAATATCATGGCAATTTATAAGTTAACTAGGAAGACCTTTTCTGAAGAGCTGAAGAAAATGTATGAGCTCAAAAAGGCTGGCAAACTACAGGGATCACTTGCTGAAAACGTAGCTAAGGAAAAAGCAAAAAATGCAGCCGCTGAAGCACAGAAGGTAGCAGCTCGAGCAGCTCGTAAGGATGTAGGTAATGTATTCCAGAAAGAGGTAGGTCAGATTGCACAGGGAGCATCACAGAAGGGTTATCAGAAAGGTGTACAGGAAGGTATCAAGTCGGTAGGTCTCAAGCAGGGTATGATGAATACTTGGAATAATGCCGGTAAGATGGGCAAGGCTGGTATGGTAGGTGCTGGTGTTGCTGGTACTGCGCTTCTTGCAAAGGGTTTGTTTGGTGGTAATAGACAACAGCAGGCAGCCAACTAAATTCTAGTAGGTAGACTATGAGAAATGAAATAATCTACAACGGTCTTCGCATTACAACAGATAAGTGTAGGTATTTTCAAGTAGTACAAGGCAAGTATGATACAGTCTTAGAAAATGAAAATACCTCAACGCTTACACTAACATACTCTCCAGGTAGCTCTGCGAAATCCTTATCTAACTCACTCGGCTTGCCCTTAGTTGGTAATGGAAACTTAGTAATGACACCAATGAGTAAGCCTAGTAGATTTTCTCACCCTACTATTACACTAAATGGGCTACGATTGGAGAGACTTACGTATGACCCTCACATTATTAATATTGTGATTGCAGATGATACAGAGTCTAGGGTTGTACAGAATTATAAGAATACAGTTTTTGTAGTATCTAAGGCTGATTACAAGAACGAAGAGTTTATAAATTACCTATTCTATTCAGGTCAACTTCTTTATCTAAGACCTGTGGGACCTAAGGTTAAGAACTATAAGATCTATAACTTCCCAAAACTATTAATAGGTGATGGAAACACTGAGGTAGAATCAACAAATAATACTATCTACACGCTGAGAAAGAGGTATAATGATTACTTGATACGTGAGATTGACTATCAAGATAAATTTCTACTAGAGGTTAGGAGAATACTTGATGATTATGGGGTAGAGCTAGTAAGGTTGAATAAGGAGAAAACACTTACTAAATCTTCTTACATCACATATCAATTTAATCAAACCCCTACTAACTATTCTCATCCTAAACGTGGAGACCTAGAGAGAAATATCATGAGTCATAAACAGCCAGTCGAATTTGTATTTCACACAACAGATATGGTACTGTATCATGATTTTAAAAATAAGTATAGCGATGTACTATTGCTTACTAATTTCGTTGAGTTCACTACCTTAGATAAATATGGCGATCCTTTTACAGCTGCCATTAAGTGGAGCTCGATAACAGAGGATTTTAACCATATCTATCAACCAGACGACAACTCTAATTTTGCGTTTCAGTGTCAGTTTAGATGTGACCTGTCTTACTATGAAGTCTTAGATACTAGATTTGGTTTCTTAGAGGAGATCAATACAATACTAAGAACAGAAGATAAGGACAGAAATAAGAAGACGTCTGTAGAAGAAGAAAAAACAATAAAACAAGATGATAAAGTTCAGAAGTAAGTTCCTCGAATCAGATGCAGTTGATGAAGCAGTAAAACATCTAGAGGAAAAGAATGTAGACTTCAACCTAATCTCTAAGAAAGATGCCGACAAGGTAAGTAAGGTTAATTCTAAGTCTATGGTATTGATGTCTTTTATAAAAACAGATAAAGGTTCTTATCAGATTACAGTAAAAGACAAGGAGTTTTACCCATATACTCGAAAACTAATTGGCGACCCGAATTACTTCAACATGAAAATCACAGATACAGATCCAAAAGAAAGGACAGTAACTGGAGAGACAAGTCACTTAGGTATTGCATTAGACATTATAGAAATATTGGGTGTTAAGTATAATTTATCAATAGTTAAGTAAGGATATGATAAATTTTAGACAGAAGAACTTCTCAGAATATGATGCAATGCGAACTCTTTATGTTGAATTAATGAAGAGAACAAATGGAGATCGTAATAAGTTTCCAACAATTAATTCGAGCGCATTAATTCCAATCCTGAGAGGTAATAATATAGTAATTGAACGTTTCGTAATTAGTACTTCATTCTTCAACAAGGATAAGTATCGTATGTACCTTAAGATTGGTGCAAAAGCTAAATTACCAGATGACGTTAGATTATCTCCAAAAGTATACGACAGACGACTCGGTAATATCAGTCTCTCCCTAAGTAAGAAGATTTTTTCCGACAACAACGACAGGGTGAAGCTATTTAGTAAGAATAAGAATCGTAACGGAGGTAATAAGCCACAACAGCAACAGGGAGGTGGTTTTAACAATTACGGGCAACCAAATAACAATAACGGACAGCAGAACAATAACAATAATAACGGAGGAAACAAGGGCGGTGAGTTTATCAATAGCTCATTTAGTCCAGACTTCAACCTAAAATATCAAGTACAGGAATTATTAGGTGATGCAATTAAGTATGATAAACCTAGTAGAAGTCTTGTCCTAGAGTTCCCAAGTATTGATTCCGCTATTGATGCCCTTAATATACTACCTTTCGGATTAAACTATAAGATTTATCTATTAGACGCATGATGATAATAAAACGTTTCTCTAATATCATTAATACAAATGCGCCCTCTATCGGATTTAAACGAAACAGAAAATATGATATGGACCTCAACAGACTAGGAAAGATGAAAACTAGTCAGAGGGAACTTCATAGGACTGATGATATTAGGGCAGAGCTAAGAGAAATGCAGAGCGAACTAAATAGAGGGTTAGGATGGAATAATTTAAAGGACGACTAATTATGGCAACATATAAGATAAAAAGAAAAACATTTGGATGGGCAGAAGGCGCACAGAATACAGTAGGAGGTATTGCAGGTGGTGTTGGTAAGGCACTTGATTCAAAACCTGCTGCTATTGCCGGTGGATTAGCTGGTGGTGCAACATTAGGCTCAGCAATTGGTCAAGGTCTATCTAGCTTAGGTGGATTGGCAGGTGCAGCAAGTGGTCCTCTTGGTTGGTTAGTAGGAGCAGGTATTGGTGCCGCTGCTACAAGAGGTTTGGGTAAAGGTCTTAAATCTGCTAGTGATTCAATGCAGTCTTAATAATATTAGGAGGACTGTAAAATGATTCAATATAGGCAGAAAGAGTTTTGGGCTGGTGCTGCTCTTACTGTTGGTTCTACATTACTTGGTTTGAAACAGAGTAGTGATCAGAGTGAACAGATGAAAGAACAAGCAGAGGCCCAAGCAGAACAAATGGAAAAGCACGACGAATTATTGAAAGAGCAGAATAGAAAGCTTGATCGTATTGCAGAACGTGCGAAGAGTAATCCAGAACAAGCAATGGCAGCAGCGAGTAGTTTAGACCAAAAGCAGAAAGAATTTGGATTTTCTGTCGGTACTCTTAGAAATATTGCGAAAGCTAAAAGTGCTATTACTAGTTTCGGTAAAGAGGCAGCTGGACTTGCAAGTAATGTAGGTAAGGCTGGTGGTGTAACGTTTGGTAAGAGCATGGCAGGTAATGTTGCAACTGGCCTTACTATGGGAGTTGCTGGTTATGCAGGAGGTAAGTTCATTCAACATAATATGAAGAAGAATGGTCTTGATACTGACGAGAACGGAAACTTGGTACAGACAGGACAACAACAGAAAGCATATTCAGCATTGAGTGGTATATCAACAATGGGGAAATCCTTTGGTAAGATGGTCGGTAATAACTTGAAGAAGAAATCTACTTGGGTTATGGCCGGAGGTTTTACAACAGTTCCAGCAGTAATGGGTTATATGTCTGATAAGAAACAGATGAATGACCAAATTGCAGCAACACAACAGGGACAACCACAGCAGGTACCACAACAGAAGGCGTATGCAGCAGTTAATCCAGGTTTCATTGGTAAAGTGACTAGTGCTGTTAAGAATTTCAAACCTAGTAGCTTAAAGCCTGGATGGTGGGATTTCAGTAAGTTCAAAGCACATCCGGCACAAACAATGTCAGGTTTTGCGGCTAATGTTGGTAGTTTTGGTATGATGGGTACTAAGCAGGTTCAGAAGTTTGGTAAGAGACTTGAGGAACTTGGTAAGGGTGGTACATTAGGCAAGGGTATTACAGGTACTCAGAATAATGCAGCAGTCAAGGTAGGCCAGTTCATACAAAATCATAAGACAGCTGCTAATCTTGGTGCAATCGGTGTTGGTGTAGGTCTCACTAAGGCAACTTGGGATGGTAGTCAGGCACTTACTAAGAAGATTGGTAAGACACTTGACCCAGGTGCATATAAATATCAAGATGCACAAGATAGAAAAGCACAACTCGCACAACAACAGGCAGGTCAACAAGAACAACAGTAAGATGGCAGTATATAAGTTAAAAAGAAAAAATTATACGGTCTGGGATGATACTGATAATCTCAAACGTATGAAAGATGCTGATATTCTCGCTGAAAAGAAAAAGACCAATAGTTATGCGCCAATTGTAAAGCAAGCTGCGACAGGTGCTGCGGCTGGTCTTGGTGCTGGTGCTGTCATAGGTGCAACAAAGGGACTATTCAAGCCTGGTGTTAATGCAGCTGGACGACAAGTATCTAGATTATCAGCAATGGGTCGAGGTGCAGCTAAGTTTGGTAAGGCCGGCGCAATGATTGGCGGTCTAACGGCAGGTGTAATGGCATATAACAAGGGAAGTAAGCAGGCAAAGGATAATGAATTCTATAACCAGCGACTTGAATATGCAAAGAGACAAGCACTTAGGAGAGAAAGAGCAGATTGGAAAACTAATATGACCCAGAGAGAGGGTTATTCTTATTAAACTATGATCAGATTTAGACAAGGACTCTACAGCAGTGTAAGTGAGCTATCTGACAATGTTAAGAAGAAAGCTTCCGCATGGGCTGAGAAGAATCCAAATACAGTAAAGAATCTAAAAAGTCCATTCTTAGTACTTAGTGCGTCAGGTCTTGCATTAAATGTGGCCAATACGTACAACAACAAGAAGAAGAGTAAGAGTGACAGAGAGATTCGAGAGAGAGAATTAGATGCACTTAATAAACTAACTACCCAGCTCAATAGAACAAGTAATTCAGTAAGGACGTTAAATACTGGTATAAAGCAAGTACAACCAATACAAGCCCAACCAGTACAACAGCCTGCTCAGAAGGGTAGATATAGTAGAATAAAAAGTATCTTAGGATAAATAACTAACATATTAAAAATAAATTATTATGGCAGAGAAAGTAATTAATGATGAGTTGACATCAGCAGTTTTGGATGATGGTATGATGCCAGTTGCTATCAATGCATTGGGCGAGCGTTCAGCTGAATATAATGCAGAGGACTTAGTAGGTCTTCCTGATGAGACTACCGTTAAGGGTCAGGCAGCTAAGGCAAAGAAGGCAGCAGGTGCTAGTCCAGCAGGTCCTGCAGCAGTATCTCCAGGTATCGGCGGTTAAAAAAGTAATTAAACAATATGATTAAGTTTAGAGAGAAAGACTTTAGTAATTATATTGTTAATGATGCGATTAAGGGGGCAAGTATTGGCGCAACGGCTGGTGCATTAGCTAGTGGACGTGTCAAGAAAGTCCCTTTCTTTAAAGAAGGTAAGATGCTTGCTGGGGCTGGTGCAATTATCGGTGCAGCACTTGGAGCCTTAGTTGGAACAGCTAGACAGTTGAATGAGCATTTCAATAGGAAAGGTGCAGACAATAGACTTATGGCACCAATACTAAGAGAGCTCAATAAGAAGTATTATCGAGAGGATCAAGATTATACCAGAGATCCAAAGAAGGCTAACTTACTCGGTACTAAGGTTTGTCTAGTAATTAGTTCTGATGGTTCTGATTTTAAGATGTTAGTTAATACAGCAGATGACCCTGAACTAAGAAACTTAAGTAGGAAATTAAGTAAGAATATTCCAGCAGCTCAGGTATCAACAAATTTCGCATCTAACAAATATAACGAAATACAGATATCAACTGTACGAGATGTTAGGAGTAATCTAAATGCAGTCCTGTCAGTAGTGGACGGATTTATACAAGCAGGTTACCCAGTATATCTAGTAGAGGTTGGTTAATTAATTAAATAAGAATAAATTTAATGGCACAGTGGAAAGAAACTCAGGAACCATACGTAAAAGTTCATGAGAAAATTAGAACTGCCTCAGTAAATCCAACGGCAGGTGAAAACTTGATTATTGGTGGTGTTATTGTATCAGATGCAGGACCAGCAGTACCAACGTTGATTACTAGCCAGGCAGAGTTCATTGCTACATATTCATCACAGGATCTAACCAAGGGATATGTAGAGTCACTTAATAAATTATATAAGGGAGACGATCATACAATGGCTGAGACAATGTGGTTGAATGCTTATCGTCTCGCTGGTTCAAATAACTTGCTCTTAGTTCGTGCAAGTAAGGCTAGTGATATCTTCTTTGCAAAACCACTCGTAAAAGATGACAATAGTGTTTATATTGTACGTGATGGTCAACTGCTCAAGAAGGTACCAGAGTTTAAGTTGGTAGTAGATGTTGATAAGGATAGTGCAGATCACAATTCAGATGGTTGGGCAGTGTCTATCAATGGTGTAGGTTCACTTGGTAATAGAACAACCGATGAGGGACCACAATATGACTACTATGTACAGAATCTTAAGGAGCTTGTATCATACCTTAACGACACATCAATCTTCTTCAGCCCATCATACACACTTTATGAGGATGAGAAGGCAGAGGTAGTAGCAAGTGACCCTAAGGATGCAGTAAGTGTTGTATTCCATGAGGTTTATGTTGGTGTTGAGGTCCTAGATAAGTCCGATAAGCGTGGCGTGGATGGTCTCGCGTATGTAGTAGTTTGCGAGAAGGATTGGACGCCAGAAAATCCCGGACAGAAGATTGTGGACCTGAATAGTGCAGCATTTTCAGGATTTAAGCCAGCTAAGAATTATGCAGTGAATAACTATAATTCAAGTACACCACTCAAGGTTCGTATTCGCAGGTTTAATCATGATGCAGTAATTACAAAGGAACTAAGCAAGAGTGATGCAGCAGAGGGTGGTAATTCTCCTTATACAGTACTTACAACAGTCTTAGATACTTTCACTAAGAACGGTACAATCTCACCAAAGGCAGATGTACTTGATCGTGACTTCTATGAGGTAGCAGTTATTGATCCTAGCGTAAGCAGTGAGCCAGTATATTTCAATGTTGGTAAGATTGCTGGTCGTGGTGATGTAACAGTAGATGAATTGAATAAGTCACTTAAGATGATTCAACTACAACTTCCTGACGACTTGAGCGATCTTGGTCTTGACTACTTTGGCTATCTTCCTAAATCAAAGCAGACAGGTTGGATGCCAGTTAAGAAGGATGAGCTTGAGTCTGGTGATCTTGCTAAGGTTAAGGCATATGACAGTAAGCTTGATATGAAGGCAGCTACTGCAAGTGTTGGTGATGTAGCGGTAGTTGGTAAGAAGTCTGTTGATTACTATGAGTACAAGACAACTACTACAAGAGATTGGCAGTTGTATAGCCCAAGTGGTACAGAAGCTGATAGTGCACAGGAGTATACAGATCTTACTACACTCAAGGCAGTAGAAGGTACAGATGGTCAGTATGCGAAGCTCAATGAAAGTGGTCAGGTAACATACTACAAGTGCACAGTTACTACATCAGAGCCAGGTTGGGTTAAGATGGATACAACAGGTACTGCTAACTATGATGAGTCTTCACTTGCATCACTTAACGAGCATATTGTTAAGCCAAAGGTAGGTGATATCGCAAAGGTTGGTACAGAAGCCGAGGGTAAGTATTTCAAGTATCAGAAGGGTATTACTCTCGATAAGGCAGATCCAGAGGAGCTTCATGTAAACCTTGGCATTAACCCAGAGAAGTATTCTATTCTCAATGTTAGTGACTCAGACATTATGAAGGCATTTGATAGACTTGCACTTGATGAGGTATATCAGACTGAGGGACTTGCAGATTTTGGTTGTACATCACCAGCTGTTCAGTCATACATGGCTAACTTGGCAATTAATGAGAACTACTTCTATCCAGTAAGTACAGTAAATAGTACAAACTACCTTGCCATTGCTAATTCAGCAAATAAGTTGAGTAAGGATAGTTATAAGCTCTATGTTAGTGCACCTTGGGACGTTGACTCAGGTACCGTTGGCTTTAAGTACTATGCAGCTCCTAGTACACTCTATTGGGAAGCAGTTGGTAGAAATAGAGGTCTTGATAGAGAGTTTGCACCTATTATCGGTCAGACAAATGGTGTAGTACAGTATCAGAAGCCAGTGACAGAGTTCAATAAGAAGACACGTCAGTTGTTATTGAGCAAGAAGATTAATACCGTTATGTGGAATAATCAGTCACAGGCTTGGAACATGAACGACAACTATACAAAGCAGTCAGAGGATAATATTATGTCTGATGAAGCAAATAGCCGTCTGTTCATCCGCCTCAGTAAGTCATTCCCTAAGATCTTGAGGCAGTTCATTGGTAGACGAATTGGTGAGACACTGTATTCTGATATGGAGTCTGCACTTGATTTCTTCTTCCGTACTGAGATCTTGTCAATGTCTTATACTGTTGATGCATACCAGATCACAATTGCTAGCATTAATAACGATGAACTAGCAAGACAGAATAAAGTTCGTGTCTTAGTAGAGGTTCGTTATCCAAGATCTCTCAAGTTTGTAGAGGTTTATAATGAGGCTTACGATATGGGTATGCCATTTGAAGGAAATATTTAAAATTACATAGGTAGTGAGGGTAGGTAGAGTTTTCCTGCTTACCCTCTACTATAAAATATCGTGTGGCCAAATAATATAAAAGAGCATGGCAGATAAAACATTACTATCAGACTTAAAGAAGAAAGTATTTATTAGGTCTACACTTCTAGGAATACACAGTCTGGATGAACTACTTGGAATAAATGACTACGTTAGTGCAGATGAAGTATTGCTAGAGATATTTAAAAAAGCACTAAGGGAGTTTGAATTAACTACCCCTCTCATATGGGAAAGTACTGTCGATAGAGAGCAACTTGTACCATGTGATTCAATAGGTGATGGTTACTATGAATTGAAATCTAACTTTACATCTTGGCTTAAATGTATTATACCACTAAATAGAGTTATCCTTGTATTTAATTCTATGCCGATGTGGAGAGTAGGCGCAGGAAGTTCAGGTAATACATACGCAGGTTTTGGAGGTACGTCAAGTTATCCAGGTCCAGGCGCTTATCAATATGTGACGGACTATAGAAAACCGTATGTATTCTTAGATGACCTACCACAGACAACTATATGCCTAAAAGGACTCACTAGTTACCCAATTATTCCAGACTTCACACCAAAGAAATCGTTTAATGAGAAATCAGAAAACTCAGCAATATTCTTCTTAGATGTAGAAACTGGTGCAAGAGGTAATTTCTTTATGGACCTGTGTATGGTTCACTTACTAGATTATATTAGACAGCTTAAGGCATCTCTACAATTACCAAATATGTCAGTGGATGTATTAAGTAACGTAGATGCATCATACCAGGAACTTCGTAGTAGATGTGATAACTATTCACTACAGTCTGGTTGGTATGGAGAACTATTATTATAAAAGATACTATGATTATACTAAGAACTAAGCAGTATTCAAAGGCTACAAAACTTATGGCAGGTTTTAAGAAGGTAGCTAATGCAGGAATGACAAAGCTAGACAATGCAGGTCTTAAGGCAGGTAATGCAGTGAAGCAGGTATTCACTGGCAAGGCTCCTAGCTATGGTGTAAAGCAAGGATTCGCCCCTAAGACAGCGATGCAGGTAAAGAGGGATGCAGTACAGGCAGTTAAGGATATCAAAGCAGCACCAAATAAGATTGCAACAACTCCTGTAGGTATGACAGCTAATAAAGCAGTTAAGGCTACCATCAAGAGACCTGACGTAGTAGGTATTGCAGCACTGAGTGAGGCATCTACTCCTATGGGTATTGCAATGGGAGGACCAGCAGGTGCAGCTATAGCAGCTCCTTGGGGAACACCAGTTCTTGCTTATGTTAAGGATCACCCATTGATTCCAAAGAAGGTAATACCAAAGTTAGAGAGAACTGCAGAGAAATATGGAAAGTCTAAGTTTGCACAGAGGCTTGATAGAAGTAAACTAACTTTCGGAGATCTAGCAGCAAATGCACATAATATTATTCCGCTCTAAGTAGTATATGATTAAATTTAGAAACAAGAAATTTTCAATCCAAGAGGGGCACTATACAGGACCTAAAACACTTGATAGGTTACCAGGTGTCTTAGAAACTGTAGGTAAGGGTGCTGGTATTGGAGCTGGTATCGGTGCGGTAACTGGAGGGTTGATGGATGATAATACAGTACTTGGTGGTGCCTTGACTGGTGCTAAGTGGGGAACTTTAGGAGGTATTGCAACAAAGCTCCTACTAAATTACTTCCACAAGCCAATGTCAAGTATCAAATATCAAGAAGTAGATAGAGGTATACGACGTCAGTTTGGTGTATATCAAGTGGCTGGTATTGTGGTTGGTGAGAATGTGGATAAGAGAGCTAAGATTGAAGAGAAATTTAGCTTCAATGATAGAAACGTAACTGCCTATAAGATTACATTTACTATCCACGACAACCAAGTAATTATGTATACCTTTGGTCTAAGTAAGGAAGATTTAGATAAGGTTAATAAAGTACTCGATTCATACTGTAGGAAATTCTTTGGTATGGAGTATGATGCGAAAGTAATTAACCTAAACGCAAACTCATATTCAGTTAATATCAAATTCACAAACTACATGTCAGTATGTGATTTTATGATGGAACTGAGTAATACACTGGGCACTAAGATTAATCTCCTTGACAATAATGCAATAGTAACAGGAAGAATTACTGAAGCGTGTGGAGACGAGGAAGATAGGAATTTCTCAGAGAATGCTAGTATTTCTAAGTATGATGCAACTAAGATTATTGGAAGTGGATTATCTAAGGCACTTACATACATTAAGAGCCCACTTAAGTCTATTCCTGATGTGATTATGTCTGGTATGGATTTAGCAATTAATGGGCTAGGAGCAGATACATTGGGAAAACTAGGTATTACACCAACTAGAGGAATGTTAAATAATAAGTTCCTCCTTAATGTATTGAAGAAGAACTATTACATTGAGGGACATCATTTCTCAGGGGGTGATAATAAAGCGCCAGTTCAAATGTCTATTGCATCTGGTATTTTCATGATATCAGCAGTACATAATAGTAAAGAGGATAAGGCGATTGGTGGTGTATATAATCACTGGAAGAATGTGATCAATAAGTCTAAGCTAAATAATGTATCACTCTATACGTATGCAATCAGAAATGAAAATGAGTTTGCAACGATCCTAAAGAAGATTATGTCATTGGGATTAACTCCTAATGTATTTAATAATAAATTCTAACAGTTATGGTTAGTTTTAGGCCAAAGAATTTTTCAATCTTCAATAAAATGATAGAAGAAATTAAGAAAAAGCTTGAGTCTGATGGAGTAGAAGATTTTGAAGTAAGTCAGAAAATACCAAAAGATTCAATCAGCATTACAGGAGATATTAAGAACATAAAAATCTATATACCTATGGACTTGGAATATAGTCAGATTAAGATAGAAGACTTCATAAGGAAACTGTCTAAGTTCAATAGGTGTAGTACAAGTCTAGATAGAAATATTTTTGTTATGAAGCTATCAGACAACTTAACAATTCAGCAGTATATTAAACTAGTTGAGTATATTGTTGATGAAGAAGGTTATTGTACTATCTTAGATAATATATTGTAAAAGTATGGCAGAGAATATGGCATCAAGGAGTGTAGAGAGGAGTAATAAATTCTATAAAGCTACACTAAAGACAATAAAAGCACAACTAGCAATGTTAGGTACAAAGTTCATAGTACTAAGGCCTAAAGAAAATAGTAAGTGGAAGAATGTATTTGGTGGATCATATTCCTCTGATAGTACACTTGAGAATGATTATGATGAGTTTACGACAACACTCATTATTAATCAGAACGACATGAAAGACGTATGGAATAGAAATAGGGATAGTGTTGAGGCTATTACTAATGATGGATCTCTAGAAGTTGGTGATGAACTACAATACACTAGAGACAAGAGAACATATAGATTCAAGATAACATTAAAACAAGGTTATAGTGAAACAGGCGATACACTATTCTCCTATACGTTGATGAGTATTATTGAAACACTAGACATGTAAAAACTATGGATGAGGAAATAAGAAAAGATAATAAAGTTCCTGGATCCTGTGAACAATTTACTAAGCCAGAAGAAATATCAGCCCTAAGTAAGTATCTTAGAAAACTTAGGACAGAATATGAAGAAAATACTAGCTTAGAAAAAGATAAAATTGGTGTCATAGGTTTCAATGGACAATTAAAGAACGACGTACCACTATCAGATAAGGTAGAGAAGATAGAGTCAAATGAGAATGTAGCCTTATCTAATTCAATCATAGAAGTTGGTGGTGGAGAAAAGAAGGTAGATCTCAGTAAGGAAGTAAGTAAGATAGAAGGTGTTGAGGAAAAAGAGCTTAGTAGGACTGTTGAGAAAATAGATGGTACTAGGGAAACACCACTTAGTACTGAGATTGATACTATAAAAGATAATAGAGAGAATGAACTTAGCAGGGATGTTGAGAAAATTCAAGACACAAGAGAACAATCACTTAGTAAGGAAGTAGAAAGACTAAATGACCAGAGAAATAATGAACTTAGTAAGACAGTAGAGACAATTAGTGATGAGAGGGTTCAAACATTAAGTAGTCTAGTCGAGAAGATTGGAGATGGTAATAAAGAACCTGCACTGAGTCAAAATGTAGAGAAGGTAATAAACTCGGGAACAACAGATAATGCACTTAGTAAGAATCTTGAGAGGATCTTAGGAGGAAAACGTAAGAGTGCAACCCTGAGTAAGCATGTTAGTAAGGTAGAAGTAAATAACCATAAAGACGCAGAGCTAAGTGAGGTTGTTAGTAAGATAGAAGGAGTAGGAGATGACTTACAACTTGGGAAAGAAGTAAGCAAGATTAAAGATGATAAAGAGTACAAACTAAGTGAAGATGTTAGTAAGATTGAAGGTGTTCGTGATCTAGCTGAGTTAAGTAAGACGAGAGCAGAGATTAGTGATACAAGAGATGTACAGTTAGCAAAAAAGAAGAGTAAGCTAGAAGGAGATAAGAGGAAAGAGCAACTCAGCAAGAAGGTAAGTAAGATAGAGAAAACAGAGGGCGATCCTAGTCTTAGCAGGGATGTTAGTAGGATCGAAGGTAATAAGAAAGATCAAAAACTAAGTAAGAAAGTAAGTAGGGTAGAAGGAGAGAAGTCAATCCCAAACCTAAGCAGTGATGTTAGTAAGGTAGGAGGTAACAGTAAAGAGCCTAAACTAAGTAAGGAGGTTAGCAAGGTTAGTGATAATAATAGCGACCCTGGACTTAGTAAGGAAGTAAGTAAGATCAGTGATAATCGTACTAATAATCTGAGTAAGACAGTTAGTAAGATAGAGGGGGATAAGAAAGAAGCGCCTAACTTAAGCAGTGATGTTAGTAAGGTAGGCGGTAATAATAAAGAACCCGAACTGAGCAAAGAGGTAAGAAAGATTGAAAAAGGAGATCACGAATACCCACTTAGTAAGAAAATAAGTAAGATAGAAAATACTGAAAAGGATCCGCAACTAAGTAAAAAGGTCAGTAAGATAGATGACAAGCGAGATTATCCACTTAGTGATATAGTAAGTAAGATTAATGACACTAGGGATAATCAACTTAGTACGGAGATTAGCAAGATAGAAGACAACAGGGAAGATCTAGAGCTTAGTAGGATAGTTGGTAAGGTAATTAGTGACGCAGCAACAGACCAGCATACACAGTTTAATCCTGAATCTGATGGACTATATGATTCAGTACTAGCAGTGAATGATAATCAAGGTGGAAATGCTGAAGAACTTAGTACGAAAGTTGCGAAAGTTGAACGTACCAAGAAAGACCCAGACCTAAGCAATAAAAGATCTGACCTAAATATCGAAAACAAGGACTTAGAACTTAGTAGGGAAGTTAGTAAGGTAGAAGTAGGGGATAAAAAGATTGAGCTTAGTAAGGAAGTTAGTAAGCCAGGGAATGAAGATGTTGGGATTGATGTACTAGTTAACAAGATACGTGACTATAAAGATCTCAATAACTACTATCAAAATCTTCTGCACTTCCTACAAGATAAGTCAATAAATAAAGGTTGGGCTGCTAAGATATCGTCACTTATGTCTACGTATCTTAGTGGTAATAAGATTAGTCCTGAGGGTATAAAAAAGTTCGAAGCTGCACTGTACAAGGAAGCTATGATGAGCAGGCCTATGTTCAGACCACGTACAAAATTGCCTGGATTCGGAATAGACTCAATAAATGTAAATAACTATCTTAGATTTATTGCAGAGACTATCTTAGGTAAAGGTTGGGGTAAAGGGCTTGGTCAAAAGGCTAGAGCGATCCTACTTGATGAAACACTATCCCTCTTAGTGTATGCAAGGCAAGAGGGGGAGAAAGCAATTAAAGTAAACCGTGATAGACTTCCAGGTAAACCAAGTATAATTACAGATGCGGCTAGAAGTGGACTAAGAGGAGCAATTGAGGGAGGTCTTAAGAGAGTAAAAGATGCAGCAACCGGATTAATACATGGAGAAAGCATAGAGAAGAAATACCCAATTAACCGACCTTATGATAAGAAAGAACAAAAAGAGGCTGATGCAAAGGGCGAGTATCAATCATGGACTAAGGCAAACTCTAAAGGTGAATCCATTAAGGGTATGTCTATTAAGAATGTTGCAAAGAGACTAGTAGAGGCAGCAATAGGAAAGGTACCAACAAGTCCATCCGATTATCAATTCAATCAGAACTACTTGGGTAATGGTGCTTTTCAGGGAATGAATACGACACTGGAAGACTTGTGTAATGTATCTGATGTTGGTGAAATCAGAACAGTACAGGACTTATTTGATACATTTGAGAAGAGCCCATACATAACAACAGCAGGGAAGGTAGTAGGTGGAAAAAATAACCCACTGAAAGTAATGACCCTAGATACTAATTCATACTGGGAGATTATATTTGAGCCATTTGTAGGTTTATCAGAGAACGGTGGAAAATCATTCTTACCACCGATCGAAGAAATTAACTTGTGGAATAAGCTAGATCATGGTGTAATGACTGCTTATAATAGATGGTTGCCAATTGTAGCTTTTGAAATGCAGAAATCAAAACTCACTACTAAGACGGCGGGACTATATGATGGTGAGATTAGCTTCCCAACATCCATAGAGTTTAGTAATGAGTTCAGGTTGACGATAGCAGATGATCAGTATAAATCATTTAGAACATATTTCGAGAAGTGTATGGAGGTCTCAGTATTTAATAGTGAGGCTCATGATTTCTTAGACTATGGACAAGATGGATTTAATAACTTCGTTGGGTATCAAAAACCATATAATAAAATTACCTCTGTGGATAAGAAGTTTACATGTATTGCACCTTATAAGAATGTAACCTTTAAGTGCACTATCTACTGTATGACGCCACAGAAAAGTACCATCAATAAGTATGAACTTCTCTTGACACTTAAAGATTTCATAGAGGAGAGATCAGGTGAAATAGAATCTGGTGGTAATGACTTAACAGTTGCATTTAGTATTGTTGGAGAAAATCCTGATCACGGTGGAGCAATACAGGTAGATTCTGATAAAGTAACTAGTATTGCTGATAAGTTTGGTACAATATCTAGTAAGTTTAACAAGCCTATAAAGATCAGCCCAAAGAAAGTAAAAATAATTGGATAAGGAATGTACTTAGAATTAGGAAAAACTAAAATAAACTACCAATCACAAGGTAAGCGTGAAGACTCTATTATCTTAGCAGAGGTAGTTGATTCTGAGATGTCATTTGAGAAGCCTGTATTTGTAAGAACCGTCAGTGAATTAACATTATGGTTCGGAACAGATTTTAAAGACTTCGACTACCTCAGAGAATTAGTAGCATCTGGAAACACATTATACTTATTCAGGCCTATCCTAGACGAAGAACGGGCTAGTGGGAAAAATTATATAGATTACAGTACATTCCTTGACGATAAAGATGAATTTTTTATAAATAATCTACCAGACAAGGGTGTACCAGGTAAGATCTATAAGAACGTAAACATAGAAGGTAAAGGTAAGTATAAAGATATTCCTAGGGGCTATACATTTGATAAGTTGATTTGGTTAGATAGTCTAGGTGGTTGGGTGAACATAGAAGACCTACCACAAAACTTAGAACTTCCAAAAACACTGTCACATAGTAATAGGGATACACTTAGGTTATGTCATCTAGAATCACATACTACATACTGTCATCCGCTATTTGATGAAGATACTGATGGGGATGTTGAGGTACTACAAGAAATACAGGATGAGTACGATGCAGGAAATATAGATGAAGACGCTATCATTAAAGGAACACACACACTTGCATTTAGAATCAACTATGAAAACCTAAAACTAAAAAGTGAAAGTTCCTACATAATACTTCCACAATACTATGACAAAGTAATGTTCTACTATGATGACGGTGATAGTATACCTGAAGAACCTAGTGGAGATTATTACCATTCAGTTAGGGGGTTTTCTAGTATTGAAGACTTAATAGATCAACTTACAGGGTCAGGGTATAAACTAGTAGGGGATATCTTATATTGTCCTGTTAGTGTACATGTGACTGGTCTTTATAATATGGAAGGCCTCATCATTGAACCAGCAGTAGACATAAACAGAAAGATACTAGACAAGCTAAGTAAGGATGAATCTAGGATCGAATTTTGGTCTAGGACGATTGGTAACGGTGGTGTTAGTGGAAATATCACAGTTAAGATTGAACATACAGAGGAGGAGTACTATTATAAAGTAACCATCGAGAGGTATAATATAGTAGAAACATTCTTTGGGTATTCATGGACGACTGAGCTAGATAAGAGAATAGACAGTATTATAAACCGAGATTCTAAGATAGTTTACTGTAGACTAATAGAAACTTATCAAGGGATCTGGAAGAATACTAGAAATAACCGTAAAGTAACCATAGAAACTGAATATAAGCCTTACAGTGTAGAAGATAAAGATAACTACTATATACAGCAAGATTGGAGAGATCCGGGACTTGTAGAAGGTAAGTGGGAACTAAGTGGATCTACTAAGGAAACTGGGAGATCATATAGGAAAGGCCTAGAGTCTCTTCTTAAATACCAGGATACTACTTATATTGACTTTATCTTACTACCAGATCCAGATAATTACGTGGTAGATGGTAGTTATGAGATTATGTGGAAGTGGTTACTAGGTAAGGTAGTAGAGTCTGGGAGTCAAGTATTGATAGAGTGTAATGAAGGTAACTACAGGAATAACTATACAGACGATAAACTGAACTACTTGCTATACTTCTATGAGAGTATGATGAATAGTTCTGGTAAGTATAGACCAGCGTATTATACGTTCTTGAGAGGCCTACTAAGTGGTACATACTCTTTTACTGGAAATGATATTATCTACACTAGTCCAATTGAAAGAAGTGTATCATATAGTAAAGATGACCTGAAATCTAGTCTAGTTGAAAAGAAAGCCAACTATATGATCGATAATGGGCAGTATTACTACTACCCGACTTACTTTGATGGCCCTAATTATAAAACTTCTGGACTAATGAGATTCTGCCTTGGTAAGATACAGAGAGAACTAGAAAAGAACAAATGGGCTTACTTATCTCTACCAAATACCGGTGCTACTAAAAGAGTAATCGAAGGTATACTGGGTAAGATACAGACCAGATTTTCTATAATAAGATCATTACTAGTTAAGGAGTTTAAGATAGACCAGAAAAAAGGAACTCTAAGTCTAAAAATTGAAACTAAGATAAGTGACCTAGTGAAAAACATAGTAGACTTAGATATAATAATAAACTATAACAAACCAATATAAAATTTAATAACATGGCAACAGTTACAGATCTTGTAAGAGGTAGTCAACTTAGAGCAAAGTTTATTGACTATACCTCAACCTATCGTGACAACAATAAGGAGTTCTTGCGTGGTGACATGTGGGAGTTTAAAGTACTCTCAGCTCCTAAGATTGTTTATTATCCAGGCGATGATATTATTAATGCACGCCTCAATAGTGTTCAGGTAGGTGTTGATACTAGTGTTACTGGTATTGAGAAGCGTATGCGTGGTGGTTATGCAATTTATCAGCAGACCAACCAGACGACCTCAGGTAACTTAACACTGTCATTTGTTGATAGAGAGGATCAGGCAATTACATACTTCCTTGATGACTGGAGACAAAAAATTTCTGATCGTGAGACAAAGTACTCATTCCGTAAGGATGATGTAGTGATGGATTGCAAACTCTTTATTACAAACGCACAGAGACTTGATGTTCGTGAGCTTACTTTCTACAATGTAATTATTCAGGACGCAGGTATTGATAATAATGGTCAGGCTGAGGCAGAAAGTGATCGTTCAGATGTTACACTCTCAGCTAAGTTTGAGCACTATTCATTAGAGTTTAAGAATCTCTAACATTACTAACTAGGAGAGGGAGAGGTAAGTGTTATTATCTTTCCCTTCCCTAACTCTAACAATTAATAACTTAGAAATGATAGAGTATAGAGTAAAACAGTTTAGTGATAGTGACAGAGACATTTTTATATCTTACTTAAATAGAGTAGAGGCTTGGAAAATTAGGTGCAAGAATCTACATTGGGCAGCAGAACACAAGGACATACATGAATACTTAGATGACTTATATGAAGATCTCATTAGCTATCAGGACAAGATCGCAGAGACATTCATGGGTGTCTTAGGTAGTATGGGTCCTCTTGATATTAATCCAGAGTTTTGTGATAAATCTGAGCCAATGGAACTACTGGAAGATATAATCAATATAACCTCTGTCGAATTTTATCATAACATACCAGAAGATGTAGTATTTAAAGGTATATCTAGTGAAGTAGAGGGTATGATACAGAAACTAGAAAACTATAAGTACCTATTTAATCTTTGTAAATAATTATGATATTAGTAAGAAGAAATTTTTCAGAAGATAATAAACACGCAGAAACCGAACAACAGGCAAAACGACGTAAAGCAGCTGCGGCATTGGGAGTGATCAGTGCCAGTGCATTAGGTGCAGATATAGCAGCAAGACGCACATATGAAAAGGGTAGTGAGAAGCTAGCCAAGAAGTCATTAAATGCTACGTTAAAGGACGCTATAGTAGCCGATAGACAAGATCCTTATTTTAACAAAATAAGGTCTTTGTTAGGTTATGAAAATGAGCTTGAGCATCATCTCAAAGCAACAAAAAAATTCGAAACTAACGGTTCTAAGAAGATCATGAAAGCCGTAGGTAAGAATGCTGTAAAGGGCGCCGTTGTTGGTGGAGCTATTGGAGCAGGTTTATACGCACTTAGTAGGAAGAACCTAATTAAGCAAAACGAAGAGAAGAATGAACAAGCTGCAAAGAAGCTTGAAAAACTAAATAAAGAGGAAAAATAATATGATATTAGTAAGAAGAAATTTTTCAGAAGTAGAATCCCCAACTAATAAGTATGCAGAGACTGAGAAGCAAGCTAAGAGACGTGAAACTGATGCAGCAAAGGGCGTACTTGCAACAGGTGGACTTGGCGCAGCCTTAGCAGCAAGACATACACTTAGTAAGGGTGGTGCCAAGCTAGAAAAGAAGGTGGCAAATGCTGCAGCTAAAGATGCAATCACTTTGGGTAAAATACAGGAGATTGTAGATAAGATAAATACGAGAGGTGTAAGGCCGGAGGACACAGATAAGGTTACTAGGTTCTTGAACGAGAGTGTAAAAAATAGATTTGATCATAACGTTTCTGCAACTAAAAAACTAGCAAAAAACGGACTTAAAAAGCTCGTAAAAGCATCAGGTAAGAGTGCTGTCAAGGGTGCTGCAATAGGTGGTGTCATTAGTGCAGGGCTCTATGGACTTAGTAGGAAGAACCTAATTAAGCAAAACGAAGAGAAGAATAGACGTCTTGCTATGAGAAGAGAACGATTAGCAGGAAAGCAGAAAGAGAATTAGGAATATGTTAACAGAAGATAAAGTAACAGTTCTTAGTAAGTTAGCGGATGTTTGGGATAAATTTTTAGGTACAGTAAGCAGGGTAAGTTGGTTGGCTATTCTAAAGTTAATAGTCTTCATTATCTTACTTATGGCGGTTGTTAGCTTCTTTGTAACACTAAATGATAAGAATACTAGGGAAGTCATATCAAAGACAATTACAGAAGATAGAAATAATCTGAAAGAAAGAGATGAATCTGTATATGACTTAACAGACGACGTCGAAAATAGTGTTAACAATGAAATAGAAAAGCTTAGACTATCTTTAAATGCAGATAGGGTAGTGATTAGTATTTTCCACGATAACCTAAAAACTACAACAGGATTACACTTTAGATTTTTTAGTGAGTGTTATGAGAGTGTTTGCTATGATAGAGGCATTCCAGAAATAGCACAGAACTATCAAAATGTAAGAACTAGTCTTCATCCTATGGTTACTTATCTTGGTAGACATAAGACAGTGATTGCTAATGTAGATGATATGGAGAAGATAGATAAAAGATATGCTCACTCTATGATGGTTGAGGATAGTTATTTGTCTGGTCTCTATTTCCTACGTAGTGAGAGCGGTAAGGAGATAGGTATACTTGTTGTTAGTTGGACTGTTGATAATAAAAAACTAGTTCCAAGCAAAGAGGTAATTGAACAGAATCTTACAAAATATGGGATTAAATTAGAATCCCTACTTGACTTAGGTTACTATAAAGATAATGGTAAGCTAGGGAAAGAAGAAGAGGAAGTTAGGGAGAAAACTAAGGTGGAAGACTTGGATGAGTAAGCCCCTAGATTCCTTATACATGAAAGAGTGTGATTATTAATAGATTACGGTTGGACTTTAAAAGCGTCTCCCGAGTCAAATATATAATGTACTGAAGGGTGAGTGGATCTGTAATTAAATATAGGAGAATTACTAATCAGGTCTGTGAAATACTAGATAGACCCCCTGACCTGTTAAATAATCACCTCTTTACTTTTAATAAACACAACAGCTATGAAAACAGTTCATAGTTGTTTTTCTTTTCATAATTAAATCCTAAAAAGTATGGAAATAAATGTATCCCTCTTACCAAGTGGAGGTTATGGTTATAGCTTCCCATGTGTTAGAATTAAACCTTACAATTTCTTAGAAATCTGTAATTATATTGGGGAAGTACCGAGTGATGATCCACTGGGTAAGTATTATTTTGATGTTCATGAATTAATCAAAGACGATCCAAATATTAGAGATTGTTATATCATGGACATTGATTTTTTGATATTCTATAAGAAGCTTTGTACTGTTAGTGAGAATCTTAGTTACCATGTAGATATTAAGTGTCCTGACTGTGGAAAGACGATTAGTAAGAGTATTGATTTTAACAAGGACATCCATTTCAAGCAGATCGATGAAAAGGTAATGAATGGCGCTAAGATTGAACTAGGTGGCCATGAATACGAAACTATTGTACCAACTTGGAATGATTTTATGAAGGTGTTTAAACTCTATCTTAAGTTTAGAAAAATAACAGACCTTAAGATGATTAAAACTATTGCCCTCATAAAAGACTTTGACTTGCAAGGTAATCAAGTTGAGCAGGATGTACTTGGCGCAAAACACTCAGATATTACAATGTTGATGGCACTGAGAGAGCTTTACTATGATAGATTAGAGCCTGTCCAAGTATTTTGTCCAGATTGTAATAAAGGTAAGAAGCCAGAGGAAAGGAGGAGTGTGGCAGTAAGTGTTGATTCGCTTATTGTCGATTTCTTTCGAGACATCTATGTCAATTGCCCGATTGATGGAACTAAAATTTTATTTAAATAAGTTTCTCAAGGTTGATAATATTGAGCACTATGGACTTGGTGCCCTATTTAAACTTAGAGATACGTACGATAAATTTATAGAAACATCAAAAGGAACTGACCCTGACTTCCCACTTATTGATTTTGGTGATAAGGGACAGACGATACAAGGTGTCAACAAAGTACAAGCAGAAAATAAACAGGGTGAGGATGATGAAAGTGGTGAAGGTGAACAACTAGGAACTACAGAAATTCTCAACCTGTCTAGATAATAGAAATAATGGCAGCAAGTGATAAAGATTTAGAGAAAAGAACTAGAGAACTTGCAGGAAGACGGGGAGGAGACCTTGCAGATTATCAAGCAGTAGGTAATCAGATTCAGGCAATACAGGATCAGAGAAAACAGAACCTTGCCCTTGAACGAGCTGCAATGGATCAAGATGAACAATCTAACTCTATGATGCTGCAAGCGGGTGAAATAGCTAGTATGGCAGGATCTCAAGACATGCAAGTAAATCCACAAACGCAACAGATACTGGGAAAATATGGACTAGGGCAACCAAAAGTACAGAGAACCCAAGGTAGAAGTGTAAAGGTAGTACCAAATAATATAGTAATTAACAATAACTATAACACAACTACTACTAATAATGTTGCAGGTGGTTCTATGGGTTCTGCACCAAGACAAGCAGATCCCGGACAAAGTAAATTTAAAACATGGGTAAGTAATGCATTCGCTGCCCAGAAAGAACAAAGCTTACGTAGGAGTAGAGACTTTGATAGACGTGAGTGGAGTCTTACTAAGAGTGCAAATAAAATGCTAAGAAAAATGGAGAGTGTCGGAAAAGAAATGATGACGACATTTAATCCAAAAGAAATAGGTAACTCAGTAGGTGGACAGTTTAAAACACTTCTCATGCTATTTGGTGTTACCTTCTTAGCAAAACACTGGACCAAGGTACTAAAGGCTATTACTTGGGTCGGTGAAAAAATAAAGGGCGGACTAGATTATTTTGGCGTTGGTGTTGATGGTAACTCACTGGCACGAATGGGTAAAGGATTTAGAGCTGACTTTATTAGTTTCTTTGGTGGTGATGTAAGAAAAGGTGATACAGTAGGAACGGCACTTATGAGAGTAGGTAAAGATCTTATTGACTACCTCAAGATGAAACTAGACCATGGATTTGAGGAACGAGGTGCTGCTATGAAGGCTATTAAGTTCCCAGATATTGATTTAAGTAATATTGGTCTAACCCTGTCTAGTATGGCCGGGTATCTTGGTAATATTCTCACTGCAATGGTTGACCCGAAAAAGGGAATACAGAACGCACTAAAGACAAATATTAGCACACAAGGTATAAAGAGTTCCAATGCAGCGATGCAGAGGGATATGTACAATGAATATACTACCCTAGCTAAAAATACAGATGCTGGTGATCTTGCTGCTGTTGTCGCAAATAGAAACGGACAGAAGAAATACAGCTTGATGAAAGGGGCCCTAGATAGCAGTGGAAACCTTACCAGTTCTGTATCCGGCCAAATATCACAGGGTAGAGATATCATGGGTGCCTATAGAGATGCAGCGTCGACAGGTAAGATAGATACGGCCAGAGTAGCAGCAGGTTTTTCTAGAATGGAAGACTATGCAACTAAGAATGGAGGTGTTACTGTAGATAGGGACTTCATTCAGCAGATGTTCGGTAGTGATGCTGGAAAGCTCATCAGGTCTGGTATGATCTCTACTGTCAGGATGAAAGCAATCCGAGTGCCTAAGACAGAAGAAGACTATGCTGGTGAAAATGCTAAGAGCCTAGGTGGTGCTACAACTCAGATGGGTATTACTGACGGTATATCTGATGCAATAGGTCTTAAAGGTCTTACCGGATACGGTGCTAAATCAATTGCAAACTCTGGAAACACTAGAGTAAATAATAGACTTCTTGATGCTGCAGGTGCCGGAAGTGCTTTGTGGTTAGGTAGAAAGTTACTTGGAAATACAGGTATCCCAGGTTATATAAACGGAGAAATAACCAATGCAATAAATAGAGCCTCTGCAAATGGCTATAAGTACAAGCTAGTTCCTTATGATGACCCACACCCAGGAGAAGGTTTCTATGATTTCTATAGCTTATCACCTGAGGCAATTAGATATCTAGCTAGTAGAATTTATAGAGTTAAGTCTTTCAAGGAACAGAGTATTGCTGCACTAGGTCAAATACAAAATTCACTTCTTCGCAGAGCAGGTGGTGTACAGGCGGCTAGTGCAAAGTGGTCAAGGGCAGGTAAAGACCCTAAGACTATGTTCGACGTTAATATCAACGAATATAGTAAAGACTTCCAGGAATTTGAAAACTTACATAATTCGAACCTAGCGGAAGAAAATGCATTCTGGGCTAATTCATCTATGGGTGCTATTGAAAATAACTCTAAGAGACTTGGTAATAGCATTGTTGATGGAATTAATGCTGGTATAGGCTACGCTAACAGAGGCTTTAATATGATTGGTGGGTTTGTTGGTAGCTTGTCCACAAATCAACATGATAGTGCTGGTGCTAGGTGGGGAACAATGCCAGGTAGGGTAGATACTAGATATGGAAAAGCCAGACCATTCTTCGTAGCTGATGCATGTAGAACACTCGAAAGAAATGTTAGGCCTAGATCCGCGGCTAGTTGCGCAATGTACGTAAGACTAGCGGTAGAGGCAGGACTACACTTACCAGCTAATAAACTACAGGGTGTACTCGGTAATGCAAGGGACTTCGCTAGAACCTTAGGTAAAGTAGGATTTGCACCCGTTGATTGGCAGAATTGGAAACCACAACCAGGAGATATTCTAGCACAACAAGAAATGCCTGGTCATGCATATGGTCATGTTAGTATGTTCTCTGGTAGACTTTGGATGTCAGACTACCTACAGAAAAACATGTGGGGTGGTATTAATACAGGCTATCATAGAAGAAAGCAAGGAGTTATTCTCAGACATATTAACAGAGTAGGTGCAAACGGAGAACCATTAGGAGATACAGACTCTGGAAATTATGGTACAGGTGGAACACCATATCTAGGTAGTAATTACAATGATACACCTAATACCTTCGGAGGCTTTGGTAGTGGTGGTTATAATGATCACATCGGCGGAGTCTATGGAGGCGGAGGTAGTTCTTTCTCTGGAGGTGGAGGATATGCTGGAGGAGGAATGGCAAGTGCTCCATCATACGGATTTAGTTCGCCAGTTACTGTATCCGCCGGAAATCTTAAGGCCGATAGAGCTAGCTTCTGGAGAGAACATAAGGCTAAGTGGTATAGCGTCTTGAAACAGAGAGGTATGAGCGAAGAAGATGCGGGGAGACTTAGTAGCTTCTTTACTGCACAAGACGGCTATGAATCTGCAGGTGGTACTAGTCCTGCTGCAAGAAATCAGAATAACTTTGGTGGAATGCAGAGGGGTGGTAAGAATATTACCTATGGATCTGTACAAGACTACATGAATGCCAAGCTAAATATGTTCCTCAGTAAATTTAGAGGTTCACTAGCGGCTAGGGATTTTGGAACGTTCATTATGAGTCTTGGTAGAACGCCTCTTAACCAACAGCTCAATAATAACGGGGGACAGATCTACTATGAAGCTGACCCATACACATACTTAAAAGGTGCTGCTAGTTATCTTGGTGATTCTAATTCAGTATCTTTCGACCCAAATGCAGCAGGTAGTGTAGCAGGAGGTGGATTTGATGTTAGTGGTATTGCAGGATCTATTGGGGCTGCATGGGATAGTGCATCAACAAGCGGACCACTACCTACAATCGGTCAACCTTTTGATGTTAAGTCAGACGCAGAACTAGCAAAAGAGAAAAAACTACTAAGCCTTAAAGGTGAAGCTGGTAAACTCTGGAAACTGAATAGACAGTACTTGAAAGGAAGAGGTATTAATGACTATAATGCATTTGAAAAGTACTGGGTAGGTCTTGATGATAAAGGTAGAAAAGCATCTTACGAAAGAGTTGGTATGTGGAACGAAGCCAATACATACAAACTCCAACATAAAAGAGAATTAAATAATCTTACATTAGAGGACTTAAGAGGTAGTCTTTATGTAGATGGAAAGATGCTAGGTAGCAGTAGAGATGGAATTATAAGGTCTGTTACTAAGGGACTACTAAGTGACAGTGGTAATAAAGATCTAAGAGACCTATATTCTGCAGCTAGACAGGGTAATTTTAAAGACATAAAGACATACTTCACTGAAAGAGCGGGAAGAGATCTAGACGGTGGTGAAGTAGATGATATTAAGACTTGGTTCAATAGTGTATATTTCAAGAACACCTATAATAAAGCCGATCAAAAAGTTAAAGACCTGAGAGATAAGATTAATAGAGAAACTGACCCAAATAAGAGAGCGGCGCTACAAAAACAGTTAGAAATTGAATCTGCAAAGCTTAGAACTCTGCTAGGATCTAATGTAAGTAATATGTCAGATAATACCAAAGCCGGTGATTCTGCACATAGGGGACTTGCGTATAGATCAAGACTGGATAAATCGTTAGAGGCCTATGTTAATTTTGATATGGAGATGCAGGGTATAAAAACTCAGAAGGACCAGGCAACTGCAAAGTATAAAAAATTAATTAAAGAGGCAACAGATAGCGGACAGTATACACTTGCTAAAAAACTTGGACAAGAGCTTCAAAGTAATCTTGAGAAACTAGATAAGAACTTTAAGGCAATAGAGGACAAGAAGAATAAGTATATGAAGACTGCCAATGAGGATGTGAGAAAAGCTGTGGCAAACTATGAGAAAAACAAGGGAGTCATGGATAAAGTCTCTGCAGATTCAGATAAGAACTTCAAGGCTTTTTCTAACAAGTCCATGTCATTAGGTGAGAAACTAGTAAATTGGTGGAAAGGCTTATTCAACGATGCAGAAAATGCTGGGAATAAGATCAAGAATATGAAAGTTAATCCTAATATTCAGAGTCCATTCACCAACATGATAGATCAGATAATGGCCAAGCAAAAGCAAGCTGGTGAAGATATGATGTATAATATAGGTATTAAGGGTAATGTTGAGGGAATACCTATGAGGCCTACTACAACAATCTTAACGGCAGAGCAAAGAAAGGAGTTTATAAAGACTGGTAAACTCCCACAAAATGCAAGAGATGCAAAGAAGAACACTGGTGCAGGTTTATTAGCGCCAATAAAAACTAAATACAATTTCACTACTGGTAGTTGGAGTCAGCCTAGTTATCATGCAACTGGTGGATTTACTAGGGTAGGTGATACAGGACAGGCAGTTGGTTATGTACATGAAGGTGAATGGATCGCCCCTAAAAAGATGGTTGATTCTAATAAAGATCTTTTCCGTGTACTTGATCAGGAGAGAATATCAACACTCGCCGGTAGAACTAGTAGAGCAAATGTCAATAAAGATGCAGTATCTAGTAGGGCGGCTAGTAAGTATGAAAAGATTTCTGCTGCTGCTAATCAGGTATCCTCAGCTTATATGTCAGAACTAGTAGGAAAGCAAGACCTAACTAATCAGCTTCTATCTAAGATTGTTGGTAATACAGCACCTAAGAAAGAAACAGTAAAAACTCGAGGATGGACTAAGTAATGAAACATAATAATAACAAGACTGGAGAACTTAGTGGATTCTATTATGATCTCCAACTTAGAAACCCTATGTTATCTGTTGGTCTATACCCTAATACCTGGGAAGATCCTAATAAACCTAAGGATGATGAAGGTGTTAAGAATTGGGTTGAGTTTCCAGCAGACCTACAAGAGGAAGATTCTAAGACTATTATACTAGATGAGAAGAACAGTGCGGTGAAATATCCGTACTGTAAACTTCCACTATGTAGATCTATTATTAACCAGGATTTTCAAGTAACTGTTACAAATGAATGGACTGGTTTTGGTGGGGATGAAATTGGATCGTTCTGGAATTCAATGAGACCTAAAGCACCATACGCTAAGATATTCGCAGAGGCATTACAAGATATGGTAGGTAAGTCAGCACAGTTTGAAAATGCAGGTCAGGCAGCTGGGGATAATGTAGCAGCGACAGTGGGTAGAATTTCTAAGATCTTTACTGAGGCTGCGGCAGGTGGTTATTCAGCACAGGCAAAATATCTAGCTAGGGCACTTGATGTAAAGGGTACTAGATTTACTTACTATACAGGTACTGGTACAGACTTTGGTAGTAACTTTGGTATGAAATTTACTATCTTTCCAACTATTAACAGGTATGACACACTTATTGATAGGCATGGGGTAAATAAAGATAAACAATACCTAACAGTAACCGATCAATTAATAGGACTCTTACCTTATGCAGTTGGTGATTATGTACCTGTCAAGTTTAAAGCACTAGGACAAGATGTAGAGGATTTTGTCAGTACTGTTATGGCTTGGCAAACTCCTCCCGCCGGTTTTGAGGCCGATATTAAAGATGTGGACCTAATTCAGAAAGGTACATTGAAACTTAGAATCGGACCCTACTATGCAATCGAAAACTTAGTAATCAGTAATATCAGTATCAATGAAAGCAAGGAAATGGTAAAAGATCCTTTCGGTAGTGGTAAGATCTCTCCATTATTTGCTGAAGTTAACATCATGCTACGTCCGGCCTCTAAATATTCGGCGGTATCACTAGAAAGATTTATCAGTGGTAGAGCTAGCGCAGGATATATGAGTCAGTCTGCAGAAGGTAGAGATGGTGGTATACTGAATGAAATGAAACGATCACTAGAAAAGGTAAAGGCATCAAATCAAAATAGACTACCAAATGTATAAGAAATCAAGTAGAATTGAAAGTACTAAGCAGGATCTGAAAAATTATATCGAGGGGTATGATGTATTTAACTCTGTACTCCTCGATAAACTTAAAGAGTTCGAAGCAGAGAAGGAACCATACATTATTAAGACATACGAATTTAGACCAGACCTAATTGCAAAAGATATATACGGAGATACTAAGTATACAGGACTCCTTATCTTAACTTGTGCAGTGGGTCTCGAATCTTACACAAAAGGTACTGTCTTGAATGTATATCCTAAATCTGTAATCGATAACTTGCTTAATGGAATGTAAAAGATGAAATATAAAAATTCATATAAGACTAGTGTTGATTTTCAGCCCTGGTTTGATTCAGGTTACCGTTTTCAATCACTCCACTTATATGAAGAACTTGGTGGAGAACTAGCAAGAGGTGAAATGAGACTTGAGGTTGCGGGAAAGTCTGAGTCTCTTAAGCTTATCACAGAACAACACACAGGAACCATCACACTAGAACAAGAAGGAGGACTAATCTATAATATCCCCGTGTTCATAACTAACAGATGGCATGAGAAGAATTATCTAGATATCGAGTTTGTTTGCGTGGGGGACCAAAAATTCTTCGACGAAAAACATACCTCTGTCTGGGATAGTATTGAGGATTCCATAAGAGGTGTATATCCAGGAAAAGTTGACCTGAGATGTGATACTGACTTACAAGCAAAAAACTTAAAGCTCTATCAAAATCATGAGACAGATCAAGAGTTTCTAAGGCGAATATGTCTAGGGTATAAGAGAAATAGTATCTTCGTGTTTGGACTAGAAGGACTCATGATAAAAGAAACTATGGGACTCTCTGATTCATATGGAAACCGAGAACCTAAACTTATAATACACGCAGACTCAGACTTCACACAAGAAACACCATTCAGTAAGAAATATCAATCAGCACTCTATAGTAAGGTTAAAAATATTTGGGAAGAGAAATATAAGGATGTAATGCCAGTTAATCCCAGAGTCCTACAAAAAGAGGGAGCATTGAGTATAGTACACAAAGATTACTACCAGATGAGTGAAAACTTGAACTATAACACAGCTTACATCTACTCTGACATGTTTCAAGAGATAATCATAACACATCGACAAGTACCTAAGTTTAAAATAGGTGATGTGGTGGAATATACAAGAGACTCAAAGACAACAGTAGATTCTAAGATGTGGCCTTTCAAGTATTACCTAATCAAGTCCAATGAATTCTTTATCGCCATTGATGATTCAGATTATGTGGCGGATGACGGATACCATACAAAGTGGACAACAAAACTAGTAGGACTTGAAGAGAATGGTAAGATCGCATTAGGTAGTGAACAAAATCCAACTAAGAATGATAATACTAAGAAATAAATCCTTTGCCCTCCCAGACTCTAGAAAAGGTATTGGTTGGGTAAATGATAAAAACGGTAAACTTGATTCTGAAAAGTATTTTAAAGCTGCGAGAGACGCGGCTGATAAAGCAGAGGCGAGAGAACTTAGTGATGAAAAAATCGTAAAGCATGCAAAAAGAGCTGCTGGTATAAGTGCACTAAAGGATAACTCTGGAAAGCCGCTTATTGACGCAGCTAAGTATGGTGGCCTTGCTTATCTCGGCGCAAAATTAGCACCTAGAGCAATTATAGACTTAAGTGCAACTACTAGCGCCGATAGATTAGGCCAAGTAGGTAAGCTGCTAAGAGATACGAAGGCAGGTAGAAAAGTAGTGGCTAATGCAATGGAATATGCACCAACACTTAATAAACATGCTGGTAAGATTGGACTAGCGGCAGCAATGGTAGGAGCAGGAATACACTATCCAAGAGTCTCTAAGAAGGTTAAGAGTGCTGCCTTAGGTGCTGAGATAAATACAGTAGATAGAATCAAGAAAAGAAATAATAAGAAGAAGTAATGGAATACAGTATAGGAACAATTACAAAAATACTTGACCCAGACCTTTATACAGTAGAAGTAGATATTCCTGGACGTAATCAAGAACTACGTGCATTTCCAAAGAGAGGGGAAGTAGATGAGCCAAGAGTAGGTGATGTGGTGGTATTGCTTGAATTGGATCCTACATATAAATCCTACTATCTCTACGAAAAACTAAAGGAGAATAATTTCATTGGTATAAGGTCAAGGGGGAAGATGATTAAGATGACAGAGTCTGAATTAACTATCGGAATCTTTGACCCTGCCAGTGAATATAATGATAAACAAGAAAAAGATACAACACCTGAACCGACAAGCTGGATAAAAATTGATAAGTCCGGAAATATCAACATAAAAACTGATGGAAAACTTGGACTAACAATTGAAGGCAGTGCAGAGGTAGAATGTAAGGGTAATGCAGTAATCAAAGCGCCGAGTGTAAAAATAACTGGCGGTAAATTAGAAACAAAGGGAACAGCAGGAACAGATATGAGTGGACCCTTTAATTGCATACCAACATGTCCATTCACCGGCGCACCACATTCAGGAAGTATCGTAAGTGGAACGTAAGGCATGATAATCTTAAGAAATAAAAACTTTGCCATGCTCGAGAAAAAACAGTACTATAAAAATAACTGGGATAGACTCAAGCATGGATGGTTTGGGACGTCGAAGGAAAGTGTTGACAAGTATAATAACTACGTAAGCAAGCATAATGCAGAGGAGAAAAAACTAAGTGGACTTCTAAAAAATAACCCTCGCCAGTACCTTATCGACCTATATAACCTTGACACAGTTACTAAAAGACTTGGGGAATTTGAAAAGATGTATGGTATAAGACTACCACAAGAAATCTATAAGTACGTAGATGCAATAAAAAGTTTCGCAGGACCACTTAAGAACTGGATGGTAGGTAAGGATGATCAGGAAGTGAATCATATACTGAGGACTGATAATATCATATATAGACTAGACTCAGGGTTATCAGAGAAGTATGACAGCGTAGAATCTTATAGAAAAGATATAGAAGGTGATGGTGAAATAGTACTCATGTCAAATATAGAATATGATTACTACTTCATATACAATACCAGGACTAATACTTGGCACGTTACATACTCAAACAGCGAAGTAAACAATCTCAAAGACCTCATCTTACCTTTCTTAAAACATGAGATTGAGGATAATGAAAACTACCACGACGAAAATGCAGTGGGTAATAGTGAAGAATACTCAAAAGAACTTAGAAAACTTTGGTATAATCACGTAAAAAGTAAGCTATGATAATCTTAAGAAGTAAAAATTTTGCGCTCCTTGATAGAAAACCATACAGAAAGAATATATGGGATAGATTAATTCATGGTTGGTTTGGAACGTCGAAGAAGAGTATTGATGAGTATAATGAAAAGGTAGACTCACACAATGCAAGACAGAACAGGCTATACCAACTAAAGAAAACTAACCCTAAGAAGTACTGGGAAGAACTAACACACCTAGATACCGCAATCCAGAACCTAAAAACAATGGAGGAAAAGTTCAAGAAAAAACTACCCCAAGAATTATATAGGTACGTAGATGTAGTAAGAAGTTTCTACAAGGACTTTGAAAGGTGGAGCAATAAATATCCAGACATAGACACAAATGAGATCAATACTGAAATTTTTGTCCCTATCCTTCCAATCCTAGGTATTGTTAACTTGTACAATGAAAAGTTCGAGGCATCCATAGAAGAGGCTGGAAAGATAGAAGGTGTCAATTTCTTCGTAGATTACAAGAGTCAGATTGATTATGACTTCTCTCATGAATTCTGGACAATCAGTAGTGCGATTAGTGGGACATTTACTAGAAAAACTCTGAAAGAAGCGCTAGTTGATTACCAAAAGAAAAAGGTCGACATAGAACAACAACTACTAAGACTTAAAGAGTACAGTGATATTAAAAACAAATATGAACTATTGGAGCTGATGATTCTCTGGCTAAGTCACTTGAAAAATAGTAGATTCTAAAATAGGGGCTGAGGAACAAAAAACACCTCGGCCTCTGATATTATTACTTTCCGTGCTATTTTAGGAAAGCTAAGCTCCGCACCCAATTCGCGAGAGGCCGCCTGCCCAAAAGTCTATGCCACCAATATTGTATCACTACGTTCTCCAATATTGTCACCCTAGCCTCTCGCTCTTTGCTCAAACCTTCACACTCCTCCTAAAGTCGTCGGTTCGGTGTTGAGGGCTTCGCCTAGAACTTGAAGTAGAGGGGATGAATACACAGTTTGAGATTTAGGGCGGAGCAGAGCGGAGACCATAAATCGATGCCAATAGAGAATAATATTGAGGAGTGATAAAAACGTGCTATTTTTTTCGAGCTATATACTTTCTAAGCTATATTATACTTTCTAGCATTTGAAATGTAACTTTTTGTTGTTTATACCACATAGAAGACTTACTAGTGAGATACAGACCGAATGCAAGAGTGACCGAAGGGAGTCTCTTGTGTGCGGGCTTAGCTTGGGGTGAAAGCCCAAGTTAGAAGAGAATAATTAACAAATAACTAAAATAGTAAGATTTTATGCTAGAGAAAGTAGTAGAAACAGAAGATCGCGGAAGAGTGATCGTTGCAGAAGTACCAGCTGGTTATAGGTATGTATCGGATATACCTGACTTCAAGCTTCATGACTTTCCCCATATCCTGAACAAACAAATACCAGGGTGTGGATTTACGGAGTATTGTATTAGGAATGATGAGAACACAATCTTATGCAGTCCTAGAAAGATTCTCCTACAGAACAAGTACGAACAGCACAAGGATGAAGTTTTCTTAGTTGTGAATGAATTTGAAGGGGATCCAAAAACTGATAAGGATCTAACTAAAGTAGATAGACCTAGGTATAATAATTACGAAAACAAGGAGAAGATTAAGAAGGAAAAGGAGGAACTTGAAAAGGCGAAGGAAAATTTCTTTCAGGAGCTGACGAAGAAGTTGACTGGTTACGTTAATAAGTGCCTGTTTGATGAGAAGCCGGTAAAAATCCTTGTTACTTATGACTCTTATAGGCTGGTTAAGGAGATTCTCAAGTTCAATTATAGCAATGTTGACTTCAGAGTAGTAGTAGATGAGTTTCAAAGTATATTCACTGATAGCAAGTTCAAGTCAGATACAGAGATGCAATTCATGGATCACTTACAGGGCGTTAAGAAAGTATGTTATGTAAGTGCAACGCCTATGATAAAGAAGTACCTTGATATGCTGGAGGAGTTTAAAGACCTTCCATACTATGAGCTTGATTGGTGTACATTAGATAAAAACAGAGTAGATCAACCAAAGCTAACTGTTAAGAACTTAGTATCGGTTTATGCAGAGGCTGGTCCAATTATTAAGTCTTATCTAGAAGGAAAGTTTGAATATAGGTATGTAAGAGATCCAGAGAGCGATAACGAAAAGGATGTTAAAAAAATAATATCAAAGGAGGCAGTGTTCTATGTCAACTCTGTTAATAACATTACTAGTATTATCAAGAGAGCAGGATTAACGCCAGGGCAAGTAAATATTCTGGTGGCAAATACACAAGAAAACGAGAAGAAGGTAAAGAAAAGACTAGGTAGGAAGTTTGACATTGGCAGGGTTCCACTAAGAGATGAGCCTAGGAAGATGTTTACTTTTTGTACTAGAACAGTTTACCTTGGTGCTGACTTCTACTCCGACAATGCTAGGAGTTTTATAATAAGTGATGCCAACATAGATACCTTAGCTGTTGATATCACCTTAGACTTACCTCAGATATTGGGTAGACAGAGGTTAAAAGAAAACCCCTGGAAGAATGAGGCGACGCTATTCTTCAGACCAGTCTTAGATAGTAATGTAGTAGCGGAGGAGTATTTTAATAAAAAAATAGCAAAGAAGACAGAAAAAACAGTGAAGTTATTAGGTGTTTTTGATAAGAGTGATGCGAGTGAACAGGAGGCTTTGTCTGAGGTTTTTCAAGATAATGCTAGATACGGGCATTATAAGAGGAACTATGTAGCTGTTAATCAAGTAAAGAATCCCGATGGAAGTATTAAGCTTGTACCTGTTCTTAATAAATTAGTCAGAGTAGCGGAGCTTAGGTCTTATGAAATGCAGCAGGTTGATTATGCGAATCGTTTTACAGTCTTCAATGAGCTAGGTAAGGTTAGTAATATTGGAGCTGCTGAGAAGTATGCCGAATTTTTTAAAGAGTATGAGGCAATGAAAGATAGGAGGCAGAGGTTGAAGTATGTATGTGAGTATTATTTCAATGGTGGAGAATTAGAGCCTCTACTTGATCTACTACCAGACAAGAGATTTAAGGAGTACTTGACTGTTCTTGGACCTGAGAAGTGTAAGGCAAAAAGTTATAGAATTACCAGCTTGAATGATACCCTAAGTGTTAATAGTTTTGATCTATCTATAGTAGAGGATAAGGTAGTGTCAACATTTGAGGTAGGTAAAGCTTATACAAAGGCAGAGATCAAATCAATACTTGCAAAGCTTTATAAAGAAATCGGCTATAAAGTAACTGCAAAGGCTAATGACCTCGAAAAATACTATAAACTGAGAAGGACGTCCGTACATGACGGTAGTAAGAGAGTAGCAGGTTTTAAATTATTAGAAAGATTAGAGGAAGGAGACAAAGAATGATCTTAAACTTAACAATTCTGCAGGTGAAGTGCCCTAGTTTCTTTATAGTTGTAGATTAACTGTCTTTTTTCATATAGAGAATACAGAACATGATATTGATTCGTGTACTGTATTCTTTTTTATTCATCTTAAATTTATGTCGAAGAGTAGTTTTGCTGGCCTAATCATTTCTCATCTCAACAGTCAGGTGGGTAGTAGTGGCAGCAGTTATAATAGTTCCACACCTAATATTTCCAACATTGCGATAAGTAGTGCAGTGATGGAGTACTTAGTAGGGAACGTAAAGATTTCTATTTCTTATACTGGTACTGATCCTAGTGGTAAGCCGGATGTAGTTAGTGACAGTGTAGGTGTAATAGGAAACGTAGCTCCCCCTTTCGGAACTACATTAAGAGATTGGTTAGGGTCATTGGAGTCTAACATAGTGAGTGGTCTTATGATTTCGAGTAGTCCTGGTCTAGTAGTGCCAGTTTCTCCTACTCCAGCATTTAGACCTGGAATAATTGTCCCTGACTTATATAGTATGATAGGGGACGGAAATAAGTCAGCCCAGATTATTGCATGGGAGGGTATTTGTAGTAGTATCTTAGTCTGGCTTAATAGTATAATACCGCCAACCTACCCAGCGACCCATCTTAGTAGTACTGGTGTTGCGGTATGTGGAAAAGTAGTAGTATGAAGAGATATTTATTAAGCACAGGTTCGAGTACTAGTAAGGTTGAATTATACATGTTAGACTTACTCAGGCTGAACATATCAATATTTAGTGGTGACATACCTAACAGTGCGGTGGGTTTTAATATCATCACTTCTAATATACACAAGGACGAGCTACTAGGGGCAATTGAGTCAAGATTACAATTACTAGTAGAGAATATTAACAAGAGAATGGGCCTACCTGGTTACACTATGAAGATTGATAGTGTTGAATTAGTAGGTCCATCTAATGCTCGTGTAATGGTGAGTATTAACAGCACCAAGGACACAGTAGATATTAATTTATAGTATGAGAAATTTACAGGATTACATTAACAAGTACTACACAATTGCCCAGAACTTAGGATATACAGGTGATAGTATTGAGGTGCTTGTACAATTATTGGCAAATGCGTCATATATCAGTGAGGTAGAGAATGTTGCGTACTTACAGGAATCAAGTCTTGAGAAATCTAGCCTCATCAATTCAAAGATTCAGCACTGTATGGATAATATGTACAGTGTATTTAGGGGTCTCTGTCCTAGGGTAGTTATGAAAATTCGTCCTACCTCTTATCTGACATTGAAGCCTTTTGATCTTATCCAGCAGAGTTCAAGTTTCAGTGTATACTATCTTGGTTACTATAAGCTGATTCAACCTAGCAATAATAGTGGTAGTAGCAATTCTAGTAGGTCAGTGAGAGACAGTAATGTGATAAGTAGTAGTGTCATTAGTGCTAGTAGTAATAGTAGTGGACAGGAGACTAGTAGCATGAATAGAGGGACGGAAGAAGTTGATTATACTAAACTATCAGGCCTAGATAATCTTAACCCTGAAAAATATCCGGGGGAGTTTATCTATAGTGGTGTTACATTAAAGCCTAGTGTTAGTACTGAGTCTTATATTATCATCTGCTTAATATCCCCTACCGTACATCAAGTGGATAAGATGGTTAATACTAGAAATACATACTACATTGATTGTCCCATTGATAACTTAAGCAATGATGTACTAGTTAAGGTAAATGGTGAACAGGCTGAGGTGACTAGAAATTTTGCTGATCATATCCTAAAGCCAACCAAGTATGTATTTGACTTAACGCTTCCTAGTTTTGGTAGTAGAATATATACAGCCAATTATTTTAGTACCCTTGATAGAACAGATAGGAGTGATTCAGTGGGTATTGAGATTAACACAAGGATCAACGCAACATATTTTGAGTGGTCTAGGTTGGAGGACTATAACCAATCAGAGCTTCGCAGACTATCTTATAAAGGCGCAGAACTAGTGGGATTTAATGATACCTGGCTCACGGCTAATATGTATAGTGAGTTAAGTAAGGGCAGTGGTCTTTGTTTTGTTAAGGAAGTAGGCAGGGATGATCTTAATACAATTCACTACAAGGCAAACAGAAATAGGTATGTGAATAGTATGGTACGCAGTAATAATGATATTGGTACTATCTTAGAGGAGAACTTCCCACAGTACGTAAAGAATGGAGGTACTTCTTATGTTTTCAATACGCTGGGTAATAATTCTGGTAGTGAACTTAAAATCTATTACATACCAAAAGACGAGAGTAGATTAATTCCCGATACTAGTGATGATCCAGGTAAAGGCGTTAGTAGTATTGAGGATTTTATTGAGAAGGAGCAGGCATACTATATCATTACTAAGAATATTAAAGTTCTTAAGGGAGATAGATATACAGCGGAGTTTAACATATCACTAGAACTTTACAGAAACAGTACTGAGGACTTGAATGGTAGTATTGGTAGTATCTTAAAGAGTACGTACGAGAGAAAGTTTAACACTATCTTCAATGATACAACAATAGAAGAAGTTAAGTCATTAATCAGTAAGTTTAGTAATATTAAGAGAATAAACAGCCTAGGTATTACTTTCTTGAATTCTAGTGGTAATGTAGTAGAGATGTCAGATATAGATCCAATTATTTCTTACTTTGATATTACCTACAATGTTAGTACTCTTGTCTCACATACACCAAGTAATTAAGGGAAGATGAAAATATATATACCAAAACACTTAAGGGAAATTAAGATCATCGAGCAGCTTTACCAGATGATGACGTCTTATGGTGAGCAGGCAGTAGATGAGATAGATTCTTTTAGTGATTTTCAATGGAGCTTAAGTAATGATCCAGTTAAGAGATTCCTAGGCTTATGTATACCGAAGAAAGATGATCAGACCAGTGAAGATTATAGTAGCAATATCAACTACCTAGCGACATTATTTTATAGTGTCAAAGGTACTTATAAGGTTTTTGATTATCTCTTGTACTATGGTGTGATTGATTCAGATAAGTCAAAGATCAACTATACAGCTAGGAGTATTAGTATTGAGATTGGTGAAATCTTGGTGGGGAAAGATTTATTCTGTAGTGCAATGGAGGATTTCTTAAAGACATTACTGTACTTTGAGTCTCTTGAAATTATAATCAATAGTGCTGGTATTAACTTAGAGGGTAGTATTGTTAATCACTTAGGTCATGGTGAAATATACTATCAACATCATATAGCAGAATAATTATGATAGTAGAACATAAAGATAACTTGTGTGAGCTAACTTTTGTAGTACTTGAAAATTCTAAAGACCTAGATAAGAGTTTAGTACAGGTTCATGCAAGTAGGTCAAGCTTATTAGGGGTTAGTGATTTTGCTGAGTATGGTTTAAAGTTTATTCCAAGTAAGTACAAGTTTAACAGTGACCCTTCTATTAATTATCTATCGGAGAAGTCTAGAGAGGTAGTAGGTCCTAGTATAGATGACTTAGAGAAGGTAGAGAGTACATTTTTTCCAACGGGCTCAAAAGTAAGTAAGGAGGAACTGTATGGTTATTTTGGAAGTATTGACATTAATAATCAAACCTTAACAATGATCAATATTCCTAGTGGTTATGATACAGTCTACCTATATGATTCCTACCCAGACCTGACAGAACTGGAACTAGAAACGGTAGGGGGCTTAAGAAGTTTTATACTACGCTCTACATGGAAGGTCTGTATTGGGCTAGATAAGGATGAGGCACAGAGTAAGAAATTATTGTGGCTTGTATTAAGTGAGGATGGTAAGGTTAGTAATATCAACTTATCTCATCTCATGTGGTCTGGGAGTGATAACCCAGAGAGAAACTTATGTCAGTACTTGTTGAGAAATGACAAGAAGAAAGAGATAGATCACAAGGTAGATATAGTAGGATCTCTTGGTGGAACTGATATTGTGGTAGATAAGAACAGTGATACAATCTTAGGTAATAAGAAGATTAATAAACATCCTATCTTATCATCACTCTTAGGAAGGTTTAATCATCTCAATAGGTATGAACCAAGGAGGATATATAAGGAGGGTAGTATCATAGAGTATAACGCAGATTCACTCTATGTCGCACTAAAAGATACTAGTGATCCACCTGTATCTAACAAGCCGAGATTAGCATTGAAACTTATCTGGGTACCCCTTAAGAGAGATAAAGATATTAACTATGACCCAACTAAGTGCTATGAAACTGGCAGTGAGGTTAGGTATGAGGGAAAGTCTTGGGTACTTACTAAGAACGCTCAAGTAGTAGTAGGTGGTCAGACATATACAAGCTTACTAAGACAGAAAACACCAAGTCCTCCTAGTATAGATGGAGATTGGATGGAGATAGTAAGTACAGTCTATAATCCAGCTTTTTCATACAGCATGCTCAGTAGGTGTAAGTATGATGGTTACTATTGGATCTCACTAGTTGATAATAACACAGGAAACATACCAGGCATTAGTTGCGATAAGTGGATCTTAGAGGGTAGACTTAAGGATTACCACAAGAAGAAAATATCAGTGGTAGTGACTCCTGGCGATGGTGGTAAGATACTAGAACAGGATTTTGAAATACAGGATGGACAGAGAACATTAAGTATACCTGTTAAGTTGGGAAACTACTGCATTGACTATATTACCTTTGCAGACAGACACAACTACGAAAAAGAAGTAAGACTGTATGAAGGTGATAATAAGCTAGTCAATAATTTTATAGTCAACGGCTCTTCTAGTATGAGTGGTAGGTCTGGTCTATTGGATAATTATAGATTGAGCGGGTCTTATTTTGATGGGAACCTAGTAATAAATCTGGACTTAGAAAGCAGTGCAGGGTATCATGGAATAGGTAGTGAAGAGGAATGGAAAGCAATTCAATTTACTGCCCCTGATGGTTTTGAATTATTAAGTGCAGATACAAATACTCCTAGTGTGATGGAGGTATTAGAGTCTAGTAATTATCTTATCAATGTAGTACTGAAGAGGAATAGTGTAGTACCAGTTGTGAATCTTAAAATAAATGGTACAAAGCCAAGAAGTATGTATGATAATGATTTCTATACTAAATTCAGACATCCACTAGATACCACTATGTTTGATACGATTAGAAAGAATTATAAAAGTCTTGACCCTAGTGGATATTCATTTGGTCTTATGATGGTAGATGATAAGCCTGTTGGGTATGATGGAAACTTTATGGACTCATCAGGAAATTCAACAGGTGAGAGTGCATTTGTAGTTGAGACGGGTAATAACTTCTCATTTAAACTACTAGTAGATCCGAATAAGTACGAATTTGGTAGTATTGTTTCTAACTACTACGATCCATATGAGTCAGAATCTAGTATCTTACCTAAGACCAGTGAATTTATTAAGAGAAGGTTAAGCACTGAGAAATTTAGTGACCTTGAGTTTACTAGCCTTTATGTAGATGACCTGGTTGAGAAGAATGCATTTCCTATCTACACAGTGGAGCTTAATTCTAGAGTCTATACGATAAATATTGCTAAGTTTGATGGATTTGAGGTAAGTAGTTATTCAGAGTCTACAAATTATGGAGGTTCTGTTAAGTTTACTATCGCATCAGAACAGCATAAGGTACCTAAGATTAAGATACTAAAGGATGATGATACTGACTTATTATCTGGTGGTACATTAAGTCCTACACAGAATAGATTTTATATCCCAGGCACAACAGTTCCGTATGTATCTCTTAATTCATATTTAATCAAGGGAGCGGTAGACGATAATAATAAACCAATACCGGGGAGTGATTATACGGGAACACCAGGTATTAGTAAGTATGGTTCCTTAGCGGAGAAGAACTTGACAGGTAAGCACGATATCATTATCAGTTTTGAACATCCAGCAGGTTCAGCTAGTATCTATGAAGGGAACTATAAGATTTTTATAGGATATGATAATAAATAATAAAAGTATTAAGGGAATCTACAGGTATAACTCTAACGTCGAGTTTGAACCTGGTGATTTTGTACTTGATAGTGAGGTACTCTACAAGGTACTACAGACAACTAAAGGAAACATACCACGTACTAGTCCCGATTATTTTGAAGTCTATGTAGGAAATAATTGTACAAGTCTGGAGGAGTATAAGAAAGGTGCAATGAAAAAAGATTGTGTCTTGTCTGCAGTATCTCTAGACAGTATTCTTTCTTCCTATATGTCTGGTTATAATGAACAAGGACTCATCAGTAACAGAATAACTAGCGATCTTAAGATAATTTCATCCAGTTTCGCAAGTACAGAGAATGTAAGTGCTTATACAAATCCACTCGATGCAATATTATGTAAGAGTGACTTGAATAATGCAATATTTAATGTTGATCCTAATAGTGAGGTAGAGAAAATCTTGCCACGTACCGATGGTGAGACTGGTATTAGGTATGTACTTAGACAATATACATACATAGATTCTGATAGTGCATCTAGCGGTGATCCAAGTATTACTAGAATTCAAGAGCTTACTAAAATATCTAACTTAGCAGTAACAACCTTGTATAGGTATGTAATTAGTAGTGATGGTAGTTTCTCAATATCTGGCAATACTACTTGGGTGTCTAATGGTGTTGATCCTAATTTTCAGAAGGAGCTCAGTCAGGTAAGGGGTTATTATCTTAGCGAAATAGAGAAGTATAGAAAGCTTCAACTAGTAATGTCTAATAACTTCAGATTTAAGAGTCTCGATATTCCAAGTAATTCTAGTAGGATTGAAATACCATACGGAAAACTTAATAGCCTAGTAAAATCAGATAAGACCTTAGACGAAGTACCAACTACTTTCACTATTAGTACTGTTGATCTTCAAGGATTTCTTAGGGTTCATGATGTTACAGTGGAGCTTGGTACCTTGTTGAGAGCAAAGACAGCGGTTAGTTATAAAGTAGGTTGTTCTGATTCTGATATTGTACTAAGTGTTTCCTTCGATGACAAAAATAATAGTGTTATATTTTCATTGAGTAGTGGTAATAGTAAGGCAATATTCCAGTCTTGTTATTATCAGCAATTTGTTAAGGATATAGATAGTAATGTAATTCTTAGTAAGGGGGTAAATCAGGTTACATTGAGGCCTAGAGATTTCCCTGGCATTACTGGAATTCCGCCAATGATATACATACATAAGTCAATACAGATAGATACACTAACGGTTAAAGGAACAGAAAGTAGGAAAGATACTATCGTTGTCAATGTTAGTGATATTGCTGAAACTGTTGAGTCATCTGGTAACACCTACACAGTAAGTCTATCACCTAATTCTGACCTAGGTTGTGATCTATCGTTTTCTGATGGTTATGAGAGGCTTACAATAAGAGTGACGCCAAAGAGTAACGGTGCAGAATCAAACATTACAAAGATTACAGTACATGGCTAAGATTAAGAAAAAGCTCGACATAAGTAGTGAGGGTATTTCTGACGTATATGTGGCGGGAGATATTATTGTAGATAGTACCTCAAATGGATTACTCAGGTACGATAATTACAATAGTCCTTACCGCCCAATTACTACGTCAGAGTTATTCAATAAGCTAGGTAGTCGTGGTTGGAATATTGCGGATAGGAAATATATAGACGGTGATAGGAAGCTTAGGAGGTCAGTAGCTAGTAGTGATGATAAGATGCTAGAAACTGGTTATTACATGGTCAGCCCAGGAAAAGAAATCACCGACAGTATAAAATCAGATCTAGAGAGTTATAAAGTCGAACACTCGGACATAATACAAATGTTCAAAAATATGAAAGAAAGTAAAACTGTGTACTTGTACAATTCATCTGAGCTGGTATTTGATATCTTAAATGATTCAGTAACAATGGACTTAGTAGGACCAGATCAGTATACAAGTACATTAAGTCTTGAGAATCTATTTAAGAAGGCCTCTGTTGGTGGTATCTCTGCTAAGGTTGACTTGAGTATTAAGTATTCAAAGGGCGATCAGATATATAGTCACAACATGGTATTTGAGGCATTTAAGTTCCCAGATACACTAGAAGAGATAGTAGGATATACAGGAAATAACTTCATTAAACCAATTAATAATGAGGTTAGCGTTGAGTATATTGATAACATACTTAGAGTTATTCCTGATGATTCTGAGATTGATGAATGTGTAATTAGTAATTGTACAGTAACGTATGGAAATTTATAATACTTATATGTTAGGTGCAGGTAAGTTGGTTGACTGTGAGTATGTACTTGTATATAACACAGAATCTTTCAGTAAGAGAGCTAATGATCTGTACGTAGACGGTATCAGTATTAGCAAGTCAAATTTCTTACCCCTACTTAGCAAGACGCCAGATAAGCGAGGTATTCATGAAGCAGTTGAGAAGATACTAAAGATAAAGAATAACTCGGGTGAACTTGTATATAATGTATCAGAAGTAAATAGGTCAACAGATCCCAGTAGTAAGTATTATTCTGACTTCATAGTAAGTAACAGGAAGGATAATATTGTTGGCCCTGATGGTTTTAATGTAATTGTATATCTATGCAGTAATGGAGGATTCGAATTAGTCCCCATTGGATTTTCAACATTCTTAGAGCCACAAGGTAGTAGTGTGTTTACAGAGTCTGGCAAGTATATGATAAGGAAGAACTACTATGTTAGAAATCTTCATATCTATATTGGCTTTGACAACCAGCTCTTATTTGATACAGAAAAATTAAACCTCCTCGATAATTTAAGTAGTACTGCAAATCTAAGCAAGAGAGACTTAAGGGGAACTGAGAACTGGAACTATGCAAGTGTAAGTAGTGCGAAGGAGAAAGTAGGTCACGTAGAAAGGCCACTATATACTAACAGAATCTATAGTACTGTAAGTGGAAGAGGTCAGTATATTTTCTCCGATACTAACTCATTTATACTTGACAGAAACAATAAGGTAATCGAGAAGACCAAACTTTGCATTAATAAGAACCTGCATGTAGATAGATTCAATAACGCATTTGGTAATTATCAGCTCGGTTTCTATAAGGGTGATCCAGCATTGTATGTATGGAATATAGGGAATAACTACTCAATCTATTCACTCGCTAGAAAGAACTTAGTAGGGAATACGGTTATGTACACTAATCCAGTCAACACAGGGAGACTTATCCTTAATAGTAGTGTTTATATACTACCGAGCTATGATATCAACTATAAAAGTAAGATTGAGTTCTTTTCTGGAAACTTAGTACAAACTGCTCACACTAACAATGAAACTGGTGAGGTAGTGAGGAAAGTGTTTAATCTTGACTTGCAGGATAACCGGGATAATGACAATAATGCAGGGTGGATGAACTTTGGAGATGATCTTGCCTTGCTTGACCCATTAGACATTAGAAATCAAGTCAGGACTACTAAGAAATTAATATTTGCAACTAAGGAAGAGGCGGAGAAGTCAATTCCAGAGCTAACAGATATCCACTTTGACTTAGGTAGGTATAGTAGTGAGTGCAGTATTAATGTAGAGGGAAAAAGAGGTGAGTGGTTTATAATAGGTCACCCAACAATAGATATAAAGATCCTAACTAATATGACCAAGACAGTACTTATCAGGTCTAGTGAGTTAGGTGGCGTAATGTTTATAAATAATCAAGTCTTAATTGTAAAGAACCCAAACCCTGATAGACTGAGCGAAATCACTTATACATTATTCGACAGTGATGGAAAGTTCATGACATCAGGAGCTAGTGATTATCTAAGTACATACTATAACAACTTAGATGCACTTAAGGAATATAAGGTACCTGGTAGGAGAAAGAGGTTGATGATAGACAATAGCATTAATTCAACTAACAGTATCTTAGACTTGCAGAGGAGTTTCTTAGCTTACTTTAGGCGAAATACTCTTCCTACTTCCTTGACGGACTTTGAGATAATTGGTGGTCTCTGTGGTCTGGTGTTCTATAGGCTTGGTAGTCTTGTAAATTATTTGTAGTATATGAAAATAAAATTTAGCGAGTCTTTCTTGAGTAGGCTTGGAACAGTGGGTATAACAATGAGCTTTAGTGAGTATAAAGTTTGTGCACTGTTGAAAAAAGACCTCCTACTTGATGTAAATTCTCAGAGACAGGTAGTATCAGGTAAGTTTAATTATATCTGGGATGATGAGAGAAAAACTATGGACCTTACTTTCCCAGGTACTAAAGAGCTGAGAAAGGAGACAGGTAGTAATCCATTTGTTATCTACTTATTTGAAGATAGCTTGTATGAAGTAGTAGAGGGCCCTGCATTAGTATTGTATGGTGAAGATAGTTCAATGCTTAACTTAACAGGTAGTGGATTGAATCATATTACAGTCAAGTTTCCTCTCACCATGCTTGCTAATATTGTAAGTAGGGTAGAAGGTAAGAATCAGAAATACCTAGAGAGTAAGTCTAATGTGGTAGGTACTAATATATTTGTAGCTGACGGTAGAGAAGATGAGCTAGTTTCTAAAAATTCATATCTAAAATACGTCAGAAATAAAATAAGTACTAATAATATTCCTACCTACCTGAATAAAGATGGTAAGAAGATATTTAGTAGTAGTTATTATAAGAGATACAAGAAAATCAATATCTACTCAAGTAACTTAGTAGGTTATAAAGATAGTGATGGTACTCAGAACTACTACCTACCTAGCACCTCTGGAACTGTTACTTTAAGTGGTGAGACTATTTATGACCTCTATGAAGTAAAGGAGGGAAAGTTTATACTACAGAAGGAGAATGTGAAAGGTGATCTAAGTAATGTAGTATTAAAAGGATTAGGTAGTATTGATCAAGAAAAATTCAAGATAGTCGATAACAGGACTATTGAGTATATTGGGGTTGAGGATTCATCTACTACTAGTTTTCAAGGGGAGCTCTATTTTAAAGATGAGATGAAAGAGGGTCTACCTGTTCCACTAGTGTCAAACAAGATTAACCTATATCAGTATTCAACATGGGGTAAACCAAGTACCACTACTAACCTGTTCGAAGATGGAAAGCAAGTATTTCTATTTGACAGTGAGGGAGATGCAGTAGGTACATCAAGAAGTGGTCTTACTAGGTATCATGAAATTGTAGTGAAGCTTAAGAAGAGAGTTGATCCGAAAAGTATTAAAATTATACCAAGTTCTCCACAGTGGAATGAATATTTTGGTACGATTATTACTAAGCTAGATGAAGAAGTTAAGAGTGGTGCACACCCTTATTCAATACAGATAAGAACTAAAGAAAAAAATACAAGCTCAACTTGGTATCCGATGTCAGGTGGTACTAGTACTTTAATGTCATGTACTATTAGCCTTGGTCCTAATAATAAGATTCAGTTCTATTGTGTACAGGGGCCATCACTACCTCTTGCCATCAGAGATCTCACTAGAACAAATAGCCTAGATAAGAACAGTAAGGGTAACTATGTAGGTCACTTAGATGGTATAATCGGAAAGAAGAAATCTGACTACTATGTAACATCTGAAAAATTAGTAGAGGGTTATAATACTTGGGTTTGTAGTTACAGTTTCTTTAATGAATCTGTTAACTTTGTAGATAGACGAAGTGGAAAGATCGAAAAAACTGTTGGTGAGCCTGGTAAGATATCAATTACTTCATACGACATGCCAAGTACAGAATCAGAGCTTGAAATAGGCAGTATTACTTTCAAGAGAGCTCCGACTAGTGGTGAGGTTGACAATACAAACTGGAGAGATGTTATGTATGCTAATGCTGGATCTTGTAAGCTTGATCTGGTTATGGCGAGAGATACTTCATCTAGTTCTTATTCTACACTTACTAGCTCAACTCAGTATTTCTTAAAGGAGAGCGATAATAGTCTTAAGAGGCTCTATATGTTTGACTTTGAGGGGAAGACTTTTGAGAATACAGATAACCAAGATGTAGCAGAGCATTGGTTTGAGTTTCTAGTGGATGAATCAATACCATTGGGAAATATAATCCTAGAGAGTGGAAGGCTTGAAGAGTTTTTCAATATCAAAGTAGAGTCTCCAGTGGGGAGTACTAAGAAGGCTGGATGGTTTAGGTATAGGGTTATTATTACAGCAAAAGGTGTTAATAATTCTGACAGTAAATGGTTCCCTACTAATAGCTTAAACGAACCTGAAATAATAAAGGCGAAGATAGAATTAAAGTCTTCCATTAAGGATCATAAAATAGTAGAAGAATTTTATTGTATACAGGGATTTAAGATTGATTCGATCAATGTATATGTAGAAAATAAGAAGCCAGAGTGGATAGAACTAACTGGAACTCATGGTGCAACGTCTGCAAGTAATAGTGGTCTTGACTTTGAATTTGAAAAGCAAGAAGATTTTGATAAGTATACTAGTAATGATAGTAACTTAGTAAAACATTCTGTTGGTGATATAATAACACTTGGTAAAATTAAGTCAGGTATTAGAAGAGTTGAGAAATTCAAGATGCTGGTTAATACTTACAAGCCATACGACAGTGAAAATGACTATATTGATTTCAGAAGTGAGGGTGAATCTGCAGTAATTGCACTATCTAAACCAATCGACAACTATACACACTGGAAAGAAGTAGGTATAAGAAGTGACAATAAGCTTCAGGTAGTGTCTAGTAATCCAGATAACTTATTGAATCCTGAATTTCTTGACCTAGGTGATGGAAAGTTTGTAGTATCTAATTCTAATAAAGACTTGTCGACTGCTCAGTATAAGATTGAATTGAAGAACAAAGCTAACCCCGTAAAGACGCATGACATTATAAATATTTTTACAGTAGATAGGGTAAGCGATAATACTATAAAGGTAGAGGACTTACTATCAGACTGGAAATACTTGATGATGAAGAATAATGGTGTGTCAACTGCTAATGTAAGGACGAGAGTAAAGTCTGAAAGTTCTGAAGATAATATTATAGTTAGGACAGACGATAATAAGTTGTGGAATGGTATTAACGTACTTCCTCTTGACTACATCGGAATCTATCGAATATTTGTTAGTTGTACAGAGGAGTTTGTCGTTACACTAAGTGGGAATGATAGCTTACACTTTATCGATGATACTAATAAGGTCTTGAAAAATACATTGAGTGTTGAATTTGATAGAACTGCACCTGGTCAATATGTTCCAGTCTACTTAGTATTTGAGGGAGGTGAGAAGAATTCATTTAGAACACCATACCAGAACTTGAAGACTGAGATCAACATATCCTACAAGAGTGATCCAACCATTAGTAAAACTGTCCAGCTTAGGAGGTATTATATAGATAGTATTCCTAGTGAAGACGGTAAGGACTTAGGTAGCCTTACAAGTACAGGTGAAACACTCAAGTCTAGTATTGAATTATTTGGCGATGATCCTATTAGTAGTGCACTGATAAAGAGTGGATCAGGGAAGGATATATTCTGTACCTATAATATTGAAGAAAAGGAGTATAGTTTCAGCCTTGCATATAAGTCTAGTATTGAAACAAAGTTAAGTACGTCAGTTAGTAGTAGGTCAGTTAGGGATACTGTGGTTGACTTATCAGGTTTTGTTGGTAATAAGGTAAAGGTTGGTGGCAAGTATGATGGTAGTAATAAAGGTTATCGTTATACTAAGGAAAGCGTTGTGTATGAAGAGTACCCAAGCAAGATCAATCAGTCTTATCCAATACCAGTCATAGATACTGTTAAGCTTGAACAGGTAGGCACTGGAAAGAAGGTTGAGTATAATGTGTATAATAGGTTGATAGTACCTAGAGTGTCTATATCAAATATATACTCACAGCCAAGGTATAATAATAAGATCTATGTTACACCACCAACTCAAAACCATCGTTACGTACTACCAGATCAGAAGTTACTAGTTGATATTTCAGTACCTGGTCAGAGCTTTAAAGTTAGAGTATTAAGAGGTGTGGTGGGTTTTAAGTTGCCTGAAGATAATAAGGTCTACTTAAATAGGTATGACAAGGGACCTATTGAAATTCAGTATAAGGCACCAGATACTTACCAACTGACTTCTCGAGATGATGAGCACTACATAGGTACACTTGAGATAGAATCATATATCGACAAGGATAATTTTATCTTAGACAGTAATAGGAACATAAGGATAGGTAATAATTCTTATCCACAGGAGGTCGTCAATCTTATAGCAGGAACGACGAAAGAAGTATTTGATTTATATATAGGTTTTGGGCGCAATGTTGGATCAGAGAGCAGTAGAGATTATCATACGTTTAGCCAAGAGTTTAGTGGCATTATTCCGGCGAGTGGTGGTAAGAAAACGATAGAACTAAATCCATTGTTTGAAAATACTATCATCACACAGGAACATGATAAACGTCCTTATGATGGAAAAAATATATTAAATTCGATTACAGTAGAGAGTTTATTTGGTAAGAAATTCTTGAAGGTAGATTTTGCAAGTAGGGCTAGTAGAGTTGGTTATAATGGTGGAATTGAATTAGAACCTTCAAGTAGTAGTATTGAGAACTTCTGCAATTCGACCAATCTCCCAAAAATCTTAGACTTGTCAAAAGATAGAGTACCTGATAACTTCTCCATTAGGTTTGCAACTGAAGGAAAAGAAACCGGTCAGTTTGTTTATGATACAGCCCAACAAAATCCATCATTCCTACAAGAACCTTACACTCATGGTATTATTGTTTCTTATATTCCGACTAAGGAAGATGGAACTTATACAATGGATAATACAAAGTCTAGATTATTTGTAGGCTCCGAAGAAAGTAACACCCTGACAATTAAGATAAAGAGTGATGTCGAGACCATTACTAAGAGTTTGTTTGATAATATGGGCGACTACAGTAGATACCTACTTTCAATACTGACTGCCATATATCCTATCTATGTTGCCTCTGCTGAATTACCGACAAGTACTGGTACACAGTTTGGAACACAGAGTAGTAATACCTTGATTATCGAAAAGATACAATCAAGTAATGACTACCCACTATATCCTATTACTAACAGGTCAAGGGATGTAATTGGTCAGAATATCTTTAACTATTACTTCTGTACTTTGTTTGCAGGTAAGAAGGAAGATATAAAGACGATCGATTCTTTTAGGATTAGTGATGGTAAGGGTAATCAGGTCACTATTATTTTCGATGTAGATGTGAAATTGACTAAATAGTAGTTGAGAGCACGTAGAAGTCTTATATATGACTAGAACATTGGGAAGTTTAGAGGTATAATTGATTTACAACTAAGCTTCCCCTGTTCTTCTTTAAATACAATCAGAACTAAAAATGAACAAAGACTATAGAATTAAAGTCTCCAGTAGTAAGTATATCGAAGAGTCTAGAGCAGTGGCAGTAATTAGACTTAACGAGAGGGGATTTTTGAAAGGTGAGGTAGTAATGCTAAACTACAAGAAGGACCCAGATAAGAAAACAGATATCGGGACTTTAGTAGCTATTGGTATTAAAGATGGAACTGGTGAAGATTGCTATAGAATAATTAGTGCAGGTGGATCTGTAGTAGTTAGAAAAGTAGTAGAGTCACTCGCAGATGTTTCATCACTAGTTCATAATGAGTTATATATTTACAAAGACCCTGATAATAAGTGGTACTATGTCTATAAGCCAGAGAATGAGGCTAACAGACGGATTGAACTTATTACTGGCGGTCCTTTTATTTTCATCGACCTAGAGACTGGATATCGTTGGTTCTATAGGGATGGAAAGTGCAAGAGAGAGGATGAATTCTTCTCAACGGATAGTGTACAGACATTACTTGGTGATATCTTATCTAGGAATGATAGGCTTGAGATTACTAGTGATAGTGGTTTCTTGTTTAAAGTTGGTGATGTAAAAGATGTAAACTTAAGCATTAGAACTTTAGATCATGCTGGAAATGATATAAGTAGTAAGTGCAGCTATTCTATAGATGGACAAGAGATTACATTAAGTGGTGGAAAGTATAGACTACAGAATCTAACTACCGACAAGGATATTGAGATAATAAGTAAGGTAGAATTAGCAGAGGGAGTTTTTCAGCACATAAGAGAAAAAGTAAGTATTCGTTTTGGCTACATTTTCTATTATGGAAGAGTTACACCTGATTGGGCACCTAGTGTAGAGAATATTAAGGGATTAGAGAAGAAAAAATTAAATAATCGTAGAAGCTTAGAATGGGTTGACATTGATATAAAGGAGCTATCTAAGACTGTTTATTGTTATCCTAAGAAGTATGGTTTCTTGGACCACATCTACGATTATCATGGCATCGATTACCTAAAGGACTATATTATCTATGACAACCATTATGTAATTGATGGCGAAGAATATTTTGTATACCTAAAGAAAGAACCAATTAAGATATACGACTTTAGACAGAACTATGTATTTGGTGATTTTGACGGTATTGTTATTAATGGTGTAGGGGACGATCACTTAAACGACCTCTTAAACCATAATATCGAGGAGCAATTAAAAGACAAGCTGCTCGACTTTAAAACTAGTGGTATTGTTTATCTTGATGGAATGTTTGATGAAATCCCAACATCTGGTATGAAACAGGGAGGAATCTATTATATCAAGTCTATCAAGAAATTATATGTGGCAGATTCAGATACTAGTGGTGTTGTTAAGAATATGACGGAGAAATCTATGTACGTTAAGCTGCCTGAATATTCAACACTATTCTGGAATGGAACAGACTTGATAGACCTAGGAAAATTAAGGGTTGTCAAGATAAATGATATTAGAGAAATTTTTTAAGATATGTCAGAATTAAGAGGAACAAACATATCAGCCCCTATTGTACCTTTTACAGACCTTGATAAATACCCAACACATCAAGCAATATATGGAAAGGGTGGTCATAAAGAGGTAGACACATTAACTGACCTGGGCAATATACCTGCATTTCGACTAACAATTGGTTCAGTTTGTTATGTAAGGGAGACAGGTACTACTTTCAGGTGCACAAAGTTTAAGCGCGTAGATGGTACATTGTTTGAGAGTGAAGCAGACGTTGTTGAATCTGATCTTGGTAGTTGGGAAGAGATTTCATCAGAGGACATAGTAGTTTCTGATAATGAGCCGGCAGTAAGAGATCAGAATAAGATTTGGTTCGATACAGGTAGCCAAGTTAGTAGAGATATTGATGCAAGTTCAGAGGAAATAGCTAGTCTTAATAGGTCTGTTGCTAGTCTCCAGAAACAAGTAGAGAGTTTGTTGAGTATCTTAAATTATGGTGTAGTAGCTGGTGATTCAAGTAATTCCTGGAGACATAAGATGATTGGTACAACAGGTCTTATTAATCCTGGAACCGGAGAGGCAGAAGGAGATACTATCAGGCCCACTACAGAAGCGCTGAAACATACAGTACCTAATATTAGTATTAAGGTAGATACTGCTCAGAATTTTAAGACTAACTACCAGAACTTAATAGATGGTGAGCTCATTTGGATAACAGACCAAGGAAAGGATAAAGAGGGTAGCTTATTTATCTACATAGGGGGTAAATTTAAACAGGTTTCTACAACTGGTGGATCAGGAGTAGTTACAAATCCTACTGAAAATAATAATATGTCAGCAGAAGAATTAAGAAAATTAATAGAGGGTGGAATCGATTTTAACTCCCTTGATTTTGTAGACCTAGCAAGCAATAAATATAGTGCCAGGGTAAATGAGAATGGCAACTTAATTATATACAGGAACGATAGACTTGACTTAGGCCAGCCAGATAGTGATAGTAAGGGTGGAAACTATGTTAGTCACTTCCTAAATATCAGCTCTGTGTTTTGCGGAGGTGATAATGATGAGCATAGTTTTATATCTTGTTCACACAATTTCGTAGAGCTAAGTAATTCATCAACATCCGATATTAACTTAAACGGACTCTACCTTCTATATAGACCAGGTAGTACATCTAACTGGGAGTGGTTACCACTAGTAGGTACTATTAAGGCAGGGAGTACTTTCTTAGTGAGAGGTGCACAATGTTCTAACGTAACTAACACCACTATCATTAACGTAGACTCTTATGACCTTCAGTGGTATAAGGGAAATACTGAGACTGGTAAGATTAATCCTGCCCGTGAATTAATTAAGTTTGATCAGACAGGTAGTACATTCTATTTGTGCTGGGGTAGTGTAGATGCTGGGGGAACAATTCAGATCTATAAGTCAGACAAGGCATTACATCCAGTATCAGACTTAGCAGATTTCGTAACCCCATATAGTAGTGATGTAATTCCTGGCTATGTTGACTCTGTTGGTATTAGAACAGGTGCAGGTGAAGGTGGTCAAAGTGTAGATATTGCCCCTACTAGTAAGATGGATAACTGCTTATTCTTTAGGTGGTACTACTTAGATCCTTCCACGCAGGCATATAAGGCGTATAGTGCTAGGAATAGTAAGGCGCTTTGGACATACATCGACTTAACTGTACATGATGATAAAACTAACGTACTTAAGTCATATTTCAAGGAGAGTGATAAGGTTAGATTCACGCCTAGGTCTTCTGCGTATGGTAAGAACTTATTTACTACCAACACTACATTTGACCCAAGCAAGCCTAATTATGTAAACTTAACATTTGGTAGACAAGCAACACATAATGAAGCAGGAAGAAAGAAAGCTAGTAGATGTCTTAACTGGATATCTGTTGGTTATTATGATGAATTTGTTGAGTATAAGAAAACAAGCAGTGCAGGTTGGACGAAATTAAATTCTATCACTGAGAATAGCATTAAGACAGGTGGTGATTATGCTGGGGACTCTAATGTTAAGAAATTCATCAATCAGTATAAGAGAATTAGATGGATTGCAACAAGTGGGGTGGCAGTTACAACACATAAGGTAATCATCAGAGACTTAGAGGCAGGTACTTATCAATACAGAGTAAGACGTGAAGGTGATGAGTCTTATACTAGCGATATCCTCACATTTACAGTTTATGCAGATAGTGTGATCAATGCGAGAGGTTATTCATTTATTCAAGTAACCGACCAGCAAGGATTCAACTATATGGAGTACATCGCTTGGAAGAAGTCAGCTAGTTTTATTGCCGCTGAGGAGAATGAGTCACTGTTTACTATTAATACTGGTGACATTACTCAGAGTGGTAACCGTGAAAATGAATGGCTTGATTATTATGAAGGTAGAGATGCGCTCAGAGGTAAGGAGGAGATGTTCACAATTGGTAATAATGACTTGTGTGGTAAGAATGAGTATGAACTTGGTAATGGTATTCCTAGCTCATATAAGATTAACCATACTAACGTTGTCTACTATTATACATTTGAACTAGATGAGAATAACCCAGCTATCTTTAAGTATAGAAATGGTGCAAGACTGTTTAACAAGAATAACACCACTAAGTATATAACTGGATTAATTGAAGATGGTCAAGTAGGTGGTAATGCGTATGGTTTCGAATACTATATGCCATCTCTCTATTCATTCAATTTCGGAGATTATCACTTTGTTTCTATCAATTCAGAGTTTAGATCAAATACAGTAACGGTATATACATCTCTTACACAGGATATTGGTAAGGAGTTTTTATCTCAGTGTCTTGGTCAACTAGAAGATTGGTTTAGAAAGGACTTGTTATTGTGGAAGGGAACAAACTTAGCAACAATTGAGGCCGATACTAATAAACAACTTCAGCCATCAGATTGTTATAAGACCATTGTATTTACTCATGAAATGCCATTTACTATCGTTACTGTTGATAAGTATAAGAGTAAGACAGATAGAGGTGGTTCAAAGTTAAATGGTGTATCTTCTAATGGTGGTAGCTTTAGATGGTCAAGATTATTTAAGAAGTATGGTATCCGACTTGTTATGGGTGGACACAAACATACTTATTCGATGTCAAGGCCTATCTATGATGCACCAGAGAATTATATTGTTGGTAATAGAGCCGCTAGTGGTGTAGACTTAATGAGTGGTAATGTAGAGGGTGAGACAAGTAGTAAGCCTGTTGTTCAAGTTACCTCTCTCCCAAGCGATGCAGCTACTAATACTAACCTGAGATATGAACTAGTAGGGAAAATAAATGCGCCTGTATATGTAATGTCACAGGCAACAGGTTATAAACTAGTAAGTAATCAGGAAATACCTAGTAGCACAAAAATCGCTTGGCTTCAGAAGTATTATCCAGGTAAAGAAGGAACTGGTAAAGATAAGGAAGGTATTGCACAACACTTCCCTACCTATGTTAAGTACAAACTAACTGCAACTGGTATCGAAGTTGAGTCAATTCAGATAACCGGTATTTGGGATGTAGACTTAACAGCTAATACAACTACCTATCTTTGGAATAACTGGAATGATGCAACTAGGGTAGAAGATATTAAGTCACTGGGCAAACAGTCAATAGATCTCGGTGAAGGTATCGGGACTAAATATAATATTGTATTTTAATGGGAACTATTAAGAAATATAATCGAGGCAAGAGTAAGTGGGAATCTTTTGCATCTTCCCAAGCTGATCAGATCTTAACGAGTAGTGAAAAACTTAGAGAAATCGTTAAATCAGAAGGTGAAGAAACTGCAGAAGTGACTGACGTAGAGAATGTCCTCGAGCATATAACTGATGACATCAAAACTTTGAAGGGTAACGTCGCTTGGCTTGCCCTTCACGGTGGAGGTGGTTCAGGTAATGGTGGTAATGGAGGTGGTACTGGTGCGGATACTAGTACTGCCAAGATTATGGTTAATTCCAAGTCGCAGGAGCAGGCTAGTTCAGATCCAATTATTCTCAACGGCGATGAAGGTCTTAGTATCAAAGTAATCAGTGGTACCAAGAACTGGGACATTGAGGCAACTTCTAATATCTATACGCTTAAGAGAGTAAGTGGTACTAACGGTATGAATATCGACAGAAGTATACTGAAGAATAATAATATCGTTACTACTTTTCCACTGCTTGTAACTGCTAATAACCCTTCTACATTTACAACTATATCTTGGAGTAGCACTATATATTTCTCAAATGTTAACTTGTCTGCTAAGAAGGAACAGAAGATAACAATAGAAGATCTCAAGAAGGGTAATAGGGATTCTGAAATGTCTTTTGAATACTCATCAGGTGTAGCAGGTGATTATAGACTTGAGATAGATGTAGTAAGAGCTAGTGGTACGAAAGATAAGTATTCATTTGATGTAATTGTTGATGAAATAGATCACAAGTATACATATAATGTTCAACTAGGTAAGGGTGGACTCGGTTTTTCAGACAATGATATCACATTAGGAAATAACACTAATGAGATTAAGGCAAGATTAGTTAGTAAGAAGATAAGCACCCTAAGTAGCTTGCAGACTAGAACAATCTTAGTAGTGACAAGTAATAATATGACAATCTCATCAATCTTACCAACAAGGTTAGAGGATGCAGTATTGATCAATAAGGACAAGTCACTTAATGTACCTTTCACTGTCTACTACTCAAATACATCAGAATCTTATCATTACTCTATCAAAGTATCAGGTAATGGTGGTAGTGTTAGTAAGACGCCTAGTGAAGTATTCTCATTTAATGAACTTAACAATGACAACTTCTTATCTGTTAGTTCTTTTAGTGAAGGTACAAAGCTAGAGATTAGGGTTGAAATTTGGACTGACATACACACAGAGCATATTGGAGCAACCTATTATGCAGAGGTGGGAAGACCAAACTTTACTCAACTAGATACACCAAAGACAGGAGCACTTGTAACGGACATCATTGCATTCGGTAAGTCAAGAGATAATTCTAGTATTACCTCAACTTGTAGTGGTTATGTATATAATGGCACAAAGGTCAGTGTAGAACAGTTAGCAGAGTTTGTTGATACTAATAGTTACAGTGGTGTAGTTATATCAGATACAAAGCCAAGTCATATTCGTCTTCAGAATAGAGCTTACTGTAAAGTAGGCGGATGGAATTATAGCAACTTCACAGACAGTAAGTTCTATGATTTTATTAAGTCGGGGAATGAATTTACTATTAACTTGTGCTATAAAGCAGATTACCACCCAGACGATGATAGAGCTGTATTTCAATTAGGTAAGGTTGCACAAGATGGTACATTATTGTCTGGTATTCTGTTAAGGGTACATGATCTTGAAATTAAGTCAGGTGGTACATCTAGTTCTTCACACACTATTAACTTACAGGATGATGAAATCGTAGACCTTGTTATTTCATACAAGAAGGGACGAGTACTTATCTATGTAAATGGTGTTATTGAAAGTGCTGCCGTTATATCAGACTTTGTAGGTGATTGGGCAAAAGAGAATATCTTACTTGGTTGTTCTAAGAAGGGTTCAGTATATAGCTCTTTTGCAGATATTAATGTCTATAGGTTGATGATGTATACTACTGCATTGACTGACTATGATATCTTGTTCAACTATCTAAATAATATGTCCCTTTCTCATTATGTAATCGATGCAGATGGTAAGGGAACACCAGATAACAGATACATTGAGGAAGGTCTAGCAAGGAACTTCATCAAATACAACTTGGATACGAACAAGCCAGGTGAATCTTGGTTGTGGGATAATTCAGGTGTTGGATCTTATAATGTATCTAACTTTATTGCAGCTGGTAGTCTTAAGCCTGCTGGAGAGTTAAGTAACTATTCCATTCCTATCCCTATCGTATTCTTAGATGTTAGTAGTGAGAATAGCTGGACCTGGGATAACTTTACTAGCCCTAAGAGAAAAGATAGTAATTCTCTTCCTAGTGTCTCTGCAAAGATTCAGTACTACGATGGAAAGAGTGGTATCATGTGCGGTGGCGATAGGGATAAGCCAATGACAGCAACGGTATCAATACAAGGTACTTCAACATTGGCGGATAATATCAAGAACCTCAATATACAGTTCGATGAAGGCACTGTATTTATTCCTAAAGAGTCTTGGTTACCAGAGCAGAAATATACATTGAAGGCTGATATTGTAGATTCAAGTCACTCAATTAATGCAGCTGTTGGTAAGTTTGTGAATGAGGAACTTGGATATGATGACGTAACTAAGGCATCAAAGTATCTACCTTTCAACGAAAATGTACTTAGGGCATTCAACGACTCTTGGTATAAGAATCAGTTTAAGAAGGCAACTCTTAAGCATGCGGTTGAAGGTTTCCCAGTATTTGTAATCTTAAGAACGAACGATAAGAATACAGGTACTAGTATTCACTCACTTGGTATCTATCAGTTCATCTTAGGTCGTGATGCACATAGGAATCTTGGATATAAGGTAATCAATTCTATTACAAAAACATCATCTGGCTCAACTTATTCAATTGATAAGAATGTAGTAGGTAGTACTTTCCCATTCTTTGAGACAGGTTGTACTTATAATGAGACAAGGATTGGTGGTTACTGGATTGAGGCTAAGGATAATTTTGGTTTCGGTGGTACTAGATCTGATGGTACAAATGCAGTAGAAGGTGGTGCACAGCTTGATTATATTGATGGAAGTGAACAGTACCTAAGAGATAAGCTGTATGGTGCATTGTTCTGGCAGAATGACCCTAACTTCAATGATATTAATTTGGAATTAAATATTAAGGAGCCATACGAAGGACAGCCAGAGGATCAAGTAGCAACCAAGCCTAGTGAGGTACAGAGATTTAATAAGCTAGCTGAGGAGATCATTAAATTAGATGCAGTTAAGAAGAGATATAGTAATGACGCAGCTAATATTAACAAGGATTTCTTCGCAGACTCTTATGATAAGTATGAATATATACAAGCAGTAGTACCAGGATCAACGAGTAAGTCTTATGTATGGAGAAAGGTAGAAGGTCAAGAAAATAGGTTTGCACAGAATGATGATGATATTGACATTACTAATTACCTGAACTTAGATTCTGCGTATAAGTATTTCAGTATTGCTAACTTATTTGGCTTACTTGATAACTTCCAGAAAAATATGCCTCTTAAGTTCTTTGGTAGGTATAATGAAGTAAACAAGAGCGACCCTAACAACCAGGCTATCTTAGGTATTTATGACTGCGATACTGGACTTGGTGGAAACAATCAGGCGGCTATTGCAGTGTCAGAGGATTTATGGTTCTCTCCTTTATCTAATAGTGGAAACGGCTATGGTGTAACGGATAAGATAGACGGTCAAAATAGCGTCGTCTTAGGTTTTGCGAATAAACTTTGGATGTCATTGTTTGGTAAGAAAGCAATTCATCAAGCGCCAGGTGCAGGACAGAGTTATACGAAGTCAATTTATTCTGATGCATGGTGTAAACTTCGCAATCTTCTCGACGCAAAGATGAAGACCGTGATTAATCCGAATACTAGAAAGCCGTATACAAGTCTAGCAGATTACTTTATTGATCAGTATTTCATTCCTCAGACGGAAGGTTGTGGTGAGTTGCTATTTAATCTTACATACAACGCTAAGTACTTACAAGACTATAGAAACGAGAGTGGTACACCTATTAATCAGTTGAACAAATTGAATGGTAGAAGAATCATTCAGGCTCGTAAGTGGTTGAGAAAGCATATTGTCTTCCTTGATAGCGTATTCGAATGGCTTAAGATGGAAAATAGTACAAACGCAGAGACTACTAACAGAGCATCTGATTTCTATGGTATTTCAACAGTGAAGATTAATTCAAGTAATGCAGTAAAGTCTATGCCAATTAAGGTAGAAGCTCCTGTTATTATGTCATCAAACGTAGCAGGTAGTAAGACAATCTCATCTTTCTGTAGACCTGAAAAGTATGGTGATTCATTTGTATATTTCGGTGATGGTACTAGTGGAACAGATAACGCTAAGGTACATACACTCGATTTCTCAAATACTATCTTGTCAATTGGTAATGGAAGTACCTCACTAACTACTGCAAATGTTGGTGGTATAACAGGTAGTCTTATGAAATATACTAACTTGAACTTGAGCGGTGCACAGGGATTCAATCAGGACAATCCAATTAACTTAGGTCAGTTGTTTGCAGATAATGTAGATGTTGCCGAGCTTAGGGAGATTGACTTGTCAAATACTAACTTCTTGAGCACCTTAGCAACAAAGAACTTTAATCTCAACTTTAATATCTTAGATAGTAACTCTAATACTACTAATGAGACTAAGTTCCAGAAGCTACAGAAGATTGATATTAGTAATAGTTGTGTAACCTCTGTATCTCTGCCAAACGTATCACTAAGTTCTTTAAAGGTGATGAGGTCTAGAATTAACAATCTTACCTTAAACACTCAGAACTTCTTAAATACAATTGACTTAACTGGATGTAGAGACTTGACAGTAGTATCAATAAAGAACTGTAGTAACTTTGAGACACTGAAGCTCGATAGTACACAACCAAGTCTTAGGTCTGTTGATATCGTAAACTGTCCAAAGTTCACAAGGTTTGAGTGTGTTGATAATAATAGAGTAAGAGAGATTACACTGTCACTGGAAAATCTAGAAACTGTTACGATAACTGGATGTAGAAACTTAAGAGTACTAAATCTGGCTGGTAGTAAGAAGATAAAGAACTTAGATCTTCATGACTGTATTAATCTTGAGTATATCATCTTTAGTGGTAGACCAGATGAGGCAAGTTATTCAACCGAGAACTTAGATCTTCCTGAAAAAGAGGCACCTAATTGGGGAGATTATGATGATAGCGGATTTCCAGGTGCTAAGTATGATGACCCAAGTGAAGGTGGCCCAGGTGTAGCGGGACTTTACTTAGATAAGAAGTCATTCTTGTTTGATGCAGATAGTTCTAGTAATTATCATGACAGTATCTTAAAAAGTCCAATTAACATGCTCCCATCTGATTATGATACTATAAATATTTGGGGTGCACATAAAGATGATAAGTTCCCAGACCTAGTTAATCTCAATCTTAGAAATACTGGGGTTAGGTTTGTAGTGTATGGTACTTCATTTAACAAGAACTACTTAGATCTTAGCCGTTTCACCAACCCTAACTTAGAGGTTGACTTGAGACAGATGAAGAACTTAAGAGAGGTTAAGTTTACTAACGATAAAGAGAACCCAGTCAAACTAAGCTTAAACTTTGATGGTTGTTTAAACCTTTCTAGAGTATATGGTCACGTAGTAGTCAAGACAGGTCAAATGTTCAATAGCTGTAAGCTTTTTACAGTTCATGGAAACGACCTGTCTAGAAATACATACGGTACTGTAACGGAGAATAGTAGGGTTAAGTTGCCATATGAGGTAGATAGGTCTAATCTTACTAAACTAAGTGACCCTGATTTTTCAAACTATTCATTGAGGTTCCAGGAAGAGACAGCCCAGACTCCACTAGTAACTAACATGGACTTTAATGTATCTGATATATCTGATTGCTTTAGGTCTACTGCTATTACTACGTTTGATGTTTACTATGTACTTACTGCACTTGGTTATTCAGGGAGACCAAAGAGATTAGGTGTTGGAGAGCAGGTTGTTAATATTACACACATTGATAACTTATTCAGTGATTGTAGTAGGAATGATCTATTCTCTTGGGTTAACCCACCAAACAGATATATGTTTAGTTGGGCAAGGAATGTGGTAAGTGCTCGATTTACTTTCTCATTTTCAGGTACAGAGGGTATCCCATTTAAACTACTCTCACCTTATGTAGTAAATGGTGAGATACTGAAGGATAATGGATTGTTCAGCCCATTAACAGATCTGAAGAATATGGAAGGTATGTGGGCAAATACTCCTATAGTAGTGGATAGATACTTGTTTAGGAGAAAAACTGGTAACTATAAGATTCAGAATATTAACCACTTCTTCCCTGATGTAATTCTAAACAAGCTTGATGAAACAACTGAGGCGGCTATTGTTAATAAGGGTGTTGTAGAAACTATTAAGGATCAAAAGAATAAGTTCCCAAGTAAGTCTGTAGTTGATATAGCAAATGAGCTTTATGGTAACTTAACTGACTTCTTCAAGAACTTACCTAATGTTTATTCATCTTCTTACTTAGATAGTAAGGGCTCAACTGTTTATGCCGGTAGTGGATGTATCTTCCATTCTGGTAATTCTTATATCAACTTCGACACTCTCAGAATTCCAGAGGGACTTACATACTTAGTTAGTAGTTTTAACTGTGCATATGGTTCTGGTACAATTAATCCTAGAACATTATTTGCCAGCCCGTCTAGTGTAACTGGTATTAAGAAGTCATTTATAGTTGGTAATAGCTTAGACGTCGCTGGAGAAGGGGTCAAGGTTAAACTACCAATTAGTCAGGATACTTTTAGTGGTTTCTCTAACTTAGAGAGTCTTGGTTATAACACTACACAAGAGTACTACATACCTAGCAATGGTAAGTTGTTCTTTATTGACTACAAGGGTAAAGAGATAATAGGTTCTTACTTAACTTCTTTCTGTGGAGCTGGTTATAATAAATATATTGTTGGTGATAAGTTCCCATACGAAATAGTTAGTGGTTGTCCTAATCTTAAGATGTTTGCAGGTTTCTTCTCTGATGTAGAGGTGCCTAATTTCTTAGATGATTACATTCCAGAGTTGCCGGGTAAAAATATGTTTACTGGTAATAAGCTACTTGAGAATGTAGTAGGTTTATTCTATAATGCTAAGTTTAAGTACAAGCTGAAGGGTGAGTGCTTTGAACAGAATACAAACTTAAAGGATGTGTCTTACTTGTTCGGTGCTAATCCTGATAGAGTGAACTACCTAACACAGACTAGCGTTCCAAACAAGCTACTATATCATGGCAAGACTGTTGTATCTAAGAACTTGAGAGGACTTAGTAGTGATGCAAGTATTAGTTCTTCTTATCTGGATGATTCTAGCACAAGATATAGAATTGCACTGTATGGAGACTTACCTAGATCACTGACCGGAAAGTTTGTAGATAGTAATGCAATTAGTATTGGTAGTAAGAAGTGGATAAATGTAGCTAGTCAATTCAGTAACCAACCAAGAAAGTCTGAGTCTAATTCTATTAACTTAGAAATTAGTAGAAAGGGTGAGGCTTATCAGGGTATTAGGGATATACAAGAGACTAAGTTCTATATTTTCGACACTGCAACTAAGTCACTAAAAGATGTAACTAGCAACTATACCGATATCGATAGTAGAAGCATTAGGGTTTACATTGAGTTACCAACAGGAGAAGATGTTAGTGGTGATGAACTAATAACGGATCTCAAGGTATGGCAATCTAATGTAGTATATGCAGTAAGAAGCTTATCTGGTGAGTTTAGTTTCTATAGATCTAGTGAATTATCTGAAGGTAGTAAGGTGGATCCAGTGAGAGATGGTTATGTTAAGGAAGTGTCTATTTCATATGACTTAGTAAACAAGAACATAGAACACGCAGACTACCTATTTAGACATGCGAATCTGGAAGCATATGAATCACCTACTGTCAGAGAGAATAATCAAGACTATATGCCATTTAGCTGGTATTTTGATAATGACAATAACCTAGTACCAATTACCAGGAACGATAAAAAGTATACTGAGATTTGGACATTTGATGGAGATTGGTCAAAGTCAGAAGCAAAGTCTAGAGGTACGGCAGGTGTTGAAAATCTTGACGACAATAACACTCAGACACCAGGACTACTCTACTCTTATACACTAGCTACTGGAGTTAAACAGAAGTTTGGCAATGAGAATGGTCCTGAGGTTTCTGGTACTGTTAGGTATTGTTGTTCACCTGACTTGTTAAGATACTGTAACCCTAACTGTTCTGTATCTTACCTGTTTGCTGATTGTGGTAGACAGGAGAATAACGATAAGTATGATGGTGGTGATAGTGTTGCAACTTACTCTAGATATGGACTAAGAGGACGTATTCCGCCATACCTATTGAAACCATTAGAGAAGGGTACTAGTGTAAACTTAAGTGGTATGTTTAGGAATTGTAAGCTCTTATCCTACTATACAGTTGAGGGAGGAACTTCATACGTAGTACCTCTTAACCTCTTCAAGTACTGTCCTAATGTATCTAGCTTGCACGAAACGTTTAGTGGTATTGTACTTCCGTTAGGTGGAACAATAGATAATATATTCGATAAGATAAATAATTCAACCTTGAGTGATGTATCTTATGTATTCTATCGTCCAGTATTCCACGGTAGCACAGAAAGTAAATTCCAAGTTAGTAATACTTTTGCTAAATTCACAAATCTTTCTAATATTGGTAGTGCATTTAGGGCTTGTAAGGAGTTCACTGGTGATAGGGGAACTGAATTACCTTATCAGTATGTTAGCTATAGTAATATATTTAACAGTAAGTATAGTGATGTATCAGTAGGTGACGGTGAAGAGTTTAACTACGTATTTGCAGGTTATGGTTATGGTCTTAGTAACAATGAGCATTACTATGTAAGCCATGAAAATCCTCATACCTTACCAGATGCGCAGAACTACTTATTGAGAGATGTACGTTAATTAAATATCATATCTTGCTTAGTATTGGGTAGAAATACCTGATGCTAGGTGAGGTATTATTAATAAGAAGATAATAATATGTCAGCACATATTGGAACAAATTTTACACTAGAGTCAAAGGAGTTTCTAGATAGTAGGCAAGGATTGGCACTAACAAAGGCAGACCTACTCAATTGGAAGACACCTGTTCCTGAAGGTTTTAGAGTCTGCTTAGATGGAAAGTGGTACTATCATGATTCCAAAGTAGACCTAGTGGATACAGGACATTGGGTACCTTGTGTTGTAGATAGTGTAGATGGAGAAATATATGAAGGTCAAACAGTATCAGCTAAAGCAGTAAAGGAGTTAGGTTCTATTAATGGAGGTTTAGTTAGTGAATTAGAAAGTAAACTATCTAAGATCAATAACCTAGTTAATCCGTTGCAGCTAAGTAATAATGCACAACCGATTACAGACCTGAGTATAGTAGGGGAACTAGTCGAATTTAAACTACCTGAATTGATAGGAAAGAAGGTAGAAAACTCTGAACCAGATAAAGCATTTGATCTTAATAATGATGGGGTTATTGATGAGGCCGATAAAGCACTTTGGGAAACAACTAATAAAGAACTAAAAAAGCTGAGTGAAGATAAGACTTATTATTCTACATCTAGTCCTAGGGATGCAATGTTCGAAGTAGGTCATAAGATACTACCAAGCGCGAGTATTGGATTACAAAGAAAAAGTGGTGCAATAGATGAGAGCGTTGATGGTATTAAACAGATGACTATAAGATTAATAGATAATAGTCGCCCTAGTCCTGTAAACAACTTTCTTAATTTTGGTGGGAGTAGTTGGACTTATAATAGTCTAGTTACTAAAACTTTTCCGTCTGATATTCTAATCAACAGTGTAGTTATTACAAAAAATAATACACGTCTTTCTACTAACGCTACTTATAAGTTTAGGTATCGAAAGTTTATAGGGGCATCAGAGCTCCTTGACTTAAGTGGTGGTACTATTAAGAGTAGTCAACTAGAAGGTAAGCTTGTATCTAGCTTTGTTGAATCTGGTACACTTGACAAGACTGTATTTAATTGTAGCGGTGGTAAGTATCCATATGTTATTATCCCAGCAACCTACTATAACCCGACCAATAAAATGTATGTCGGTGGTTTCTTAAATACAGACTTAGTAGTAGAGGATGTTAAGATAGAGAACAAGGTGGGCATAATAGTATCTTACAAAGTAATTAGAACAAGACTAAAGCAGACAGGTAGTTCAATTCCAGTACAAATAACAGCACAGTAAAAATTATGGTAAAGGTCTTATTAGATTGTGGACACGGTAGTAATGTTGCAGGTAAGTGTAGTCCTGATAATCGACTTAGAGAATATAGGTGGGTTAGAGAATTAGCAAGTCTTATCGAAGCTAGGTTTGATCAATTAGGAATAGTACATCAAAGAACTGTTACTGATGATATTGAGCCAGGTCTTAAAGCTAGGTGTAAGGTGGCAAACAATGAACACAAGAAGGGAAAGTGTATCCTAGTGTCTCTTCATTGTAACGCAGCAGGAAATAATCGTACATGGAACACTGCTAGAGGTTGGTCCGTCTTCGTTGCTGAAAATTCTGGTGGGCTTAGTAAAACTCTCGCTGTAAACATGGCAGAGGCAGCACTTAAGAGAAATCTGAAAGTTAGAACACCAGACCCACAGCACTTATATTGGACCGCAGATTTAGCAGTATGTAAGAGTACGGCATGTCCTGCAGTATTAGTAGAAAATATGTTCCAAGATAATAAGGAAGATTTAGAATTCCTACTGAGCACGAGAGGTAAGAATGTTCTGTGTGAAGTAATAGTTGAGGGTGTCTGTAATTATCTAGGGATTGAGTATAAATAAAAAGAAAACATAAGATGGCAAGTATTCATAAAGTAGTAAATGGTGATGAACTCGTATACCCAGCAACAATAACGGATGCAGTTGGTCATAAAGAGACTAAGTCACCATTATCTGACTTAATTAATTATTACAATGCTGACTTAATCTGGCCAAGAAATAACGGGCCATATCACAATCTAGGCGAACTTATTACTAAGCTGTATGATGCCCTAGATAGCAAGCACAGAATTAGTGGGGTACAGTTAGGATTTCTAAGTACGCCAGATGATCCAATGTCAGGACCTGTCTATAAGAGGTACGAATATTTTGGTGGTGAGTCAGGTGAAAAGTTTAAACAGACCCGATACTGGAGAAGGGTAGATAGCGGTGTACTTGATGATATTGATAGAGTATTGAATCCTATTAAAGTATCAGTAACAGGCTCTCCCTCTATCGTTGGTGTTAGTAATGACCAAGTAACAGTAAATCTTAGGGTGAGTGTCACAAAGGGTGGTGCACCTTATGATCTTAGTACAGAAGATAGTATTATTTGTGACGTAGAGGGTAATCAACTTACTAATCTGAGCTTTAGTAGACCAGTACAAGACCAATTCACGCCGAGAACAAGTGGTAATAGAGAGTATAACTTCTTATTAATGTTAGGTGGAAAAGATTACACTGCTACATATACAGTTAGAATAGTACACCCTTGTTATTATGGAATCTTAGTTGATGGTGATCCTATCCCTACTACAACAACTGGATTAACAAAGGTATTAAATCCATCTAAGGGTTATACTTGGAGTGGTATTAATATGGTCAATAGTAGAACTTGTTATATGTACCCAAAAGATTTCGGCAAGTTAACTACAATCAAGGATGCTAATAACTTCGAGTACATAAATTCATATACATTAACAGAAAGAACTATCAATGGTGTAAACTACTATATCTACACCTTGACCGATCCCGTTACGATTACTAATTTCAAGCAGTCATTCGGTTAATGTTGATATAACATATAAATTACAGTATGCTAAATATAGGTGATAACTTTAATTACCAAGGTAGAAAACCTAACTTTGCAAGAGATTCGTTTGATACCCTGGAAGAAATGAAATCCTACCCAGATACTAGTGTTGATCATGGCCACGTATCATTTTGTAAGGAGGATGGTAAGCTCTATCAATTCCTCACTACAAATCAGGTATCAACAGAGACAGGTAAGTGGAGGAGACTGGTTGATTCTATATTAGACGCAAACTCTGAAAATCCAGTTCAAAATAAAGCGATTGTAGAGAGAATTAAACAGCTTGAACAATCGATAGATACTAGAATTAATGAACTAGGCGATACACTTGGTCTTGAGAGTATGGGTGCTATCATTGCCGCTGGTATGGTTGATCTAAATAGAAATATGGATGAACTAGAAGAGGCAGTCAGTGAAGCTCTTAACAGTCTAAAGGCAAGTAGTATCAATATTGAAGGTATAAAGATAAATGGGCACTCACTAACCGATAATGTAGTACTGAATAAGAATGACATCGGCCTAGAGAATGTAGATAATACTAGTGACCTTGATAAACCGCTCTCAACACGTACACAGCTCGCATTATCAGGAAAAGTAGATAAGAGCACAACAGTCAACGGTCATCCACTTGTAGGAAATGTAGATCTAACTAAGTCTGATATTGGCCTAGGTAATGTTGATAATACTAGTGACCTTGATAAACCAATATCTACTAGTACTCAGAATGCACTCGACGATAAGGTTAGTAAGGTGCCAGGTAAAGATCTTGTTGAGGAAAGTGAAATAGCTAAGCTGAAGAGTTATGAAAGCTATGAACTACTGAACAAAAGATTAACATCCGCACAAACAACAGCTACTAATGCATCGAACGGAATTAGCGCCGTTAAGTCTGGTCTGGATCAAATTACGCCGATTGTAGAAAACTTAAAAACACAGGGCGACTTAATAGACCAAAATATTCTCGGCGCATTTAGACCCGTTCCAAATATAGCTAGTAGAAATAACATACCACAGAGCTTTAAGGAGATTGGTACTGTCGTTTATGTAGTAGATGACCCTAGTGAAATCCATACCTATCAGTGGAATGGTGGTGAGTGGATTCCTTATGATTTCGGCGGCGGTATTAAGAAGATTGATCGTGTTGCTGACTTAAAAACAAATAAGGCAATACAAGCACAGGGGTCAGTTGTCTATGTAAAGGAAGATGATGCAATCTACTATAAGAATGACTCCAACGGCTGGACTTGTTTAACTGGCCAAGGAAGTGGCATTGTAGTTAGTGCAAAAGAGCCCGAGGATGTAAATGCACTTTGGGTAGATACAACAGATAATCAGTACGACACAAATACTGCTCTTGTTTATAGTATTCAGAAGGCAGTATATGAGCTACAGAAACAAGTTAAAGTGTTGATGAATATTAGATCCTTTGGTGCGGTCAGTGGTAGTATTACTGATGGTACAAGGACTGAACTGGCAAATACAACAAACCCACTAATGCCGGGTTACATCAATGAGCTTGTTAAGGAAGAGGTACTAACAAAAGAGCAATTAGAAGATATTAAGAATAGTGCTGAAGTAGAGCCAAAATATGCAACGGCCAAAGAACCAACTGTTAACCACATTAGTATCAAGATGGGTACTTGGGAACAGATGGATACGGGAAAAAAGAACTTTATCCCAGGTGAGCTTATTTGGTGTACAGACAGAACTAAACTATATATATTTACAGAAAAAGGAAAACTAATACCTATCGGAAGTGGTTCATCTATTGGCGGTGGTAGTAGTGAAGATAATAACGAAACAACGGATATGGATCAAGATACAGTAAATAGCCTGATTGATAGTAAGCTGAAGAAAGTTGATTCAATCGGCTTTGTACCAGTGGGATCAGAAGAGGCTAAATATACAGTCAAGGTTAATGCAGAGGGTAAGCTACAGGTATACGATAATAGCCTTGATAATAGACAGCCAGAATTACAGAGCAACTATTACTATGATGGTGCAGTTGCTAAGGTAGGTATTGTAATTAATTCTTTCTATCTGGGTGGCTCCGGTAGTAATGCAGGAGATCCACTTAAGGGAGCACATGACTATCAACCTTGTTCACATAATTTCGTAGAACTAGGTAACCCATATGCAACAGAAGATACAGGTTCTGGTGAGGATATTAACTTGAATGGTTTCTATCTTCTCTATATGGGATCTAATAAGGTATGGAAGAAACTTAAACTGTGGGGTAAGATTCCAGCAGGCGGTACTTTCTTGATTAGGGGTGCACAATGTTCAGTAATGGATGTTAATACAACTGCCTTGAAAGTTAAGACCTTTGATATGGAGTGGAAAGAGTATAATGGTGAACTGATTAAGTTTGACCAATCATCTGCCGTATTCTATTTATGTTGGGCACCTGATGATGAGCATTTCTATAACATTGATGGTACACAGTCTGAAATCCCATCATCTACTACTAGTCCAGTTGATGTAGCAGCAAGTAATTGTGCTAAGGGTTTTATTGATCTCGCTAGTTTTAATAATAGTGCAATCTGTGAAAAAGCAACTTATATCTTACCGGCGGGACGTAGTGCAAGCGAAGTAGTATTTAGAAGATGGTATATGCTTGACCCTACCACACAGTCTAATCCAAGGGAGGGTGTAGGTAGTTTCAATAATAATAAGTTCCTTGCATCATCTTATATCAGTGGTGCAAATATAGGCGGACGAGTAGAAGACTTTACACCTCGCGCATCATTTGAGGGTAAATCTATTGCAACATCACGTACACTCTTTAGCACTGATCACCCTAGTACTTTAACCTGTACATTTGGTATTCAGGCAACAGCGGGTACAAACGGCGCGACTAGATGTTTTTGTTGGAACTCTGTGGATTATCATGATGAGTTTATTTGGTATCGTAAGAAGGGAACATCAGATTGGACGAAGGTAGAATCAATTAAACCTGGCGCCGTATATTCCGCTGCAACAACTCCAAATACCTCACCAATATTATATGGAGAACATAAGAGCTTGTATGATAGAGTTAGATGGGAGTCAGCATATGGACAGTCCCTAACAACACATAGAGTAATCATATCTGGGCTTCAACCTGGCGAGTATGAATATAAGGTAGTTAGAAGTAAGACTGATGACGGTGAAGGTGTATATCAGAGTAAGGTAAGGAAGTTTACTGTTATATCTGATGCACAAGCTGAAACATTTAACTTCTTGCAGGTAACCGATCAACAAGGTGCTAGTTGGGAAGAGTATGAAGTATGGAATTTGTCTGCTAAGTTTATTAAGAAAGAAGAGACGGCTGGTAGATTTGGTAAGTTCAATTTCGTAATCAACACAGGAGATATCTGTTATAATGGTAGTAGATCTAATGAGTGGATTGATTACTTTGATGGATATGAGCCAATTGATGACAGAGAGGAAATGTTGACGATCGGAAATAATGATCTCGCACCTATATCAATGAGAGATATTGGTAATGGAAAAGAGTCACCTTGGAAGATTAATACCTATGTGATTGACTACTTCTATACATTCGAGATAGACCATAGAAATCCACAAGTATTTACAGGCCCCTCTGCAAAAGATGAAGGTCAGCAGGTTTCATTTAAGATGCCATCACTGTATTCTTTCAATTATGGTAAATTCCACTTCATATCACTCTTATCAGAAACACGTACAATCTCTAATAAGGTAACATATGATTCAACCGGTAAAGAAAAAGCTAAGAAATTCGACAAGAGTACAGTCAATGCCATCTACGGTATCAAGGATGAACTTAGAGAAGGTGGAAAAAATAAAAATGCTTCTAAGATTTATGACATCGAAGAAGAATGGATAATCAAGGACCTACTGACTTGGAAGGGAGTTGCAATACCAAGTAACTTTGATTTCAGAAAAGAGAGATTTAATCCTGCCCTAGTCGGTAAGTGTAATAAGTGCATTGTCTTTACTCATGAGATGCCGTTCAATATTACATCAAATTCTGCCTATAAGAACTATGATAATAATATTGCAGCTCCTCGTGAAACAGCTAAGGCATACTTGAATCGTTATCACAACTACGAGTATCAGAGAGTATTTAAGCTTTGGGGTATTCCGTTGGTAATGGGAGGTCATAAACATACTTGCGCTATTACTGCACCTGTATATGATGCACCACTTACATACAATCCACTCACTAAGAAAATCGATGGAAGTACTAGCAGTGTTGATGATATCTTAACTGATGACCCAAAGACTGGTATGTTTAGTACTGTTGCATCATTTAAACCTTTCATGCAATTAACAGTAGAAGAGTTTAATGGTAGGTGGTCAGAACTATCAAACTGGTGTGATGAAGTTTATAATAACTCAAGCACTGCACTTACTATTGATGGTTCTAGTGTGGCAGCTAAGAGTTTTGTAAGAGGTAGATCAATTAATAATAAGGCTAGATGTAGAATTGAGGTAGTTGATAATATTAATGCCCCTAGTTATGTAATGTGTCAGGCAACAGGATTCAAGAATAAATCTAACTCTGACTTGGCTGGTGATTATATACCTTGGGAGAGATTCTACGTAAAAGCATCTAATCTAAAAGAGCAGAGTTATCCGTTCTATACAGTCTATGAGGTAACAGATGGTGAAATCAAGTCTTACATGTATCAGATCAGAGGTATGTATGATGCAGGTAGTGAGAAGGGATCACCAGCGGGATATTGGGACCTTGCGAAGATCTATACACATGGCGATACAGTCAAGGAGAATAGAGACTACTTCGTTAATTCAGCCCTAAGTTCAAACCTCTATAATACTGGTGGAACGATTATAAAACTATAATTATTATATGGCAATTGTAAGAAAATATAATAAGACTACTAAGAAATGGGAGCCAGTAGCGTCTAGTGATGCTACTGGTATCTATACAAACAACCCTATCTTAGCAGACAATAAAGGAACAATATCCATAGAAGATTCACTTGTCAAGGATAGGCAGGATATTGAGATACTAAAGAAGAATGTATCTTGGCTTGCTAGACATGGTGGCTCAGGTGGATGGGGTAATGGTGGAGGTGGTAGTAATAATACTGTAGAGGTGTTAATACTAGATCCTTTTAATAGAACCGACCCCGTATCTGAAATAATCTGGAATAAAGAAATTAACCAGATCTACTATAAAGTCGACTCTAAAGCAGCCGGCAAGTATACAGTAATCGTAAGGGTTGATGGTAAAGCAGTATTCCAGGAAACAGGAGTAAAGAAAGGAACTGTTAAGTCATTTGATGCTAGCTTACTTGGTGTATCTAAGAGTGATGTCGTCTTACAGGTATCCGCACTTGATGAGTCTGAGTCTGAGTTTTCTGCAAGATGCGATATAAAAATTTCATCTATCACCTTAAATAGTAGCTCTGTTAATATTACTCAGAAAACACTTAGAGAGACTGATGCTAAATTACAGATGTCTTACAGAGTTTCTATATCAGGTGACTATAGACTCTACTTTGCTAAATCTGTTATTACACTACAAGACGGGGTATTCAAGGCAGATGGTAAAGACTTAGGCGAAGCAGGACAATATATAGAGCTCCTAGGAATTGATACCACTGCTTCCTTTATCGACATTCCAATCTCAGATGTACATGGAAACGGTAAGACAAAGCTAGTTGATAAGAATGCAATGCCAGGATCTTACCCAATCTATTTCCTCTTAGCTAATACGAGAAATAATAGAGTATCATCAGGTAGTGTAGTAAGTATTATTAATGTAGTAGTAACGGATGGTATCTTAGTAACACCAGTAACAGGTATTGATCCACTATCACCTATTTCAATTTCACAGGATAGTATTTTCAACTTACAATTTACAACAATTAGTGAGAATACTAGTACCTATAATTATGAGATTAAGTGCGGATCTACTACTCTTGCTAGTGATAGAAACTTGATCTATGGTAACCAAGTAACAGTACCAATTAACCTCGCACAGTTTCCAATCTTTAATACGTACGGAAAGTTTACTATTGAGATTATTGCTAACCAAGGAACAATTAGGGACGTAGGTAGGGTTTATATATCAGTAATTGAGCCAAACACTAGACCAGTTAAGGCATACATGAATGACCTTAATAAGTATCTAGTCTATGATTATACATTCTGGGGAGAGGCTGGTACAAGAGCGGTCAGTTCAAAGAATATAACATACAGGAATGAAAACTTTAGTACTAGTGGTAGAAGTAAGACCTTTAGAATTCCAGAGAGTAGCTTAGATCTTTATAATGTAGGATCTGATTCAGGTATTCAGAGTGATTATAAAGGCGCATATACTTTTACACACACAGCATACGGAGTACTAACTAAGAGCGGTGTTACATCTTGGTTTCCTAGTTCAGAGAGTGATGTGAACTGTGCCGTTACTTCTAATAGTTATACATTCACAGTACAGATTGCTTATCACATAGGTAAAGATCCAGACGATAATGCAGTAATCTATAAACTTGGTGACTATAACCCAAAAGATCAAACAGGTGCAGGTATTCTCATCACACCTAGAAAATATTATGTCAAGGTAGAAGGTGTAACACTGGTAGGATCATTGCAGGATAATAGTTTCCAGCAAGTTGATATAGTACTAACAAGACCTGGACAGAATGGAGTAGCTTATGCAACTCTATCTGTATATCAGAATGGTATTATCTTACAGTCAATAGAGATTAACACAAGTAGAGGTCTTATCTACAACATGGGTAACATTAGTAGAGCGTTTCTTGCTTGTTCTGGTACTAGTGATGATAATGGTAGAACTGTTGTAAATAATAGTACTACAATCCATGTCTACTCAACAAGGTTCTTCAACATAGCACTTAACACAGGTCAGATTGTATGTAGCTATATCAATAACTACATGAACTTTAAGAGAAATGAAGATGGTAGTTTAAATAGTGGGCTTGTATCTCAGCTCTTAAGGAACAATAGTATTAGAACCGACGAGGAAGTAACAGGTGAAAGTGGAACAATTGACACAAGCGCAATCAGTTCAATCTATAACTTAAGAACAGGTGAATTTAAGAACCTAGCAAGTATTAGTGGTACCTCTATTGTCTTAGATAGCGCACTTACTGAACTACCTATTCCTATCGTTACTATGTCTGTTAATTGGACCTACTCACAATTCTCAAGTACTTCTAATGGTGGTCTTGATGTAAGTAGTAGTTCTAACTTTGAGTATAAGATAGGCACTACTAGTATTAAGAGCTCACAAGTAACAATTGAGCTGCAAGGTACTACATCTATGAACTATAACATCAAGAACCTTAAGATTACATTCGAAGGTAATCAGATGTTCTCGCCTAAGTCAGATTGGTTCCCAGAAAAATCATTTACGCTTAAGGCTGATGTAGTGGACTCTGGACATATCAATAATGCTGTGATTGGTAAGTTTATTAATGAGACCTTCAATGATCCAAGTAATAACCTAATCAATATAGCAGATTGTTACCCAGCTAAGTCAAAAGTAGATGCACTGAAAGCTAGTGGTAGTCTTCCGCCAGATGTCACCGTAAAACCAACTATCGAAGGTTTCCCGGTATTGTTGATTGTTAACTTTAAATCTGAGACAGGTGATAGTAGAGATATTAGGGTTCTTGGTATTTATTCATTTAACTTAGGTCGTGAGTCTGAGTTTAACCAAGGATATAAAGTTCCTAAGTACCTAAAGAATCCATACGGTGATGTGTTGGCGGGAAAAGATGTAACATTCCCTAACCTCTTCAGCCAACCAAGTGAATCAGAGCTAGATAATACAATCAATGCAGTAGTGTACGAGGGTGAAAGATCTCAAAACTGTACCACTGTTAAGGTTGATGTATTTGAAGATAGAGATACTGAAGATCCATACGACTACTCTATTATTAAAGTTGGTAGAGATAAGTATAATAGATTCCCAGCCAACATAGTAAGAGACTCAACTGGTTTCATAAAATATAATGGTGTTTTCTTGGAGGATGAAGATGGCCAGCAGATTAAATGGTCACCAGCTAATCTAAGAAAGTTTAAGTTCTTGGAGGATGGTTATTTCTGGTCCAATGATGCAACGTACGTAGATAAGCTGTGGAAAAGAGTATATGCAGAAAATACAGACGAAGCAACAAAGGCATTCAGAAACTTACATAACACAATTGCCTCTAAGATGGAGTATATCAATGGTTCCGCAAAGAGAGCATATAATACCTCCTATAATAAGTACATAATCTCTAGTAGTGAGGGAGAAAGTATTACCACAACAAGAGATAGCCAGGGTACAACAATCACAATGACAAGACCTCAGGCAAAAGAAGGAATTGACTTGAGCGTTAAGAATACAGCTTTCTATTATGTTATCTGTATGTTGTTTGGACTTGTTGACTCCCTTGGTAAGAACTTGCAATTTAAGTTTTGGTTACCTAAGAATGGAAGTCCTGGTGGTAAGTATTGGACACCTTCTTTCTATGATATGGATACTGCACTTGGACTTGGTAATGCTGGTGCGGAGGAAGTAACAACAACAGCCTTAGAAAATTCAATCACTAACGGACCTGATAATAAGGTAATGTTACTTTATGGTATTGCTGAACAGACAGATAATACAGTCTTTACAGTCTATAGTAATAAGCTCTGGGGTTGTATTGAGTCAGAGATTTTCTTCGATACCTACTTCAATGATTATAAGAGTACAGGTGATTATCATTTCTATTCTATCATGTGGAGCGATCTTAGGTCAACAGTGCTTAAGAGTGTTGATGAGTTCTTTGAAAAACACTTCACAACACAGCTAAGTAAATGTGGTGAGCTGATCTTTAACTACGACTATAACGTTAAGTATATTAAGACAGCACAGAGAAACTACTTGCATGGTACTAGAATGTCATTTATTAAGAACTGGTTAGATGAGCGTGTTACATTCTTGGATAGTGTGTTCGGTTATAGGGCTGGTCTTAGTAATGAAGCATCGTACCTGGTGGATAATAACATTGACACTTACAACATATCATGGAAGAATAGTATTAGTGTTACTCATGATTCAGGTTCCATTACTATGCCTGTGACGGTAAACTCTCCTGTTATTATGAAGTCTAATATTGGTAATAAGTCAGTATCATACACCTACGTAAAAGATGGCAAGGAGACTGATATTATCGTTGCCGATAGTAAGGACACACCAGATATTCAGACATACATTAACAATTCAGATAAGATTACATCATTGTCTGATTTGAAGAGTATTAAGATAAACAGTTTAACACCTACTGTATCATCAGTGGTAAAAAATAAAGATGGTAGTCCTGTATATACTCCGAACATGGGTAATATCTACAGTAACTATGGATCTTTATCATCACTGAAGGAATTGAACTTAAGCGGTATTACTACTTTCACATCATCTTTTAATATCTTTGAGCTTCTTAAGACATTTGATAGCTCAGGTTATAAAGTGAATCCTGAATACTTCGCACTACAGACCCTTAATTTTAGTGGTTTTAAGTCAGGGGGTATTCAATCAGTGGACTTAAGTGGTACTACTCAGGTGGCTAGTGATCTTGTACCAGATGTATATAAGAATCCATTTAAAAATATTACGTACTTGAATGTTAGTGAGTCTGATATCAACAATGTAATTATACCGGTGGGAGTTTCATTGTACTACTTGAATGTTAGTAATAGTTCTGTGCAAACTCTGACGCTAGAAAAACAGCCGCTCTTAACTAATATTGACTTAAGAAACTGTAAAGTACTTAATACACTTGCGGTTACTAATTGTGAAAATATTAGAACCGTAAAGCTAGACTACACAAACAGATCAATTAAGCAGGTAGTTATATCAGGTATGTCAAACTTAGAGACTGTTGAACTAATCTCTAACGATAACTGGTCTTACTTACCAAAGATTAACATTAATAGTTGTCCAAAGCTTAAGAAGATTGTAATATCCGGCTGTAGGTCTGCGTCATTAGGTAGCACTGGAGCAAGTACTATCTCACTCAATGACCTACCAGAACTTGATACACTCTCAATATCAGATAGTAATTACACTGAGATTAATACAGGTAACTCTAAACTTACCTCACTCAGAACACTTAGTCTTGATGGTACTACTATAAAGACATTGAGAACACAAGACTCAAGTAATAGTAATGGTATTGACTTGAAGGGTTATAGACTTGATTCATTCAGTATCAGTAGTAATCCATCCCTTGAGTATGTTGTGTTTGATAATATCCAAGATCAACCAACACCACTTAAGACAAAGTCATTCTATGAGTGTAGTAGCCTGAAGAGAGTATATGGTAATTTCACACTTATGGGATCACTTGTATTCTCTAGGTGTCCTCTGTTTACAATACATGGAGGTAGGTATAATGGAACTAATGTAGTTAATCAGTTTGGAAGATACATACACCCAGTAGAGAGTGATAGAATCTATAAGAATGATAATTTCGTATTCCAAGAGGGTAATAGTGTAACTAACCTAAAACTTGTGGCTACCGATGTTAATTCTTGTTTCTCTTATTCAGGGGTTGACTTGTTTGATATCTACTACGCACTTTATAGTATTGGACCAGACGTAAGGAGTATTGATTCACTGTTCTTTAGTTGTGGTGATATCGGATTTACAGGGAATGGTTGGAAGAGTGATACGAACGATAACTCACTGAACAGGCATACGTTCGATAAGTGCATTAATATCACAAACATCAACGGCTTATTCTACGGTACTAATATATCTGGTAGGCTCTATTCACCGTCAGTAGTAAGAACTGGTGGTACTGAAGTCATTAAGGAAGATGGATTGTTTAGCCCTCTCAGAAAGCTAACTCAATTCATTAATGTAATCAATAGTAAGGTGTACTTTGATAGATACTTGTTTAGGGTTCCAGAGGGTAGTAGTAAGTTTGAAATAACTAACCTACACAACTTCTCAACCAGTATAGTATTTAATGACATCAATACGCTTACATTCAGTACTTTTGACAGTATTACTAAGAACTACAAGAATGGACTGAATAAGATTGGTAACTTAGATGGAATGTACTCAGATCTACCTAAGCTGACTAGAATATCACACTCACTGAATACAAACTATATAAATTACGACAACATAACAGAAGAGCTAGGTATTTTCCCAGCGTCTCTAGTTAATATTGTAAATACTTGCATTAGTGATACTGGTTCTGGTAAGATGAACCTTGATAAGATTTTTAAAGACCCAAGGAAACTAGAAAACATATCAAGTTCTTTCATTGTTAGTAACTTAGGAGTAGGTGATGAGCAAGTAAAACTAGAGCTCACTGATAATACACTAAAGGACTTTGATTCACTTAAGACTATTGCATTTGAGACTGGTAACTATAATGATTATTCAAGTGGTTATCATTCATTTACAGGTGCAGGACTTAAGAAATATTCAGTAGGTGGATTCCCTTATAGGATACTTCAGAACTGTAAGAATCATAGTAAGATCACAATGTTGGTCAGCTTGTTCAGGGGTATGTCGGTGGAGAATATAACTGGTGATGCTATTGAACTACCAGGGTCTACTTTTGCTGGGTGTACAGAACTCAGAAATATCAGTTACTGTTTCTATGATTTCAAAACTCCTTATAGGCTGACGAATGTAAATGAGCCATCGAAGAGAGGCCTACCAGAGCCTTTTGCGGACTGTATTAACCTATCTTGTGTTGCTTATACATTCTCAAGTACAACAGGTGGAACGTTTCATAAGATGGTAGGAATGATACCAGCTAGATTATTCTATCATGGTGACATCAACTATACAATTAGGTCAACAGGCTCAGATCATACTAAGACTGTAGATATTGACAGTAAGGAAGGTAGTAAGGCAGTTAAGACAGTAATAAGTACGGATGAAACTGCTAATACTAGAACCACTACTAAGATTGTATATAATAGATTCTCAGAGATTCCTAACAATACAAATCAAGTAGTGATCGATCCAACAACTGTCATAACAACAACAGTACAGGTAGATAACACTCAGACTGAACAGAATATCTCTAGAAATACTACGACATCTAAGATACCTGACCTAGCTGAGAATACACATACATTTAGTAAGGTTGTTAAGATACCAAGACAGACAATAGAAATCATGAGAGGTTGTTTCCAGAATTGTAATGCAGAGGAGTATGATTACCTCTTCACAACAGATACGGGGAGCGCCTACTTTGATATGCCTGACTATAACATCGACTATCAACCATTTAAGTATGTTCTGATTAATAATACATGGTCAGAGGTAAAACCAAATAAAGACCTCTATACTTACATGTGGAAATGGTCAGGAAGAGCTAATAGGTATGACGATTATGTAGTACTTTGCAATCAGATGTATACAAGGCTACTAAGGTTCGAGAGTATTGGTGGTACTGAGTTTGAATATAACATAGATTGGTTGGATGATGTAGTACTTGACCCATCCAAGACAGTAGATACATTAACAACATCTAGTACTTTCGATGGCGTTAGTTGTTCTTATTCAGGCGGTTTTGCATTTGCCCCAGACTTGCTTAGGTATTGTACTGCTAATGTTGATGTAGTTGACTTGTTCAGAGACTGTGGACCTACTAGACAATCATTCGGTAATCAAGCACAGTATAGAATAAGTAGGATCTATGGTATACAAGGACGAATTCCACCTTACATGTTCAAACCAACACCAAACGTAGGAGACATGACTAGGATGTTCATGAATTGTAAGATGCTCGGTTACTATATATCAAAGAATGGGGTAATAAAGGGATACAGTGTAACTATCCCACCAAGCCTGTTCAAGTATATAAAGACAAATAGACTCTACATGAATGATATGTTTAATGGTTGTATGTGGCCTAATAACCTAACCTTGAATGTTATGAACTTTACAGTACCTAAGATTGACTTGTATATACAGGGAATGTTCAGGTTCGGTATGTTTAGGGGAATCTCAAACCTAACTGATGTCTTTAATCAATCAAACATCTATATACAGAAGATGGAAAGTTGCTTTAGACTTAGCAGTTGGGATCCAGATACAGGTTCTTATAATAATGGTATTGATAGAAACTTGAAGGTGACATTCAATAATATGTTTAGTAGGAATAACTGGAATAAGACTGATAGTATTGATGAAAATGGTAATGCAAGTAGAAGCTCAGATTGGTATGTATTTGACGGTTTCGCTAAGATGAATGAAGTACCCAACAGATTCTTAAGCAAGGAACTCTCAAGTGAACCAATTAAGGCGAACTATAGGCAGTATGGTGAATAAATTATAATATATGGTGTGTAGGGTAGATATAATACTCTGCACACTGTATAATAAAAACAATTAACAATAATAATATGCTAGGTATAGGCGATAATTTTGACTATCAAGGTAAGAAGCCTAATTTTGCTAGAGATTGTTTTAGCACGTTGGAAAAAATGAAATCCTACCCAGAGACAAGTATAGATCCAGGGCATATTTCATTTTGCGGTGAGGATGGAAAATTATACCAGTATTTACCAGACAACGAAATAAATGAGGTTACCGGCAAGTGGAGAAGATTAGTCGACTCTATCCTGGATGCGAACTCTGAAAATCCTGTTCAAAATAAAGTAGTAGTCAAGAAAATTAGTGACTTAGAAAAATTAATCGCAGGGAGTGCAGAAAAAGTAAAAGGTGATATTGACCTAGACATTGAAACTATGGGTGGTATTATCGCGGCGGGAATGGTCGATCTTAATAGAAATATGGATGAACTAGAAGAAGCCGTTAGTGAAGCCCTTAATAGTCTAAACGCAGGTCATGTCAGCTTGGAAGAAATAAAAGTAAATGGTCACCCTATTACGTCAAGTGTAAACCTAAACAGTACAGATATTGGACTAGGTAATGTTGATAATACACGAGACCTAGATAAACCAATTTCGACCAGAGTATCCGCCGCGCTCAATGAAAAAGTAGATAAAAGTATTAGAGTCAATAATAAATCGCTGACACAAGATGTAGTAATAGAAAAGAGTGATATAGGCCTGGGGAGAGTAGATAATACAGGGGACATGGAAAAACCTGTATCAAATGCCGTACAACAAGCACTTGATGATAAGGTAAGTAAAGTACCAGGTAAAGATCTAGTAGAGGATGCGGATATTGCTAAGCTGAAACGACTCTATACAAAAGAAGAATTTGATGAACTTGTAAAAACTGTACTACAAACCCTTAAAACAGTAGGTGAAACACATACAGGGAGAAAAGACAATCCACATAATGTAACGAAAGATCAAGTAGGTCTAGGTAGTGTAGATGATACAAGTGACATAGATAAACCAATTTCACGAGCGGTACAGGAGGCGTTGAATCAGAAGGTAAATGTAGATGATATAGACAGTATTCTTATCAGTATTAATAATCTAGATAGTAAATTTAGATCACTCAATGCTAAGGTAGAGAAACTAGAGCCTATTACAAAGGCTTTGGAAGATTTAGTAGTGCTGGAAAATTCTTATGGAGTTAGAATTAGTTATGATTTTTCTAAGGAGGCTTCTGTAAGATATACGCCAATGGGGAACCCAAAACTTCACGAAACATTACCAATACAGAATAAAATAAGGCCTTGTATATTGAATGATAATGGAGATATTGTAAAGTATCTACCCATTAACTCAGGCTGGGCAGAATCAGATGTAAATGGTAGCCTCGGTCAGGTTATGGTAGAGATCCCAGAATTTTGGTATAAACTAGAACAAACTCAGGTAGAAATGACTGTTCTAATAAGTGAGAAAAAACTCCCTGGGTTTAAGAGAAGAGCATTATCCTATGTATCTGCCTACAATGCAACAGTAGATAGAAATCTTGACTTAGACAATAATAATAATGTAAGAAGAGGTCTATGTTCTATATGTAGCAGTGATTTAAGATATGAGGGAGGATTCAAGGATATAGAAAGAATGAAACAGAGAAGTGAATTTCGAGTATATGATAGAAATAGTAGAAGAGATGATCCAAATGTCTATAAACAGACACTCCTAGGTAAGCCTTTTATAAATTTCACTACTGCTAGGCCTAATAGCAGTGATAGTTTGAATATGTTTAATCTTACTATTGATAATAAGTGGCACCCTCTTGATTATCCTACATATCTTTCCATCTTCCTTTTATACACAACAGAGTTTAAGAACATTGACCTAATAGAAGCACTTAACACAGATAACCTAGAGGAAAGTTTTTATATTATTCCTGAGGATGAGATGGGACATGAAGATTATGAAGACTCATTTCCTATTTTTTCACCTAAGTATATCGGAGATACTAATTCGATTGGTGGAGGTTCTGGAGTAATACAGAAAACTTATGGGAATAATAAATATATAAGCATTAAATATAGGGGTATTGAGAATTTGGTTGGTGACGTCCCTTATACAGTACTAGGAATTGATTTCAGTAGTAGTGGCGATTCGGGAGCGTCTATTGAGGTTACTATGCCAGACCTTACTAAAGAAACAATTAATTACCCACAGACTCCATATCTTAGAGATTTTTACTCTAAACATTATGGATTCTTCTTGATTCAACTCAATAAGGGAATTATAGGAATACCTACAGATACCACAGGGTTTACTGATAACATATCAAGCACTTCAGGATTCAAGTCTACATATAATCGTTATCATTTTTCAAAATTCGATGAACTATTTTCTGTAGTCTTTGGTGCGATTAATAGAAGTCGAGCTGGGAGAACATTCAACTTTATAGCCAGGTGCAAACCTAGTTATCTTACTATTGGAGTAACTAGAGGGAGTTTTCCAGTGTATTCAGGCACCAGACTTTGTTACTATCCAGAGGGTGGCAAAACTAATCCAGCATAAAATTTAAACCACACTATGAAATATAATATTGATTATTCAACGACGTCACACCCTGAATTACTCTTAGTGGGAAGTCAGGGTAATACAAATACATGGAGAGTTTACTTTGATGAAGAGAAGAAAGTAGATACATATAGAGAGGGTGATAACTCTTATAGTGTTGAAACTTTCAAGGCTAAATATATTGAAACCTCCAAATCTAAATCTGAGGAAGTAACTGCCCTACAACTCATCAAAGAAGCAAAAATATCTGACCTTGAATCTTTTGATAGTAGTGATAATATTAACTGCTTCTACCTAAATAGTATGCCTGTTTGGTTGGATAAAGAGACAAGAGTAGGAGTTATGAATAGTACTAGAATTCAGAAAGACCTAGGTTATCAGAATACTACTTTTTGGATTGGTACTTTTAAGATTGAAATTCCTTGTGACTTAGCGATTCAACTACTGAGCGCTATTGAAGTTTATGCAATGAACTGTTTTAATAGGACGGCGGAGCATAAAAAAACAATAGGTGAGTTAACTTCTGTAGGTGATGTTGTTAAGTATGATTTTGAAAAGGGATATCCAGATAAATTAAATATAACTGTATGATACTATCTTGGATATCTTTCATAATACTACTTACATATATACTCTGGACAACTACTAAGTACGGTATTCCAGAGTCATTATCACAAACATACTATCACATACCGAGGGGATTTATCTTTACACTCACTATCTGGATTTGTAACTTCTTAATCGTTCCGCAGGCTATGGATATGACTGGAGACCTTAAGATTATTCCATTCTTAGGTATTCTTGGTTCATTGCTAGTAGGAGCCGCGCCGAGAGTAAGAGATGAGGATAGAACAGTACATAACATAGGAGCCATTGTCAGTGCAGTATTTTCTCAGATCTTCGTGGCAGTCTATGGTAATCCTTGGAGTATGTTAGCTTGGATTCCGGCGCTTTTCTTACTAGCGGTGTCTATTAAGTTTGACCCACGTGAATTAAGAAGGCCTGGACTAGAAGCTAAGATAGATACAGTCAGATTCGTTTTTTGGTGTGAGATGGTATGTTACTTCACATTATATACTAGCTTATTGGGAGGAATATGAGAAACTTAAAAACATTCAGAACTAAAGCAGAATATGATCAGGCACTAGCAGAGGGACTAATACCTAATCCTTGTGTATCAGTAGTGGAAGGAAAAGTCTACTACTACCCTGACATAGAAACGCCAACCCCTAGTGATGCTGAACTACGAATGAAAAACCAAGTCCTAGATGTAAATGAGACTGGACGTGTAGAGGCAGAAAAAGCTAGGGAGAAAAAAGAAAAAGATAGACAAGCAGCCGAATTACTCAGAGTGCAGGCAGAGGAAGATAGAAAAACAGCGGAACTAGAAAGAACCACTAAGTATACACAGTGGGATCAAGCAGAACAAGGCAGAGCTAGTTCCGAAACACAAAGGGCAGCTGAGTATGAGACGCTGAAAAATAAACTAACAAGCGCCGCAGGTAGTGTAGAAGAAATTAGAGATCACCTTCCTTATGTCGGGACTGATAACTATGTATACGAATGGAACACTGCGCAGTCTAGATTCGATAAGACAGAGAAGTATGTAAGGGGTGAACAAGGTGAGAGTGGAAAGCTAGTGAAGGTAGTAAAGGACGCAGGAACAGACTTGAATGTAACAATAGAGCCTGGTACTTTCACAGAGTGGACAGGAGAACTTAGTAGAAACTTAACAATAGCACTGGGGCAAGGTAGTAGTGAGTATGTAAACGAATATGCAGTGAGATTTACAACAGGCAACACAGTACCACAGATTAATTTTCCAAGAGACGTTAAGGTACCTAGAACATTTATTATCCTCCCTAATCACATCTATACCTGCACTATAGTTGATGGCGTGCTAGAATTCGGAGGGCAGTCGAGATGAGCTTAATTAGTAGACTTCATCACCAGCTAGAAAGTACACCTAAGGACCAGTATGTGGAAATTAGGACGAGTACTAGCATGGAAGAACTTAGGAGACTCGCAAACCTAGAAAACATACCACTAGAAAGACTTAAGCTGGTGGAGAGGCTGGTTGATGGTGAGTTTGGTTTATTGGATATGGAAGAGAATATATTTTATAAGAACGCAAGAGACCCTGAGAGAGGGTTTTCAACCTATGGCGGAACAATAATGGTTTTTGAAGATCCCGAAGTTAAGAGTTACCTGGTTAAAAATATAGGTGGTGAATCTGGTATTACTAATAATAATTATGGTGTACCTGGTGTAAAAGGTGTAGCAGGAGAAGTAACCTATGAACAAGTACTAGCCTGTAAGAGAGTTGACTTTGCTAGTAACAAAAAGGTTAGAAGATTTAATGAACTAGAATATTTTAGGAACTTAGAAACTCTTAGGTTTGATGGATGTAGTGAACTAGAAGAACTTAGCCTACCATATATGTCATTAGGTGGGTATGCAAACTGGATAATATTTTGTAGTAAGCTCAGAAAAATCACGACTAGGTACGGTTTAGATGTAGTAGGTAGTAGTATTCTAAGGGGAAATTCTAAATTATCAGAACTAGATACGAGTAATTGGACAATTAGCAGTAGTAATACTGAAAGAATGTTTGAAAACTGCAGTTCATTGACCAGATTAGACTTGAGAAATATAGAGATGGATAATGTAACCATCGCCCTTAATATGTTCTATGGTTGTTCTTCCTTACAGTCCCTAGATACAAGTAAGTGGAATCTAGGAAACTTAAGTAATGGTCAGTCTATGTTCTCTGGTTGTTCTTCCTTACAGTCCCTAGATACAAGTAAGTGGAACCTAG